TTCGAACCTGCAGTCTTCTGTATATAACAGACGCTCTTACCATTGAGCTATCAGAGTAGGTGTGAGATATGTATATTATATCTCACTAAAATGTTTTTGATGGCATTTGGAATCCATCAGAAATACAGTTGTTTGGAATGAAGATATACATCTACAACTGTATAGTCACTATACTCTATCTAAAAAATTGACTAAGTCAAGATAGGTTTTATAGTTATAGGAGATATAACTAAAGGGGTAGATTTAACTCCCTGAAAATATTTATTTATTGTTTTATTGGCTATATCTCACAACTGTCTCAATATCTTACAACCTTTTTCAAGGCTGTTAATAAGGACAGTAGTAAGACTACCGATACGTCGCAATCCTTATTGTAATGGAAAATGGGTTTTAATCCTGTGCCATTAGCTGTTAATCAGGGATAGATTTTAAATTGATTTGAGAGCCTCAACGAAACTCTCAAGTTTGTTATATCTCTCTTTCACTACCTTTTGAGCTTGGTAGAGAAGAGCTTTCTTTAAAGGACTTACACCTTACGGATGCCTTTTATTATTTTTTAACTTTAACCATTGCTGCCATTACAGTAGCAGCTTGGTTATCGGACATACGTCCGTATGTTAAAAAATATTTTAAGTTTCTTCTAGCCTCTAAGGCTAGATTAAATAGAGACTCATCTCTATTAAATAATCCTTTTTCTACTGCAGCTTCTAATTGCTGCAATCTTTTTTTGTTTGTATTCATTATACAGATTCCTTCCCCAATCACTTGGTTCAGAGGACACTCCTTAATGCCCTATTTTCTCCTTACTCAAGGGAGAATAATAAAAAGAAAACCACTAGTTGAGTACCACACAGGAGCTACCTGTATTGTGGACTAATGGTTTATTGTGAAATCAAATTCATAAGTTTAATTCCTTTAAGACCTTGTTAGGCAATCTTTCTTGTAGATTAAGATTGTAGTCGCAATCCTTATTGTAATGGAAAATGGGTTTTAATGGCTGTTAATAAGGACAGTAGTAAGACTACCGATACGTCGCAATCCTTATTGTAATGGAAAATGGGTTTTAATCCTGTGCCATTAGCTGTTAATCAGGGATAGATTTTAAATTGATTTGAGAGCCTCAACGAAACTCTCAAGTTTGTTATATCTCTCTTTCACTACCTTTTGAGCTTGGTAGAGAAGAGCTTTCTTTAAAGGACTTACACCTTACGGATGCCTTTTATTATTTTTTAACTTTAACCATTGCTGCCATTACAGTAGCAGCTTGGTTATCGGACATACGTCCGTATGTTAAAAAATATTTTAAGTTTCTTCTAGCCTCTAAGGCTAGATTAAATAGAGACTCATCTCTATTAAATAATCCTTTTTCTACTGCAGCTTCTAATTGCTGCAATCTTTTTTTGTTTGTATTCATTATACAGATTCCTTCCCCAATCACTTGGTTCAGAGGACACTCCTTAATGCCCTATTTTCTCCTTACTCAAGGGAGAATAATAAAAAGAAAACCACTAGTTGAGTACCACACAGGAGCTACCTGTATTGTGGACTAATGGTTTATTGTGAAATCAAATTCATAAGTTTAATTCCTTTAAGACCTTGTTAGGCAATCTTTCTTGTAGATTAAGATTGTAGTCGCAATCCTTATTGTAATGGAAAATGGGTTTTAATGGCTGTTAATAAGGACAGTAGTAAGACTACCGATACAAGTAGCAAGCTCTACCGATAAGCGTAACTGCATTACCGAAGTAATACAAGTGCTACCGATGACGCAGCTAAAAAGTACCGAAGCAGCCACTAAAACAAAAGGTACGAGAGGTTAATCCCGTACCTAAGTTAATAACTTATGAACAACCCGAAGCCTAAGCTCCGAATTGTCCGATTACAGGTCGACCACCGAGGAACTCGACTACTGCCTCAAAGACAGCATAGTCGGGCTGCTTATGACGACCCAATTCAGGTTGGACGATGTTGCCCAACTTTATGATAGAAGTAGCATCAGAGATGCTCAACCACGTACGTGCGATGGTGTTGTTGATAATGGCTGCACCTAAGGCAGTCGCATTACCTTTGTTGTAAATGGTATGAACCTTACCGTCGTCTGCAACTTTGGCAGCAACTTGCACACGGTGTGAGCCGTCAGGAAGATTTGAAGCAAAAGGCTCCTTCTCTGTGCCCGGCTTTTGAACCGAATACATTTCAGCACCTTTGTCTAACGCCTCCTTAACTGCAGACGCAACGCCTGTGTTTGGACCTCCCGTAGGGTCGTTAGACGTGTTATCAAGCTCGGCGTACAAGACGCCTTCTTTGATTAGGTCCTTGTTTTGGTCAAGGATTTCTGCCTTGCTTGTGCCCGGCAGATTGTTTTCTCTAGCGAAGTTCTTAAGTTCAGTCGCAGATGCATCGATTTTGATCGATTTCATAATGTAAGTGTTGGAATTGACCCTCCTCCCGGGGTTAGAAAATAAAAAAAAAATTGTTATAAATTGTGGAAAAAACGGACAAAATGTTATTGTGGTTTTCCCAGCCAAACCATAGAGGGGTTTTTGTTATAATGCACATCACTCACATATAAACTTTAAAAAAAATTTTAAAAAAAATTTAAATTATAACGTAGCTGGATTATATTTCGTATCTTTGTGCTAAACAAATTAATTTAATTATAACAATATGACACATTCGTCAGGACGAGAAGTTAATAATGACTTTACAACTAACGTACAGCTAACTAGAGAAAGAGAGTTAGCTGCAATGATACAAACTAGAGAAGAAACTATTAAGAGTCTTCAAAAGCAATTAGAGGAAGCAGAAAACAAACTTAAGATTGCACAAGATGCATTAGTTTTAGCTAAGAGAACTAAATCAATTAGCTATATAGATATAAACTTACTACCTAGTGAGTATTATGGAGAAACTATAAAGGATAAAATAAAAAAGTGTAAACTAGACACATCTAAGGGATTACCTATATTTTATATTAGATAAAATTAATTAACGAAAATACAAAAATGAAAAAGAAAATATCTGATAGTTTAGCTAAAGAACTGGAGGCTCGTGAGAGATTAGGCAAATTAATTGATAACCCTTATATAACTGGGTTTGTTCCTAAAGACTTGGATAGTGAAATTAAAGTAAATACAATGAATAATAAAACAAAGAAATTAGATAAGACAGTTTTAACTGGCAAAAAAGCGATAGAACTTAATACACCAGATAAGATATTTGATTACTTAGAATCTAAATATGTTCCAGAAGTATTTGGAGATAAAGTATTGTTATATATCTTCCCAGAAGATTTAACTGAAGATGTAGCATTAACTGAGAAAGGTTTAATGATTCATCATGATGATACTAAACAGATTAAGTTTAGAAGAATGGGAGATAAGGAGCAAACTGAAGAGAGATTAACTCAACTAGGATTAGTAATTGGAGCAGGCAGTGGATTAGTTACTGATACAGGATCAGTAGTTACTATGCATGTTAAAAAAGGAGATTTAGTTTATGTTGGGTATCATGCAGGAGGAGAAATAATGTATGATGGAGTAGGGTATAAGATATTAAGAGAGTACGATATTATATGTAAGCTACCAAAAAAGTTATAATTTAATAAATATGATTATTGATAAAGTATCTGTTGACGGTTTAATAGGATTTAATGATGAATTTCATAAGTACTTCTTTATTGAAGAATCTAAAAGAAACTTACAATTTAAATCAGCTACACAAATTGCTAAAGGATTCCAACCAGAATTTCCCTTAGAAGAAAGATCTCTAAAGACTGCCCAAGATATGGGTATAACACAACAACAAGTTAAAGATAAATGGAAGCAAGCAGGAATAGAAGCATCTATTGATGGTACATATATACATTCTATATTAGAGCATTTAGCATTAAATGGTATGCCTGTAACTTTAACTAGGTGGCATCCTAAGTTAACCGGAGCGTTCCAATTCTATGAAGACTATATTATAAGTACTAAGTATAATAAACCTGTATATAAGGTAGTGAATTGTGAACAGATACTTTATTATTTAGATGATACTAGAGATGCATACTTTGCTGGTCAGAGAGATATAATGCTGGAAGAGATAAGTACTGGTAGACTGTTAAGTATAGACTATAAGAGTAGTAAATCTATAAAATATGAATCTTATTATAATAATGGGTCCAAGGAATACTTGAAGGGCTCATTTTCTTTTTTAGAGAATTGCAACTATAATACTTTTACTATACAATTGAACTTATATAAATTGTTTGATACAACTTATAATGACTATGCTAGAAAGAAAGCAGAGCAAGGATTATATGACATGTATATATGTCATATTACTGAAACAGGATATAGTATGATTAAAGTTGATGACTTAGATATTGAATATAGTAAGGAAACTGGAGAATTCATATCTAATAAGCAAAAATTAAAAGTAGCTGCAAATTTAAGTAGATTTTTACTAGATTAATAAAACAAACAAATGGAAACAATTAAGAATTTATATATTGGAATAGAAAGATTAAATCTACCAATAGAGCCAGACATGGATGTCATACAAATTAAATACCCTGAATATTTAATATATGTCAATTATCATAACTTATCATTATATTCATCAAGTTATGAAATACTAAATGAGGATTATCCTGGATATTTAAAACAACCTTACATAGTACAATCTCCAATATGTTTAACAGTAGCTTCTATAAAGCTAGAATACAATAAATGTAGTTTTGAAATTCCTGTTGTAATTGAAGCTCATGAAAATGCTAAAATGTTTTATCTAAAACTTTATATGGATGCAGATACACAACAACATTTTTATAGATATATTTATTTTGCAAATAATCCAACAGATAGTAAAATAAAGCATACATTATCAGAAGAGGAATATAATGAGGCAGCTAAGAGGATAGTGCTACCTGAGGTACTAGTAAGTACATTTTCAAGATTGAAATATTTGCCTGAGCATAATCCAATGACTACATCTATGACTGATATACCAACATTAATAAAATATTCTAATCTTCTTATAGATGACCTAATAGAATGTAAAGCTATAAGAGATAATAGCAAGTATAATACAATATAAACAAATGGCTTATTTACCAATATTAAGATTTGAGGACGGTAAAGTTCTTAAAAATAATGAATGTATCAATGTGTTAAGATGGTACTCCAACTTGGAGGCATTTGCTGAAGATGAAGATGAGTTAATGGAATATCTTAAGTATATTTATTTAGTAGCAGATTATGCTAGTCCATATATAGAATTTACAGATATTAAAGATAGATGTACTCAAGCGTTAGGAAATGTGAATCTATCTAAAGAGCAAATTAACAGTGAGCAAGTACTATATGCTCTTGATGAATATGATTCTATTATGAGAGCAGATACTCAAATGGGATTTATAGATGATTTATATACAGCTATTAATTCAACTAGAGAATATCTTAGAACTGTAGACTATACTAAATTAGTAGAGTCAGGAAACAGAAGAGGCACGCCATTATATAACCCTAAAGATGTGATAACTATGGCTAAAGATGCTGAAAAAGTAATTAACAGTTTAGAATCTTTAAAGAAGAAAATAGTTCTTAACATAAGGACTAAACAAGAAGATGATAAGAAAGCTCAGAAGAGTAGAGGAGACAGACAAAGAGGATTTATGTCTATAAACTTAAATTCTTAAATATAAAAATATTAATAATTGATATATGAGTTATATAGTTGGGGAAATGGATAATGAAATTGAATCGTTTCCAAATATTACAGATCCAATAGAAGATAAGATACTTAACAAATATCCCATTAAAATACATAGGTATTTATCTAATGAGGTATTAAGTTTAGATAGTGTGCACCACAATGATGTACTTATGTCTAACACTGAAGCAAAGAGAAAAGGATTGCCTTATTATGAGCCTTATGATTATAAAGGTAGAACTTTATATAAACTAAGAAATACAGAAATGTTTAGTATAATGTCTAAACAAAAGACAATAAAAGGTAAGTACAATCCATTTCCAATAGATACCAGAGAACATAGACAATTAACACTTAGGGAAATATATAGATGTTTATATGGCTATAAGTGTGGAGCAATAGAAATTACAGGATATAATTATTTTTATTTAAATTATAGTCTTGTAGATTTAACAGAAGAGATAAATGGAGTACCAGTAACTAGTTCAAAGCAACCTCTTTTTTGGAAGATTCACTTTGATTGGTTTTGGGCAGTTGATATAGCAGAGAAAGGTATAACTGAAGAAAAATACAATAGCTTACCTCTAGACATTAGAATATCTAAAAGATGTTTATCTGGCAAGAGACATATTGTTTGTGCTAAGACTAGACGTTCAGGATGGTCATTTTTAACTCAAGCTATGACAATGAGAGATGTAGCCATTACAGATCCAAGATATATGAACTTTAAATTAGATTACATAATTGCATCTAAAGAGGATTATGTAAGTGATTTGTTTGACAAGATATTAACTACTAAATCTTATTTAGATAGAGAAACTGATTTTATGTTCAAACATTTCTATGATAGATATGATACTAAAACAAGAATTAGAGCTTCTGAAAAGGATGTAGAAGGAGTTGAGATTAGAACAGGTGGTGAAGCTATTGGAGTTGTCATAAATAAAGATGCTAAGAAAGTAAGGGGTAAAGGTGTGTATAAAGTATTTGCTGAAGAGTTTGGAGTATTTCCAGCTGGTACAAAAGCAATGGCATCAATCTTACCTTTAGTACAACCTGGTGGTATTGTGACAGGAATGTTTATTGGGTTTGGTACAGGTGGTGAGGAAACAAGTGATATATCTGCAATTAAAGACTGTTTTAATGAGCCTGATACTTTCAATATGATGGAGTTCGATAATAGTATTTTTGAAGAAGCTGCTACAAATACAGGATTCTTTGTACCTTCAATGTATACTAATAGAAGATTCTTAGATAAAGATGGTAATGCTGATTTACTAGCTGCTCTAGAATATCAATTACAAGAGAGAAAAAAGAAAGAAGTCTTAGATGCAGAATCTATAGTTAAATTTAAAGCAGAGGAACCTATTTGTCCGTCTGATATATTTAACTTTGGATCAGCTGATAATCCATTTAATATAGATAAGTTAGTAGAAGCCAGAGAAGTTATAGAATCTGAATTTATAGAATCTAGAAGAGAGATTTTAAGGGGTGATACACAAATTGCTCAGGCTCCATACCATAAATATAGATTAGATTATGTATCTAATAGTAGTGGACAGGTAGTAGCAGTTACAGCTGTAAGAGATAATAACGGTTATGTTTATATGAAAGAGAATGCTCCCGATACTTTAGATGAAATGGTTCCAAACGGATTATATATAGGAGCAATAGATAGCATTGACCAAGGAGCAGAAGAAAGCGCAGTCGGTATTAAAGGATCAAAATTAGCTATGGTGATTAAGAAAAGATCCGCACCATTTATAGAAAAAAATGGTAATTCATATGTTGCATTCTTATCTATAAGGTCTGCTAAAGTAGAAGAAGCTTATGAAGAGGCACTAAAGTTAGCAATTTTATTTAATGCTTCTATTAACCTTGAGAGGTCTAAAATTAGAATTATAAATCATTTCCAAAAGAGTTCATTCTTTGGAGATCAGTCATACAGATTTTGTGATGAATTAATGGCGCTCAATGATAGTGCTAATAGATTTGCCAAAACGAAGAAAATGTTTGGTACTGCACCAACTACAAAGAATAATCAATTAATGGATTCATATTTAGCAACATACATCAATAATTTTGCATTGCAAATGACATTCCTACCTTTGATTGAAGAGTGCTTATACTACACTGTTAAACAAAGAACTAAGTTTGATAATGTTGTAGCACTAGGTTTATGTGAACTGTATGATGAATCTCTTATTTTAGCAGGTAAAGCTCCTACAAACCCAGATAAAGAGTTTAAGTTACTTCCTCGATACGTCTATAAGACTGTAAATGGTAAAAGAGTTAAAGTACTAGACAATGCTGGTGCTAATGAAATGAGAATACATAGTCAACGTAAGTTCACACACACTGAAAGAGGAGCAAATGGTGGATTAATTATGAAATATGGGTATGTAATAGAAGACGTTGATGGAGCAGATAATGATCTGCAAGACAATTAAATAACAAAGATATGGAAAATATAAAGGTTAATATAAAATCATCAACTCTTAGTAAAGCTAAGGCAATTGTACAAGGTGCAGCTAACTTAATACAAAACTCAAATAAAGATATATCTAAAGATAGAATGGATATATGTAAAGGTTGTCCTTTACTCAAGTTTACCAATGGTGTACACATATGCGACCCAAGTAAAAAGATTAAAGCAGAAATAAATTGGCTGAATAATTCAAAAGATAATGCGGATGTAAGTGTAAATGGCTGTAACTGTATACTAGAAAACAAAACTACTGTTGTAGGTTTGGGGCAGACTTGTCCAGCCTTAAAATGGAATCTTACAGACTTACTATACTTAGCTATAAGCAATAAAGATTATGTATATTTGCAAAATACTAGTAACCTAGATAAGTTCATTGAGTCTATAAAGACTATAGGTTTAGTTATGAGTTGTTATAACTTTAATGTTAGTTTAGTCAAAAAACTAATATCACATCAACAACTTGTAAATGTTGGTTATGAATTTAAAGTATTGTCTGATGGGGAGCCTGTGATAGAATACCATAAAAATGATAGATCTGTAATCTTATTGGCGTATATAAATGGAGCTTATAGCTTGAGTGTAAACAATAGTATATTAGTATCTAGAGAGCAATCACTAACATATAATATTAACGAATTATTAAACACAGTATTAAACCCTACTGGTAACAAAGATAAAGAAGATTAATATGAATATATTTATAAATAAAAATAATTATATCATAGCCTATGTTAGGCTAGTGTGTTTTGGCTTAGGTATAAAATTAACAGATAGAGAAGAGGCAGTACTAGAAAGTGTAGCTTTTTGTAATAAGTTTTCTAGAAAAGAGAAGAATAAGCTATGTGATTCATTAGATGTATCAGTCTATAGTGTTGCTAATACCCTTAAATCTTTAAAGACTAAAAAGCTTATTAGAAGAGTTAATATTGATAAAAGTAATAAGGAAGAAAGAAAAGAATATGGAAGCTACTATTATAGTTGTAATTTTTCTCTTCCTAAGAATATGGAACAACTAAGTCAAAGTAAAATACAAATAAACTTTGTTACTAAATAGAAAAATATGAAAAAACTAGTTAAGTCTAAAGACTATATAAATAGAAAAGATCAGACGAGTGATATTAAGATAGATAAACATACCACCACTACCAGAGATTTAGATTATGAAGAGTTAGAAGATGAAGATGGGAACAGTCTAATATACAAGAATGGAAGAATAAGTTCTGAAGCAGGTTCAGGAATAGGATTATTATCTTCATTAGATTATGATGAGTCTTTTGACGAATCAAGCAAGCTAAATGTTAATTATTTAACTAGTAAAGTAGACTCTATAATTAATGACTTATATAGTCCCAATCAACAAGCTGTTAGATTATTCCAATATTATCATGGTGTTAGAACTGATTCTAAATTTAGTGAATTAGTTGCTAAAGATGGACTATCTAATCCATTAGATATGGATTTTCTATCTATCATAAAACCTAGAATAAATGTTCTCTTAGGTGTACAGAAAGATCATACTATGCAATATACAGTTCAATGTACTGGCAATGATCTTTACTACAAAGAAGAAGAAGAAGAGAAACAAAAATTGTTAAACACTATATTTAACAAAGTAAGAGAGGAGAATATACGAACTATTAATAAGTTTAACAAAAATGGTTTTAGTCATATTGATTATTATGATAGTAAGCAACTTCAAATGGATAAGAAAACTTATCTAGAGGCTACTAAAAGTAAGCCTACACATAATAATAGAACTTCTTTAGAAGAAGAATTGCAAGAGATTATATTATCATATAAAAAGACATTCAAGTCTACTATACAACAACAATCTGACCTTGTGTTAAAATTAATACAGGATAAAAATAGGTTTGCTAATAAAGTACTTACTTGGTTAAAGTATCTACTCATTTGTGGTAGAATGTATGGGAGAGCTAACTTTGCTAATAAAGGAGAGATACCAACTATTGAAGTTTTACATCCTTTGTTCGTATTTCATCCTGCTTTAGAAGAAGGACAACCTGTCTCTGATTGTCCGCAAGCTTACCATATGAGAAGACTATCTAAGATAGAAATACTAAATAGATATGGGCACTTAATGACTAAAGACCAAAGACAAGAGTTTATAAGTTGTAATTATAGTTCTAGATGGATTTCTTCTGATACCACATGGGACCCACAAGTAATGCATACATTGTATCCTGATACAGTAGAACATATGTATGATACATCTTCGATATACTACAAAGACTATAATAATATTAACGAATCTAAGTTATATTGTAATGTATATGAAGTTGAGTGGATTGAAATGGTAGAAAAGGAAATTAATGGTAAAACAGTTCTTATACAAGAACTTTATCAAGCAATTAGAATAGGTGGTCCTGGAGGCTTTTATCTAGATATGGGACCAAGTGATAAAGCAGTTAGAGATATAGACAATCCACTTAAAACTAAGTTGACTATTGAAGGTATGACTATTGCCGATTCTAATCTGTATAACTCAACACTAGTTGGATCAATAATGCCTACTCAGGACAAGTATGACTATATCAACCTACTAAGAGAAAATTTAATTCATAATGCTCATGTTGGTGGTATTACTATAGATTTAAATGTTATACCTACATATCTTGGAGCTACAATACCAGAAAGAATAGATAAGTGGATGGATAATATCAGAGCTGGATTTAATATAGTTAATCCTCTACAAGATGGTATGAAGATGGACCCGTCTGGTCACTATGCTACTAAGTCCTTTGACTCCAATCTTAATCCTAATCTTATCCAAGCTTTAGATATGGTTCTAGATAGATATGAGCAGAATGCTGGCGATATAACTGGTATAAATAGACAAATGTTAGGACAATTCCAGGAAAGAGATGGTGCAGCTGTAACTAAGCAAGCTCTATCTATGGCATCACTACAATCTAAAGAATGGTACTCTTTGTTAGACACATTTGTAGAAATAATATTAACTTCTGCTCTAAATATGTCTAGGATATCTTTAAGTGAAGGACAAGCATTGTCTTATACGTTAGGTAACAAGAGTGCTTTATTTACAATAAATAAACACTTTAATATAGTTAATTATAATGTTAAAGTTGTTGACTATATGAAGGAGTCTATAAAGTTAGAGAGATTAAGAAGTTTCGTAACACCTTTAATAGAGTCTGCTGGATTATCTAAAGAGGAAGTATTAGAGATTACTGTAGCAGAGACTGCGCAACAAGCTTACTCTAGATTACAAGATATTATATCTGAACAAAAAGTTAACAAATTATCTCAATCTCAAGCTGAAGTAGAGCAATTACAAGCTCAACTAGAAGAGCTAAGTAAAGAGATTGAAAAATATAAGAAGATGGAATTAGATATAAAACTGATGGAGCAACAAAGAAAAGAAAGAGAGTTAATGCAGAGCTCTATTTCTGATTTAGAAAAGAGAAAATTAGAAGAGAGAAAATTAAATGTTAAAGATGAAGCCTATAGAAGAAGAGAAGAGATAGAATTAGAAGAAGCTAGAGCAGGCGGCAGAGATGTAGAAGTCAAAAATGTAGAAATGTAAAAAGTAAAATTAATAAATTAATGAAATTACCAGCTAATAGGATACATATAGATATATATAATATTGATAGTGTTGATAGTATAAAGTTTCTAAAGACCGACAACACTATAACATTAATTAAACTAAATAATAATTTAACTAACAATCTACTATCTCAAAGAGAGAAAATAGTTGAAGATGTAATAGGTAATGCCAAATTTAGTGAAGATGATATTCAAGAATTATACACCTCTCTAAAGATAGAGTATAAAGATATACATGATATAGTAATATCGAGTGTTAGCAAGGTATTTTTTAATGATGTTAAGATGGGGGCTACTGTAAAAGCCCTCACTAACATAAACAACAAAGATCTTATAGAGTCTTGGAATTTAGTAACTAATGATAATATTCCATCTGGATATATACAGTTATTTAAATATAAGTTTCATGTTACACAATCAAGATATCAAGATAAGAGACGGGTAGAGAGAATGATAAAAGAATATAAGTTCAGATTAATAGATGAACTTAACGAGCAGATAAAGTGCATGATATACTTAATATATAGTAAATGTAATAATATTAATGCTCCTTTACTAAAATCTAATGAGATAGACATGATTTATCTTGAAACTCTTTATCAATCAATAAATAATATTGAAGATGTACTAGTTCCTGTTGCTATTCCAGGAAAGGCTACTGTATTTATAAAAGAGAGAACCCTATTCAAATCAAAGTATATAAGACATCTAAATGAAGAAGGAATATTTAGGATACTATCTATTATAAATAATATAAAACACGGGTACAGAGCAGATTATACTCAAGAAATAAAAGCAAATAAATCAGTTAGAGTTAGAATTGTATAATTCTAGGTAATATAAATTGTTAATTATATTTTCTTTAGTGTTATTTATAAATAAATTCACAACAATAAAATATAAATATAAATATGCCTAGGTCAAATATGAGGTTTGCAGCTAGTTCTGTAGACAAGAATGATAGAATCATAGCTATATTAGAACAGATATATCAAATAATAGGACAAGGTGGTAGTGGGGGTGGCGGCACACCATCAAATGTTACAGTAGATAACTTCCCTAATGACTATGCGTTAGAGTCCACCCAATTAGACACTGTGTCTAATCTAGCAGATGTACTAACACAATTACAAGGAACTATACAAGTAGAAGAGCAGAATCCTATAACAGGATTTAACTTGGAAGCTACCCAACAAGATGTACTAACTGAACTACAGAATCTAATTACTGAACTGGAAAAAGCTAAAGACTTTCAACTTGAGACGTTTATAGATACAGGTAACAATAATCAAGTAATTATAAGAAAAGAGGTATTGACAGAGACAGATGGATTATATTCTGTTATTTTTACTGATATAGATGGAAACACTTTGGTTCCTACAGGTCCAATACAAACACTAGCTGAGTTAGCATTAAATAATACTGTCAAAACAGTAGATTTAAATCCATTTGCTCCTCAGAATTTAACAATACCTTTAAATTATTCTGTATATTTTGACAATAATACAACTGGTAGGTATAACATAAAAAGTGATCAAGGATTTGAGTTTTTGGAAGTGTTTGCTCAAAGTTCTGTTCTTCAAAGTAATACAATTGTAAAACTTTCCAATACTGGAGAACCAATAATATATCAAAGGGTAGCTAGTTCTAATTCTACTGGTTTCTCTATGTTTTTCGATTATACAGATATTAATAGTAATGCAGCTTTAGAATTTAGGATGGAGTTTGACAATGCTGGAGATTATGTATCTTCCACATTAGAAATCTATGATTATGATATATATGAAGATTATACTTCAGATTTGACATTAACTTATATTCCATCAGCAACATCTGAGATAGGTGTAAAATTTAATAATAATACTAATGTATTTGAATTATGGGTTGATGGAGGTTTATCTTACTCAAGAGCAATTGATAAAATTACTACTCCTTATGAAATAGTTACAATAACTAGCAGAGCAGATAGTAACTTAGCAAATGAGACATTCAAACTATATCAAACAGTATCTAAAAATCATACACCTATCTTATTAGATATAAGTAAAAAGAATAGAGTGTCTACCAATAGCTTTACAGATTATAGTGGAACTACATCACTAATTAGTACTCAAATTATTCCTAATAATTCTAATAGAAAATATCTATTAATACAAAATGTATCTGATACAGATATATGGGTGAATTTTGGTGCTGTAGCTACAATAGGAGCAGGAAGTATTAAACTAGTACCTAATGGTCACTATGAGTTATCAGCACAAGCTGGAGGATATATAAACACAGATTTTGTAAGTGTTATATGTTCAGTTGCTGGAAAAGAATTTACTATTAAAGAAGCTTAATAAACCTTTAACTAATTAAATTATAAAATATTATGAGTTTATATAATCCACTAGACGCACCAATAAAGGATGCAAACAATGGACTAAACGTTCAAAACAAGACAGTTAAATTAGGGAGCTCTTTAATAGAGGATACTACAGTTGATGGACAATACTTATTAGATTTAAAGTCTGACCTGAGTAACTATATAGGTGGACCATCTGATACAGATGTTGGATTTAGAATAGGAGAAGATGTAGATGGTGGAGAAATAGGAACATCTTTATATGCTTTACACAATCCCACATATAACAGAGCTGTAGTACAAGTAGGAATCGATCCTTCTTCTGGTAATGATGCCTATATTAGAAATGTTGTGGCAGATGAAAACATAGGAATAGTAAATCTTGGCTTAATTACAACGTCTCAATTAAGATTAACTACAAATCTAGACGCCCAAGTTCAGCTTGGTCATGCTAATTCAGGAGGAGTAGGTAATAAGACATTATTTATAAGTCAGACAGATGAAAGTAATTATACTGACAATGACAATGGGGCGGGTCTCTTATACAGAGGCGGGGGATTCTTCACTAGTACAGAGATAGAAGCTAATTTTATATATTCTGGGCTACTTTTTAATAGTTTAGTGCCTAAAAAGTATGTTGATGATACTATATCTAGTTCTGTAGTATCTGGAGCTATAGTTGAACAAACCTACACTATAGGAACTACAGTTACTGTAAATAATGATACTACTATTCTATATGTAAATCCCGCATCAACCCAAGCAACTTTGACAATTACACTTTCTGCAGCTCCTATAAATGGTCAAGAAGTAAAAATAAGTTTTGGAGGTACATTAACAGCAGGTACAGTAATAACTTCATTAACTATACAAGGAAATACTGGGCATACTGTATTAGCTGGTAGTTCAATTACAACAGCTATTGCAGGAGATGGATATATATTCAAATTCCAATCTAGTGCTAATTTGTGGAGAGTGTTTTAATTATTAAATTTCTAATAAACTAAAATATATAATACAATGAGTTTTCTAACAAATACAAGTAGAGCCAGGATGTATAACAATAATACTACCACTCTGTCTAATTTTAGGATGGTTAAAGTAGAAACAACAGTTACAAGTGCCTCACATGTAGTAGACTATAGCGCATATGGGTTTAGTACTGTTGCTACTGTAATACCAGTAGTTATTAGAAATATAACAAATAACACTCAAGCTAGCTTTGCTACAGTTAAATCTTTCACTAACACGCAAGCAATCATAGTTGTAGCAGAATCTAATACATCTGGAGTACTAATAGGAGGAACCACAGAAGGTTTAGAATTAGTAACTGGTGTAAATGTTCACTTAATAATAATAGGAATATAATGGCATATTTATCAAACATAACATATAAACATTTCGAAACTCCTGTAAGCTCACTAGGCGATTTACCAGCTCCTGTTGCTGGGGTTATACAGCTAAAAGACAATACTACTTATAGGTTTCAAGGATTAGTTAATATAGATAATAATACTATACGGTGCGGAGTATCTAATACATTGATAGGATTCGATAAGTCTGATGATGGTATTATATATACTGGTACAAGTTCTGCTATTGAGGTCACTAATCAAAGTATTACAGTAAGTAATATACTTATTAATATTATAGATGCTTCAGGACAAGGATTCTCTATAACTAATAGTACATCGTTCTCATCTCAAATAAGAGAATGTATAATTTCAGGAGCTGGAAAAGCGGGGACTATTAATGGAGGTAATCTAGTAGCCATCAACAATAATATTCATGCTTCAGGATATGGATGGGATATCTATGGTACTGTAAACAAATTAGGTATAGCTATAAACTATTTTGAGAATGGAAACAGTACAGAACATATACATCTTGAAACTGGAACATTTAACATTGTTAAGATAATAGATAATGATTTCACTACAAACTCTCCCAATGTAGCTATATCAATAGATAATGATGTGGTTGTATCTGTTTTAGGGGGAGGTTCTATAACAGGTAATACTTTTAATGGAAGTGGTCAATATATATCAGGTATATCAGAAGTATCTCTAGATTGGATCATTGAGAATAATGGAAGGAGAGTATTAAACACTTCTGATACAGTGACACAGAGAAAAGTAAGAAGTGAAGAAGAATTAGATCTATTCTTAGCTCTACCAGACCCTACAAAATATTCATATTTATTAGATGCTGAAGAATTTGTTCTTACTTCTCCAATAGTAGTACCTGGAAGTGGTACAAATGGAGGATTAACTTTCTTTGGGCTGGGTAATAACTTCACAAGGCTAACAACTTCAACTCCAAGTATAAATATGTTTGAGGGTGGAGGAAATCTATTCCTTAATGATATGATAGTTTCTTGTGAGGGAACTAATTCTAAGGTATTTGGCATCAGCAACAGGATTTGAAGCAGTTGAGGTTATAAATATAAACTTTCAAGATTGTGAGTCTCTTGGATATTTAGATGGATTTAGACAAGGTTTAATACTTAACGGATTTATGTTAGACGTAAAGGAAGGTCTTGAATTCAGAGGTACTTGGTCTGGAGGTGTTAGGATATCTGACTCCAGATTCATATTCACGCCAACTACAGGCTCTTATATGTTTAAAGGAGCAGTAGGACAGACTTTTGGTTCTAGATTTATATCTAATGCTAACTCGACAATAGGAACAGGTTCAATAGGATATGATTTTACAGAAAGTAATTTTGTTAATGATTCTAACTTCCAACTAATAGATGCTCAATTCAATGGAGCTGGAACATATGTTAATGGCATAACTGCAAGCTCTAGAAAATCATTATGGAGAGATTGTGTTGGAGTAGATGATACCTTTCAAGGATGTGTATATAGAAATACAACTGACACTCTTACAGATATTACAGCTACTGGAACTTATGCTGAACTAGCAGTGGTAAATAATGTAATAGAAGATGTGCACTTTACATCCCAATCTTCTACTAATTTTCATGCTAGGTTAATATCTTCATTACCTATTAATGTTAGAATAGACTTGTTATTAGCTTTACAAGCAGGTAATAATCATGCATTAGAAGTGCAGGTTAGGAAATATAATTCTACAAATACTACTTTTATTGTGGTAGATAACTTTACAATGACTTCTAATGGAGGAACTTTAGGAACAAGGGTAGAGCCTATATCTTTAGCTTCATTTACCAGATTAACACAAGATGAAAGAATAAGAGTCTTTGTTAGAAATAATAGTGGTAATACTGATATTTTATGTGAAGCATCTTCTAAATTAATCATATCAAAGAGATAATATAACTATGAAAGTATACAGAAAACATACAGAACCTAATTCTATTCCATATTTAGATAATTGTTACTTAGGTAACTCTCCACTTACTCCAGAGGATGTAGATGTGACCTCAACTGAATCTTTATTTGCCTTTGTTCCTAGTAATCAAATAGATTACATACAATATAGACAATTTTGTAAGGAAGAATTGTTACCTAATTGGAATACTATAGACGAATCAGAAAAGATAGAATTGGTAAGACATAATATTGCTCCTGATGAAAATGAAAAGATGTCAAGGGTTTCTATAGAACAACATAGAATAAATTACTTTGAGATATTAAGATTGGAAAGACAAGCTAGAGCTAATAGATGGGAGAAAGCTAAGAAACATATAGCATTTGAGTTTAGATTAAATCTGCTTAATCAGTTGCTTATGTATCAAGATACTAAGCCTTATAAAGATGATTATATTGATGCAGAGCTTCCTTATCTAATACATTGGATAGCTTCAGATGCTAATCCAACTTTAGGTATAGACTTTACTACAAATGGATTCAGTTCTAAAACATACTATGATACATCAATACAAACCGTGATTTTAGATATATTACTAAACAATATATAACTTTTAATTAAAATGAATAAACTAAAATACAATAAGAGTAAAGACATATATCAGTATGGCGGAGAATTTAAGACCAGGGAAGATTATATATCAGCAGTCGGAAAATTTCTAAATAGATATAATGGTTCTAATCTATCTAATAAAACTGAATGGGATGCTGAGATAGAGAAAGAGTTTGTTGATTTTTTAAAATCTGATAAAGCGGCAAGTTTAGGAATTAAGACAGGTAAAGATTTTCGAGAAAAAGTTTTAAAAGCTCAGGCTCCAAAGACTAGACTTGAAAAGTATAAGGAAGCAGACAAGAAAAGAGCAAAGTCTGTAACTAGAGATTGGTCAAAACCAATAACTGAAACAATCAAGAATGAAAAAGAGACAAAGCCAACAATATCTAAAGATTCTTCTATTATTACAGAAGCTGGTGATATCATAGGAGCTATAAAGGATTCTGCTACAGGATTTTATGATAAGTATGTTGGAGGTGATGACGACTCTGATGATTCACAAGATACAGGAAAACAGATCTTCGCAGATGTAGAAGTACCAGTAACAAAGAAGGAACTAGATAGCAAGTATCAATTATTACATGATACAGTTCTAACATATGATCCTTATGTTAGAAGTGGAGCTAATTTTTATAGAAAAAATACAAATCCAGAATATGTCCCTACTTATAAGGCTATTGGTACAAGTTACGAGAGAGATCTTAGAGGATATAATGCAGGAGATCAAACTCAAAAAGATAAAAAATTAGGTAGTATAGTTACCTCCTCAGACTTACCAGAATTGGAGAAACAAGGATACAAATATACTGGTAAACCTAACTATCCTGAAGTTACAGGATCTGTAATACCTCTACTTGACCATTCTTTGGCATCAGGATATAAACATCCTTACTACGATGCTTGGTTTAATAGTTTAAAAGATGATGATATTGTTCAAGTAGCTTCTACGTCTAAAGATGGAAATATTTCTTTACAATATAAGAACAAGAAAGATGTGCAGAAAGGAGAAACAGCTGTAAAAGGGAGAACTAAAACTTTATCTGAATTAGAAAGTAGTGTAACTAAAGAAGGAGATAATGAATTCTTCAATTTTCAATCTTCTAAAGGAGTATACTCTAAAACACCTTTTGTTAGTAATGATTTCCCTATACCAGCAGGACCTAGAACACAAAATTTAAAGTTGCCATTCTCTGAGCTTAGTGGCGCAGGTAGGTTCAAAGGTGCCATGGTAGGTATCTATACTAAAGATGAAAATGGTCAGATAACAGATTATGGTCAGATGTCAGGCGGAGTAGCAGATATAATGAAGAGAGCAAGAGAAATAAAGGCTAAAACTGGTCAAGAGCCTAATATAGTTCTATATGACGCTGGTTCTGTATCAGGTAGTATCGCTTCACCTGATGGTTGGAATGAAGAACATTATAATAAATTGACAGGGTATAACAATAGTGTATTTGCTACACCTACATTATTAGCTACTAAGACACCAACTCGTAGAGTCATACTAAAGGATCTACTTAACAATAAGAATGATACGTTATTTTTTAATACTCTAGCGCCAAAGACAGAAAAAGAACAAGAGTTATTTAGGAAGAAGATAATTAGACAAAGAGGTGGTACTCTTAGTAATTTACCTAGATATAAGTATGGAGGAAAATTAGAAGAAGATTGGATTAGGGAATATACCATAGATGGTAAGAAAGCTAAATTCTTTGGTAATACTGAAGGTAATAGTTCTGTGAAGTTTAACAGAGTTGCTATGATAGCATCTAGATATGATGAAATAGTTAAAAAGTTAGATGAGATTATATCTGAAGAAAGTAAGAAAACACAATACAATTCTCAAACAGGAAACACTGAGACAACTCAAATATATAACTTAGCTGTTGCTTTTAAGCTAATAGTTCAAACTGGTATAAGGATAGGTAACGAAGATTCAGCTGAAGGATTTATGTCTACATATAAAGAGAAAGGTAAGGAAGTGCTAGCTAAAACATATGGATTGAGTACATTACTACCAGAACATATAGAATTTAAGAATGGTGTAGCATATCTTGATTTTACTGGTAAAAAACATGTAGAGAATAAATTTACATTAAGTAAAGAGCTTAGTAAATTAGTAAAGCCAATATATGATAGTAAGTTTCCAACTTTGTTCAATATAGATGAGTATACTTTAACTCAATTTATAAAAAGTACTACAAGTCCATATTTTAGCTCTAAAGATTTTAGGACTTTCAGAGCTAATGTTTATGCTAATGAAATTGCTAGAACTATAGCAAAACCTAAAATAAAGAAAGAATACAGAGATGCTGTAAATAAGGTAGCAGATTATGTTAGTAGTAAATTGAACAATACTCCAGCTGTAGTTAAGAAGTCTTATATAGATGGTCTACTATTTTGGTATTACTTTGGTAAGAATGAAGACCTACCATCAAAACTAGATGATACTAAAAGTAAGAAATTACAAAAAGGTGGGAGTGTAGTCATACAATATAAATATGACAAAGGAGGTAGAATAGATATGTTTGATTACTTATTTGATAATACACAAACTAAGTTCCAAGAAGGCGGAACGACTAGTTTTGTAGATAGTGCTGCTAATGGCTTGAATTATATGCTGTCCTTAGTTGGGTTAGATCTTAAGAATAAAGACGGGAGTACATATGACTTCAACCAGAGTACCAGAACTATAGATAGTTTAAGTAGAAAAGTAGACACACATAGGGCTGAAGTAGCTAGAATAGAGGAGGAGCAAAGAAAACTTAGAGAAGAATATGATAAAAAGTTAAAACAATATAATGACTTTGTAAAGAGCTCAAAATATTACAATCCTTCAGATACACTATCTGCTGGATATAAGAGTGGAGGTACAATCCCAGAAAGATATAAGAAGTTAGGATTTACCAAAGTAGGACAAGAGAAGGAATCTACTAGAAAAGGCAAAAAGTGGATGGTATTAGCTAAGAAAGGAGATAAGTATAAAGTAGTACATGGAGGAGATCCAAATATGGAAGATTATTCACAACACAAAGATCCGAAACGCCGTAAGGAATTTTGGGATAGAATGGGAGGTAGAAGCTCTGCTAAAGCTAAAGATCCTTTTAGTGCTTTGTACTGGGCAAAAAAGTTAGGAACTTGGTAAAATGTAATATTATGAAGGCAATAATTGATACTAAATATTTTAATAAAATTGATACAGATAATAAAGCATATATTCTAGGTTTAATAGCATCTGATGGAAGCATAAAAAATAAATATACAGTTAGAATATCTTTAAGAGATAAACATATCCTGGAAGATATTAATGCTTTATTATTTCCTAAAAACGTTTATAGAGTAACTCAAAATAAATGTGATAAAATGTTTGTTCTTAATTTATGCTCAAAGGACATAATCAAAGATTTAAACAACCAAGGAATTTATAAAAACAAAACATATAACTTAAAGTATAATTTTAGTGTACCAGATAAAGTATATCCCAGCTTTGTTTTGGGATATTTTGATGGTGATGGCTGTATAAGAAAGAATTTAGAACGTAGCGAGCTTTCAATACTTGGAACTAAAGATGTAATCACTGGAATAAGAAATGATGTAGATAGATTAGCTGGTGTAGAAGGTAGAATATATACTGATAAAAATCAATTATATAAACTATGCTATGCAGGGAAAAATAAATCTAAGAAATTTGTAGAGTGGCTATATTCTGGAAAAAGTATATGCTTAAATAGAAAGCGAATTATAGCTAATGAGTTAATAGCTACTAAAACACTTAAAGAAAATATTATGTGCTCCATTGAAGAATATAGAGAAAGTAACATGAGTATAAGAGAGTTCTCTGAGGTAAAAGGTATTAAATATAATACTATGAGATCTAGGTTACGAAGACATAAATGTCTTGGAACTTGATAGAGTCTTTATCGTTTATTCTTTAAGCATTAAAACAAAAGTATAATAATTTAAGCTAATAGTTATAGCTTAAATATAATAAATAATATAATAATAAATAATGAAAAATAAAAATAACGAAGCTACAAAAGAGCAAACTATCAAATTAGAATTAACCACTCAACAAATTAATAATATTATTATTGCATTATCACAGCAGCCTTATGTAAATGTTGTTGAGACAATTAATAGTATATTCGCACAAGTTAATCCTTTGTCTGGAGAGAATAGTGTTGAAGCTAAAGCTTAATAATAATTTAAAATAAAATTATAGTTTAGGAAGAAGGATAGAAGTGTCCTTCTTTTTTTTGTATGTTTATATACAAAAAGTATATAAAAATTTTAATATGTCTATAATTAGTAGTGCTGCGTTACTTCAAGAGAAGATGAACGCACAGAATTTAGTAAATTTACAATTTCAACCGCAGACACCTCCTGATAATATTACAGCTGTTGAAGTTAACGCCGTGTTGAGTACTATACTAGCATTAATAGAAAACTCAATACAGAGTGGATATAATAAGATTGATAAGATAGATATTACTAATGTATATCAAGGCAGTGTAGCTAATACATTAGATATAATATTGAGTGGGTATCAACCATTAATCAATCCAATAAATACCGCCTTTAACAAGAATTTTGGAGGTGGAGGTAACTCTATAGATATTCCTAGGTTTGACGATCCTAGATTTACAGATGAGAGAATACCAGTCAGTAACAGTGTGAGTACTGTTAAATTACAAGATAACTCAGTTACTGACACCAAATTAGCTGATATGCCAGCTCTTACCATTAAAGGTAATAATACTAATGCCTTAGGTAATCCATTGAATTTAACAGTTGCTCAAGTAAGAGCATTACTTAATATACAAGATGGAGCTCAGGCTAATTTTACAGGTAAGAATTCAATTACTGTAGATAGTAATGAATATCAGCTGGTTAACGATCAATTAGCTCCTGGAAACTTCTATTATTATGGTACGGACTCTACTGGGAATAAAGGATATTTTACATTAGAGTCAGCTATAAATAATTATGTATCAGTTTTAGATGGTGATGATTGGGGCGATCAAACGGCTGATGTAGAAACTATTGTCACTAATCCAGACACTAGTAATACTTTTAGTATTCTATCTGGTAACGGTTTAAATCCTAACCCAATAGCTATTAATGGGGGAGCTCTAAGAGATTTCATTAATGACGTTGTAAGTGTTAGTGTAGCAGGAGATAACTGGGGAACTCAAGTAGTTGAATTAGTAGCTGGAGGTGGATTAGTTGGTAATGGGACAACGGCTTCTAGATTAGGGCTGAATATCATATCTAACTCTTCTTTAACTGGTGTGGGTACTGCAGCTTCAAACTTGGCTGTAGATGAAAACTGGTTGTCTACTTATATAGCCGATTATATAACAAATAATGGCGCAGATGGATGGGGAGATGATGTAGCATTTACTTCTGGATTAATTACAGGAGATGGTACATCAGTTAATAGAATAAGGCTAAGTAATGGATCTAATATACAGAATCAATTAATCTTATGGGATTTTACTTTAAATCAATATAAGCTAGTCGACGCTGCAGGCTTTTCAAATGAATTACTTACAGTAAATACCTTATCTCCTATTACAGGCACTGGTTCAGTAGGTAACAGAGTTAGATTGGAAGATGGTGCAGCTGCAGGTAATATATTACAATGGGTTGCAGGGTCACCTGGATCATGGCAACAAATTAATTTTACTACTCTATTAAACAATACTCTTACTTATGGTAATGGAATAAATAAAAGTGTAACTAATGTTGTAAAATTAGGAGGAACGTTAACTGAAAATACCAATATAATAACTAACGGTAATAATCTAGATCTAACTTATACTAATTTACCATCAGCATTTGCAGGGGATCCTAGAATATCTAAGTTTGGATACGTTCTATCTAGTACCCATGATGAAGGTCGTCCACTATTGGGATTATCTTCTGGTAATTATACAGATTTTAATACAAGTGTAGCTGATTATAAATATGTATATGGAGGAATAGAGTACACTGACGGTAATGTATTTACTATAGGAGCACTTTCAAAGATTGGAGGTATAATAATTGATGAATCTATATTTAGATTAGATTCAAGCGAAGTATCATTTTCTATATCTGGAACATCTCAAACATCTTTCAATATATCAGAAGATCTGGGGGCTGTTTACGACTCAACAAACGACTTAGGTATAAGATATACTGGATTTGGAGAAAGTTCAGTAGATAATGATAGTATAGCTGGTGCTGATTATTCATCCTTACAATTTAATTCTTTAGTACCTAAAAAGTATGTTGATACTAAGGTTGGAGTATATACAGAAACAATACCTTCATTAGATAGTGGAAGATATGTAATAACTCATAACTTAGATAGTACTGTTCTACAAGTACAAATAAAAGTATTCTTATATAGAACAACTTATATATTAATACCGGCTAGTGGTATAAATAATTTAGGTAGGGGTGAAACAATTACAACTAGAATAGATGATACTAATCCTAATGCTATAACTATTACATGTAATTTTAATACTAAAAGAGTAGCTCAGGTCATAGTACATAAAATAATATAATAATATGGGATTAATACGAGATAGTGCATTACTACAAATGCCGTATAATAATGATGGGTTGGTAACAGCCTCAAATGCTAGAACAGTCTTTGGTGTAGTAGAAGACTGCTTAACAGACGCGACAACAGACTTAACAACTTTAATAAATAATATTGTTACTGGAGCCAATGCAGATGGTACATTGTATGATGTACAACTAAAAGGTATTGGTAATACAATAGTATCAAGTCCTAAATTAAAGTTTGATTTAGATACTTCTAATCTTAATCTATTAAACGCTGGAGCTAACTTTACATTATCTAATGATGATTCTAATGACTTCAAGGTATTAATAAGTGGATTAGGAGATTTACTTAGTATAAATGGAGACAATACTGTAACAGTAGGTAATCTTGGCACTAATATAACTTTTAGAAGAGGTTCAGCAGTATTAGATGAAAGTGTAACTTTATCTACTGATAGCTTAAGTATACAAAATTCAAACGTAACTATTAAATCTGCTTCAGATATAACGGGAAATGCTTTAGAAGTAAAGAACGGTAACAATGCAAATTTAAAGACTTATCTTAATAATGGAAGAACTACTAGACAAGTTAGTATACCTTTCCAACAAGATACTACAAATGTACAGAATGTTAATACAGAGAATGTAACTATAATAGGTACAGCAGGAGGAGCAGGAACATTACAAGTTATAGGTACTAGTAAAACATTTAATATTGCTCCTTTAGCAGCAGTTAGTCAATATTATGAAGGAGAGAGAGTTACATTAAGTAGCTCTGCTGCGTTTACTCCATTAAGTCCTATAACAGGTAACCAAGTAGTTTTTAGTGGTTCTAATATAACTAGTGCTATAGGATATAGAAGTAATGGTATTCTATTAACTGGTGCAACTCAAAATGATAATCCTACAGTAACTAATGGTTGGGCATATTTATCATCTAATACAAAGATAGGTATAGAAGCTAACTCGTATCCTCAATTAGGAGGTATAAGTGAGTTATTAAGGTTACATAGGTACTATCAAACAGGTACTGTCCCTGCAGGATTTGCTATGGCTGTAGGAGAGGGCTCTCAAATTACTTTTAAAGGGTACTTTGCTCTTACTGCATCTGGTATTTCAAATAGAATATATAGCGACAGCATTCAACATAGAATAGCAATTTTAGCAGATTCAGATTCTCCATTGACTACAGAATATGCTTTTAGAACAACAGCAGCTGATGTTAATGTGGAACCTTTAAAGATAACAGGAAGAAATATAACTATAGGAATTCTTAATTCTATAATTAAACTTGTGGGACTACCAGTATATGCTGATAATGCTTCTGCTACTGGAGGAGGATTAACTGTGGATACAGTATATAAAACAGCTACAGGAGAGCTGAGAATAGTAGTATAACTTAAACAATAATCAATATAAAACTAATGACACAACAAGAATTAATTACAAATCTAGTGGGGAATAGTAATCTAGATTTGGAGGTAGTAATAAAAGATACTGCCGAATGCAAAGTTATAGCTAAGTTTATAGCTTTGTCTTTTGAACGTAACAGTTATGTTACTATGAAGCTTGAGGTAACTACTATAAACAAAGATGTTAGTCTTAATACACAAGGTACAGTTACAGATATGGATCCTATAGTTATCACCAAGATGATTAGAGCAGATGAGAATAGTCAGATACCTGTAGTAGACGAGAATGGGGATCCTTTTTTAGATGATGAAGGAGTACAACTAACTATACCAGAGAATATATTCTGGAAGTATCTAGCTTGGGAACAACCTTTGTATGCAGGATTTAAAACATTGTTAGAGAATGTAATAAAAGTAAAGTTTAATATGGTTCCTAATAATCTAGTACTACAGGTAAATAGCCAATCTATTAATAACCCGAACTAAATATTCAAAAATAAACAATAATACAATGAAATCATTCAACATGAGCGGAGCTGCTACCAAAATCTCAGGTATGTATGGGGCGATGACAGTAGCTTTACTAGAATATAATTATAATCCAGATGTGATATCAGGTATAAGTTCTGGTACCATATTATCTATGATATCAGCTTTATTAAAAGAACATCCCGAATTGCAAGAGTTAGTTTATGAAAAAGTTACTAACTTTAAGACTAAAGAATTTATGTCTAAGCCGCCTTTTAATGATAAAGGTAAGATAACAGTGAACGCAGGGCTAAGAGTAATTACTGGAAAGCCCTCTTTAGGAAAGCAGGATAATCTAGTTGCAACTTTAGGAGGGATTATAACTAGACCTCTATACAATGAATATATTCGTGGTATAGACAAATACCCAGATGTTGTAATAGGGACAGTAGATTATACAGACGGCAAGAGAAAGTATTTTGACGTGAGAAAAGATAAGCTTTCTTATGAAGAATATTTGAAGTACAGCAATGCATCTGCATCTATTCCTATAGCTGTAGAGCCAGTAGATTACCACGGTAGACCTCTATTTGATGGTGGAGTTAGAGATCATATAGGTGCGCCATTTATGCTTAAAGAAAGCTGTTATGCTGACAAGATAACAAGTACACTTAATATATTTTCTAGACCTGAAGATTATCAATTGGCTGATACAAATTGGTCAATAGAGGGCAAGAGTGTATTTGATGTTGCTTTCAGGACATTTGATATAATGAATATAGAGATATCCAAGAACGATGAGATACAGATTATAGCTGAATCATTATCTAGAGGATTAGATAGTAAAATTATATATCTTACTAATTACATGGAATCTCTATACGATACAGATAAATCTAGATTGATTCTATCATACAATGAAGGGATTAGAGAAGCTAGAGAACAACTAGGTCTAATAAGTACAGAGGAAACAAAAGAAATAAACAAAGTATAAAATGATAAGATTAAATAATGTTCCAGATATATCCACTTATATATCTGGAAACTACATTACAATAGCTAATGGCAATCCAACTACACTAACATTTAGTGAGACTGATAACTCATGTCCATCAACAGTAACTCCTTCAACAGTTTCTATATCTGGTACATTATTAAATCTCACTACACTAAATGTTGGTTCGCTGTTAAATTGTAATCCAGATCCTAATATAACTTATAGTGATACGTTTTACTATGAAGTAATTAATCCTAAAGTTATATATCAAAGAAATGATAAAAATAGCAATATAACATTTATAGATGTCACTGCTAAACAAACATACAATCACTCGCACAATATTCCAGTAAATAACAATACTTGGCTACAAAATCCTAATATTGTAAATAATAATTTAGGTAGGATAATTATAGAAAGATATAATGAAACTACATTAGCATGGGATAGTGTGGGAAGTATGCCATTAAATGGAACTTTAACACTCTACAGTAATTTGACTGGCGACCAGCAGCAGAATTGTTTGTTTAGAAGTAGGTATATTATTAGAGAAAGACAAAACTGTGGTGGTACTAGTCCCATTATATTTGAAGCAGAAGGAGAAGAGTTTGAATTAACTTTGAAGTATTACGAAGAAGATAATTTATATATAAAACAAGTTCTTATAAACGATACTAGTAAGTTTAATTTATGTGAGCAAGATCCAACAGACTTCTTAACAATAGAAGTTGATAATCAATTTGAGGTATTTTATGATAGTTATAATATAGATTATGTTTATCAATATTTAAATAGTAGCTCTTCCTTGGGAAACACCCCACTACTAAATTTAAGCTATAATGAACCTAACAGAAGTGTAGTAGGATCAATATTAAATATCTCTCCAAGGCAACCAATTACAAATGTTAATGTTGAATTTGTAGGATGTCAAAACATATTCTTAGATGGTATTTTAGAAACTAACCCTATTTGTATAGGAGGAGTGCCAGAAGTATCTGGGGATTTTAACTGTAATGATTTCAATGAAGATTTCTATAGAAATTGCTCTGGTTCTAATGATCCAAGTATAGTTGTTGAGAATAAAGATTTATTGATTGAGGGAGTTAGACCTAATATAGGGAATGTAACTCAAGAGGATTGTACTTATTGTCTTAATATTGAAGATAATACAATTATAGAAAATCCTTGCTTAAAAGGTAAGGTACTATATCAATATAAAACTAGCTTAAATGGAGAGTGGTGTGAATTCAATCCTGTAAAAGAGATATATCCATTATCAAACTTTACTCATTGTTTTTGTGATGCTGGCACTATTTATATACGAAATAAATATAAGTATTTTGAAGAACATAAATGTGGTTGTGGTCCGTCTCACGATCATCATGAAGACATATTATTTGAAACAGGTTGGTATGAATATACTTTAGATGTTTTAGAGTTCAAACCTAATATGGAAGCTACTATTATTAATAATGATGGTTGTTGTACAATATTAGAGTATATTAATCAAGAAGACAGATATATTAATATAGTTCCATCCATACTAGAATTAAATAATTATTTTTGTGAAGTTACAGAAGAAATATCCACAAATCCAAGTATACGATATAATTTAGAGCTGTATAGTCAGAAAGATAAAATTTGGGAGATTGTAGATCAGTTTGTAGTTGTAGTAAATAGTGATGATTACAATATATCTTCGCCAATAATTACAGACTCTAATATCTTAGAATCTTATGGATATTCAATAGATAAAGATACCTTAGAACAAGGAGCATATAGAGTAAGGTATGAGATAATAAATTGCTGTTATACTACAGAGAATGTTATATATATCAATATTTGTGATAGTCTAACTATTCATAAAGACTGTGATTTAGATAATGAAGAATATACAGAATGTGATTGTTATAAATATATATTTAACAATTACTCTCCTACTTACACATATACTGTAGAAGTGTATGATACACATAATGATGTTGTGGTAGATACATTAATTATATTACCTAATACAGAATTAGAATATAATTTTCTAGAAGATAGTATCTATACACTAAATATTAGAAATGATAATGGTATATCTACAATAGGTAAATATACTAATCCATACTCTATACCTATATTTGTATTTTGTGCAATAAATAAATGTTATACAAGCCTATCTATAGATGTTTTATGCTCACATAATGCAGATTGTGATTGTGAAGATGAAGATCTTCTAAAAGATAGATTTAGGCTTAATAGAATAATGATGTTGTATCAAAGTTATATGAGGTTAATTGAAAAGGAATATTATTTGACTTCTAGATATAATATTATTGATATTACTAATAGAATGAAAACTTTTAAAAGATTAAACAAAATATACGAACAGTTAAAGAATCTTTGTGAGCCATGTAATAATGGAACAAGAAAAAATTGCTGTGGTTAAATTATATAATTATGGGATGTAAAACATGTAAACCAATAACAACTATTGTCAATGATATCAATAATACTATATCTAATACAACTACTAGTGTCTATAATAAAATGGATGATAAAAGTTGTTTTGAGAGCAGATTTTCAAACAAACAAAACTTATATAAGATTAGAAAAGTTAAGATTGGAGCTAGTAAAGATAAGAAAGAGTGTTGTGAGGAAATAGACTTAAGCTCTATAAATCTTAAAGGAGAGTGGATAGATGGAGAATGTCTAGTGGAAAACAATCTACAGACTGGATATAAAAGAAGAGATATAATAAAAGTAACTAGTAAAGAGACATCCAATGAGTATACTATACCGTTGGATGCTACTCCTTATCTCATCTCTTCTACAACTAAGCTATCTTTAAAAGAAAGTATTGAATTACTTAATAATAGAATTATAAAATCTGATGATTGTAGAAACGAATTTTGTAATGATGAATTAACTGTAACATTGACAAGGGATTGTCCTCCAGGTTCATCTAGTACAAGTGTTGAATATACAATTCCAGAGTGTACTATCATTAGTAATATAAGTAAAGAACATGCCAATATGTTGGCGCAATTACAATTAGCTGCAAACAGTAGAATATATGCAATTTGTAATGCAGAGTGTGTGCCAAATACAAAATATTGTAATGACGAGATAAGTGAAACAAGAATAAAACAAAATTGTCCTATAGGTAAGGTAGGACTAGAGGTAACATATACTGTTGAAGCTGGTAGATTTTGTTCTTTAATTTCTAAAGATAAGGCAAACGAGCAAGCACAATATTACTTAGATAGAAATATAGATAGATATATACTAACATCTGATCCTTGTTTATATTGTGCTGACCCTACTGTAGTTTGTAATGATGAGTATTCTGAAGTATTAAATAAAGATTGCTCAGGCAGTATCGTAAGTACAACATACAATGTTGCTGCTGGAAAGTACTGTTTAACAGCTAATGAGAATAGAACTGAAGCACAAGCTAAGACTCAAGCAAATCAACAAGCAATAGACGAGGTTAATAGAAATAGAGCTGCTATCATTGCATCTCTACAATGTCCTACTCAATGTAACACACAAGTACTAGTAGGTAATATAAGAAATACAAAGACAAGTTCAGTATCTAATACATATAATAATCCTTTAGATTATACAGTAACTTGGACACAAACTTATATAGACTTGTTTGAATCACAACCAGCTGTACAAGTCTTAAAAGGAGGATTTAATGTTCTACCTGCACTTAGCAATAGATATAGATTAGAGTTATACAGAAATAACACAAAGATTATAGACTCTGGAACATTTATAGATGATCAATATTTCCAACTAGTTTATAATGTAGAACTTGGAGATGAGATAAGATATGTACTTACTTTTGAAAAGATGTTTGGACTAGACGTAGTTCAGGAAGCTACTCAAAGGATTGGGTGTCCTCCTGCTATAGAAAATCTAATTACTAGAGTATTTAATGAAGGAGATGGAATATAATTAATTAATTATGAAAAATACAATAGACAAGGAGAGAATTAATAATATACTATCTCCATATAATAATCATAATATAATACCAACTAGACGAAATAAAAGAGATTTAATACAATCATATTATTCATCAATTAAATTAGATTGTGAAGGAGATATAGCTTGTAATACTCGACCTTTGTCTATTTTGGAGGAGATAAACAATAAAGTATTTTACTTATCAGAACTATACTTAACTGATCAAATAGATCAAATTGCTGTAAAATCTAAGTTTGGTAAGACAAAACTGTGTGACTTTGATAATATTAGTGACCTACATTATTGGATTAATCTACTTGGACTATTCTACATGGATATTATAGAATACTCTAATACCTGTAAATGTGTAGGTGACGATATCCTAAAGAAATTTGAAGACAGGTATAAGATAGATTGCATTCTAGAGAATATAACATGTAGAAAGGATCAATTAGGTTTATTATTCAATAAAATATATAAGGTGTTCTTATCTAATATACCAAGATGTGATAGTGTTGTTAGTATAGATTGGACAGATGAGTATTATTGTATATGTGATGCTCCTGTATTACCACCAATTACTATTACTTCAATAGTTCCAACATACAGAACATTAGATATTTACTGGGAGCACAATGCAACTGGTATATTATATTTAATAGAGGTTCTAAATTATAATACTCAAGAGACTATTACATCTACAATTACGTCTGATAAGAATATAACAATTGAAGGATTAAGCCCAGATACAGAATATACAATAGTAATAACAGCAAGTAATTGTAACTCTAGAGTTACAGTATCTCAAAATCAAGAAACACTTCCTGTATTTATAACTGTTAATTTAATAGATAATAGACAACTTACAACATCTGTAATTTATAATTTATCCTTTATTGGTACAAGACAACTTGATGAAAATGAAATATTTTCTCTAGACTTCATATTATCAAATATAGATCAGCAGCCTTTAGATGTATTCATACCTAATTCATATAGCTACTTCTCTAAATTAATCATTAGTGATATTAATGGATCAACTGCATTATATGTTAATAATCAAACTGATTCTAACTTAACTAAATTAGATAATTATCTAGGGTTATTATCTCAAGGTAGATATAGAACTCAACCATTAATTAATACTACTATAGATGTATATATTGATGAAATATCCTATCTTTTAGATAATCCGACTTGTGATTCAAACAGTACACTTACTTATAATACTTTAGAAATTTCTAACAGTGGCATTGATATTACAATACCATTGCCGAGCACATTAACTTCCATACAGAATCAAGTCAATACAATGAGTAGTGAGTTATTTATCTCTGGTAATGTAGCACAAACAGTATTAGATTCATATCAAGAATTAAATTCCTCCGTCTGTTGTAAGGATCCAGCATTAGTTCCAAGTAACATTAGTATTTCTAATATTACTGATAGTGCGTTTACTATTAATCTAACGTCAAATCCTGTAGCTACTACAACAATATTGATAGAAGATGCTGGAGGCACTGTATTTGAAGGACCTATAGGCTCTGGAACTACAAGCTATACAGTCAATCATCAAGTAGGAATCTCCTACTCTACAGAATATACCGTAACAGTAACAGTTACCAATTGTACTGGAACACTTAGTGAGAGTACTAACGTAACCACTAACAGTGTAATTAATACAGCTCAATTGTTTGTTAGAGGAGGTTCTGGAGCCGTCTACAACACAAGAACAAGTAGTTTAGATACTTCATACTTATCAACATTGCCGACTATAGATAGCTGGACATCTAGTGTAAATGTATCATGTTTGGAGAACTATCCTCCTTATACAGCAATAGATAAGATATATAATGCTGATAAACTTAACACTAATGGATTTGCTTTAGAAGCACCTAACACTGGTATTGGATATAATAATCTAACTACTCCATTCCAGGCTAATATTGGTACTGGTACCTTTGCTTGTTGTACACCAAACCTTACACCATGGAGTATAAGCAATACTCCTACTGAAATATCAGCTACGTTAGATAATAGTTCTACTGTTAGCCAGTATATCTACAGTGGTAAGTTCTTAGGTATAAGACCTATACCACAACCTAATTTATTGAGATTAGAAGTTATAATCTCGACTAATAATAGTGGTGGACATACTATAGCAAGTGATATGGAATTGTATTTGCTTATTGATGGTAATCCAGTTATAAATGGAGTACAGTTTAACTTAGCTCCAGGATACTATGTCTCTGGTCCGTTCCACACTGTACCGTATGACTACTCTCCAGCTACTTTAGTTAGTGAAGGGGAGATTGAAGCGTATGTATTAATAAGAAGTAATGCTTTACAACCATTTAATCCAGCTAATAAGTCAGGAATTAAGATTTGGTATCAAATAATAAAGAACTAATATGATACAATATAAGAAGTTAATCATAAAGAGAGATAACCAGATTATTGGTTATCTCTACTTTCAACAAGGCGCGACGCCAACTATACAAGATATAAGAACATATCTACATAATTATAACCTATCTAGCTATTTCTCAGATCAACAGCTTCAAGATATTATAGATTCTCAGTATATAGATATTGATGGAGATCTATGTTGTACTGATCTGCCTCCTTTGGCTCCAGTCATAGAATATACTGTAGAAGATAACAATACTATATACTTCAGTATTAATAATTATATAATTAGTCAAGACTATATTATAAATATTTATAATATGGAAGCTCCTAATGTGTTATTAGATTCAATAGAGTATACAGAACCAATAGGTATAGATCTAGATGCAGGAATGTATAAGTTTGTTATAATTACAAGTACATGTGCTGGAACAGTTACTAGAGAATTTAACATAGAATTTGGTAATATTAGTATAGTTATAAATATTTTTGGGAACTTACAATCATCAAACATACAAAGTCCAGACACAACTATAACTATTCCGACTTTTGTTGGGGATAGTGTTGATATTAATGCTAATGTAATTGATCAGATAAATAACTTATGGAGAATTAACTCTATTACAGCCAATGGAATGGAAACAATTAATAATGAAGTGTTTGATATTGCCAAAGTTTTTACAAATGGAGTTATTACTGAAGTAAATTTTACAGCAAGCAATATACAGCAAAGTTTGACAATAAATATATTAAGTACATATAATACTGTTGAATGGTGTGATCAAGAAGAGTGCTTTGAGTGTGTCTTTGATCAGTTTCCTTGTGTACCTGTAACTAATGCTTGGACTGATGAACCTAACCCAACTGGAATTGTTAGAAATAGTGGAAACTTGGATGCTATATTTCCAGCAAATACATATACTATAGTATGGCAAACTCCAGTGGCAGCTACAATATTAATCGTCGACAATATAAGTGGTTTTGTATACAATACTACTAATGTAAATCCTGGAAGTGGATCTTATACTGTAGTTAAGCCCAATGGTGCTGCAGGTGTAAGATACATACCTGTTAGTAGTAGCGTTACGGGATTTGATTTAAGAATTGAAACTACTTGCTAAAATAAATAACTATGACACAAATAAAAAGAAACATATTAAATATTATTAATAATGGATCAGTTGTTCAAAGCATATCTATAACAGACTCAACTACAGCACAGGAAATTGCTACTGCTGCACTAATAACTATAACGGAGGCACAGAATATACTTAATAGTAGAATTATTGATGATTTAAATAATTATTGTTGTGATGGAATATTGCCAACAATAATGCAACCTCAATACGCGTTTAATACAGACACTCATATACTATCAATAACTCCAGTTGTTAATAACTCAGATGGCAACAATAGTATTACTATCTATAATGAAAATTCAACATTAATTGATACTTTCTCTGGATTAGGTCCATTTGATCTAACAGACCCTATTCAATTTAATACAAACTTCCCACATACTAGAGTTATAGATATTAATATTGCTGCAACAAATTGTGCTGGTACAATAGACAATGATTATAGTTTATCTATATTACCTGATTTTGTATTTGGTAATGCGGGAAATCCCACAAGGGGAGGATTAAATAAATTTAGTAATCTAGTACCAGACTCTAATTTTTCTACTAACTTCCCCGCTGGAGATACTGTAGAGCTTAGATATTTTATAAATAATATAGAAGTTTTAGATACTAGAACAGTATTCCAATCTATAAATAATATTATTAATTTTACACAACCAATAAGTTATACTAATAGCGTAGTCTCTTTATACCCAACTAAATTACAGCTAAAAAACCTAGCAAATAACTTTATATTTGAGTTTGGTAATGATTTATCTTATATATTCACTATATAATAGCATTTTATAATGTAATTACATTATAAAGCATATAATATCAAAATACAATGTTTTATTACATTAATAATCAAAATTAATGAAAATACAAATTAATATATAAATTAATATATGGGTACAAATGATAATGGTTTCGTTGATATCAACGATTTAGGACTTGGAGACTTTGATGAGATATTAGCTATTTCTCAAGGAGCAGAACCAGAGCCCACCAAACCAGGTAAACAAACCTCACAAAAATCTACTCAGAAAGATACAAGTAACACTGAGTTAAACCTAGAAGATTATTTTAAGTCAGATTCAGAATGGGCAGAAGAGCTAGGTAAAGTAGAAGAGGCTTCTACAAAAGAAGATGACTTTGAAGATCTATTTAATTTTGTTGAAGATACTGATACTGAATCAGATGATACAGATTTAGATAATGAACTGGAACCTATTAAAGATGATAAAGAAAGTGACAAGACAGAAAAGATTGTAGAATTAAATCTAGATGAAAAAGTAGTTAAAGAATTGTCTGATCCTGAGTCTATTTTATCTAAAGTTGTAAATAAACTTAAAGAAACTGATTATGTTGGTCTAACTGATTTCTTAATAAAAGAAGGATATGTTAGAGCAGAGATCGAGGGAACAGATTTTGTTTCTTCTGTAGATTATTTTACAGATGATCAGTTGCTAAATCACGATATCAGAAATAGATGTACAGGTTGCAGTGAAGAGCATATTAATGATATGTATTTAAAGATCCGCCAATCTCAAGCATCAGATGCTTACATTAAAGATTTAAGAAAGTCATATGTTAATATGGATAAACTTAAATATCAGCAAGAACAGAAACTGCAAAATGAAGAGAGAATAAAAGCTATAGAAAAAGAAAATAACGAAGCGATAAGCAAAGTTAAAGCTTTAAATGCTATTGGGGACTTTGTAAATAAAGAAGATATTGTTAATAAATTTATTCCATTCTTAAAAAAAGATGATACTGGAACATCAAAGTTTATTCAGGAGATATCTTCAGATCCAGTAAAGCAATATAAAGCTATGGTATATCTTCAATTAGAAGATAAAATGAGAGATCATTATAAACAAGAATTAGAAAGATCTTTCAAATTAGGAGTAGAAAGTGTTATTGGATCTGGTAAGAAAGTAGAGAATAAAGTTACTAGCTCTCCTAAAACATCAAAGAAGAGATCTGTATCAGAACCTAAGTTAGCTGGAGATACTATTGATTTTGATAGTATTACAGAAGACGAATTGATGGATATCAGTGAACTAACAAAAATTAACGGATTATAAAATATATGATATAATATGCATTAAATATTAAATTATTTCTTGCATATTATATTTTTTTATATTTTTATAAATAAAACAAACTTTAAAAGAATTTAATTTATTAACAATATATGAGAGTTGTTCAATTATCATCCTTTCCAGAAGCAATGAATCAAGGTACCCACACGTTGGAACACTTTGAAACTCTTATTGGTAGAGGTGTAAATGTTATGCCAGACGTAGTTCAATTACGTCCAGACTATTCAATGAATTATCTTACTGATGGTATCGGTAGAACATTCATGGAAGGTCAAAAAAGTAAAAGTGAGAAATCTCAGTATATGATTGTTGAGTGGACACTTAACCAAAAAAATATACCTAAAGTAAAAATTGTAGCTGACTGCACAGAAACTGGAGTTGGTAAAACACCTGTAGCTATTGATGTTGATCGTCCTTACTACTTCCAAGGTGATACATTCGTTCTAGAAAACCAACAACAATTGCGTGTAACTCTACCAGTTCAGAAGATTTCTGCTAATAGATGGAGATATATATGTACTCTAGAAGGTAATGACTTAAGTAGAGGTATCAATACAAGATTCACCACTGCAGGTAAAATTACCATGTACCGTACTAACTATCATGGTGAGCTTTCTAAGCATGGAGCATTCAAGAAGATGAATACGACTGAAGTTCACAGAGCTTATCTTTCTAGACAACGTCAATCTCTTCAAGTTTCAGGAGACTTTGCTTCAATGCTAGCAGTTCTTAAGAGAGGTAACAAGTCAGCATACTTCAAAATTGGTGAACCAACTAGAGATCTTATGGAGTTGTTGATGCACTCTAGAAACAACTCAATGTTGTTTGGAGAATCTAACCACGATGAGCATGGAAGATGTTTGAACATCAATGAAGATGGAATGGCTGAACCATCAGGAGATGGACTTCTTAAACAAATTGAAAGATACTGTGATAAGCTTAATTATGCAGTTCTTGATACATCATTATTTGATGAAGCTATAGAAAGTGTTATCTTAAAGACAGGTAAGCCTAGAGGAAATCAGATCACTGTTCTAGGTAACAGAAAAGGTCTAAAAGATGTTCACGCTGCTTTAGAGAGAGCTCTATTACAAAAATCTCCTCTTGGAGCTTGGTATTACCACCTAAATGGTAGTGATAAAGTTAAAGTTGGTAAAGAGTATGATATGTATCAGTATCAAGGTAATACTATTACATTTGTAGAAGATCACAACTTGAGTGAGAGTATCTATAACAGAGGATATCTAATCTTTGTTGATACATCAATCAATGGTGACAAGCCTAACGTAGTTAACTATACATTAGAAGGAAGAAATCTTATCCAAGGTAAGCTTTTAGGTATGGGTGGACTAGATGGTAGAACTTCTGGTAATATTGCTACTGCTTTAGATGGAACTGAAATCCACCTAATGAGTTACTCAGGTCTAGCTGTATTAAATCCATACGCTGGATTTATCATGCAAGAAAACTTATACGAATAAGAAGTATAGTATTTTCGTTAATTAAGATTTAAGACCTAGAAATAGGTCTTATTTTTTTGAAAATATTTTAATTAAAATATTTTTTTATAAGTATTTTTTTATTTACTTTAATTACATTAATGAAAATAACTAAGAAATAACAAAATAAATATGTCACATAGTTTAATATCAAAGGTCGCAAGGACCCAAAATAAACAAATTATATTTAAGCCTGTTTATGGGCTAGGTAGATTGATCTTACAACCGCCTATTGATGTAAGAACAAGAAGAATAATTGGAGCTTATATTCCAACTCCAGAAGAAGAAAGACACTTGGAATTCTATGTTAAACCTAATAGAGTTAGAATAATTGAACCTGGTACTACACTAGATCTTAACATTCCTGTAGATGCTATGGATTGGGGATGGATATCTAAGTCTAGAGGTATAGCTTTAACAAAAGAAGAAGCCTTAACACAGAGTGATGTTTACTTCTATGTCTATGATGAAGTAATGGAGCAGCAAAGAGAGATGGAATACCATCAAATTATGTTGAAGGCTCTTAACTACGTTAATGATTCTACAGATGGCAAATTAAAAGAAGTAGCCAGAATGTTAGATGGTAGATTAGACAGATTACCACCATATCAATTGAAGAAAGAGTTATTTGATATGGCTCAAGATGACAATGTTAATAATATATATAAATTAATAGGTGTTTTTGAAGATCCAGATGCTAAATTCAAGACTTTGATCCACAAGTTAGTAGATGAAGGTATTATAAGAAATACTAATGAAGTATATAGATTTGATAATATTATTGTTGGGACTAATTTTGATCAAGCAGTTGCTTTCTTACAATCTCCAGAGAATAAGGATATAATCAAAGCTATGGATAAGAGATTATCTCCACATAGATATGATGAAGAAGGAAGACTAGATGTGACTTTTATTGACTAATCATATACACATTTAAGATTATCTTATAGGTAGTAACATAGGAAGAAGGTTTCTCTTCCTATTTTTATTTCATTATATTTACAAATATTTAAACCAATAAATTATGACAGCAAAACAGGTATTAGATTATTCTTTAATAGAACAGAATAAGATAGAGAGTCCTAGTCTTGAGATAATACAATATAACTATTTCTTTAATAAAGCTATAGATAATGTATTAAAATTGAATTACGGATACTATGATATAAATCAACTTCAAACAGACAAATTATATACTTTAAAGAAAAGAGTTACTATATTAATTGATATGAATAATTTAGAGGGAACTGTTGTTATGGATACAGGAAATCCTTTAAACTCTTATTCAACTACTACATTACCTATTACTTTAACAGAGAGAGGAATTAAATTCCTATTACCTGATGATTATTGGCATTTGCTCTCTGCTAAGGTAGTGATGCAGCCTAAAACTAACGGAAGTTCAGGATCTTGTAATACAGGACCAGGGAGTAGAATAGAAAGAGCTCTTAAAAGGGGTACGAGCGATCTATTGGTTGCTTCTCTTAACAATGCTTATAATAGACCAGCTATATTTGGAAGGAGTGGTCCTGGTATTGTATATTATGAAATAACAGATAATCCTCAACCTCCATCACATATCCCATTTAGTAACAGTGTACCTGGAGTAAATAATGGAGAAATAGAAGTTATTACTGGGTTAAGACATAATAACTTAGATTTCTATTCTGTAGTCTTTGATTATATAAAGGTATATGATGTTATAAATTTGACAGAAGAGCAACTCTTTTTAGATGTTGAACCAGGAGGTCCCGACGATATATCTCAAGTCATGGAATTTACTAATTCTGTATGTAGAGATATAATTACGGAGCTATCAAAACAACTAGCAGGTAATGCTAAAGAGGCTGACAAACTACAAATAGTATCAGCTTTAGGACCTCAAGACCTATCAGCTCCAAATCAAGGAGCTCAATAGAAAAATAATAAATTTAAATAATTTACTTTGTTTATAACAAAATATTATATATTTATAAATATTATCTCAAAAGTAATAGAAAATAACAATAATACATAAATTTAATTATGGCGCAAATTAAAAGAAGAAAAGCATTTCTAATTAATACACCAACTGACTTTCCAGCTCAGTTTTTAGATGCTTCTAATGCTGTAGTTTCTGCAGCTACTGCTACTAAGTTCCAACTATTGGGATTCAGCCCAGTAACTGAACTAACTACAATTCATGGTGTTATAGGTTCTAGAGGTTTGGAAGGTACTAGAAATGTATTACGTTTGAACAACACTAACGTAACTGTTACTGGTCCAATTCCTGCTAACACAATTGTTAATGTATTCATTGAAGCAATTACTACTGACTATGAAGCTGAATACAACCGTTACATGGGTCATGATGGGGCTATAGCTACTTACCAAGTACTTTTGCAAACAGGAGATACTTACGATGTATTCTTAGCTAAATTGTATAATACAATTCGTCAAGACCTATATATGAACTATAAGCAACTTGTAAGAGTAGAAGATGAAGCTACAATCACAGGCGGTGGTAATGGTACATTCGTTAATGGATTGGCAACAAGTATTACTCAATTAGACATTATTGCTACTGATATAACATTGAAATTGAACATTGATGTAACTGGCATTGACAGACTATTAACCTCTGCTTTTGTGCAAGTTGGTGCTCCAATTGTAGTAACTCCACAGTTCAACGGAACTAACAACTATCAAGTACTAAAAGGAGAATTCCCTCAGTGGAACCGTCTTCCTTACAGCTATGATTATACAATGACTCCGTACAGAGGAAACTTGTATACTTCATTTAGATGGTCTACATTAGTGAGTCATGAGCAACTTGGTGGTGGATTTGTAACTGATCAAGTAGTTGAATCTACTCCAGTATACGATATCTATATCAACGAAACTTGTGATACTCTTATCAATGATTTAGTAGACTTCTTCGACAGAGCAACTACTTTATCTACTGCTAACCCAGTTAAGTATAAAGCTCCTGTATGGTATGGACCAACTAACCCTCCTACAGCAGTAGCAGCTGCTGCATTTAAGATATAATTTTAACAATATAATTTATTGTACTGCAATTAGTTATAATTGTATAACACACATGAAGGCTTTGAGGAAACTCAAAGCCAAATTAGTTTTAAGACAATTGTATTAATTTATATATTTGTTAATAAAAAATATGAATAGTTTATATATAATAGCTTCAGCTATACAAAATCATATAAGTGCAGGTCTTAAGGGCACAAATAATGAACCATACTCAGTTGAACAAATAATAGATGAGATACTAGTATCTAGAGCTGCAATAATTAAAGCAGAAGAAGATAATAGTAGATTAGATTCAAGAGATTTAGTACAATCTATATCATGTATAGAATTAGATTGTGAGAATATATCATTGTGTTGTAATGTTGAAACTTATAACATGGATAGATTTAAGCATTTTAAGATGCCTAAACCAGCAGCTTATGTTTCTGAACCTATAAAATACATTGGTTTAGTTGATAGGTCAATGAGCTTTAATATAGTTAAAGGGTCCACATGGGATACAGTAGATTATAGTAAGTTTAATAAATATATTAAGCCAAAACCTAAAGTTTGGATACATCCTAATAGAGAAGATGGATTTATTATAGATCCTCCAACTGAAGATCTAAAATACATAACTATAGACTTTATACCAGAAAATCCTACTGATCTGTATCAATATGCATGTTGCCCCATTAATAATTTTGAAGACGATGCTAAAACTATCCCAAATTGGATGGTAGATACAATAATGAACAATGTTATTAGTAGATTTACTAAGACAATGTATTGGACAAGTGCTAAGAGAAATGATGGTACTGGACACTAAACTAAAATAATATGCAAAATAATTCAACATTTGATTACAATAGTATAGATATAGTTAAATACTATATATACGAATACTTTGGAGAAGAAAATATAAGTGATTCTACTCTAGCTTTTATAGTTAAAGTAGGATTATCACTGATAGGTAGTAAGTACCAAAGTGTCTTTAAATATTCAACTAAAGTATTAAAGTCTGGTAGAGAATACTTAATACCGATACCATGTAACTTAGAAGCTATAGAAGCTATTACATTAAATAATGTCGATGAGTATACAAGATACAACCGACATGACTTGGAAGTATTTCAAGCTTCATTTATATTACCTTATATTAGCGTGGTTACAGATCAAGTATTAGATAGTGCCACTGTATATTTAACTGCTAAAGACACTAAAGAATATTTTGTTAAAGGAACATCTATTAATTTTACATTTTTAGGTGATAAAGTTCAAGTAGATAAGAGATATGAAGGCAAAGAAGTTAATATCTTATATAGAGGAACATTGTCAGATAAAGATGGACAACCACTAATAACTAATGCTGAAGCTAGAGCTTTAGCCTTCTATTGGTTTTATACTAACGAACTAAAAAAGGTAGCAACTAGGAAAGGTGGAGATGCTGGAATTTTACAGCTAGCTGCTCAACAAAAAGACGAGTGGATAAGTAAGGCTAGAATACCAGAGTTATTAACTCAAAATGAGCTAACTGCAATAAAGGATGCTGTAAAGAGAAGAAGCTTCCCAAGTTATGGAAAAACTATGAAATTTGGAATATAATGCAATTTTATAATACGTATAGAAAAAACCATATTATAAATACTAGAGAACTAGCTAAAATTAGTGAAGCTGAGATCCTAATGGGAGTGCCCACATTGGTCAATGGTAAGTATAAAGAAACTTCTATAAAAGATTTTATAGATCCAATAACTAATAAGAAGATAAGAAGACACTATAACAAGATTGATGTGGGATCAATACTGATTAACAAGTTATTTCAATTGATGATAAATGATATAATATTTAACAATACACTAATTAAGTTTCCATTAGGAGCTAAATTATATATAGATAATATGTCACAAGATGAAATAAATTTTAAAACTGCTAATAATCTATATAGTAACTGGAGCTCATACTTTAGCAATAATAACTTATTTTATATAAGGTATGAAGGTTTAACTAGAACTAAAAGAGTCTTAAGTAGAAGAGTTCAAATTGAGTATAACAGATACCATAGAGATATATTAGAAAGAGGAAATGAAGGGGAAGAGTTCGTCATAACTAAGACTAAGAAATATACAGACTATCTTATCACAATAATAAAAGAGTATCCATACATTGAGCCAGTTAGAATCAGATACTTCTTAAAAAATGTAATGATGAATATACCTATGTTAGTATTAGCAGGAATGGATATACATCTATCATATCCTAATATAATTACAATATTTACAAATGTTCCAAGCAAAGGACTCCAACATAACCTATCAAAAGAAAAAGAAATTAAGAAAAAGTATATTTTAAATAATCTAAAGTCTGAAAAACTACACAAATATAGAATATTAAAGAAAGATATAGATGTCATCAACTACTATGATAACATAGTATTTGGTACTTATTTCTTATCTAAATCATCATTAGATCATTACAATAAAGACTTTAGCAATTCAATTAAATCTAGTACAGTATTGACAAGCTTTGCACAAGAGATAGTAGACAATAATTTAATTGATAATTTTATCTATATGAAGAAACTACTTAAATAATAACATATTATGAGCACAGCAAATAATACCTTTAATAAAGGATTAAATTTAGATACTCCAAATTATCAATATCAACCAGATACACTATCTTATTGTAGAAATTGTGACTATCTAACTGGAGAGGGAAATGAAGCCATATTACAAAATATAAAAGGTAATACAAAAATAGATGGTCTAAAGGAGAATTATTTTCCTGTAGCAATTAAATCTTATGGAGGTGTTGCATATATTGTATCTGCAGAAGTAATAAATAATACATTTACTGGTAGAGGGGAGGTTGGCTCGTTTCCTAGTCCAGATTATTCTAACCTATCTTTAGTTAATGGTAGAACACTAAGAGGAACTATAGACTACGAAAATCCAAGATATTCTCCATTAAAGAACTACCTAGATGAAAGTTTAGAGCCTGATGATCCTATTGTATTAAATGAAGAGCTATTAATATATGGAACATCAGCTTCAGTATATAAAGACTTTAACACTAGCTTATTCAATTTTACTGAGTTTACTGAATTTGATATAGAGATCCAGCCATCATATGATGGCAGTATTAATATAATCTTTACTGATAATTATAATCCAATAAGATTAGTAAATACTAGATTTACTGCATTATCAAACAATACTGTTGAGATTAGGGATAGAATTGGACAAGCTGATACTAACTTATATAATAAATATAACTTTAATAATACACTTAACTTATTCCAAAACAGTACTAAGATAGTAAATCTTGATCTTGATTCTATAGGATTTGGAGGAGAATTAAATTCTGGAATTTATAGGTATTATATAAAGTATGCTACACAAGATGGAAACGTAACTAATATAATCGCTGAAAGTTTTAATGTTAATATATTTCATGGAACAACACTAGTAGATGCTAGAGGAGGAGACGACAACTTACTTAGAAATACAAGGAAGAGTGTTAGGTTGAAACTATCTAATCTAGATATGTCTTACAAAATGCTTAAAGTACAATATTCTTATTCTTATGGAGACAATAATATTGAAACAGAATTTTATGAGATAGAAGATAGTTTTAATATAACTAATAATAGTATTACTATTCAGCATACTGGTAGAGAGAGTATTTTTCCAATAAGTAGGCAGGAATTAGGAATAGATTATGTTACAGCATTTACAGGTAAGTCTCTAACACAAGTCAATAATAAGTTATATATAGCTAATATTAAAAGTAAACAATATAATTTAGTAGCTTTTGAAGAATTTGCTAACAATATTAAAGTTGGACATAAACAGAAAAAAGTAGAAGTACCATTTACTTCTGCAATAGTAGATGATAACAGCATTTATAGTTCTTTATTAACCACTAAGATAGCCAATACCAACGATAGTCTATCTATTGGATATAAGAATGGGTATCATAATCCATTTAATACTTACTACTTTGTAGGATATACCCCAGGCGAAAAATATTTGTATTCATGTAGATTTATTCTAGATGACGGTACTACAAGCCAATGCTTTCCTTTAAGAGGGATTGATAACTGGGAAAATGATAAATATATAACATATGGTAACGAAACACTAAATGAAGCTAATGATTATTTCAGTACTAATAATGGTGAAAACTTAAAAGGTTTATATAGATTTCCACAAAGAACTTCTAATAATTTATTTGCTCAAAGAAATGGTGATACTTCTTATTCAATAATTGATAGTGATACTAATATTGAAAGAGAAGTGGACTCTATTGGTGATGGATCATTAACTACAGATGAATCAGCATTCATCTTTAGCGATAGTATTACAGATATTAATACTCAAACATTAGAAGATTATTACTTTAATGAGCTAAATGGCGGGTCTTCAATTATAGTAACAGAAGAAACTCTAGAAAACTATGAAAATCCAAACTATGAAAATCCAAACTCTGGAGATTTCTTCTTTGATTATTCTATATTTGATATAAATGACTGTATATCAAATCCTGATTGTGAATTAACTCAAGAAGTGATAGATTGTATAAATGATATAAATTGTACGGTTAGCTTACTACGACACAATTGTGAATTTATATCAACAACTGCTGGCACAGCATTCCCAGCAGGACAACTCTATGAAATATCTGGTGTTACTTGCTCTGGAGATCAATTTAACAATACAACATCTACTATCACTTTAACATACCAGAATCAAGTAGATAGCTATGGAAATCCATTAGGAACAACTTATGATTATCAAGTAATATCTACAAAAGAGGCTCAAGCTAATATACTAGCTGTCACGTTTGAATTACCAAATACTCCTTATCCAGAAGGGACTATAGGAGTACAATTTATGAGATCTATAGAAAATAGTAAAGATTCCATAGGGCAGGGATATATAGTAGATACGTTACCAGTTCCATCAATAGAAATATATGGTAAAGAAGAGAGAGGGAACAGATATATTGATTATATATCGGACTTTGGAGATGGAGGTATGAAACTTGTTCCTTCTATAGATTATGTATTAGAAAGTCCAGCAGTCTGGGATAGAAGAGGATTAGGACCAAATAGAAAAAAGATTAGAGAAGACGAAGGTGGTAACACAGGCTTGCAACCTGTACTATTCAATAATAAAGGTTGGAAGGCTACAGAACCGTATGAAGAGAGGACAAAATTTGCTTTTATAAGTAATGACCTATTATCAAATCCAGTTGAACTGTCTTCAACATTAATAGGAGGTAATTTTAAGTTAAAAGAGATAAGTAAGATTGGATTATTTACTGGAGTAAGAACATCTAACAGAAGTTCAGGTAGAAACATTGGAGTTGAAGGATTTAGTGTTTATAAGACTATTACAGTAGAATCATCTACTGAAAGACTTATAAACTGTGAGTTAGATTTTGTACTAGCTGATGTTGAAGGAAGAACTCCAAATGGATTTAGTAGTAGATGTCAGTTCAGTGGTACACATAACGATTTTAAGTATGAATCTTTTGTTATGTTCCCTTTAAAATTTAATTCATATATTGGAGTGTCCACTGAAGACACTATAACATTAGGAGAGTTCTCAAATAATACAAGTGGTGATAGATTAGGAGAGAATCTACATGTAGAGCCTAACTACGGAGGAGATGATAATCCATCATTTGGAGTTATTAGACCTGTAGCTATGCTAGTTAATCTATATAGAGATTTAGGATTTGACTTAGGCACTAATGTGGATGATTTAAACAGAATAAAATCAGATGTAAATTTAGCAGCTATATCATATACTCCTGTAACTAAAAGATTATACTGGATTAAACCTGAAGATGAGTTGGATTCAGTAGATATATTAGATGTTAGTGAAGATGGTAAAATAGTTGCGTACCAAGGAGACAACTTTGTTAGCTTAGGAATTAGACAATTATATAATAATATTTATGGTGTAAATGACGAAGCTCCAGAAAATTCATTTAGATCAGGACGTGTTGGATATAGTTTAACTCTTGTTAACGATAGTATTTACAATCCCTTATTCAGAACTATAGAAATACCTAATCAAGCTGAGCCAGCTTTAAACTTTTTCCCGAATCTTCTAACTACATCTCCTAATAACCTAGGTAATAAATATGCACAAGGTAACCAGTGGAGAGACTATGAAGAACTTGAATCTACTGCATTCAATTTTGGGGGAGTAAAAACTTATACAGATAGAAACTATATTACTTTAGTTGACAGAGTTCCATTCTTAAATACAGAATTTTCTACAAGAGTTATTTATAGTGAGTTACACATTAACTCTGCAATTGAGAACGGATATAGAAACTTTCTACCTTCAGCATATAGAGACTATAGTCAAGAAATGGGAGCTATAACAGCTATTAGATCATTTCCTAATAATAACAACTATTTAGTCTTAGTTCAAGAAAATGGTATAGGGTTGGTTCCTGTTGTACAAAGAGATTTATTAGCTGATACAAGTTCCTCCACTAGTGGTAGTCTTTATTTTGATGAAGCAGGTATATTAGGAGATATAGATAAAGTTCAGCAGTTAACAAAACAATATGGATCTAAATGGTTGAACTCTATAGTAACTACTAATACATCAATATATGGTGTAGATATAGAAAATACTAAGGTATGGAAGTTAAATCCAGGGTTGGAATTAATTTCTGATTATAAGATTCAGAGCTGGTTGAGATTAATAAAACCAACATATAGTTACAAATCTGTCAATCTATTAAATAGATATATTTATGGATACTATAACTTAGGTTCTAATTATGTTCATTTTAACTATAAAGATGTAGTATGCAGTAGTAGTGTGCAGGATGATACTCCATACGCTTGGCAAGTAGACTACTCTATTTTGGAAGAATATAATAATGGAATCTTAACAGGGCAGGAAAAACCTAATGTGATTAGTGATCCAGATTACATAGAGCCAGCCGTACTTGAGCAGATAGAGAGTCCTTGTCCCATACAAGGAGAACCTTCTTTTCCTAATAATATAGATATATATGTTGTGTGGGATACTACATCTTTTAATCCTACTTTAAAGGCTACTTTACAACAGAATGTTATAGGTCCTTGGATACAAAACTTTAGAACTCAGTATCCACAGTGGATTGGAAATTTCCAGCAAATAGATGCGCCTAATACAACTGAAGGGGAGCAATGGTTAAGTTATGTAAATCTTATACCAAACACTGCTACAAAAGTTGTACTAATTTGTATGATTGATGAAGCACATACTAGTTATCATAACCAAAGCGTAACGAGATGGGATAGTATAGCAGATGCTAATAATCTATTTAATGTAGCATTATCTACAAGTGGCACAACCCAGCCAACAGCTCAATATATAACAGATTATAATAATTTTATAACCATATACAATACCAGATTTGATTATTTTAAAGGTATGGTATATGCTATACCTAGTGCACCTAGTGTATTACCTAGATTATTTGCTAACCTCCAATTACATGCTTATTGTGCAATAGAAGGTACAACTGTAAGTCCTGGAGAATTTGTACCATCACAGCAAGGGGACATAAGTATTATACAATCAGAGAACTTATATTCTACTATTGGACCAGGTTTGAAGAACTTTGGATGGCAAGAGCAACATAACTTTAGTGGTCAAGCTAGTGATTTAACTCTTGAACAATTTACTGAAGATATCAATCCTTTAATAATAGAATCTCCTACAGAAGGGTTTAGTGGTTGGAAGCCTAGGGTTTCCTCTGCTACTTGTACTCCATTATATAAATTGATTTGTGTGGAGACTACACCAGTACTAACTCAAAATATCAGCTATAGTGAAACTTTAGGTTACTGGAATAGCTTTTGGGGATTTTTTCCATCTAAAACATTTAATCTATATAATAAACATTATTCTTTTAATGGGTCATTAACTAGTCCTATAAATGAAATATGGGAACACAATACTAATAATACAAGATGTAACTTCTATGGATACCAAGATGAATTTGTATTTGAATTTGTTATTACTTCAGAGATACAATTCCAAAAGATATTTACAAACTTCATATTATTGTGTAATGAAGTACCTCCTATATTTATAGAATATACTACTGATAATGAACCTACTATAGATGATGTTAAACCTAACCCTATAAAAGAGCCTAGAGTGCAGACTATTTATCCAAGATTTAGACAAAGATATTATAGTTCTTACAATCCGTCTAATCCTAATCCAGTTTTAAATAGAGTTATAAAATATAATGCTAAGTATAAAGAAAATCACATGTATATTCAAATAGATGATAACAATAGAGATACTAAAGGTAGGGTACATCCTTCTCCTTTTACTAAGCTAAATAATGCTAAAATAAGAGACAAATACCTTAAAGTAAGATTTAGATATAAAGGGGATGAATATTCTATTATACAGGCTGTAATTACAGCTTATCAAATATCTTTTAGTTAAAATAATTATATTTAATACTAAATACATTATAATAAATATACTAATGAAAAATAATGAGATTAATAAATATCAGTTAGGTAATTTATTCCAGGGAATTTTATCTGGACAAGGCAGCAATTTCAACTCTATAGTAAATAGTCTAGGAAATATAGGTAATAACAAAACCAATACTGTAGACACTTCTAAATTAAATGCAGAAGAATTAAAGGCTATAAATGAGGGCACTGCTACTGAAGAACAAATAAATACATGGATATCAGAAGGGAAATTGTCTGCTCAACAAGCTACGGAACTAACCAATAAAAGTAAAATGAATTTGGGAATGGGACTAGCAAACAGTATGGCTACATTTAGTGAATTGAATGCTGATGGCAATATAGATACTACAGATTTAGGGCAGACTGCTGGAGATTTTATTTCTGGTTCATCTCAATACGGACAAATTGGAAAACAGATTGGTAATATAGCTACAAATATCATAGGTCAAGATAGAACTACTAATACATTAGGGGAAGGGGTTCAATCACAAAAAGCTGGTATTACTGCAATGAATAAAGCTTTGGAATACACAGCAGCAGGCGCAGAATATGGAGGATTGCCTGGAGCTGCTATTGGAGCAGTAGCTGGAACTGCTATTGGATTAGCACAGGGTAATAAAGCAAGACAAGAAGCCGAGGAAGAGTTTCTTAAGAGAAGAAGAGAAAGATTGGATAGATTCAATGATTATTCTAAGAATCAATATCTAGATCAATACACAAACCAAATGTTATATGCTAAAGATGGTGGAATTTATATTAAAGAAAGTAATAAAGGTAAGTTTACAGAATACTGTAAAAGAAGCGGCTACTCTAAAGTTACTGAAGATTGTATAAATAGAGCTAAGAAATCTAAGAATTCCAAATTAAGAAAGAGAGCAGTCTTTGCTGAAAATGTTAGAAAGTGGAACTAAAATAAAATAATTAATTTATATGAAAAAATGTAATACTGGATGTAATATCCAACAAGATGGTATTGATACAGATGTCTTGCATCTTATTCCAGAAGAGGTTTATGACTTAATGAAGAAGAGAGCTAGAATTAGATCGTCTAAACCATATAATGATAAACACAAAGAATGGTTAAAAAAGCAAGCTAATAAGAAAGGAGTTTCTTTAAGAGCATACTTAATAGGACTATCTAATGAAGTAGAACCTCATTTGATTGCTATAGAGAAAATGCAGCAAGGAGGCGAATTAGATGATGATCTGTTAATGATAAGTGAAAACATTAATAATAGATTAAATCAAATTGCTGCTATGTATAATCAGCAAGTGCCAGACGCTACTTCCGCTAATACAATAAACAAACAATATAAAAAAGGCGGTAAGATGAAGCCTATGTATCAAAGAGGCTCAGTTCTAGAACAATCTAGAGAAATGTTAGCAAAGAAAATAGATAGTCAAAGAGCAAGATTGTATGATGATAATATAGCTGCTAAAGAAGGATATCAATCTACAGGATTTATAAAAGTAGATAATCCATCAGAGATGTTGGAAGCTGACGCATGTTATATTGTAGAAAAAGGTAAAAAACCTAGAAAAGTAGATTGTTCTGTAAATGGAGCTGTTAAAGGAAATGCCCTAGAAACTAAGGATGGTGTTACTTATTATATGAGAGAGCAGACCAAGTATAGTACTAATAAAACAGATGGTAAATCTACTATAACAGATTGGCAATCTCCCGAGATATCTAATAGTAGTTCAAGAGGTGGAGAAGGTGACCCTGCTCCAGAAGAAGGTAAAGGAAAAGGCAAAGATAGTAGTAATAGAAGAGGATACAAGTGGGCTGTAGAAGGTGGATGTGGATATTGTACAGGGAAAAATAAGCAGAATATGATAGTAAAAGATATAACAGATTTTGTCTCTTCTAATTCTAATATTAGTGCCTTTGTTGGAAGACATCTAAATGCTTTAGTTAGTAACTACAAGAAAGCTGGAGGTAAGGATACTGATACTATAGCTATTCCAATGGGAGATAATATGAAATCCTTTCAGCAAGCAGCAGAGATGGGCTGTTTTTGTGCTGTCTCAGGTAATATAAAGGTGGATACTCCTCCAACAGAAACTATAGAAGCTGATAGACAAGTAGATGTTATTAGTGAAGAAGAACCAAAACCTATTAAGGATAACATAAATAGAGCTTATCATTACTATGCTAAGATAGAGATTCCATATCCACAGGAAATTAATAATGGTAAAGGATTTAAAACTGATGTGGTATACTTCTCTGTAGTACCACAAATGAGTGGAAACAGTGTTCAGTCGTTAACCTTATCAAATTTAAGTGTTGGAGCTAATACTTTACCTAAGGGACAAAGTTTAAGTGGAGGTATTAAAGAAGGAAATGTAATAAAAGGGAATGCTAATCTAGGCACTGTACGTTTACCTATGCCATCAAGTGATCAAATAGAATCTGTGTTTGGAAAACTTGAAAAAGGAATAAGAAAAGAGAATACAGCAGGATTAGATAATTACCTTAGAGAGCAAATAACTCAAAACTTAAATTCTAATTGGCTTGATAAAATAAAAGGATTTATAGAAGATAAAATAAGTAAATCGAAAGATGCTAATTTAGAAAGTCAAGAATTTGAAACTGGAGCTGATGGTAACTTGCAGAATAGAGCTACTCAACCTAAACTTCAACAAGGAGGACAGTATCCAATAGGTAAGGAGTTCCTTATAAGAAATAAGGATATGTTTAAAGAAAGAAACATTAAAGAATATATAAAGAATTACTCATCTAGAATAAGCCCAACTTATTTTAATCAATAATAACAATGAAATATAATATCTATAAGAAATCTAATGTAATCCCTACTGGAGTTCTTCACAAAGAAAAAAATGACTTACCAGCATCTTTTAAACTAGGGACGAAAGGCATACCAATAGTATCTTGTGATATTAATACTAAAGTATGTGCTAAAGCTGCTGAAGTAGAGAAAGAAGAGTTAATAATCCATAGTGAATTATCTAAGGAGGTTGAGAGACTAGCTACATTGTATTTATCTTCTAAAGATCCAAGAATAGCTCTAGATTTGGGAAAGCTTATGTACAATCAAATTAATAATAACACACAGGATTATAGTGGTAAATACAAATAGATTATAAGATGAAGAATAAAAGTAGATTAACAGCTGTAACTATAGGAGATAAGGAATATACATGTATTATTCCTCAATCTTCTAAAGAAGGATTATTAAACTATAATAAAGGAGAATTAGGAGAATATGGAATGCTATTCTCTTTTCCTTCTAGAGACGTTACAATAACATCACATGGAATGAAATTCCCAATTAATATAGTTATTATACAAGATTACAAGATAAAAGATATTATATATTTAACTCCTAATAATATACTTGAGACAGAAGGACAATATGCTGTAGAGTTTGATTCTATAGCAGATATTTCTTCTATTAAGAAGGGAGACACAGCCAAAATACTAAATTCAATGGGAGATACAGTAAAAGTAAGAGTACGTTTACCAAAACACGAAGCAGGAGGTCAGCCTCACTATCAAGATACATTCTTACTAGATGAGAAAGGACACGTACAAATGATATTACATGGTAAAGAGAGAATTTTTAGTAGAGAGCATACTAACAAAATTATGAATTTAGTAAGCAAAAAGCCTACAATTGAGAATCTCATGAAGCTTGGACAATTAGTAGCTAACATAGTAAAGATACATTCTGAGCAAAAACAAGAGTATGTTGAAGAATAATTTATCTTTATAATTGTATTTTATTAAATTTATATACAATAAGAAATTTTAACAAATTAAATAATGAAACTAGTAGCAACAAATCCTAATAAATTTAAAGCTAATGCTTACGCAGCATATGACTTTATAAACAACAGAAGAAGTGTTCCTTTATATCAAGCTGGAGGAGTGGCTCCAGATCCTGAAATGGCTCCTGATGCACAACCAGCTCAACCAGATGTTCAAACTTTAATGCAAGAGTTTAGTCAGACTCAAGATCCAAATATTGCAATTCAGATATTGCAGATGTTGGCTCAACCTGAAACAGCAGCTCAAGCAGTAAGTATGCTAATGCAGGCAATGCAATCTCAAACTACAGAGGCAGCTCCAGCTGAGCCAGGTACTGAAGTACCAGCAGCTGCTAATGGAATGAGTTTAGATGATTTAAAGTTAGAGAATTCTCTATTTGATAGAATATATAAAGAAGTAACAGGAAAAACTTTAAAGAAATAATTAATAATGAGTACTCACCCTATGGATATTGGAAACTTTTCAGATTGGGCAGTTATATTCTTATTAGTTAAAGAAATATTTAATTGGATTAAGCAAAGTAAATTTGAATTAGTTTTAAAAACTGTTTTAGATCATTTTGCCGATAGACGTAACCAAAAGAATAAATTATCTGATAAGTATATTAAAGAATTATCTGGTAAAGTATCAGAGCTAGAAGAAGCTAATTCCCACTTATATAAAGAGTTAAAAAAGTCCTCTAGTATTGATAGGGTGCTAGATGCTATAAGAGATAAGTATAACTTTAGACGAGCTTATACTATAATATTTAGCAATGGTACAGTTGATCTAGCAGGAGCAGGAATTTTCTATTACTCTATAGTAAATGAATGTAGTATATACCATGAGCCACCTATTAAATCTTTATATAATAAGAAATCTTTATCTGAGATATCATCTTGGATAAATCAAGTTAAAGATGTAAAAATATGGGACAGCAATTCATATATAGATGAAGATACAACAGTAAAAATATCATCAGATATAAAGGATTATATGTTGGTACACTCTATAGATAGATTAATTGCAGCTCCTATATTTCTAAATAATATATTAATAGGGGCTTTATGCTTAGAAATAAAATCATATAGCTCATTTCCAAACACTACAATGAGGAAAAATTCTTACGAGGAAGCTCTATCAGATATACTATTACATAAACATACTATTGAAGCTATTTATCAAAAATATAAATAATAAATTATGAGTTGGTGGAGGAAATTACTAGAAAAACTTAACATCGTAAAAAAGAAAGAATCTATTAAAACAAAAGAGTCGGCAGATGTTGTTGAAGAATCTGTTAATGATACTGAAGATGATAAAGAAGATATTACTGAAAATACAGTTGAAGAAGATAAAGACAGTGAAATTGTTCCTGAAATAGTAGATGAAAATACTACACCAGTTACAAATTTAAATATGGAGCAGCTTTTATCTTTGTGTGAGAGTGATATAGAGTATATAAAAAATAATGCCATATTAGATAAGTTATTTACTAATATTGTTGATTTTTCAATTAAAAACGAATATACTATATTCTCAGATAATACATACAACTATAATATAAACCTATGGTTTATAAGAAACAGTAGTGTAACAGAGGATGCTTTTAATGATGTAGTTTTTGTTTTCTATAAAGAGTCAATAACAAATATATGGAAAGGTAAATTGTTTAGATTAACTACTAATCCAGGATTATACTATCTTAATAATCCAGCACATAAAGATGGTACAGCTATAATAGCTCCAGGACAATATATTGGAACTCATAAGATAGATATTCATAGAAGAAATACATCATCAGCACATGAAGCGTTGTGCCATAGACGTGGTATAGTTAAAGTGTTTAGAGATAATAATATGGATTCTGTACTAGACATATCTGGAAGTATATACTTAAATGGTGCTGGATTAAACTGTCATCAACCTACTGTGTACTCAGAAAATACTGGTAAAGTAAATAGAAGCTCAGCTGGTTGTTTAGTACATAGAACTAGAAAACAGTTTGATTCTAAACAAGACTTAAAAACAGAGAATACATTTATGGGATTACTAAGATTGTCAGTAGATAATTGGGGAGAATGGGTTAGTATAACTTTAATAGAGTCAAATAAACTAATGTAATTTGCTCAATATATTACTCAAATTATGATAATGATATAATACTTCATACACAGAATAACAATATTGTTATTCTGTTTTTTGTTTAAATTTATAAACTAGTAATATAACTAGATAATTAATATGAAAAAAACTAATAAAAGAATCCCTAAACATGAAAAGGGAGCAGTAATAAAACAAAAGCTAGTTGATTGGTTGAATAAGAATGGCTCGTCTATATCTAGAATAGAGGCTGCTGAATTAAGAAAAGGTATTGAGGATCTAAATCCCGATATGTTTTATTCTATAAATGAAGACAAAGAAGGCTACTTAACTTTTAAACAAGATGATTCTGGAAAATGGAATGAGTCTTCTGATTTTGGAGCTGGTATTTATAAAAAAGATGGTAAGTTATCAAGGAACAGAAGTGGATTTCTTCAAACTCTGTCAGGCAACAGAAAGTATGCAGCCTATGGAGGTAGAGAAAACCCTAGAAGAATAAAAGATGCTTTAATTAAGGCTAAGGAGCTTAATATATTACGCAACATTAAGGATGAAGAAGGTCAATCAAAGAGTACTGATACTACAGGCAATTCTAATGCTGCTACTAGTATAGATGATTTAATAGGAACTACTCCAACTAATGTTCTAAATAAAAACGGTATTGATTACGTTACTGTTGATGGTCAAGAGATACCTGTTAAGATAGGACCAGATGGTAAAATACAAAGTATAATCGCAATAGAGGATGTTGCTATTGATGCTGTAGAAGGAACAGGACAAGATGCAAAATTTAAAGATGGGATAGATCCATATACTACAGGAGTAGACTTATTTGATGAGTCTAGCAATAATCAAGACGCCTCCACATCAGACACTATACCTACTGATGAAGAAGGGAATATTGTATTTACAGACGGTAGACTATTTCAAAAGTATCTTATAGATAAAGCTAAGGCAGCTAACATGACCGTTACAGGTAGAATGTTAGGAGTAAAGACTGCAGTTGATACCCACAATGGAGTTCCTATAGATGGTAAAGTTGGAGATTTAACTATGGCATTAGCAACTAAGTTAGGAGTTGCTGATAAGTGGAAAGGTAATATGTTTAAGAATAAAAAAGTAACTGTTACACAAGATTCTCCTCAGAATGTTGATGAAGATATTAGTGATGATCCAATTAAAGATAAAGATACTAAATTAAAAGAGATAGAAGATGAAGTAAAAAGAATAATAGATCCTACTAGCGCACAATATGGATATGTTAAAAGACTACAAGAGTTATTTACTGAGTATGCTAATTTAACTGGTAAGTTTTATCCCAACGCTGACACACTTCTTAAGATGACTGAACAAGCTAGTAAGACTGAAGATTCTCCAACTTTAGAAGCCAAGATAAGAGATAATAACATGGATCGTGTAAATCATGAAGGCAGGATACAATATGGTAATACAGATGATCTTAGATATAAGTTCAGACCAGACATATATACTGGAAGTCAAGGTACTAGCAATACATCCACATCATCTACTTCAGTAGACCTTAATCAAGGAAAGCAGATAACTAAAGGTAGTGAATTATTTCCCTTTTTTGGTATAAAGTCAGGAGAATATTCTAAAGAAGATAAACAAAAAGACATAGATACACTAAATAAGAAAATAGAAGGATTATCTAGATTTAAAGACAGTAATCCTAAAGCATATGAACAAAGTCTAACTAAACTTCTAAAAGAATATAAGGAACTAACTGGGCAAGACCATCCTGTAGCATCTATGAAAACTGGAGGTGTTGTAAGTAAGTATGAGAATGGAGGCAGTTTAGACCTATCTTATTTAGATGATCTATTAAGTTTCTCAACTAGTTATGAATCTGGCAGCCTACAAGATTACTTTAATAAAAAGAGTGCAAGAAAGGAGGAGTCACAACCAGTAAATTTTACCAAGAAGGGGGCTCTCTAAAGCTCCCGAATACTTCCATTAAATATGTGAAGTATGATAAAGGTGGTAAGGTGCTAAGAGGTAGTCCATATTATGATACTGTATTAGACAAAATAATAAATCCAAGTGATAAAGTTTATAATCCTGAATCATATAGTGCTATTCCAGTAAGTGAAATGGAGAAGTTCAAAGCTAATAGAGACAATAGAATGCAGCCTAAGGATATTCTCAATCCAAATAATGATAAAACTAAGTTATTAGGAAATGATAATAAAGAGAGAGAACTTGATATCTTATCACCTAATAAAACTTCTGATTTGGAAAATGTAGGTGGTTTATCGCCTAATGATAATACTAGAGAATTGGATAGAAAGGGCTCAAGTTTTGAGAATACCGGCAACAGACAAAATCAAGATATAGCTAACAAAGTTAATTATGGAACTGGGTTAGACCATACTACTGCTCAATATGTAACTGCCATAGGAACATCAGCTGCCAATTTTGGATATGTCCCACAAAGAAAGAATGTAAAAAGAAATGTATTTATTAGTGATATAGAAAAGAAAGCTTACAATTCTTTGCAAAATAAGATGAATCAGCAATTTGCTGATCAAAGATCTAGGACACCTAAGACTAGTGATGCTACATTGAATACTCTATCTCAACAAGCGACAACAGAGAATGCATATCAACAAAATCTAAGCTTAGCACAGTCAGAAGCTCAAGATATTAATAGACAGAAAGATTTACAATATGGACAACGTATGCAAGCTGATGCACAAAGAGTAGCAGAATTAAATCAAAGCATTGCTATTGATAATGCAGAAGCACTAGCTAAAGATAAAGCTAAAGATATGTTTAGAACTACTGTAGCTCAGACTACTATGGATTATGCAGATACTAAGAAACTTGAAAAGGAACAACAAAGACAATTAGCTGAGAATTTATTTATTAGTAAACAGAACCAAGAAATTGAAAAACAAATATCTGAATTATCAAACAAGAAAGCTAAATTATTAGGACCTGCTACACAAAGAGATAGAATTAACTATGCTTTGTCTATAGGTCAAATAGACGATGCTCAAGTACAAATAGCAGCTAAGAATGCCATAGATCAATTTAATACATTATATCCAGAAGATAAAGTATCCGACTTCGCATCTCTGGATTCAGCTTTAACACAAAAAATAAATGATTTAGATACTGAGATGGGGAATCTTAGAGAAGCTGCTAATAATAATGCTTTAGAGATAAGAGCTAAGGGTGCGTTAGTTCAAGGATATCAGTATGCTCCAACAAGTAACCAATACGGACATTTGAATAATTCATCAACAGGACAGCAATTCAATCCTAATAATCCAATTGGAAAACAATTGTTTAAGAAAGGTGGTAAGACTAAATCAGATTATCAATTTGAAGCTTATAAACATGAATTGAGAAAAGAAGCAGCAAGAAGTAAGGAAGAAATGAAATATGATAATGCTGCTAAAATAGAACAGTTAAAAATTTCAATGAAAATAGCAGAGAATAATATAAGAAATTTTACTAAATCAATAGAAGCTTACAATAAAGATATACATAATATATATAATAAGGGCAAGAATAAGTAATTTTTATTTAAATTTAAATACAATAACAACAATTAATAATTAATTATTTTAATAAATGGAGACAACTAATATGGAGCCAGGAATGGACATGGAACAAAATATGCAACAGCCTATGATGCATCCTGGAGAAATAATCATAGCTGCTGCTGAAGAACTAGCAGATAAATATCTTAAATTAAAAGTTAAATATTTGGCTAAAGAGATAGAAGAAGAATATTCAGGAGAGAGTTCTGATGAAATGGAAGAGCCTATTGATCATAAGTTAATGAAATGCTTAGATTTTACAACTAATATCATGCGTGTTATTACGGATCATGTTAATATGTTAGCAGGAGGAATGCCGCAAGAAGATGATTTTGAAGAAGAAGCTATTGAAGAGGACGACGAAGAATTTGTAGATTAATACTAGGCTACACAACCTTAATAATAGATATTAGTAAAAGAGTAATAAATTTATTACTCTTTTTTTATTTATAACAAATACAATAATATGGCAACCAATAAGAAAAACCTTAAACCTACTAATACTAGATCTGGCAATACTAAAGCTAAAGGCGCAAACTTCAAGAAAGAAGAAATAATATCAGTATCAGATAAGCTACTAACAACAATACAAGAGTCCAACAAGAAGCTAGTGGATGTTATCCATTTACTACTAAAACTTAAAGAAGATCAAGATATCTATGTAGTTAATGTTGGAGACGACAATACTAAGTGGTCATTCATAATATCAGATGTAGAAGATCCAGCTAAAGATATAAAGTTTAGAGTTGATTATGAATTCAACCCACTTGAACTTGAAGTTAGTATTATAAACACAATACTTATAAGTCAACTAGAGCTAATAATTAAAAGTAGTGTACAACCTTCTAAAGTCCTATAATTTATAGGACTTTTATTTTATTATTATATAATATAGTTTTAATGTAGTATCTTTATATACTATAAGTAAATACTAATATAATAATTTACATTATAAAACTAAATTATTATAATAATATTATAATATATTTAATTATAAGATATAATGGACAATACATTTGAAGATATAAGTTTGGAACAATATGATGAAATAGACGCAACATCTATTTATCAAGAAGGTGGAACTTTTGAAGTACCATCTTTCCAGCCTGTTGTACGGCAGTTTAACCCTGTACAAATGAGGTTTAATGCTCAAGAATCAGATTTCATAAAGAGTCCTGGTATACCTCAAATACCAGATATAGACTATGATGGGTTAGATAAACTACAAGGTAAGGGGCATACAAATGATGTAAATAATTACATAAACTCTAAAAAGCAAGCACAATACGAGCTGCAAAGTTTAGTTACCAAGTATGGATACGAAGCCACTAAGCTGCCTATATTTGGAGAGATGATAAATAGAATGAAAGTTGATCCCGCAGAGCTTAATGAATTAATAGTTAGAAAAGAGATGTCTAAGGAGTTTGCTGATATTAATAAAGCTAATGGAGGGGAAAACGAATGGGTAACTGATGCTAATGGTAGTATACTAGTACAAAACAGTGAAGGAAATTATGAATATGTAGATCCCTATGTATTAATGACGTCCAAAGATAAAGTTCCTATAACAAGTTCAGATGCAATACAAAGAAATGATAGAGATAATAAACTAACTAGAAATCAAGATATTATGCCTGCTGTTGCCCAAGTTTGGGGCGGGGATAAAGCTCTAGATCATCTTAATTCACAATTAGATAAGATAGGATCTACAGAGCGTCAAAGAGCTAGTGAAGCCATAGCTGGATTAGGTAATTTAAATGGTTCAAATGTATTTGGTAAAGCTGGATCAGATAGAACACTATCATCAAATGAAAAGCAAGTAATAGATTTGTATCAGTCATTAATGAGAACCATGGATACAGCAGCTAAAAATTACTTTAGAAATAAGGCTATACAATCTATAGGTAAAGTTGATTTAGATAGAGAAACATATGAGAGAGCAGTTAATGAAGCCACTGGCAAGCTAGTATTATCTTACGTTAGTAAAGTTCTAGACACTAAAGACATATCTAAAAATACAGTTGATATTGATGCTACTCTAACTAAAGGAATTAAAGGCGGAGCAGGTTGGGAAATGCCAGATGAAGCTGAGTGGCTAATGTCTACAGCTCAAGGATACTATATGCGAGAAGTAGATGGTAAACTAGTTGTAGATGATGGTTGGGATAAATCTAATATTTATAATTATGATCCTGAAACTGGTCAAATGATGCAGACAGACGCTTATTTTTATACTGATTTAGGACAAGAAGAAAAAGAAAGAGTTCAGCAGCCTATTGGTACTTCATTAGAAGGAACAAGAGTACAATTTAATTCTGGAATACCAGTAACATTAAAAGGCGGTATTCAAGCTGGAGCTAATCCTCAATTGATAGGATTTATAGATAAAGATGGTAGACATCAACTTAAAGTAAAGACAGCTGGAGTTTTCAAAGCTAGTGAACTAGAAGGTCAGACTATAATGGTTTATAATAAAGAAAAGAGAAAGTTCGAGAGTCAACCTATTGTACAAGATGGAGAGATAACTGATGCGGCAAAGCAATTATTAAAGGCTAAAGAAGTAGTAGGAGCAGGAATGTTTTTTGGAAATAGTAGAGATGAGGGTATTGAGACCCTTGTAGCAAATGGATTCAGTAAAGAAGAGGCGGAAGCAATAGTAGCTCCCACTGATAAATGGGGACCAAGTGATGAAGGTATGTATGTGATACCATTTATGGATGACTATACAACAACTCAAGCACATCAGAGAAATCATGGAAAGGTAGCAAATAGAAAACAATTGTCATTGGAGAATAGAATAAAAGTTAGTGGTGCTCAAGAAGCACAGCAAGCTGAAAATCAAATTAGAGAAATGAGTATCCGTCTAGGATTATAATATAAATAAAACATTATGCCAGAACCTAAAAAACTTAATAGAGAGATAGACTTCAGTAAAGTTATTGAAGCTGGAATGCAATCAGGTAGTACATTGTCACCTATACAATTAGCTGGGTTATTAGATTACGAAAAGACTAATTTTGGAAGTGCGACTACTTTTAAGTTAAATGAAGATAATTTAAGTCAGTATACTCCTGAAGTAAAGAATAAAATAAAAGACTTATATACTCAAACACAAGCAGTGTATGGAGCATATAAACAAGCTGGAGCATTTCCAATAAAAGCACCTAGATTTGGTAAAAATAAGGTAATGGAGCTATTCTATCCAAATATGGAATACTCTAAAGGTATAAAGTATGATGCTCCAGATTTAGAGTTCTACTGGAATGGTAGTATGGTTCCTTCTAGAAATATGACTAGTCAAGAGATTAGAGATATAGCACCATTCTATTTAGATACTAAGGCAAATGAAATAAAGTCTCTAGATAAAACTAAATTAGAGCAATTTTCTGATGGTTGGAGTTTCTCTAATATTGGACAAAGTTTTATCAATGATCCTTTAAAAGCTATTAAAACAGGATTAGGCATTGAATTACCAAATGTAAATGACAGTATTGCAGATCTTGGGTTTTCTACTAATCCTAAACTAGCTGTAGCTAATTATGGTGATATTGCTAAGCTTAATACAGAAGAAGGTAAAGCAGCTGCACAAATGTTAGCTTTAGGTATTGTTAATCCTAGAACAGAGTATAAGAAGAAAGCTGATGATGGTGCTGAATATTATTTATGGAAGACATTAGATGAAACACATGATAGTTTCCAGGAAGAAGTTAGAAGTGTGTGGGGTCCTAAGACTATGTACCACAATAACTACTTTTCAGAAGGATTAGAGGCTGCTAATGACTTTTTAATGAATAGTTTAGATGGAGCTAATTTTATATTTAACTATGCTCCAAAGAAGATTATAGGAGGATTAGGATCCAGATATTTATTTGATGGCACATTTGATAAGCAAATAGAGAAGGAATATAATGCTTATAATGCTTGGTCATCTTCTAGGAAATCTCAAGCATCTGAAGAAGATGCTGAATCTTGGACGTCTAATCCTATTAATTTTACTAAAGGTATAATAGATGGAGCTGCTCAACTAGCATTGACATTAGCAACAGGAGGGCTTGGAAAAGGGCTAGTATGGGGAATGGGTAAAGCATCAGCTTCATTAAGTGCTAATAACTTATTAAAGTTGTCTGCCAGACGAGCTCAGAACTTGGTTACTGTTCCAGCTACAGCTTATGGATATTCTTATGCTGCCTCCGCAGCCAATAAGGAGGCTCGTCAAGCAGGAATAAACCCTGAAGCAGCTATGATTATGTCTGGAATAGCAGCAGCAGCTATAGCTGGTTCAGAGCGATTAACTGGTGGTAATTGGGTAAAGAAGTTATTAGGTAAAGATATAGCTCAAGGATATGGATCTAAAATAGCTAAGGAACTAACAACAGAAGTTATGAGAGCTAATAGATTAAATAATACTAGCTTGATAACATCTGATGTATTAAACTCTGAAGCATCCAAAGGAGCGATTAAGAAAGTTTTAGGTGCAGCATATGATTATATATCAAAAGATGCAGAGACTAGAACAGGAGCGTTATTACAAGGATTCCTAAAGGAAGGTGTTCAAGAGTTAACTGAAGATAGTATAAATAAGCTTAGTCAAGCAGGTTTTAATCTAGTTGGAGACATTACAAAGAAAGTTGGACTTGATTGGATAAATGATAAAGAAAGATATAAGATAGAAACTAATAATCTATTTGAAGACTTATTAGGTTCATTTGTTATTGGTGGTATTGTAGGAGGTGGAGCAGGTGCTATGCTTCATTCTAAACCTAAGGTCGATGAGCAATTAGAAAATAATAGATCATATTGGTTAGTTGACTTAGCACTAAAAGGAGAGAAAGAACAAGCTAGATTCTTTGAAGAGTTAGAGGATATGAAAAAGAACGAGCTTTTAGGTATAGCTGACTTATCTGCAGAGGTTGATAAAGATAGTAAAAATGGATTAGTTAGAAAGCTATTAGGCAATAAGGCGACAAGAAAGACATCAGATTTAGAGATAGATGACAATGAATTTAATTATAATTTATTTAAGGCTAAAGCAGAGTTTGTGTTTGGTGAAACAGCTAGAGTTAGTAAGTTATTAGAAGATTCTATTGGAGAGCCTATAGATAGAGCTAATAAGAAAACTGCTGGATTAATTTCTGATATATTAGGATTAAGTCAAGAACCAACTTCAAATGAAGGTATGTTCTCTATTAAATCTTTATTACCAGAATACAACACTAATGTAGTAACTATAAAAGACTCAGAAGGTAATCTAGTAGGTATAAGTCAAGAGAGATATGATGAGATTACTCAGGGAAAGTCTATTGAAGAGATTAATAAAAACTTTAAGATCTTAACTCCATTAGAAAGAGCTCAAGAGGAGGCTAGAATACTAACAACATCGCTTAATCAAGCAATACATTCAGAGAGTATTTTTGTTAAATCTCAATTAGAGAAAACAAATAATAGAATAGCTCACTTACTACAAACTAAAGAGAATAATGCCGACAGTAAACTAGCTGCCATTAACCCTGATAATATCATATCATACAATGGTAATATGAAGGCTATTAAACGGGAAGATAGTAATGAAATAGATAACACTGAAGCATATTTTGATAAAGAAGTAAAATTAGAATTCTCAGAAGCTCAAAAGAAATTAAGAAATTTAGAAGAAGATAAAGATATAAGAAAATCAATTAATTCTATTAAAGATCTAGAGAAACAGTTAGAAGAGTTAGAGTTTAGATCTAAGAGAGAACCAGAACTAAGAGAGTTTCTAGATAAACAAAAAGAAGACAAGTTAAAAGAAATCGAAGTTGCAGAAACTCAATTACATGAACAAATAGAGCAGAAGGGATTAGTATCTAGTGCTAAAATAAAAGACTTAGTATCTTTATTAAGAACAAAAGATACTTACAATAATTATTTAACAAATAACTTAACTACTAGACTAAATTACTTTAAAACTAAATCTATTATTAATGCGGCTGCTTTTAATAAATTAGGTAATTTAATTAGTAAAGCTGCTGAGAATGGAGTATCTAAGAGAATTTTATCTCCTTACACAAAAGAAGAAAAAGATAGAAGAAAGAGATATTATGTTAATAGAATTAAGTCCGAAGAGCAAGCAGCTAAAAAGCTAAATGAAGAACAGAAGTTAAAATCTACGGAGTTAGCAAAGAAGATAACTGAATCTAAAGAAGGCTTCACAGAATCTATTGCAGAAGAACTAATTAAATATTTTGAAGAAAATCCTTTAGCTGGTAGAACTCAGGAACTATCAGACTTACTTATTGAAAATGTAACAGATATTTCAGCAGAAATATCAAAGTTATTTCAGGGTATTAGCCAATATGCTGTTGATGAAGCATTCTTAATACAGTTAGATGGTCAAACAACTGTGCCTGGTATATTAAACTCATTAGAAAAGCAGGCACTAGCTTATAAAGAGTATAATGATACATCTGAAGTAATAGAAGCTGCATCTACATCTTTTAGATTACTATCAGATTTATTAAATAATCTAAATAATAAAAATATATCTTCTAAACTATTAGAAATTAAGAAAGCTTTAGGAACAACTGAAGTATTTCCTTTAATTCAAGAACTTATAACTTTAGTTGAGACAGAAGTAGAAAATGTAGAAGAGTTATTGAAAAAGAGCAAGTTTGATACAGATACTAACTTTCCAACCCCAACTATTTATGAAGCTTATACAGAAGTAGATATATCAAACAGTATAGAAGAATTTATACAAGATATAATTAGAAGTCATAGTGACAACACTATATATAAAAACATAATAGAAGATTTTAAGTCTACTAGTGATAATCCTAAAGCATCCAGAATAAATTTTGTTAATAGATTTAATAATAAGCTACAAGGCATCCTAAAAAGAGATATCCTTGGTGATGTTACTCAAGAAAAAGAAGAGGATCTAGAGAAAGAGTTTTACTTAAATGATCATTCTATTCTAATAGATAACAGAAATATAGCTATTCCTACAGAAATAGAAAATAATCTTAGATCATATTTATTAGATGAATGGGATGAGATAGATGTCAATAAATTAACTGAGAATGTTAAGAAGTTGTACGAGCCATTACTTTCTATAGTACTAGATCATTATGTTGATAAAGTCAATGGTAATACATTACCAAGCTCTATATTTAATGAAGATTCTAGTATTGATAGATTATTACTAGATAGATTAACTTCAAGAGTAGATGAAGAAGGTAGATTAGAACTAGAAAAAATCTCACGAGTGTATCAAGAATTAGTAATGTATAATGCTTCAAAAGTAGAAGGGTATACAGACATGAAGTTGGAAGATTTCAGTGCCTTCTCTAGAGCTGTGTTAAGTATATTAACTGGAGAGCAAGTTATAGAAAAGGTAGGACTAAAACTAAAGTCAAGACTTGTACAAGATACTGAATATAGAGCTAAGTATCTAGATTACTATTCTAAATTACTAAAAGAAATAAATAGCTTGTTAGATGAAGACGATGAGACAAACACATTATTAGATACACTATCAAATAATATAATTGACCTAGAAACAGAATTAGGAATAAAGTTAAATGAAGATCTTCCTACTGAAGAAGGTAAATCTAAAGAAGTAGATTCAGCAATTAATGTGTTGTTATCAGATTTAAAAACTATAGAACTACAAGTTAGTAATAGGATTAATAAATTACCAATAGGTGAATTAAATACATTAATTAGAAAGGTTACTGAAGATTATTCAGCAGAAGCAATAACCAATTTATATAAAACTGAGAATGGTGAGATTGAATCTCCACTAATGCCTAGAACTAAGTTATCTACAGAAGAATTAGAAGCTAAGATTAATTTCTTACAAGCATTATATACAAATAAGCTAGATAAGTTTTATACAGCACTCCACGATACTGTCAAACTAACTAACTTTAATGAGGATTTTATTAGTACATTTGAACAGCAACAAGTAACTAAAGGATTGTATTCATTATACTCTAATAACAAGAGAAACGCTTTTCATAAAGAACTATCAGCAATTATAAATGAAGCTAATATTAGCAAGAAGTCTGTTTTTTATAATGATCAAGGAATACAAAGAAATGTCAAATCTAATAAAGATAGAATTAGAGCATTATCAAATATGATGATGGTAAGAGGATACGCTGGAGTTGGTAAGACTACCTTTGTTATAAAAGAAATTATGAAGATTTTGAGTCAGTTGGAAGACTATAAAGGAAGAAAAGTTAGAATATTGGTATCAGCTCCTGGAGCTAGTCAATTAGAAACTATAGGTAAATCTGTAGCTGAATTACAAGATTTCTTAAAACAGAATAACATAGATAATATAGAGATAAGTCTTAAGAATCTAGATTATATCAAGAGTACAGAAAATTTAAGTAGTTTGTATGATTCAATCATTATTGATGAAGCAACTTTAGTATCTAGACAAGATACTATGCATAATATTACTGGTAGCATTAGCCTATTAGATAGATTAATTGAATTTGGTAAGCCAGTAATTTTAACTGGAGATGAAATTCAAAAAAGTAATGGTGACTTTGGATCTAGTCCTTGGACTAGAGGGAATCCTTCAGCTGCTTTTTACATACCAAGGACAACATCTTTAGTTAATCCTATGAGAACAGGTAAGATAGACTCTTTTAACTTACAAAAGAATCTTATATCCTCTATTGTAGAATTATCTAAATTAAATGAAATTTATATAAGAGATGGTGTGGATTATGTTGCGTCTAATAAGGATATTATAAAGTTATTAGGTAGTAAGCCAATAAAAGTTAGTAAATCAAACTTTGCTAATATTGCTGCTAGAATACTAATTAATACTCTTTATAAGCCCACAAATACTAGATTCAGTGTTAAATCTGGAGATATAGAAGAGGGTGTTAGAGTACTAAAGAATGGACTGAGTAACAGTGTCGCTTCTTATTTTAAGACACATATACAAAATGATCCTAACAGTGGAGCTAGATTAATTGTTATAAATCCAGACCAAAAAGATAGTTCTGGAGAGGAGAAATTAAAAGAACAGATAAGAAAGCAGTTTGATCTACCAGCAAATATGATATTAACAGCAACTGAAGCACAAGGTAAATCAATTGAACATGTTTATTTGTATACACCTGAGAGTATAGATATGGATTCTTCTACACTACTAATGTTCTTAAAAGATCTCTTTGTTGGTATTAGTAGAGAGAAGAAGTCCGTAACATTATCATTGCCTAGTATAACTGGAGTTGATAGTGCTATAACTAATGGAGTGAGTTCTATTTCTGTTGCCAATAATACTTTAATTAATAAGTTTACATCATCTTTAGGTGAAGATGGTAAGATAAATCAAGACTTACTAAATAGACAAATATCTACTGTGAATCTACTAGAACTTTATACAAATAATATAAATAATATTAGTGATGATTCTTCTACTGAAGAAGTTGATACTCCTCTAAAACCTAACAAACAAACTACTGATCAAGGAGAACCAGCGTTGGCTATAGATGTCTCTAAAGACAAAGTATATAATATAGACGATGCTCCAGACATTAAGATAAGCAAGTTAGAAGAAGAGATAGCTACACTAGAAAATGCTTTAACTAAAGCAACTGAAGCTAATAATCAAGAAATAATAGATAGGATAACTCCTATATTAAACAGCTTAGTACAGGATAAGTCAGACATAGAACGTGCACTTGAGTTGGCTCAGGCAGCTTCTGCAGAAAGTGTCAAATTATCTGATAGGGTGGAGCTTGGTATCAAATTAGTATGGTATTCTATAGATAAAGAAGGAAATAATATATATAGTGATATTATAGTAGAAAATATAAATAGAAACAATAACAGAGTGACTATTAGAGTCGTGGATACCGATTCTACAGTAGAATTAAATCTATCAAGTTTAGATAATACTATATCCAATGTTCCCGTTTTCCAGTTACCTGGAGAAATGTTACAAGTACAACAGACAGTTACTATTAATTCTTCTCAATCAGTTGTTGAACCTACTACTAGTAAACCAGACAAGATAGATAAAGTGCAGGAGAAAGATGATATAGTTATTGGAACTGAAGTTCAGGTTTACAACACAAAAACACAAACTTATAAATCTAGTCATGTTGTTGAAGTATCAGCAAATAGTATAACTATAAAATTTAATAGTGGTACAATTGCTAGAGTAAAAAGGAACAGTTTAAACAACAAGATTGGAAGTATTCCTCAATATAGAATAATTAAAGATGTAGAAGATGAGCAGGACTTGAATAGTAAGATAACTAATAAATTAACTTTCTCTCCTCTAACAATTGCTGAAGATCAAGAAGTAAGCAAGATTGTAGAGAATTTTAAACTATTCTTAGAAGACTTGTTTAACCAGAACAATCAATTAATTAGTCAAGACTTATTCTCTGATCTTACAGCTCTAGTAGGTTCTTTTGTATCGACATTAGATACTAAACTAAATCAGGCTATATCAGATGGTATCATTTACATGATATCTAAAAATAATTATATAGTATTGAATGGTAAGAAGGTTAGATATAATAGAACTCAAGTAGTTAATGACTTTACAAAAGTAGCGTATGATGTAGTCAGAGAGTACAGACAAAAGTATATAGATAGTAATGAAAATGTTGAAGCTGACTCAATTGTTGAATTGTTAGATCATATTATAGGATCGATAGGATCAGTTAAAATAGCATTATCTAATAATATTAAAGCTAAAATAGATTTATTTAATTCCAAATCTGTAAATGTGAGTAAGTCCACTAGAACTGTAATATCAGAAGAAACATCAAAAGCTGAAGATAGAAATGAGCAGGAGTTTAAGGAAATATTAATGTTGAATGGAATTTTAACTCCAGCAATAGAAAAACAAATAGATAATTTTAGTAAGTATGTCTTAGGTGTAGATAGTGTAAAATACACAAAGGCAGATATACAAAATATAGCAGATACATCTATAGAAAAGCAGGGAAATAAGACTATACTCAATATAATTATATCTACTAGAGATATAACAGATAAGAGTGCTATTATGCCTTTAATTGCTTATAAATTAACTAATAGTATTCCAGCTTTAGTAGATGAAGATCTTATGAATTACATTCATTTTAGGGGAGTTGGTAGAGTACCTAATAGTGTATTTTATAGCGACTCCAAAGTCAATTTTGCGTCTATGTTTTATCCAGTAGTTACTAAGTTTTTTAGTGCTGTTGAAGCAGACAAATTAAGATTAAATAGTGCTATTAATTTAGCTGCAAATAACTTACCAAAAAATAAACAAGAGCAGTTTAAAAGATTAGTGAGTGAAGATGTATTCTCAGATAGGATTATTCGTATCTTGTCACAAGAGCCTATGACATCTAAAGAGAAATTAGAATATAATAAACTATTGTTTTCTATCTTAAAACAAATATATAAAGATCCTAGAATAGCTGACGTTGCTAGAGGTTTTAAGTTAATCAATGAAAATGGAGAATCTATATCCTTATTAGGAGAAATAACTAGAGTCTCTATTGAGACGATAACTATGGGTAAGAAAGGAGTAATAGATAACTTACAAAGTATAATAAATACTATAACTGAATTAAGTGCATTAAGAATGGAACATGCTAATATACATAGTTCTGAAACAATAATTGTTGAAGAGCAAAACGAAACTACAGAAAATAAAATAGAGAATGAATTAGCTAATGATTTTGAATTAAATGAGTTAGTGATAAAGGAGGAGTCTATGATAGATTTAATCAATACTATATCTACAGCATTAGATACTGATATACCTTTAGATATTCAATTCTTTAAAAACTGTTTATAATATAAATGATATGTTAAAAATTACTTCAATAATATGCTCGTTCATAAATAGAGCAGCTGTTAAGTTAAATGCTGAATCATTAATAAAGTCCCTAATGATGTCGTATAGAGAAGATGTTAAATCTCTAATGGATATAGTATCTCTCAATATAAAGATGGGCAGTATAATGCAAGAAGCTTTAGAGCAGAAAGATGAAAATGGTAATAAACCTAATCCAGATGCTATGTATTTGGGGGCGTTCATGGCTATGAACAGTATTTACCCTCTTGTTCTTGCTGCTGAGACAAATCCAGCAGCATATGACGCATTAAATAAATTAATGGGCGGAGCTTTAGATTATTATCCAGAAGCTTTAAGTACGGAACTAAACTTTGCTAAGCAATATCTACAAGGGGATGAAAATGGTAGCGTAAAAGATAATATTTTATCCCAACGTAAGTCTTCTTTAGATATGTATGATTTTGTTCAGTTTATTACACCAGAATTACCTATTGAGTTAGCTACTGATACAGATGCAAATGATATTGATAATCCTATACTAGATAATGACACAACAATAGATGATTACAATGAGACGGAGTTAAATAAGGCTAAAACTACTATAGAGCAATTTGCGGATCAGGTTAGTGATGCTAAAACTAATACAACTATAGAAGAATTGCCCGAACTCCAAGCTGATGGAGACCCAGATATAGATGAAGATGATTTATCTCAAGATCAAGACAATGAAGATATATTTGATGATTTTGATATAGATGATGATGATAATGACACTAAGCCATTTACAAATGAAGAAGTTGAAGAGTTGGAATTAATAAGTAGATTAAAAGAAGTATTTGACAATGAAGAATTTCCAAGATTAAATAACTCTAATATATCTGACTTTTTTGAGTTTATAAAATTAAGTGATATTGCAGACAGAGAGGTGCTTAGTACAGACGTTAACTCATCTGAAGTATTATTGTTTGTAAATAATGGATTAAATAGAGAATACTCAATTATTATAAATAAAGACCTAAAGGGGAGTAAGTATATATATACTTATACTCTGAATTCTGGACCTGATAATTATATTCCTATGTCAGGCAATTTAAGAGAGTTAAGTAATTTAATTGCTAAAAAGTACAAGTTTGGAAGATTAGGTAAGATTAATCCTTCAGATATATATGATCTTGATAAAGACATTCCAGCTCGTAATGTTGTTAGAGACAATAATAATCAAGCTATAACTTATGCTAATACATTACCTGTAGAATTACATAGTATAAGTCTCTTTTCACAAAATGCTCAAGTTACTAGGGATTATCTAAGATTAAAGAATTTAATATTTGGAGAGTTAATGTCCAAGTCATCTACAGATATAGTTCTAGATGAAGATACTTTAAGAAAGGTAGTAATGAAAGCATTCACAGGTATGGTAGGGTTGAATAATGCCAATAAATTAGCAGTATTAAATAACTATAGATTTAACCTGGTAATTGAAAAGGATACAGTATCTTATCCACAAGATAGAGTAGTAGCATCAACTATAAGATTTAAGGATAAATCTGGAAGTACTACATACTATACACCAGAAAGATTAACAACATCAATACATATACAAGACGCTTCTGGAAATTATGTAGATTTAAGTAATATAGGAGTCAACTTACCAAACATAATAAAATTAAGTAACTTAAGATTACCTAACTCCACAAGTGATTTTAGTCCTTATGCTGAAGAGTATTATAAGCTACAATCTGCTCTAAATACTAGATTAATTCAAGGAGATGGTCCTATTGTAGCAACAGGTTTGGTTATAGAAGCTAATAATAAAGCTGAGCAAGACCTACTTAATATCTATCAACCTCCGCAGTATTACAATGGAGTTGGTAGTGAAGTAAATCAATATAGACTTCATATTAATGAAAGCTATAGAATAGGTAATACTGATGTTGAATTATCAACTCAAGAGTTATTAGAGATAGGAAATAATCTTGTTATAATGAAATCTCTAGGTTATGATGTACATCTAACAAGTAGAGAGTTGTATGATATGCTTATGGAAGTTGAAGATGATTTTATAGAATCTACTACTTCAATAAATTCTATGAATAATAGGATGCTAACCATATTAAATAATATCGCTCAAGATAATCCAGCATTACTAGCGAGTAAAGATAAATCATCAGTATTTTATATACTGAAGTCCATTAGAGATAATGAGAATGGAATAGCTTCAAGTGAACAGTTAGAAGAACTTTCAAAATTTAGAGAATTACTAAAACAGCCTTTAACTTTTCCTCAATACTATCATTCTTTATTATTAAAGGAGTTAGGATTTTCAACAACAGAAAGTATTATTGCACAACCTGGAGATTTTTCTGGAAATAGTGCTGTAGTATATAAATCTGAGAATACTGCTATACTATCTAAATCAGATAGATATAACAGTACGCCATCTATTCAATCTAAGAACTCTAATGCTTCTGTGGCTTTAACTTCTAGAAGTAAGATAACTCCATTAGATTTGATGCAAGAATCTTTAGAATCTCCTGAATCTAAGAAGTCTTTACTAGGAGTGACTCAAGCACCTTATTTCTATGCTCAAACTTTACAATATATCAAAGGATTAGAAGATAGGTTGAATAGGTTAGATACTGAGCCTATAACTATAGGAACATACGTTAGGCATGAGAATGAGACATACATTGTTATACAAGACAATATGTCTGGAAACAGAGTACAGTTGTATAATCCAAAGATTGGAGTTAATTCTAAAATAGTTGTAGATAGATCATCTATATCATCTCTAAATAAGAAAGGTACTTTTGTACAATACAAAGGTAAAAACTATTTGGTAACTGATAGTGATGTCATAATATCAACACTAACATATTCTCAAATATTTGAAAAGCCAAACGCTACAAGTAAGGCAATTATTGATGAGAAGTATAAGATAGTTGAGAATGAGAAAAAGCAACAAGCAAGTAAGTCACAAGAAACACTAGATTTAAGAGCTGCTATAAGCAAAGCTAAAGCCAGCTTGTTTGATCCAAGTAATCCTTATGGTTTAGGTTATAGTAATATTGCTAATATTGGTAATATGACTAAAGAAGAAGTCGAGACATTAATAAACGGTAATAAAGATGTAGGAATTCAAGGAATTAGAGATAAGATACTTAATGAGTTTGCTTTTACTTTAAGACAGTTACAAGAAACTGCTAACCTAAAAGGAGTATCGTCTCTTCAAGACCGAGTATATAAATATAACTTGAGAACTACTTTTAGATCTAGAGAAATTGTTGATATTAGTAATGAATATGCTAAACAAAGTAATTTACCAGATACTATTACTAGTGATATTACTATAAATAATCAAGATGGTACTACAGACAATTATAATAATGTTAATATAGAATATATTACTTTAGATGTTGCAGGAGAGTATCCAAGCGAATATAATGATATATACCCAGATAAAAACATAAAACTAATTGTTCTAAATAATCCAAGTCCAAATAGTAAGAAAGATTTGGGAGGATCATTTTTAATTCCATTATCTTCTTTTGATAATCAAGATAGATTAATTAAACATCCAAAGAACATAGTAACTGTAACTTATACAGTTAATGGGCAATCAATAACTGAAGATTTTGTTAAAATTAGAAAACATTGGAATGATTCTAAATTATTCTATTCGTGGTATTCCGTAGATGGAAAGTATAAATATATAGGAACTCTCTTACCTAGAGAAGATGGTGGATTTAGTGTAGCAACACTAAGCTCTATGAAAACTTTAGAGTTTATAAAGTATGGAGAAGCTAAATATGAAGAATTTAAACAACTAGAAACTTTACAAGAACAATTAGATGTAATCAATGAAAATAGTACAAGACTATTTGGAAGTTATAGTGACCTAAAAACTAATATTAATGGGGAGATTATTGCTGAGAAAAACTTAGAAAAAGAAAGTAATAAGATTTCATCATCAATTATTGTTAATAGTCCAAATATGATTAACAGTCCATCTTTTGGTGATGTAGACACCTCTGAACCTACAACTGCTAATGTGGCTAAGAAACTTCAATCTGGAGGAATAAGAAACAAAGATATATTAGCTATATATGATTCAGACTTATATACTGGTGAGACTATGGAATATGCAATAGAGGCTACAAAAGAATTAACAGTAAACATAGTCTATAACCCCATTGTTAATTATAAATCTAGTGAGAAGTCTGGAATAAGTGGTAAGGAAGTGCCTCCTCAGATACGTGATACAACTCAACAAGCTAATATATATGTGCAAAATGATATATTCCCTATGTTTCCACATATGGTAATAAATTTATCTTTAAATCAATCTAATTTATACAATAACAATAGTGTAGTAGCCAATAGAATAGATGCATCAGGAGTATTATCTGGAGAGTTAGCTCAAATAGCTGAGCCTATCAATATTGATGATTTCCAGTTTCCAATAGAGGAACCAATATCTGTATCAACAGAAGATGTTAATGAACAAGTAACAGATGTAGTTGATACTGTAGAACAAGATGAGACTAGTGATGTAGAGTTTGAAGAGCAATTAGGTGATATTGATTTTCTACTTGATGAAGATGATGAGTTTCTAATTTCTGATAAAGACATAAGTAACGATAATACTGGAGCTGACGACATAGAAGATTCTATGGATGACATATTTGGTAGGCTGGAGACTACATTGGCTGACTATACTATGAGTGAAGATGATATACTTACATTATATAATCAGATTTTAGGTATAAATGCTATTGTTATAGATCAAGTAAGTTATAATAAATTACCAGATTCTAAAAAAAGAGATAATTTCTACATAATAAAGTCTAATAACAAATTCAGACTATCTGACGGCTTAACATACTTAGGATTTGCGTCTAAGGGATTAAATGCATTACATACATCTAATGATTTATATAGCTTTACTCTAGCTAAACATGAGATATTGCATACTATTCTTAATGAGTATATGCCTGCAACTAGAAGACAAAAGATACTTCAAGAAGTAAGAATTTTGTTAAAAGCTGACAAAGATAGGTCACAAGAATATTTAGATGTAGATAATCTTACAAACAGACAGCTAGAAGAGTATCTGGTACTTTTAAAAGAAAGTACTGATCTAGGAAATGACTGGAGAAAGATAAATGAAAACAGTATAGTAAGATTTATAGATAAGACTATTGTAGGTAAGTTTATAAATAGAATTTTAGGAAGCAACAATGCAATTACTGATTTTCTATCTTGGATAGTTAGTACATATAAGAAAACTATAAACTTTAATCAATCCGAATTAGACAAATTTATAATAGATTTATCATATAATAGATTTAGAAGAGCGGAAGGTTCTTACGATTCATATAACCAAGAAACAGGACAGAAAGAAGAACCTAATATTAGAGGTAGACTAGATTCAGAAGTAGAAGCTAAATCTAATCAAGCAAAAAGATTAAATAGTGCTTTTGGATACCCACATGAATTAAATGAGGAAACTAAAGTACTTAATGGTAGTAGAAGATTTAGTAGGTATAAACAGCAAATCGCATCTTTGATTGTAGAATATCAATTTGTGACTGCAAGTATAGATTTGTATAAGCAAAGAAGATCTTTGGGAGAAATCATAGATAGAGTACAAAGTAAGTACATTAGTGATGTAATTAAACAAATAGATGAATCTCCTCTTTTGAGACAAGTGTTAGAAAAGAAAGATAATAAAAGTGATGTAGAAAATATCTTTATACAAGATTATCTTACTCTTAAAAAGGTAGATAGAAATAAAACTGCTGTTTCTTACAAAGAGCTTCAAAATATATCAAATAGAATACAGAAGTTCCTATATAGCCAATTTGATAGTGATCAATTTACAGATAAGAATAATAAGATAAACAAAGCATATTATACATTAGCTGTATTAGCTAATAAGAATGAGATATTATCATATATGTATGAAGATATTGAATTTGATGCTTGGAATGATACTGTTGAGGAAGATGATGGTTCTATAGAGATTGGAAGTAGTTGGCAAGCAAAGGAAGCTACTCACTTAACTACTCTAGACACACTATCTAAAAAGGTAAAGAATCATATATACAATACATCATATTTCTATGAAGATTCTTTTGGTAATAAAGTATACGAACTAGTTGATCCTAAAACAGTTCAGGATATATTAACAAGTGTATTCGAGAATGCACAGCAATTAAGTAGAAAGAATAACAATGATGCTATAAGTGCTCTAAATGAGGCTTGGAGGCTATATTTACAAGATTTAGGTACATCTTCTCCTGACAGTTACTCTTATTATGAAGCAAGAGCTCTATATGATAAAGTATTTAAAATTGATGATGATTTTATACCTATATCGCCTAATAGTACATATAAGAGTAGTTACAAGTATTCTTATGCTCAAGTAGCTTTTAATCACGAGAGTATTACAAGTGTAAATCCAAATATAGCTGAATCTACCTATAAGTATCTAACTAAGTGGACAACTAAGTTTAACAATGCTATTAATACTAAGAATATTAATGATATAAAATCTTTAATGACAGAATTAACAGCTGTTAATGCTAAGAATAATCAATCTAGATTAGATGCTATAGCTAAGATATTCAAAGATTTAAACTTAGAAAAAGAGTATAATAAAGCTATGCTGGAGTATAATAACTTTAAGCAAGGTGATAATATTGAAAAATTAAAAGCACTTAATAAGTCTATTACTAAGCTTACATCTATTGTATCTAACTATACAACAGTTAATCAATCTATATTGCAGTTACATCAAGATGCTTATAATTCTGTTGTATCTATGTTTGCATCAAACTGGAAGGTATCATTCTCTAAAGTTGGGGTAACCAAGAATATAGTGAAGACTCACACTGATGTTGGTAGTAAGAAAGATAGTGGTTTTAATCTTTCTGTGAAAACTGGTATAATTAATACAGTCTATAACAGTAGACTTGAGATACATAAAGAAAATATAGTAAAGCAGATTATTTCACATACACCAGATAAATCTAAAGTTAATACTGGTAACTATCTTAGTATTAATACTCTACAAGATCCAAGATCTAAGTATAAAATATCACATAATAAAAGCTCTATTACGTTTGAATTCCCTTACAATTTTAAAGGAGAGGATAATGTTATTAAAATTGTACTGAATGAATCTGATTTAATAACTAGAGGAGAGTTTAAAGATATTACAAAAGATAAACTAAAGAGAATATATGAACAGTTGACATCAGTTCCATATCAAGGTTATAAAGTAGACATTATACCTAACGTTGTTGCTAGCTTCTATCAAACAATAGGATTTCAATTAGATAGAAGAGCAGTCAGAACTCTACAGAGAGTGGAAGGAATAGAGAATACAAACCCTAAAGAAGGGGTATTAAGGTTGATACATCATATGTTACAATCATATGCTGTTATACAGGCTGCATATGAAGAAGAGAATGGAGTCTTCTATTCTAGAAAGCAACCTGACACTAATAGAGGAGAAGTAAGAGGTACTAGCTTATTAAGTAAGTTTGTAAGTCGCAAAGATGACGTGGATATTAATGCTACAACTGACTCTAGTGGAACTAGACAGAGTACTTTAACAGAGGAAGGTGAAGACGAGAATTCAAGTCAAATCAATGAAGATACTCCATATATGTTTACCCCAAGTAGGGACTATGATGATGTACTGACTAGATTAATAGAGTATAATAAGAGATTTAAGCAAGCTGTACAAAAAGATAGTGTGTATTTTGGTGAGAATCGTTATGGACTTAATGTTTATACTACTCCACTATATGAACATTTGCAGGAATTAACAACTATAGAAAAAGATAATATTTTTGATCAGTTAACTACACTTAAAGCTAGGATAGAAAACGAGAACAGGCAATTAATTAGTTCCGCAGAAGGATTAGCTGAAATAGATAGATTATATAAAGAAGCTAGAGCTAATTTATTATCAGAGTATAAGTTTATGTCATCCCCAATCTATACAAATAGATTGATAGATATGTATACAGTAAATGGTAAATTAGAAAAGAATTTAATAGCTAAGAATTGGTCTATATTTAACTATATAAATAATAGTTCTTCTGGTAAAGGGAAAAGCTTCCTTAATTTTACAATTAAAGAGCTTCAGAGACAAGCTGTTAATGATTTCTTCCTGTATCCTGGACAAAGTGGAAACAAATATGGTGCTTATAATTCAGCTAGACACAATGAATATAAGCAGACATTAGAAGCTCAGGCGAACAGGGGACAATTACCAATAGTTGAATTAGATAGTAAGGTATTTTATGATTATGAAAAGGGAGATGAGTCTATGTTTGCAGATGATAAAGGTAATATAAGTAATAACCTTGTTGTCTCCAAATACAAGCTAGGTGCAGATGCAGAGAGTAAATTATTCAATGTATACTCTTCTTCAAATTCCTATATGTATAATACATTAAAGGAAACTGAAACTGTTCTTGGCTATGAATCAAATAGTGATTTAGGTATAGGTATTGACACTACATATCTTAATAAGTTAATGGATATATCTATTGATGTTAATGCTAAGTTGGCTGAAGTAGGAAATAATCCATTAAAGGTATTCTTAGAGTTTAAAAGATTAGTCAATTTATATAAAGCTAATTCTGAGAATGTAGAGTATTATGATGAAGTTAGACAGATAACTACTAATATTACTGGGTTTGAAGTTATGGCTATTAATAATATTGATAGTGTTATTGAGCAGATTAAAAACAAGTTAAGTAAAGCATCAAATCCTACTTTAATAGATTTCTTGAATAAAACTTTGCAAGAATACACATCTGTAAGAAATAATCCAGAGCAATTAAGTTTAATAGCTGGAGAATATAGTAAGATATATAAAGAAGCTTATCTAAATAGACTTAAGGAATCATATTTGATGGCTAATCAATATATGATAAATGATGGCTTTGGGGATCCAGCTAAAAAGGAGCAGAATGCTAAAATATTAAATGGTTTAAGACAAACTTATATAAGACTAGATAAATTTCTAGAAAAACCTGCTAATACTTTAGATGGTTTTGATAATAGATATTTGGATGCTATATATAAAAGACTTGGAGATATAGGTAATAATATGGATTCTGCAGCTGGAACTTCAAGTGAGGTAAAGGATTTCATACGTTATGAGCCATTACCTAGTGAGACTTTAAGTAGTGCTATATCTAGAAATTTATCTAGAACAGCTCAATTATTGAATGATCAATTAGCTGTTATGTCTAAAGCTAATAAGAACAAGTTAATGGGGCAATTGACTTTACATAGACACTATGATAAGACAAGCTCTATATTTTCTATAAATGGACTTACAGGATTTACTTTATCAGAGGCTATCCAGAGATTACCTAAAGACCAAAGAGAAAAGTCTGCAGAAACTATAAAAAGTTTTGTAGCTATAGAGAGAGCTATATCAAAGAAGAATTTAACTATAGATGATATAATAAAAGTAGCTAATAATAATGATACTATTCATGATGAAGTATTGAGCGCAATAGCAAATGATATTAAGGCCGGTAATCCTAATATACAAGGTCCTGATATTAATAATACCAAAGAATTTATACAGTTATATAACAATATAAAAGCTAATCTTGAAGCTAACGGAATAACCTCCGTAAAGAGTACTAAGGCTATGACTATAGGTCAACTTTTGTATGAAGACGTCACCAAATCCTTTTCAGAATATATCAAAGAGATAAAAGAAGAGATGGTTAGATTTGGATTACAAGCAGTTCAAGAAGAAGTAGAAATTACAGGTATTATATCTTCAAAGTACGATAGTGGAGTAATGAGTTATGGTCCTAAAAGGAACATTGACTCTAACAATAGATATGATAAAGCCTTTATAGATAACTTCCCAACTTACTTTGAATTAGATCCTAATACAGGAAGTTATACTCTAGTAGAACATAGAATTAAACCTATTGAGTATACAATCAATGGTAAGAAGTTGTATAATTCTGCAGGAAAGAAGTTTATTTATGACGATAAGAATTCTAACTCTGGTAGAAAATATAATGATCAAGTTCCTACAGTAAATCCAGGAAGTTTCTTATTCTTCTCCAATACTTATCAAGGAAGCGAGTCTAGAGAAGAAAGATTATCTTTATTTAAGCAATTACCTATCGATGATCAATTAGATAACATAAATCCAATATTCCTAGATTATTTCTTAACTAATAAGGTTAATGGCTTCTATTTGGGACAGTATATAGATGGGGATATCTATAGATATAAAGGTAAGACTACAACTGCTAAGTTGATTGATATGGTTAAGCGTATTGGTACTAATACTACACCTGGTACTAAGCCTACTTTTAGAGAGGTTATATCTTTAAACAATAAACAGAAAACTATAAACAATAATGGATTATCTACTCATCACAATGTAGCTAATATACCTGATGAGGTTTACGATATAATGAATCAAGAGTATAAATACTTTAGAGATGTATCAGCTTTAACTTATGATGATGATAACCAAGCTCTTAAAAGTATTGTGGAAAATATGATATATCATGGAGAAATAAGTGCAACTCAAGCTGCTACACTAACAGTTGGTAGTTTAGATGTACTTAAGATAGAAGATTCATCCAGTAAATATAATAGAGGTATCTATGTTAGAGAAGGAGCAAGATATGGTATTGATACCTCAATAGAAGGAAATCCAACTATTATACTTTTAGAAGAAGGTTCAATAAGAGGAAGATCTGGAGAGTTATTAGATAGTTTTGAAGCTTGGGACGGTGTAACATTTATGAGTAATTTAGCTGGACTATTAATTATAAATTCTTATGGAAATAAGGAAGGTATTGATATGACTCAACAAGGTCTAAAGATGATAAATAACAATCTAGATGCTAAGACCCAGAATGGTGTATCAATGAAATCTTTGCAAGTTAAGTTTACCTCTAAATTTATATTTAATTCTTCTGAATCAGTAAAAACATTAGTTAAAGAAGGATATAGATCTGGTATATTAAATGAAGACTTTATAAAAGATCACACTTATAAGAAAGGTACAAATGCTATAATAAATGGAGAAGAGGTCGTACTTAATGAAGATTTATCTATACAGGTTCCTGACGGAGAATGGAATTTATACGGTGAATTTGTTCCTCCTCAACTAAATCTTATAACAGATAAAGATGGAAAGTTTAGTTGGAATATTCCTTCTAGAAAGAAGACTTTATATGATGTATATTGGGAAAACGGAGGGTGGAATCCTAACCAATCAGGAGTATTTGAAACAGTATACTTTGATGGTTCTACTACTGCTGTAGATTCAGAGCAACACTCAACATTAAAAATAAGCAAGTCAGACTTTGAAGTATATAAAGCATATATAAAGAATAGAGAGGATAATGCTTTTATGGTTAAAGATAAGTCAAATAATACATTATTGACTTTAGATGAATTGCTAGGTAAAATAAAGAATAATGATAGTAATTATTCTGATTTATTAAATAGAAATATAAATACTATTCAAGATTTAATAAAAGCTATTAATGTTGCAGATAGATTTGTTTATATGGATTCTGTAATGTTATTTAATCCTGCTTCTGGTACTAAGAAGGGGACTAGAGATACTAACCCTAACTTCAAAGGTAATTATTCTGATGAATTTACTAATATACATACTCAATCTTTAGAGAATTTTAGTTACATTATAACTATTAATAAGAAAGACAAAGATGGTCAGGATGTGGCACTTTCTACACAATTTACTTACCTGTTAGGTATGGAGAACAATGTGTTTGAAGCCCAGGATGTTTATAATGTTATTGCTAGCTTATCTAAAGAGCAGAGAAAAGATTTTGAAGGTAAAATAAAGAAGATAAGAAATGAGCTTTTAAAGTCTAATTCTTTAGAAAAGATTAAAGAAACTTTAAACCAGTTAAATGGTAAAAGAGAACTTAATAACAATTTATCTCCACAGTTAATAAATCTTATAACTACTACTAGATTGGAAAATATGAAGTTAGAAGGTAGATTAACTGCTAAGACTTTAAATACTGAAGCTGAGAGACTATTAAGTGTGAATAAGTTTTCTACAGAGGAAATAAATTTCATAGCAGACTCTATATTAGATAGTGTCTCTGTTAAAAAGTATATGATGGAGATAGTTAGATCTAATGCAGAAGCAAGTGCAGAATTTAATCAAGTTTGGGAACATGTTTCTAATCAAGAGAATCTTGATGAAATGACCATATCTAATCCAGTACTATTTAATAAGTTATTTAGTGATGTAGCTGCTAGAGTATCTAAAGGTATGGCACTTAGAGTAAATGGTAAGAAAGCTGTACAGATGCCAATTACTCAAATGAAGAAGGTTTATGAGTGGAATGGTAGATTACATACTAAATTAGATATATTTAATATACTAAAAGCAGCATCTCCAAACAAGTCTAATACAACTATATATAAACAAATAGACGATTTAATTCGAACTAGGACAATTAAAGAAAGAAGTGTCAGCTATGGTAATCCTAATCAAGATACGGATAAGATTACACATACAGAAGTAGAAGCAAGTAATCCATTTTATGTTAAGTACTCATTCTTGAAAGATATATCTTTGAGAGAGATGTTTGATATTTATGATAATAATAGAATGTTGAGATCTTTAGAGTCTAAAACTTATGAAGATATAAACACTGATTCTTTAGCTTTGGAAGAGTATCTTAACGATTTAGTAGATGGAGGAGAAGCTAGTACATTAGCTAAAATATACAAATCTCCATTATTTAAGATGTTAAAAGCAGATGTTAATGACAAGATTCAACTATTAGAGAGATCTAAGAAAATAGATGAATACCTTAGAAAACAATTAATAAATAATCCTCAAGCTGTTGAGGAGGCTAGAGAGTTATATAAATCTATCTTAGAAGATAAGTTGTCCGAGTACAATGATAGATTACAAGAGGAAGAGAATCCTGAAAATAGAGAATCAATTAAAGGTTATATTCAAACTCTAGAACAACAAATTAAAGATGCAGATACATTAGAAGATGCTAAACTTATAAGTTATCTTAATACAAGTGTTAAATTTAACAAGTCAAAATTAATAAAATTAACACAATATATGGAATTCTTAAATCGAGTAGAGAAAGGAAGATTTAATACTAAAGATGGAAATATATCCAAGTTAAATAATGACTTTGTTAAACTAACTAAGAGAGCAAATAAAGCACTTTATGGAATAATGTCTCGTGTACCTAATACAGGGTTGAACTCTAACTCATTCTTTAAGATTGTTACATTCAATAATGAATATGGTAACTCTGTATTTATACCTGCTGAATGGTTGAATATATCAGGATCTGACCATGATGGGGATACATTACAGCTGTGGACATTTGATCCTTATGGTAGGAATAAATACTCAGATTTAGCTCTAGAAAAAGCAGCTGACATCATGACTAAGTATGATAATACAGCTTCTATATTCTCTAAACTAGACTTATCACTAAAACCTATTCAAGATGAAGCTACTAAGAAATATAATGAGCCTGGTATGTATTTGAAGCCTTATGATGCGCACTCTTTCTTTACTGTAGTCTCACAGAATGCTGTAGGTTCCACAGTTGTAGGTTCTTCTGCCTTACTAGGTAAGAATTATACTTATGCCAACCAAGTTATAAAGAGTATGATTTCTTATATTTCTAAGCAAGAAGATTTAAATAACGTTAATAGATTAGAAGTTTCTAAAGGAGAAGAGATAGAAGTTCAACCAGATATTTCAAATGTTAATGAAAGTTTAGAAGAAATAGACAATGAAATTATTCAAGTATTGTTTGAAAGTGTTGATACTCAAGAGGAGTTAATGGAGTTATTAGATGCTATGGAATTGTCAACAGAAGAAAAAGGAGAGATAATCCGTAAGTATTGTATGAATAACTAATAATTTAAATAATTTACTAGTACCTATATATAATACAAAATAGGTACTAGTACTTTAATAAATAAAAACTTAATAAATAAATAAAGATATGGCTAAGTTAGGATTCAAATGTCCAAATAAGAATCTACAAGAATGGAAAGATTTAGTTGAAATACAAGGAGAGCAAACAGCTCATTACTTATGGAATAAATTTGATGCAATTCCAGAACAATATTATAAGGAGATATATAATATAACTTCAACAATAACGCCTCAGCAATCTACTAGCCTGGTAGAGGCTACAGAGCTAGTAATGAAATCTATTTCAAGCAGAATTAATGTACCTTTAGCAGAGGTATATGATAAAAACAGAATTATTACTACTAGTAAGAACATAGATAGAGAATCTATAGAATATTTTATTAGTACTTTAATTGGAGGTAATGTTAGTGATTTGGAAGGAGATATTCTTTATCAAGATGGTAAAGAATATAGTATCCCAAATAAATATACTAAAAATTTAGGGTTAACTTCAGAAGATTACTTTTTATCAAAAGTATTAGATAAAGAAAAAGACTTAACAACTGGAGCAAGAGTAATTAAAGACGGAGTAAAACTATCAATTAGAGATTCTATATTGTCTAAAATAGAGGAGAAGTATAACTCTCTAGTTAACAATTTAGAACAATCACCTTATGTAATCAAAGAAATGTCAGATTCCTACATTCAGTTTGCCGCTAGAGTAGCTGAAAATAATGGAGATTTTAGTAAAGCTCAACAAATAAGAAATTTTACTCCTCAACAAAAGAAGGATAACGCTGAGTTAATTAGAAATAATCAAATCAAAGATTTACAACCTTGGATAAATTATTTGAATAGTAGACCTGATTATCCAATAGAGTTTAAGTACTTAATTCTATCTGACATATTAAAGTACAATGTAAATGAAGTTAATTTAAAATCTAACTATGTTAGACTTAATAAAAGAAATAACACATCAGTAAATTCTTTTGAAAGTTTCAACGCTAGAGGAATTGCTAGTGTATTTGAGAAACCTACCAGTTCAAATATGTTTCTAGTAGATTATACTTTAGAGTTAGCAAATAAAGCAGCTACAGAAGCTCCAACAGAAAAACAATTTAGTAGAACTAATAAAGGTATTTGGTATAAATTTATTAATGGAGATGCCAAAGAATTATCTAGTTTAGTTAGAGATACTCCTTGGTGTACAGGAAGTGAGAGTACTGCAGCTAGTCAACTAAGTGTAGGAGATTTTTATGTATTTGTACCTTTTAATAATGAAGAAAATGAAAAAATAGCTATTAAGTTTGAAGGAGAGACTATAGCTGAAGTTAGAGGAACGCTTAATGGGCAAGAGTTAAAAGATAGCTCCACTCCTATAGTAGACGATTTCGTAACTACTAACTTTCCTAATCAAACAAATGCTTTAAATAAAATAGCTTATTTAAAACTTAGAGGTAGATTTATAGAAAATGAAGAGTTGTGGAGAGATAAAGGGCTTGTAAGAGAACTGTATGAGCTATCTCAATATAATGATGCGTATGAAGATGATCCGTTTTTAGTAGAAAATGAGAATTATATTTTTGATGTAGTAAAAGAAATTTTAGAAGAAGTAGCCTACAACTACTCTCCTGAAATAGAAAGAATTTACTCCACAAGAGTAGAAGAATATAAAATTAGAGAAAATGAAGATAGAGTTTATTTCTATTTAGAAGATGGTACCATAGTTAAAATAGATATAACTAACAAAAATTTATATATTAATCAAAGAAATAGAAATAGAAATAATTATATAGAATCATTTATTTATAGTGACAAAGCTAAAAGGGTAAACTTAGACATAGATAAAAATACATACCTTGGCGTGAATCTGAGAAAAGGTATAACAAACTTAAAAGATATAGCTAATGAAGCTACTGATGTAGATATTAAATACTGGCATAATAATGCAGTTCCCAAAATTGCGAAAGAATTTATAGTAGAAGGTCAGTACTATGAAGGTTTGAAAGCTTCTTTTAGAGGAGGTAAATTAGAATCTTCTGTAGGAAAGGCAGCACATATCAAGATTTTACTTAAAGTAAATCCAGATCTATTAAATACGTTTAAGTTAAATAATCACTATAAACATACTATAGATAATGACGTTGTTAATAATCTTAGTATAGACGCTTTATTAAAAATTATTTCCCCTAAACTTCAAGGTGATTTAGAAGAAAATATTATCTATTTAGATGCTAGTACTTTAGATGCTAGTACTTTTTTCAAGATTTGGGATGCTTTATCCATAGAAGAGAAAGATAATATTACTATACAAAATATGTCACCCAGTTTATATGAAGATATAAGTTTAGGTATAGATAATATAAATTTATATTATACTAATAATTATATCTTAACTGAGGGACAGTGGGTTGGAAATACATACGTACAGGAATACAATACTATTCCATTAATTAAGAATGGTAAAGTAGAGTTACAAGATTCTGTCTATAAGGATATAGATGAAGAATATACTAAGATTCCTAGAACATATACCTTTAAAAACTACCAACTAGTTTCTGCTGTTTATGATGAGAATTCAGATAGATATTCAAAATATTTTGAATATTTTAATACTAAAAATTTATCTGATTTAGAGTATTATGAAGAAAAGTATGGTAGTTTATATCAAAAAGATAAAGATCTTATAAGGGGTGTATTTACTAGATTAGCTACGGACAAGTCTTTAATTCTTTTACATAAAGACGCCAACATTACTACTCCACTACATGAGTTAGCTCACTTATGGGAAACTGTTCTGACCTCTGATGAGAAATCTACAATATTAAATTGGACTAAGCAATCTACATGGGACAGAAATACAAGCGAGAGGTTTGCTAAAGGATTTGAGCAGTATGTATATGAAGGTGTAAAGACAGGAGATAGTAAAGTAGATAGTTTATTTGAGAAGTTTAAAACTTGGTTCACATCTATAATAGATAACTTTAATAAGTATTTCAAAGGTAGTGATCTTAACAAAGATATTAAAGCTATATATAATAAGATGCTTATATCTGGGAACAAGCTAAATGAAAACTTTAGTTCTTTACAAGAAGAACAATTGATATCTATTTATAATGAACTTAATATATTTGATAAAGAAGGAATTACAAATCAAGTAGAACCAACTAAAAAAGTAGATGTATTAGCTAAACTAAAAGCTTTGACTGATAAGAAGAAGGCTCTTAAGGAAACACTCTATCCAGAACAAGACAAACAGGATGGTGCTCCTAAACAAATTAAGAATTTATCAACACTTGTTAATCATAGTGGAGGAGCTGTAGGATCCGACACAGAGTGGGATACTATTGGCAGTGATTTTGGTATGGTTACTAACAGACATTATTATTTTGAAGAGAGGACTCCTCGAGGTAATGTAGAGATATCAGAAATTGATTCTGAAGAAGGTAAGATAGAAGCTGCAAAAGCAGCTAAGAGAAACTTTGGTTATAAGTTTAAAACTATGAAAGATAGTAGACTTATTAGGAATTGGAGTCAAGTAAAATATTCTGATGCTGTTTTTGCTATTGGTAAAATAGTAGATAAAGGAGAGAAGTTATTCCCCAACCAATCTAACGATACAAGAACAGCATTGGTTCCTTCAGTAACAGGTGGAACAGGTTATGCTGTAGGAATGGCTATTAATCAAAACAAACCTGTATATGTATTTAATCAAGAAAAAAGTGAATCTTCAAACAAATTTATTTCTGCAAAAGGAAAGATGACATTTTCTTATGGAAATAATAAAAGAGATGATGTAAAGTCTGATACTACTTTTGAAGCCATTCAAAACGGAGAAAGAACTGCTACTACAAGATATGAGTCTGATGGTCATATAAATTATTGGAAAAATCTTAAAATAGGGGATATTGTAGAATGGGAAGGAGCTAATGGTGAAAAACAATTAGTCGAAATAACCAAACCTTTACATAAATTAACAGGAAGCGGTAAAACCGCAGAAGAATGGAGCAAGCTGGAAGGTTGGTCAGTTGATTATTTTAACAGTAAAGTCAAACCAAAATTAAACGATGCTTGGCAAATAGAGTATAAATCTGTTAGTGATAAAAAAGGTTATGATGTTGGTTGGTACAGATGGGACTATGCTTCTAAAGATTTCACAAGAACAGAAACTCCAATATTAACTAAAAATTTTGCAGGAATTGGAACTAGAAATATCAATAATGCAGGGAAGCAAGCAATTAGAGATGTTTATAGTAAAACTACAGAGTCTATTAATGGAAATGCAGCATCTAGCGTTAGCTTACAGTTAAATAAGTTGGATTTATCAAATGCTTCAACAGATTTGCTTGAATTAAATTATAGAATTAAGCAATTAGCCAGAAAGTATGACTATAATTATAATGATAGAACAATACAAAAAATATGGAATCATATTAAAACTAACTACTACAAGAGATTTGCTATAAACCCAGAGTTGGGTATAGTAACAGATAGCAATTTGTCAAAGCAGGATATATTAAATAGTAAAGAATTACTAGTAGCTGCAGTAGCTAAGTTATTAGAAAGTAATTTAGATCAGAGTACTAAGCAAGTATATATAAATCAAATTAGACAACAGATTATACAGGCAACTTCTAATTATGATCCCAACTTTGAATTATCTGCCACTCAGGAAAACATAATATATGTCCTAGATTCTATAGGAGTAGTTAATTATAATTATAATATAGAGAACACTACTACAATTCCTGATATACCAGATATATTACAAGCCGAAATAAATGAATGGTATAATAGAGAATTATCAAATGAGGAGATATTTAAGTATAGAGAAGCGCTAGAACCTAAGATAGGCATACCATATCTTATAGAAAATACACAGTCTAATTACGCATATGAAATAGAGCAAGCTAAGTTTGTAGCGGGAGACGATGATAGTAGAGGCAATAAAGTTAATAAATGGATTGAATCTTTAATTCAATCAGCAGTAGATAATGCTAAATATTTAGCTTTGGGAGCTCTTCAATTAAGTTTGAGTAACGCTGATATACAGTCAGCTATTACATTCTTAGGTATTAGTAAAGAAGCTATTATACGATTACTGACAAGTAAGCAATTTTCAGAGTTTTTTAAGGAGCATGCTTTATACGATGATATTATGGAACTGAAGGGTACATCTTGGGAAACATCATTATATAGATATGCTAGAAAATATAATCTAGGTATTGATAGAGAGAATACTTTGGGAGATTCCATAAATTATATAAATGCTGCAAATACCAATGGAGTAGTAAATAAAAATTTAGTTAATAGAGAGTATGTGTATCATATGATGAATATTCTAATATCATATTCTAAAGAGTATAGTAGTTTGAATGATTCATTAAAAGCAACCTACCCAATTAAAGGTAGACCTACTCAACAAGAGACCCAAATAAGAACTATATTGGAAGGACTGGGATTAAAAGATATGGGGCTAGAAGCTCTAGAAGATGTATTAGATGGTTTAGAGAAGCACATAAATCAAGGAAACTCAGTATATAGTTCAAGATATTTCAAAAAAGCTATGGCTTCTAGTGGAAATGGGTTATTACCTAAAGGTATAGTAGCTTTATCATTTCCTCACGTTAGAGAAATGTTAAGGTCACACCTCCAATTTCATAGCATTAAACAAATGAACCATCTATTGCATAGTCCAGTTATAAAAGAGTTTATTGGAGAATTACAAAGCCAATTAGATACTGTTCAAGTAAATAGAACAAATAGTGGTAATAAAGTTTGGAACGCTATGTATAATGCAATAAGTAATATATTTTTAAGAGAGTCTTATACTAAAGAGTCTGATGTATTTGCTGATATCCTAGACAAGGAAGATGGTATGTTTAGACAAATTGAATTGGATTCTTTGGCAACTCCTGACAGTATAACAAACAATCAAGAACACTTTCAATTGTTTAAACCTAAGGAAACTGAAGAGTTTCTTAGTCACGCTGCCAGTGTTGTAAGAGAAATAAAGAAGAAGTACCCTAATAACCCAAGATATAGATTTATATATTCACTTGATTTAGAAGGGGATACTATTAAGCTTAGAGGTTCTGAACAAATGATGAATGATGAAAGATTAGTTGCAGAGTATAAAGCACAATTTGAGTTGTTACCTGACAAGCTTAAGGACATGTTATTTAAGTACTTGTTATCTCATAGATCTTATGGGCTAAATTACAGTGTTGACAGTTGGTTTGGGTTCATGAACTACAAAATGTTTAAAAACTTTAATAAATTCTTATTTAGAGCTGAAACTGTTCCTGGAGCTTTGCTGAAGCCAGAATATTTAATGAGACAAATATCTAACTTTGTTATGCAGCATCCTGAGCTAGTTAGACAATTTCCAAAGACTAGATTTTGGAACGGAGATCAAAATGTAAATACCATATTAAATAATACTGATATGTCTTACTCGTCTGCTGTAATGAGATTACCAGACAAGTTACCTGCTTTCACAATGGTTGAGGCTGGTCATTTAGAAACTGCATATGAAAGTCCTACTATTAACAAAGCAAAAACTAAACTACAATATCTATTTGATATGGAAGTAGAGGGAGTAGAATCATTTAATAGTTTGTTTAAGAAATCTCTTAAGACTAAGAAGACCTTACTCAATAGAGTGAGTGATGCTCATAGTAAAATTGTTGAAGAACTTGATAAACTTGAAGATAATGAATTCAAAAAAGCAGCACTAGGATCAGCATTTGATGTGAATGATAATATTAGTTGGTTGTCAAGCTTTATTGAATATAAAGAGTATGGTGTATCCCCTGACCTATTCTCCACACTTAGCACATTCTATGATAATATAGATGGTAGCTTGTCTAAAGATATTGTAGACTTATATTTATCAACAGGAGTAAAGTATGTAAAATCTATTAACGATAATATACAGCAGACTAAAGATGAGTTAAGAAGTATTAAACAAAAGCTGAATAATAATGGAGCTGTAGACATAACTTATCAAGGTAAAACTCAGACTTATGATAGTTGGTATAGAGAACTTCAACTTGATATTATGACTGAAGAGCAGATTATTCAAGATGAGCAGTTATCACAAACTTTAAATGATTTAGAACTATTACTAGATGATAGTATTATACAACTAAATAGTAGAAAGATTTCACTAGAAAATCAATTAAGTTCCAATATAGAAGATAGAAATAACTTATTCAAATATACTCCACAGACATTATATCTACCACAACCTCACTTTTATACATTAACTAAGTATAACGATTCTAAGGGCAATGCATATAAGAAACCTATAGTAGCGTTGTATATGGCTACTCCTTCTGTGTTAGAGCATGAGTATAAAGGCGATGTGCCATATGATCCAAATGATTTTCCTCTTGTATATAGAAGAGTGTACAATTATAATGCTGATAGTAATATTAACCCATATTTTGTTACAGTTAATCTATTTAGTAATCAACTAAAAGGAGCTATGTTTAATAGTAGGAATAGTGGCAAAGACTTTATAGATGTTGGATGGAAATTAAATAGAAGAAACCAAGGTTCTATGTATCTAGATCAGATGTTATCATCTTTAAATGATGATGCTGCCTACTTGAAATCTTTAATGGAAAGTGATAATAGAATTGATGATTTACATTGTCCACCTAATAAATAAATTAAATAATAAAACAAATGAAATGTAGATTTGTACCAAAAGCTAAAGATAATTCTGGAGCTTCTATAAGTTACTTAGAACTAAACTCTATATTTAATATAGACAATAGTGAACTTAAAGAAAATAAGATAAAAGAATTATATAAGTTAGTTAGTAGTGATGTATTTCTTAATGAGTATAAGAAATATAATCCAGAACTTATACAAGGTGAGATAAGTCCATTTAACTTAGTTAAGTATATAAATAAAGCTTCGACACAAGAGAAATTTCCAGCTATAAGTGCTCTTTTATATGATGTAAGTGAAGGGAGTGATATAAATACCACATCATTATATACTATAGAATCTTTATCTAACTTATTAGGGATAAACTATAAACTAGATTATTCTACAGACTCACAAGCAATAGCATACTATGAAAACGGAACTACTGTATTTAATGTGAAGAATCTTAATAACAGAGAAGATGCTGATAATATAATCTATCATGAGTTTACCCACCCAATAATAGATCATATACAGAGTAATGATTCTAGATTGTTTGATTTCTTTGTAAAAGAAGCTAAGAATATTCTTAGTAGTCAGGAAATGTCCGAAATAAGAAAGTTATATGATAAAGAAGATGCGCTAACACTATCTAAAGAGATAATTGTTAGAGCAGTAGATAAATTAAGAAACTCAACAGAACAAGACAAACCTAACAATCTACTGCAAACTCTTAAGAAGTACATCAAGTATGTACTTTCTAACTTATTTTCTAATATTGCTGGACCAACTCACTTTAATAAGTATCAAATTGATACTTTACAAGATGTAGCTCAGTTTATGAGACAATTACCAAACTCTCTAACTAATTTTAAGCTAGACATTGATACTAGTCTTAAATCTGCAGTACGTCAGAAGTATATTGGTTCCCAAGAAGAAGCTCCTGATGCTATAAAGAAAATGGGGTTGGAAGACGTAATAAATAGACTGTTTGATTATAAGTCTAATGGAACAACTAAGGTTATTCAGGGGATAGAAAACTTTAGTATTGATAATTCTGAAGCTAGTAACTTCTTTTCAATAGACTATACTAGATCTACTTTAAAAGTAACGTATCCAAACGGAGAAACTAAATCAATTAGATTCAAAGACATATCACAACTTCGAACTATTATAGAAAGTGAAAAAAGACTATTAATTAAAGCTGTTGAAGCTTATGCGGAGAAATACTCCAGTGATCTATCAAGAATAATGAATATAAGAATGCCAGATCCAGGAGATAAAAGAGCTATAGAAAACTATGAGAAAGAGTTACAGAATATAAATACAAGATATACTATTGATATGATGGGCTCTTTAATATATGATATTAGTAATAATAAGCCTGATGAAGTATATAACTACGCTACATTTAAGCAACTTTTCCCAACTCTAGCTATGCCTAATTTTAACGATGATAACTTAATTGTTACTGTTAGAAATGTAAAAGATAAAAATGGTAATACTATTAATAAAGTATATAACTTAATATCTCCTTACGTTGGATTTAATGATAGAACAAAAGAATATGAGTCATTTGCTAAAAAAATATACAAGAGTGACAGCATAGCAAGACAAAATGGTTTTACTATTAGTGATAATATAAAAGGTATTAAATCTATTAATGCTGCGATGCTAGCTATGCATATAGCTATTAATGATAATACTGCTAAATTTGAATCAGTTAAAACATTTAATATATTCGATCCAAGAACAATAGAAGAAATCAATCTAGAGGAAGCTGTATCTAATATACTTTCATTAGAGAGTAATCTACCAGACTTTATATCCTTTATATCATTAAATAATGAGTATAAAGAACTTAAACCACTAGAAGAGCAAATCAAAAGTTTAGCAGAGAATGTTTCTAAAATGAAATCAGATAGGAGAAATAGTGTATTTAAGCAATCGTATATTCAATTACTATTCTCTCACGATCTTGGAAGAAAGAATTCACAAGGTGTAAGTTACAACTTATTTCAGAACTTTAATACTTCAGATATAGAGAATGATCAACCATTAAGAGATAGACTTAAACGATCTATTGAAAAGAGATTGAGAACAATCGTAAAAAATTATGAGCACAGTATTGATGGTCTTACAGGAAAACGTAAGTTTGAATCTTTAAATACTGATATAGGTAAGGAGTATTTACTATTATCTTTAGCATTAATGGAACTAGATGGTAATAGGTATGGAGTAGATTTAACTCAACTCAATAGAGATATGACAATGGATAATAGTCTTGAGTCTTGGATTAAAGGGCAGGGGGACTACTTTGATTCTTTTACTAACTTTGTTATGAGCAATGTTAGAAAGATTATGGCTAGAGTTAAAGAGAAATTTATAATCTACCAAAGAGAGAAAAATAAATTCTTTGAGGACTATTTTAAAGAACTAAAAGAATTCAATTCATTTAAGAACATAGCCTTTAACTATAAAGAAGATCTTTATACTAATTTATATGAGTATAAAATGGTTAGAGTAATGGATAAAGTACCAATTAAGAATAAAGACAATAGAGATAAAATTATTACTAATAATGTATTTCGTAAAGATGCTAATGGTGAATTTATTAAAAAAAGAGTAAAAACTGGCAGACTAAAGGATCCAACTACTTCAGGGTTAACTAAGTTTGAAAAACAGTTGATATTAAAAACTGCTAAGACTATAAGAGATGCAGTAAAAGAATTAGTTAGATCTAAGTATGATAATGGAGAATTACCTAGCGCTTTCCAATCTAAAGGAAATTTTGAAGAGGCTTTCGCAGACTGGGAATTACAAAGTATGGGAGCTACATTTAAGGGCAATACAAATGATGAAACTGTTTGGGGTAATTATCTAATGTTACCAGCTGTAAAGAAGGATGTTATAGCCTCTATACTATCTGGAAATTTTAGAGAAGCTATAGATAACTTTGCTGAGCTAGAGTTTAATATGAATAATATGAGTCTAGATAAAGATTCGAAGCACGATTCTAAAAGTTTAGGCTTATTAGAGGTGTTTGTAAATAGAGCATCAAATTCTCCAGAAGTAAATAATATTTATGGAAATAGGCTTGGAGCTTTAGGGTTGGAAACGGATCATAGTGGAGAAGTTTATCTTGTAAATGAAACTAAGAATAAGGGCATATCCATGGATTTGCAGTCATCTCTAGATTTCTATATGATGAAGTTATACAAACAACAGGAAGCTAATGACTTAAATTATTTATATTATGTTGGTAGAACAGGGTTAATATATGAAGAGTTAAGAAGTAGAAAGAACAAAACAGTAGAGTTAGATACATTAGAGCATGTGTTTATGCATATAGTTCATGACGAAATGCAGAAGGCTGGATTTGGAACAGGTAATAAGGATGTATCAAAAGTCATATCTGGTACCACAGCATTAACTTCTAAGATAATACTATCTTACAATATTCCTTCTGCTGTTGTGGCTGTTGTAGGAGCTAACATGAGTTTGTTTACAACTGCATTAAGTAAGAAGTATGGAGAGCGATTCTTTACAGTAAAAGACTGGGCTTCTGCTACTAAATTTGTATTAAATCCTTCCAACCAGAAACTAGTTAATCATATAATGCATACTATGCAATTTCATTCTAGTGATGAAAAGTCACTTATTTTTAATGAGAATCTAAAAGCTGGAACAAAAGATTGGGGACAGTTCAAGGGTATGTTAGTTGGTAGAAATTCTATGTATCTACAAGGTTTAGGAGATTATGAAGCAAAGGCAATAATGTTAGTGGCACAATTAAAGAAAGATGGTATCTTAGAATATTTTACGTTTGATAAAGATGGTAATTTGTATTATGATTGGGATGCGGAAGAGAGGGACGCTAAAACAACGCCTAATAAATTCAGTAAGTTTAGAAATAGAGATAGAGAAGTACATAAACAAGAATTAAAAAGAGACAATAGAGCTATGTACACTATTACTAAGACTGTAAAAGGTAAAACTGTGAGCATTGAGAACCCTCTTGTTCCTTATGATGAAAGAATGATGGATAGTCTATCTACTATTGCAAGTCATATGTTAGGTCAAGTATCTGATAAGCAGAGAGGTAAGTCTGATACTAACACTTGGGCTAAAGCATTTTTTCAGATGAAGTCTTACATAAGAGCAAGAGCTAATAACTTTTATTCTAGAGGATTTACCAATCCAAATATATCGTGGTATGATGTTGATACAGACGGTAATACTAAGATTGAATTTTACTATCAAGAAGGAGCTGTAAATACCTTAATTAGTTATATTAAGTTAGTGAGGCAATTAGGACTTGGTAATGCTGTGGAGGCTCTGGGACAGCTTAAGCCTGAACAACAAGCTAACTTAAAAAAGATGTTAATAGAATTTATTATATTTGCAGCTGCAGCAGCTGCATACGGATTTGGAGTAGATGACGAAGATAAGAATAAAAATCCTTATCATTTCTATATAAAACAAGCAATAAATGACATTGTAGGTATTTATAATCCAATGGATTATTTTGGAGCAATAACAACTCCAGCTACAATTGTATATGCTACAAGATTAGGAAATGCACTATTAGATGGTATGCAATTTGAATTTGATTCAGCATTAAAACTGTCTGGAGCCACTAAGAATTTTACTCAAGTAACTTCGTTTTTTGACCAGCTTGAAGCAAATATAAAGTAATATAAGCATTTAAAAAAATCCCCTAACTAGTTAAAGTTAGGGGATGATTTTTATGTGTCAGTTCTTACATAATTATATTTCGAGATAGTTGTATACATAAATCTGGGGAATGTCTCTTTAAAGAATAAGTCTTTTTCTAGAATATCAAAATCTTCTAATTCTCCTCCAAATAGTAATGCTTCTTTCTTCTTTCTCTTTTTATATTCTTCTTCTGTTTCTTCTATTTTCTTATTAAGATTTATAGACCAACTATTTATTTCAGCATTTCCACCATATCTTAGATTAGGAATATCTATAACTATAAACTCAACTATATCTAATGGAATGTAATCAGGTCTAATTATTGTTATATCTTGCTCTGTACAAGTTCTGTACATTATAGATATTTGAGAGAAAATTCCTTGATTGGAGTCATTAAGAGTGATATAAATCACTTCATATTCAATATTACCAATATACGCTTTAGGAGCAGATTTAATTTCTATTCCGAGATCTAAATTACTTATTACTAAATATAGTAGCTTATGAATATCAGATGGAGTGTAGATCTCTAGTTCCTCATCTCTTATCTTTGAATTATATATTGTTGGTATTTTAGAATGTATATTACTTATTGCCATAATAATTACTTACGCTTACCTTCTTAGCATCTAATGGGTCATTTTCTAACTCTAAGATTATTTTGGGATATTCCACCGTTATTGTATAACCTAAAAGACTATCGTGTCCATTCTTAGCATCCCAGTTACATAACTCTGAATCATAGTAGATATATTCTTCTATTGATTGACAGATTTCTTCTTTTGACCAATATTCTATGCTTACAGGTTTATTCTCAAATATCTTTTTATATAATAAAGGAAACATATTATCTATAGTGTGAAGATTATAAATAATAACTGGAAAGTTAGGATTTATCACACCTCCTTGCTCTTTAATATAAATGATATTTAATAATCTGTCTACTTCTTTTATATAATCTAAATCTCTACTTGTAAAAGGTAGAGTTCTATTTCTAGTTGAGTTAGAAAATACTAACTTAGTATTTATAGTGATGTCTTGTGTATATCTCTCTATAGGTATATTAAACTTTTTAGCTTCTATAGCTTTCTTAACTTGATCTATTGTTGTGTTCATTAGTTTATTTCTTTAGTTACGTGTAGTATATTGGTATATCGCTCTAATATAGTATAAATTATTTCTTTTACTTCGTTACAGTAAAATTCTCTATAATTTCTTACTATAATATGATTACTGTTAAGTATGCTGTTAGTTAGCACTTCTTCTAGTTTAGCTATCTCTTCAGCTTCTTGCATAAATTTCATATATCTTGTTGAGTTGTTATTCAATAGTTCTGGTAACATCTCTGAAGCACATAAAGCGTCAGATATTCTTTCATATATGAATCTTTGGCAAGGTATGTATATAATATACGCTTTTAGAGTATCAGATACAATACATGAGACATCTTTTTCATCAATTATAGTATGCGGCTTAGTATCAGGACCTTCTATTGCTTTCACATAATCTGTTATATCTTTGCTAAACTTACAATCGGTTACTTTTATAGGTAGAAGTGAGTTTATAGTACTTAAACTCATTGTCTTAAGCTCCTCTTCTGTAAATTCTACATATTTAGTAGTACTCTGCATATTAAAACTCAGTTGGGTTGGTGCTAGGTATACTGTAAACTACTCCCTTAGATAATAGAAGAAGAGAAGCAATAGAAGCAGCATTTTCAAGAGCCAAACGAGATACTTTAGTTGGGTCAATAATGCCGTTATCTATTAAGTTCTCCATTGTATATGTATGAGCATTATATCCCATATTGAAATCAGCACAATCTATAATTTCCTTTTCAGGAACTTGATAATCTTTGCCAGTGTTAGAGATAATGGCTCTAAATGGTGACTTTATAGCTTCTAATATAATCTTAAATCCTTCTTCTTCCCCCTCATTTAAACATAGATCTTTGTAGGTTTTACCCAGCTCATATGCTATTCTTAATAAGGCAACGCCACCACCTGGTACTACACCTTCTTGTACGGCTGCACGAGTTGCGTGAAGAGCATCATCTACTCTGTCTTTTTTCTCCTTCATTTCTACTTCTGTCGCTGCACCTACACTTATAACTGCTATACCTCCAATTAATTTAGCCAATCTTTCTTTTAGCTTATCTAAAGTAATTTGAGAGTTAGCATTTCTTACTTCAGTCTCTATCTCCCCTTTAATAAAGTTTATTCTCTTACTTATCTTTTCTTTATTTCCAGCTCCATCCATTAATAGTGTACTACTCTCTGAGACAATAGCTGTTTGTACTTTCCCTAAATCTGATAGACTTACATTATCTATAGACACTCCTCTAGTTTCAGAAATAAAGGTACCTCCAGTTAATATTGCTATATCTTCTAATACATCAGATCTTCTAGATCCAAAATGAGGTGCTTTAATAGCGACTACATTAAGATTAGCTCTCGTCTTATTCATTATAAGTAGACTTAGAGCACTAGCTTCAACTTCTTCCGCAATTATTAATAAAGAGCCACCATCTTCAATTAGCTCTTCTAGAATAGGTATTAATTCTTCAGCTTTTGATAGCTTTTTATCACAACAAAGAACATAACAATCTTCATAAGTAGCTGTACTATTTTCTTTGTTTATAAAGAATCTACTTGTAGATAGATAGCCTGTAGATAGTTCCATACCTTCTACAATCTTACACTCTAATTCTGATGTATTTCCTTCTTCTACTGTGATAACGCCATCTTTTCCAACTTTATCCATCGCATCAGCAATCATTTTACCGATTTCCATGTCGTTATTGGCAGAAATTGCACCTACTTGTGCTACTTCTGAAATTGAAGAGATTTGTTTTGATTTTAATCTTAGACTCTCAACTATCTCTGTAACAGCTTTGTCCATACCACGTTTCAAATCCATTGGATTTGTTCCAATCGTAACGTTTTTGATACCTGCATTAAAGATAGCTCCTGCTAGAACTGTAGCAGTAGACGTTCCATCGCCCACTGCATTAGATACTTTTGAAGCTACTTCTTTTACAAGCTGTGCGCCCATATTTTCGATAGGGTCAACTAAACTTATGCTATTAGCTACTGATACACCATCTTTAGTAAGGACATATTCTCCGTACCCCTTGTCAAGTATGATGGGAGTACCACTTGGTCCTAATGTGGCTGAAACAATGTTTGCTAATTTATCAATTCCTTGTTTTAATTTTTGTCGATGTTCATTAATTACAATTTCCTTTTTCATAGTTTATTTATTTATAGGTTTTATCAAGTCTACCACCTCATCTTTTACTATTGATGGATTTAAATTTATACTTTTAAATCTAGCTGTATTTATAAACTTATTTGGAAGACTTACTATCTCAAATAGTACTCTCTGATTATGGATATAATCCATATAAGGAATATAAATAGTATCTCCTATGTTGTATTTACTTACTAGGCTTCGTTTGACATTACCCATAGTTTATTTAGTTTATGTTAAATGCATTAAATATATACTCTACAAAATTTTCAGTTGTTATAATATCAGAACCATCTAGTCCTAATAGATCTTCTTTAGAGTTAGTTTTATAAATTCTAACCATATTCTCAATCCACCATTTTAAATGTTTTACAATCTCTGCATTTCTTAATTCATCAACACTAATTAATCTAGCTATAGTAGCTAGCCCACTATCTATAATAAAGTCTACTTGTTGAATATTTATAGAAACTTTATTCTTTTCCATATCCACTAATAACAATTTATATGCTAATATATTATTTAGCGCTATCGTTGCTGTGAATTTATTTCTTTTTATTATCTGATCATCAGAATAGAATCTAGCTTTTTGCATTGTTATTTAGTTTTTCAGTTAATATTTTAATTTCTTTGTTATTTAATTTTCTTATATACAAATGCTCTTTATCAGCTGTTAAACAATCAAAAGTCTGTAGTGTCTTTAATGATTTTGTATTAATATCATTAATTCCAAATGCCTTCATACCTTTAATTAAGTCTGATAAATTATTTGCTATTGATATATCTAATGTATGGTCTTTGGTAGATACCAATAAATATTTCATATTTTGTTTATTTTATTTAAAAACGAAGAAGGTAGTAATAACCACCTTCCTCATAATTCCAAATTAATACTTTAAACTATTAAATGACTAGATTAAAGATATTTGATACAAGAATTTATTTATTCTAGACAGAATATCATCAATAGTATTATTCAATGTCTTAAGCTCCAGTCCTAAACTATCTTTAATTTTCTGAATTGCTACAGATACATTATAAAAGTAGAACTTTATTTCATCAGTATCATCTGGTTGTTTAAGTGTCAGTAGTTGAATGGGATCAAAACTAAGTGTGTATTCTGGGTTTTCAACTCTATTTAATCCAATATACTCTTCAACTAAATCGTCAAACAGCTCTCCTAAATCATCATAGAATGTTCCTACGTGCATATGAGCTCCAGCTAGAGTTAGGTTAAAATGGTAAACCTTAGCTTGTACTACAGCTGTATTAAGTATATTTATTAGCTTATTTATATTATTATTCATGTTTTTACTTGTCTAAAACAAAGCCTAGTGCTACTGGGAATCTTAAGGACCCTTTATTAGTGAATCCAAAGAATCTAACCTCAACGACTTGTCCTATATACTTTTCCTTATTTGTTAATAAATCTTCTCTAAATTCATGAGAGCCTTTCATATTGCAATCTACTCTCTCTCCATTGACTTCACAAACTAATTTTCCATGTGTTGTGTATACTTCAGATGGTACTATATCTAACACCTCCAATTTTATATCATCAAACGACTTATATTTTAGGAGTCCTTTTGATCTAGCATTATATTTATACTTATCTTCTAAATCTCTTATCATAACACCTTCAAAACCATTCTCAACAGCTTTATCATGTTCTTTTATTATGGAGTCTTCATCCTGTAAAACTAATCTTACTTCATCAACTAATTTTATATGTTCTAGTTGTTTAAGTTCTATTATTTCTTCTAGAATAGCTCTTCTTTCTCTGTAAGTTAAATCAGGGTTAGCTATATCATAAACATGATATGATATAGATTGACTAGAATCAGTCTGTTTCTTTAATAAGCTCATAGTAGTCTGGAAATCCAGTCCATGATTATATAGCTCTCCATCAAGATCAAGCTTTATATTATTATACTTCTCAACTGTATTAATAGTTTCAAATAAAGAGCCTAATTCCTCCAAAATATGTGACATAGTGTCTATTTGAATGTTATTTCTAGATAATAGTACTTTATCTTTTGAATTATACTTTGCTCTTTGTCCATCAAGTTTAATTTGAATAGCTACTTCCTTTCCAATAAGATGATTCTTATTGTCTTTATAGTTAAGAGCTAACATAGGTAGTTCTGGAACCTTAGCATCTCCAACATTATAGACATACCCAGCATCTAGTTTCTTGTTTATTCTAGATTGCATCTCCATAACAGCTTGCTGCTCAGGAGTGGTCTCATTTGATCTACCAATATTCTTACCCTTACACTCTTTGACTGCTTTAACTAACTTACCATCTTTTAATCCACTGTATTGTATGAGTTTATTACCTTCTACAGTAAATCTAATTACTCTAACTTTACCTTTTGAATCTAACTTATATAGTGTTGTCATTTAATTTTATTTATATGTAATATACAAATACGTCTCTATCATCTAATACTTCAAGAACTGTTGGTGCTATGTATAGTTTGAAATATTCTAAGTCTGTCATATCTGCTGTCTTTTTGTTTGTATCAGCTGCCAGACCAGAAGCAAGAAGAGGTATTCCTAATCTTTTATCTTTTAAGTTAGTATTATCTTTTATTTGATGAAGACAATCCTTCAAGAATACTAATCTATTATTCATATTGTCAGCAATCTCTATTTCTGCAAATCTAAAGTTTAATCCTGAAGATGAATTAATAATAGTGTCGTACTTAAATAGCTTATCTGTTGGACCCCCAATATAATACTGGCTATACATATTACAAATATATTTATTTTCTTCTACTTCAATCAAGTGATTGATACCAATTAAATCAAAATCTTTTCTAACAACTTCATCCATTCTTTCAGATATAGGAAAGTTTACAGCTATTTGCTTAGCTACTCCTGCCCCCATGCCTTTAGTACAATTACACTGATGTGCTATAATGTCGATTTCATTATTCATAAAACCCACAATAATGTCTTTATTTATAAAATGTAGCATTTGATATATTTTAATTAATATAATTATATACTAACTACTTTTCCTCCTCAAAAGAAGTACACTTTTTATCTATATGATTATATTGAGTTCTTTCGTAGAATGTAGTATAATTATTACTGGTGTAATTTTTATGTTTAACACATGCATTCTTCTCTGGGCAATTCACTCCCTTACACCCCATTACTTTCTTCTTTTTAAATCCAAATATATTTAGTATCATATTATTCAATTTTAGTTTGTTATGAAATATAATCTATATAAAATAAAAATATGCAAAAGAAAATTTTCTTTTGCATACTCTTAATTATTCGTAACTTAATATTAGAACTACTTATAACTTTCTATTATAATATTACACAGTACATCCAATACAGTCTATCTCTCCATTACTGACTTGTTTAGTACGTTGTTTAGAGCTAGATATTCCTAATGCCTTATCAGCAGAATTGGCTGGCAAACTTCTTAGATAATACATACCTGTTTTTAAGCCTTTTTTCCATGCATGTAAATGCATAGAAGTAAGTTTGTTTCTATCTGGTCTTCCCATCCAAAGATTCATTGACTGTGTCTGGTCTATGAAAGGTTGTCTAGCAGCTGCTAAGTTAATAATAGGCTTAGCTCCCAACTCCCAAGCTGTTCTATATTTACTCTTAATTTTCTGTATTCTAGCTGAGATATATTCAAATCCTTTTTCTTCTATTACTTTAGCTGTCTTACTAGAACTATATCTCTCAAGGAAGATATTAGACAAAGACTCTTCTTCTAATATTTGGTCTTTTAAACTTTCACACCAAAGTCCTAAATCCTCTAAATCTTTTATCATATATTTATTAACTATAGCAAACTCACCTGATAGTAACTTCCTTTTAAATATTAGGTCTGTTACTGGCTCATCTGCTTCATTACATCCTTGAATTGCAGCAGAAGAAGCCGTAGGCATTCTAGCTACCAATAAAGAATTGAGCAGTCCATGTTCTTTAATATCTTCCTTTAATCCTTCCCAATCTAGTTTGGTCTTATAGTTAATATTCTTACCTCTTAAGTATTTGTCGAAGTGAAGGATGCCTTTAGCGTAATCACTATCTTTGAACGAAGGATATGTCCTACCTTGTTCTTTAGCTAATTCATTACTAGCTTTAAGTGTATAATAATATATATATTCAGCTATAGAGGTACTTAATTCAATAGCTTCTTGAGAGTCATAATCTAAATCAAGACCAAACAATAGATCAGCAAATCCCATAGTACCTACCGCAATAGCTCTTTGTTCTTTCCCGCCTTTCTCTGTCTGAGGCGTAGGATATCTATTTATATCACATAATTTATTTAAGTATTTAACAGTTTGATATACTGCTTCTTCTAATAGTTCAAAGTTAAATACTAAATTACCATTATTATTTACTATATAAGTTTTGTTACCTATAGGAATAGCAGATAGTATGCAATTAGCTACTGTAGTTTCATCTGTGTATTGTATAATTTCGTTGCAGAGGTTACTCTGTTTTATAACTCCCATATTAGACTGCATATTACTTTCATTTACTCTATCTTTGTATGTAATATAAGGCATGCCTGATTCTTGTTGAGAGTTAGTTATACTAGTCCAAATGTCTAGAATATCTAAGGTTTTCTTCTTTACATTAGGGTCTGCTTCAGCTTTTTCATAAACCTCTTTAAAGGCATTCCCAAACAAAGTCTGTAGATCAGGATATCCATTTATCTTAAGTTCATTAGGACAGAATAAAGTCCAGTTAGTATGGTCACTTTTACCTTCTGTTACCCTTCTTTCCAACCTTTGCATAAATAAATCATTCATCCATATAGCTATAAATATATCTCTACAAGCTGTATCAGAATCAGCTGTTATCCTTCTAACTCCTAGAAAGTCTTCAATATCCATATGCCAAGGTTCTATATACAAAGCTGCAGCTCCTTTTCTTTTACCACTTTGGTCGTAAGCTAACATCAAAGAGTTGATAGGCTTCATCATAATTTTATGTACACCGGCAGCTTTACCATTAGTGGTACTTAACATAGATGATCTACTTCTTATTGGTGTTACATTTAATCCTATTCCAGCAGCTCCACTCGATAATTTGGATGCTTGTAAATAAGTATTGTGGATACCTTCTAAACTATCAGGATCTTTATATTCGCCAGTCAATTGATCTGTAGAAGATAACATACTTATCAAGTTACAACTTACTAGAGTTGACTTCTTCGTACCAGAATTAAATATTATTGGACTTGCAGGGGATATTAATCTTAGTGATAGATATTTGTATAGCTCAATAGCCTCATCTTCTGTATCTGTAAGAAAAGTAGCTACCCTCATATGCATATGTTGAGGGCGTTCAACTACTTTACCATCTTTATCTTTCATTAGATACACAGTAGATAAAGTGCAAGCTGCTAAGAAATCATAATCCATATCTCTACTATAAACTATAGCAGATTCTAGCCTATTTAAATCATATGATTTTATTTTATTGTAGTACGCTTCTGATAAATATCCACTATTGTTTAATGTCTCTATACTATCTATAAATTTAGAAGGTGTGGTTTTATATAAAGAATCAATTACTAACCTTGCAGCTAGTATAGAGTATTCATAACTTATATTTATTTTGTAAGCTGAAATAGCTGCAGATAGCTCACTTATTTCTTTGGTAGTGATACCATCTATGATATTAGAGATAATTTGTTGAGATAAAGAATCCCTATCTATATTCTTTAAGTCCTTAGATAGGGAATTAATTTTATTAACTATTTTATTAGGTAAAAATCCTTCTTTCTTACCATTTGATTGTAATACTATCATTTTATTATTTTAAATTAGTTTATTGCTAGTTTATTACATCATTTTAATTATATATTTAAATTCTTAGATTAGAAATCTTCAGTAAGTTCAATATTACCATTTCCTAGAGAGCTAGCTGTGTATTCAGTTGGTCTAAACTCAAAGAAGTTAGTCTTATTTTTTAGGGCTATCATTTCCATAAAAGGAAAGGGATTAGAATCATTATACATTCCTTGCTCATCATCAGTGAGATCTATATATAAATTATTAGCTACATGTCTGATATATTGAGCCATTTTATCTGCATCCATACCTATTAAGCTCACAGGCAAAGCTTTACTAACAAATTCTACTTCCACTTCTACAGCAGATGATATCATTTGTTTGATACGCTCATTATCTAATTTATAATCTTCATTGACATAATATCTATAAAGATATACAGCAAAGTCCCTGTGATAAGCTTCATCTCTAGCTATATAATCATTGGCTTCACTCAAAGCGGGTAATAATTTTTTACTTTTCATATAATATATAGCACAGAAACTAGCAGAAAACATAATTCCTTCTACAATTGAAAAGGCTATTAACTTATCAACTATATTACCTTTATCTATCCAGTCTATAGCCCATTGACTCTTTTTCTTAACTGCAGGCATAGTGTTTAATGAATCTAATAAAGTAAGCTTCTCATCCTCTGTTATACCAGCAGCTAAAATTAATTTACTGTATACATCTGAGTGTACAAATTCTTGTGCTATTTGTTCGGAGTAGAACAACTCTGCTTCTGTAATACCTACTTCGGTTTGCATATTAACTGCTAAATTTTCATTGACAATTCCATCAGAAGCTGCAAAAAAGGCGAGTACGTGTTTTACAAAATGTTTTTCATTTTCATTTAGTGTTTCCTCCCAGTCCTTTTTATCTTCATGATAAGGTATAGAATCAACATGCCATATACTAGATTGTATACCTCTGTAGAACTTATACAAATCTTCATGTTGTAAAGGATGCAAAGTATACCTTTTTGAGTTTTCTTTAGTTTTGAATATTGTCTTATTAATATTATTGCTCATGTTTATTTTTATAGTTGATCGTTTTAGTTAACTATTATATTTTAGTCTTTCATCTATAAATACGTATCAATTTATAAGATAAAATTTAAGATTAAAAATATTTCTTAATCATTTACTTTATAGTAGATTAATACAATTTTACATTTCTAGATTTAACAATACTTCTAAAATCTATAGTTTTATTCTCAAGTTTTCTTTCAAGAGCTTCTTTCTCTGCCTGATATTGAATAATATTTCTATCTTTGTCATTCTCGCATATAATATATTCAACTTGATTTGAAGATGGACCATCTAATGAAAGCTCTATCGGCGTATAGTCAGGATTATAATCAATAGATGCCTGCAATAATAAGTCATTTGAGTCTTTAAGACTATCATTATGAAATGTGATAAGCTCATCTATATTCTTAAATTCTATAAATGGAAATACTTCATAAGCTCTTAGTTTATAACTATCTTGATTTGGAACAGAAACAACCTTAGATGGACAAAACAAACAACCTAGTAAGGAATCTCCAAAACTTGAGAAGCTAAATTCAACAGACCCCAAATGAATACCTTTACTACAAGCATTATTAGGATTGATATCCACCACATCTTCGCTATAAGGTTTATTTAATGTGAAGAACTTTCTATTTCTCGGACTAGTAGAATACCAATGCGTAAATATATCTGTATCTACCCACTTACCAACGTAGTTGTTCTTATTGATACTTATATGTGAACTATTAGGAACTCTATCATCTATAGTGTACGCATCCCCAGATTTAAAATTAGCATTGGTATCTACAAATAGGTCATAATCTCTAATGTTCTTATTAGGATTATTCGCTTTCCAGTTATTGATTATTGATGGGATGAAATCTAATTTTATAGCTGCTCTATAACCTATTAGTAATCCTTCATTATTAATAACCAAACCATTTGATTTAATCCAATTAAATAGTTGTTGGCGTATATAAGGTATTGGATTAGATAAACATCTTTCCCAAAACTTAATATATTTGCTATAGTCCACATTCTTGTTAAGGAACACTTGTAGCATGGAGTCTGGCATATAGACCTCTGTTCCAACTTTTCTCATACTTACAATACCTGAAAGATTATTATAAGATAATAGATAATCTTTTTCAATATATTGCTTCATATTTGCTTTAATAATACTGTAACCAGCCTCAGAGTGTATATATACAGTAGATTCTAAATAGTCTTCTACTTCTTTAAGTCTAGCTGTATAGTGCTCTCTGTTAGGACTGAAATAATCCTCTATTTCATCTATGATATCATCTAGCTCATCTTCTGGGTAAGACAAATAATCCTCTTCGTCCATAGTATCAGCTAGAAATTCAGTGTTATATCGGTCTATTAAATCTTCTAATTCTTGAGAATACTCACCACTAAAAAGTTTCACTCCTGCATCATATCTATCAGATACAATAACTAACATTACATTATTGTCTTCTTTTGTTAATATGTTTATCATTATTCAGTCATTTTATAGATAAATTCTATATTCATATTTGATATACAAGCTTTAAGCTTATTAAACAATAGATCTACTTTATTAAATTGTTCTTTATAATCTAATTGTGTAATGTCTTCTATAACTTTCTTATTATCTATACACTGAGATTTATTACCTAAAGCTTTATTATTTATGTCAAATATACTTAAAGATACGATATTAATTATATCATTATTTATTATACCTATTAATTGATTTAATAAATTATATCTACTATAGCTGGGTATTAATGAGCTTTCGGATTTAGATTCCTCTACTATATAATCTTGTGTTTCATATATAGCTATTGTTATATATAATATAACAGGTAAAGTAGTAAATAAAGTATCTGACTTTAATATTGAGAAATAATCGTCAGACTCTATTCTAATGACTCTATCTTTTACTCCTAAAGATTCAGCTTTCATTAATAATTTATCTATACTGATACCTGATGTAGATATGTATTTATAGTTTGTATCAAATTGATGTCGGTATACTTGTCTATAGCAACGCAACTCAGTAGGAAATCTATCTTTATTTCTAGGCTTACTATCAGAATTATAATCTATATACAATATCTTTTTATCTGAGTTCATAAATTTCTCATCTAATAACTCTCCAATTTTTATTTTGTGGTAATAATTATCAGCATTGTAAACAGGTATTACTTCATCTGTAGTTACTGTTGTTATACCCTTCAAATCATTATCAGATATATCACTATACATTATAAATCCAAATTCCCTAGCATCTTTCTCAATTTCTGCTACTAATAGTTTTTGCTTGGAGTCTATATCACTTAGTTTATTACTACTTATTTGATATAAATTATCAATTTTTTTACTCTCTATATATTTATTCTTAGCCTTATCTATCTTATTCCCTACAATAAATATTGTATTTTTCTTATCACATAGATCTATATTCTCACTTCTATACTCTTTAGGATAATTAAATTCTTGCTTAATTAAATTAAGCTTATCATTATACTTTTGCCAATCACTAGGTATTGTTCCAATACGTAATTCATCATATATACTATTTCTAGGTAAATCAAATGTAGTTGACATCTCTCCATTTCCTATATTAAATGTTGTCATTTGTGGGGCATATAAATATGTAAAGATATTATCAGTTCTTGAACTGTGATTAAGTGTCAAATACTCTTGGAATTCTTTAATAGACTCCTCAATCTTATCTAATATTAAATCAACAACATTAATTGTCTTTCTTATATAGCCTTCTTTGATCGTATGAGTTTGTAAATCTATTGCCTCTGTTACAGAGCATCTTTCCTCAGTGTTACCATCTACTTTATAATATACATATATATCACCTAAAATAATGCTTTCTCTAGATTCATTTGGTAATAAATCTGACGTCCCCATCTTTATAGCCATACACATGTAATTGTGAGAATAATAACTATATCCATTAGATAAGTAATTGTAAATGTTTAAATATCTGTTTCTGGGGTCTGCAGAATCAATAGTTACTGGAACTCTATAAGGTACTTTGTCTAATAGTACAGTCACACCACGATTATTACCTTCACTTACGTAACTATCCCATTCGTTCATTCCAAACGATCTAAATAACTCATTTCTTTTTGTGTAAGTTGATAACTTGGAATCTATTGAACTAATTATAAAATTATTAAATTGGTAGAGTATATTCTCGTTTAAAAATTTTTCTATTTTATAGAAATCTGGAATAGAGTATGCAATATTAGTAAAGAATTGCAATTGTTTAAATATCTCAAATAGAGCTCTTTTATGATCTTCCTCTTTTATAGGTATTATAACTTCAGTATAGTTAGTCTCATTCCTATAACTATCTACTACTGTAGATCTATCTAAATTTGTAGTGAAATTGGTAACTAATTGAGGGCTAGTTATCATAACTAACTGACCAAACCTAGACTCTTCCTTATACCTACTAAGTGTGTAGTTAGTTAATGTACCTTCAAAATAAGTATTATATACTACTGCTTCTGTATATGTTAGCGTTGAGAGACGACCCTTGCCTTTCTGCCCAATGAAATCCTCACTGTTTTCTTTGGTTGACTTATTAAGGAATAAAAATACTTCATTCATTCTCTCTTGACTTATACCAACTCCACTAGATTCTTTAATAGTTAAGATATATCCTTGACCGTTTTCATTTTTATTAAAACTAACTACAACAGGATTATTAATAATATATTCTTGTTTATCTATTCCCAACTGTATAGCTCTTTCTATAGTAGCATCATATGCATTTGATACTAGTTCTGTTATAAATCTAAATTTATTTACATATATATCAATACTAGCTTCTAATATCTTAGACTTATTGTCTATTGATATTTCAATATCTTGTACTTTCTTATCTTTTGAGTTTATATCTACTTTATTTAGTAGAGCTTTATTGTTTATCATAGTAAACTTTATAGAATTAAAAAGGATAGTAATTACTATCCTTTTATATTAAATTAATAAGTATTTTAGAGATTGATTACACTAAATCAGTATCATATCCTTCTTTTTGTAACTCTGCTAATTCTCTAGTAAAATCTCTAGCAGATAGAGTGATTGCTACTCCTGAAGGAAGAGCACAAAGCTCAGCTAGATCGCCAACTAAATCTTTACTCAAATCATCAGCAATAATTGTTATTACATACTGCCCTTTATTGTTAAGTGTAAAACGTACTTTGCCAGTAGCTAGAAAAACTGTATCTGTACTTTGGTTTGGTGTTAGATTATCTTGATTCATGTTAGTTTATTTTTTAAGTTTATTTATTTCTTTTTCAGATGCACAAAGCTTCACTATAATACCATATACTTTATCACTAAATATAGGACATCTTAATTCTTCCGATACATTTATATCACTGAGTACAGAATTATTCAACTTGCTTGAGCTTCTTGATGTATAAGCTGCAGATTCTTCCATGTCTAGTAATATATGGATATTAGATAGTAAACTTATTCTATCTTCACTTGATAGTGAGTACCATATTTTTATTCCTAAGTCTGTAACATCACTTATTACTTGATCTACAGCATCTTTTGGTTCATTAACTTTCATAGTTTATTTATATTACGTATTATGATCATTTATAATTCATCTGGATCTATTCCAAATGTATCAAACCACCATTCTTTTGGTTTATATTTAAATTTAGCTTTTTGTGAATTTCTATTATAATTATCCATTGCTTTTTTATATATTTTAATCTCTTCTTTATAAACTGATTGAGTTGATAATCTTGTGAAATCTTGATTCTTTGTTATTCTATAGTATAATCTAATTAATTTACGTAAAATATATCCTTGCTTTTTGTTTGACGGAATTATATTAGAATTAATTAACTCTAGTATAGTTTCTTCTAATACTCTTTGTTGGCTATAATCCTCCCCATTTACAATCATATTTAATCTCTCTAGACCAAATCCAACATCTATACAATCTTTATTGGGATTAACTATATTACCAATCTCTATATATTCATTATTATAGTAAGCATAGAACTCTGTACAATAACCTTCACTAATTCCGTCGGACCAAAAACATTCTAAATCTTCTCTAACTTCGACATCATAGTCTTCATAATAACTTGTCCACTCTTTATTGTTCGGGTGTATAGTTACATGATTGACTTCTATATTTAGACCAAGTAGAAATCCCATCCAAAAGTCTATTGCTTCCTTTACAGACAATTGTCTAAAGGAAAATAATCCAATCATATTAAAATATAATAGATGTGTACCATCTCCGACTTCTTCAATATCATTCATACGAAGACACGGTTGTATATTAGCTATAGTTCCTTTATAATTTGTCTTTATTAAATGATTATATTGCTGGATTCCAGCAGGACAAAATAATGTAGAATCATTATAGGACAATATACTTAGTCTTTTATTGTCAAAAGATATATTTTTCTCATTGCAATAATCTATAAACTCTTGCTTAATATCTATCATTTTTATTATTAATTATTAATATAATTGATTAGTTCTTTAGACGATACTAATTTTGCTCCTAACTTAATACAAGCTTCAAAGTAATCCTGATGTACATCATAATGAGGATGTCCTTCAGCATTGTGAAAGAAGGGAACATATTTAGTTTCTTCAGTTAAATTCTTAACAAATGAATGTAGTTTATCTAAATCTCTACACGCTAAATGAGAATGATCTTTCCACGACTTTCTAGGAGTATCTATAACTATGGGAGTTTCTTCATTATTAGATAAATCTTCAACGCTACAATGATATATAGGACTGTCTGAGTTTATAGCAAATCTAGTATATCTCTTATACTCAATTCCGTCAACTAATCGACTATAATCAGAGCGATTATACTTAATATGAGAGTCATCTTGCTCTATAAATACCATAGCTGATTTAGGTACAAGTATTAAATGTTTGCTTTTATCGACTTCAACTTCAGCATTTATAAAAGACAGAATAAGATAATCTTCTAGGTTAATGTTACTTATAGATTGTAACTTACTACTAAGTTTTAGTAATTCTATATGTAGTTTTACTGTAAGTAGGTACAGAAATGTAGCGTCGGCTTCTCTCTTATCGTCATTGTCAACTATATTAAGTGCAGTCTTTACAGGGACTATCCTATCTAGTTTGATTTTTCTTGGTATCAATCCTATTTTGACAATTGGCAATATACCCGACATGTCCCCACATGTTATATATTCAATCATAATGATTCAATGTAAAATAATCCTAATTTGTTTAATAAATATTTTAAAGTGTAATAATGTTTTATATATACGTGAGAGTTATCTAGAGAATCAAGAGTTTCATAATCTTTATTGATATCTTTACAATATTTTAATAGATAATTATATAATAAAGATGGGTTAAGTAACATTTTACTTTTATATATTAAAAACTCTATTTCATTAGATACAACATCTAATGAATGTTTAGAATAGTCAATTGGTAAATTATGTAACCTTGCTGAAGTATAACTAACATATAATCCTGGAGATTGTTTGAAATCTTTTATATTATCTAGATTTATATTTAGATTCTTAGTAGGATTTGAGAGTAGAATATAAGAAGCTAATATATTATAAGATAATTCTATAGAGTTAAAATCTAAATTAATCTCATCAATAATATCATCCATATAAATAACATTACCTTTTCTAGATGACATCTTCTCTCCCTTTAAGTTTATTAATCCCAAACCTAAATGAGTAATGTTATCCTTATATCTGCTTAGTCCTACAACTTGTTTCAATTGATCAAAATGATTAGACTGCTCTCTACCTGTTAAGTATAGAGTTTTGTTGTCCAACTCTTCGACTAGAGCTACATCTTGATAAAAGTATGTAGTAGATTGGTTAGATTTTACACCAACTAGTTTATCTCCATTATGTAATGTGAAGACTTTGGTTCCTTCATAATCATCTTTTCCTTCCTTTAGTAGTGATTTGTCCTTTAGGTTCTGTTTACTAGCAAAATACACCTTGTCTACATTATAGCCAAAGTTAGTATAATTAATATTATCTAGATCTGTTCCTTCTAATGTATCACCATAGATAGCTATAGTATTCTTCGCTATTCCTAAACTATCAAAAGCCTTAGCGTATACTAAATTACTAAAGTGTCCTATATGTAACTTCTTATTTAAGTTAGGACTGAACCCATCCATATATTCATATATAAAACTAGATTTAATATATCTAATACAAATGTATGTATAATTATTAATGTATTCTATATTAACTATTTCAACTTCACAATTAGCACAATCAATATCTTTAGTTTCAAACTTGCCATAACAACATAGTACTAGTAAACTAGAATCACTATCTATTAATTTACTAGTATCTATATTTGATGGTGGTGTGTTAAAGCTACAGAGTTTTACTTTGTAAGTAGACATAAAAATTATATTAAATTTAAATCAAGTAAAATACTATTAACCTGTTTAGTTAAGTCTTCAATAGATCCATTATTATATATAGTATAATCAGCTTTATTATTATCTAGTTCTGTCTCTGATCTATGACTATCGTGATCTATATCTCTATTAACTCTTATTATAATCCCTTCATTCTTTGTTATTGCTTCATATTCATTATTGAATCTTACATCATCAATAACCCATTTGGAATCTTTTGTATACTTATTGAATAATGAATTTACCCAAGTATTGGGATGTATAATATCTCTAAAACAATCAGTACCAATTAGTTGCATTAGTAATCTAGGAGTCATTTCTTGTTTTTTAACACCTAATACTAATGAAGGTCTAAACTCTTCAAGTATAGAAACATTAGTCTCTATGTCTTTAATATACTGAATTGCTTCCTGTTCTGTAGAATAAATCTTAATAGTGCTGTTACTTAGTCTATTAACAACTAGCCATCTATCCCAACTACTATCAAGCTTCTTGTTTTTGAATTCGTGGTGTTCCAAATCTTCTCTAGTACAATCTATAAGAATACATACTATATCTTTTAGTTTTCCAGCATATTTTTCCACTTTCCAAGACTCTGCACCACTAAGACCTTCATCTTTGTTTAATATTGTTGTAATAATGGATGATACAGTTGATTTACCAGAATATATTTTACCTACAATTCCTATAAGATTAATCTGCTTCATTTGTTTTGTATATAAGTAATTTACAATCTTTAATTATATTTAATATATCAGAATACTTTCCCTTATATTGAGTTGTCCACTCTTTATTGAAAAATGTTCTATTTTCATTTAGTTTATAAAATGATAGACTGAATTCTCCTTCCCTACGGAATATACTTTGATATATATCGAAGGTAATATTAGTAGTCTTATCTTTATATACTAACTTAAGCTTGTCATTTTTTATACATGGAATAGTTCTTCCATCTGTTATAAATAATTCGTAACCTGTAAAAGATATCCTATACATTAGTCTTTAATTCTATTGTATTGCTCTCTAAACCTCTGTTTAGTTCTAAAGTATTCATCGAATATACTATCTTTCATACATTTGTGGGTATTATTTGTTAAATCAAAATGCTCTTCAAAAGTCATCAACCATATGTTGTTCTTATTAAATTTCCATTTAGGAAAAGCTCCTTTAGGTAGAACATGTTCGAACTGCCCAACCCAATTAGGATGATCTTGACCTACAAGGAGCTTACCAGATATTTGGGATACATGAGGTCTCTCATTCCATATCTCTTTAAACATTTCTAACTGACTATTGGAGCTTGTTACAATATTAATCTTTGGATTTACCTTAACATTATTTTTAGATTTTGACTTTTGTAAAATACTACACGGCTTACACATTTTATTAGCCCATATATACTTGTCTTTATTACAAGATGTACAAGTCTTTTTCTTACGTTTTATCACTATTAAATATGTTGTAGTTTAATTCAATCTGCTCTTTAATGAGAGAATGCATATGTTCTTCGGATATTGATTCTATACAATCTATAGGAACAATAGAACAATTATTGTTAAAATCCATAATTCCAACAGTTAGCACACTTTGGTTATTAAGTCCATAAGGAACTGCTACAGAATCAGTAGTAACTCTGGATACAGTACCCACAGGAATAATAGAATGCTTATCTACGTCTATTGCACTACCCAAAGTACTAGATATAAGGTTCTTAATAGTATTATTCAAAGTTAATAATTTACTGTCTGAGGTTACTACTACTAGATCTCCATATTTAACCTTATTGTTGTTTAAACTAAGGTTATCTTGAGCTGTAACAAAATGATAGTATGAGTTAGTTGGGTTAGAGTTAGACTCTACGTACTCTTCATAAGTATCGAAGAGCATATCTTCTATATCATTCCCAACTATTTCAAAGTATGGGTCCTCTGTGAATATCTCAACTCCATCTTGAGTAGTAAACAAGAAATCTTTAAATACATGCTTATTTTTTGAGTAAAGCTCCATAGATATGGAGTATCCCAGTTTATTTAGTAGGTTATCACTATGTTTGTCATATTCATAAACCCCTATTGGATTTACAATATTGTTTACAGATAGTGGAGTAGTTAATAGTACTTTCATTGCTTATTAATACTAAATTAATTTTTTATTTTGTATGTCCTTTAAAATTCCATTTTCATTATTAAAGTCTATATATTCTTCATAAGTCTGCTTGTAATGTAAATTAATACAAGTGGTGTCAACAGTAAACCACGGAGAGCTGTGTAAGTTTTGTAAGTATAGTTTTGATTTATCAAATTGAGATAAGTTATTATATACTTTAATACATTTTTGTCTTGTAGACTCATTACTAACTGAGTCTATTAATTCCTTAAGTGTTTGTTTTTCCATGTCTATATTTTGGATTTAGATATCATAAATATAAAATAAATATTTGTCTACACTATCACGTAGTTTTGTGAGCTTATGCTTAAGTTTATTCAATCTATTCTTCTTATTTGGGACTTTAGAAAGTTTCTTAATTTTTCTAGATAACTTATTTATCTTTGAATTAAGTTTATCTTGATTAGTTTCTTCAATACTTATAGTTGCAGCTCTGTTTATCCATTGCCAATCAATTCTTTGTATAGGATCATTTAGATCAAATGTATGTATCTTATCATTGATTATTACATTTACAATATTATCCTGTGTCATAGTTTATATGTTTATGGTATAAAAATAGAGAAGAGAGTACGTACTCTCTTCTCCTTTAAACTAACCTACTTTATTCTTTAACATATTTTACACCATCAAATACTAACCATTTTATAGAGTTTATATTAACAGGTCTAATATTATTTCCAGATGTAATATCCATATCAACACAATCATATCTTCCATCTTCAGAAGTAAATTGTACTTTATAACCTCTTAGAATTCTATCGTCTCCTTCTTTGTAAGATAAAATAGGTTGATCTAGTATCTTATTTAATTCGTCTGCTATTTCTCTGTTTGTTGGTCTTCTATCTAACATATCTTGAAACTTGGATATTACAGCATCTTTAGCCATTTGTATATCTTTCTTAGAAAGATTAACATCCTGCTTTTTATAACAAACAGTAAATACCTGACTTGAATGGATATCTTGCCAAAGCGTTTTTATACCTTTTAATCTAACATCTCCTACTTGAACACTATCAGCCTTTATCTCTCCTTTTCTAACAGCATCATCTATTTGCTTAGCAGTCCATCTTTTATCCTCCACTCCAACTTTTATTTCTTGTGTATATTGATCTGCAGTTTTTAGTAAGTCTTTAACATATCCATTACCTAAGTTTACTTCTTTTCCAGATTGTAAATGTCTTACTTTTACATCATTATTAGTTTTAGATAAGACAACATAGTGAGATATTTCGCTTAGAATATCATTAGTCTGAATTTCATTAATATTTATAGACATAGTTTATTTTTATTAGTTAGTTTATTGTAGTTTATTAATTTATATACGAAATTACTCACTATCTAGTACTTTAGAATAGAAACCAAGAGTTACATCTTCGCCACTCTTAACTGCATCTTTATATAAAGCTCTAGCCTTAAGTGTAGTATCGAATGCTCTAGTAACCCCTTTACTATCGTTACTGTAAGTGAATAAGTTACTTTCTGATATCTTTAAACTCTTCAAGATATAAGCTCTATCTTCATTAGTTCCTAAGAAACTAACCGTATGTCCTTCTGATTCTAATTTACTAATAATATCATTTACTTCTTTTCTTTGTCTTGCTGTACTTGCATTATCTTCTCCGTCTGTAAATATATTTATTAGTACTTTAGTATTTTTATCTTTGTCTAGAGCTGATAATACATAAGTCTTATATCCGTATATTATGCTAGAATATAAGGCTGTATTACTCATAGACTTATTCAAAGCATTTGTGAGATACTCTAACGTCATATTCTTGTCTGAGTACTCTATTTGAAGTTCAGCATTAACTTTATCAGAAAACTGAACTAGTTTAATAGATTCTTCCTCTGTAATATTTCTTACAATTTCATGAACTCCTTTTAATGCCGCATAATACTTAGATCCAGACATAGATAAGCTATTATCTATAATGATAAGAGATAGGATTTTACTTTCTTCTTTTGTTTCTGTTGGTATAGTAGTTTGAGCTAAATTAGCTCTGTCCATTTGTACTCTCATAGTTTATTGTTTTATGTAGTTTATTTTAAATTAGATTAAATACTTTTATTTGTAGATTATAGTTTACTAATAAATTCAATGTGTAATCTTTGTATTAATACTTTATCACTATACTCACTATTAAAGTAAGTCTCAAAGTCTGGTACATGCTCTATCCTTTGATCTAAGCTCATATCTATCCATTTATCAAAAGTCTCTTGCACTAACAACAAGTCTTCTTTAGTATCTTTATTAGTAGATCTTACTATATTGAATAGTAAAAAATAAGTCAATTCCTCGTTAGAAGATCTTAACTTATAAACTTTAGATCTATCTTCTATTATAGATATAGATTTATTTATATAAAGTGCTTGATAAATACAATCATCTAAAGCATTATGATGTACTCCAACTCTGTCCACATTCACATGACCCCCTACTAAGTGAGTGAGTGTTCTTATGTCTCTATGTGAGGTGAATCTTATAAAGTTACCAACTCCAGTCTTAACAAGAGCATTAGTTAATATAGGAGGATCAAAAGTAGCATGGGACCAATACACATAATCTGCAGGGTTAACAAGCCAAGTTCTAAAGTCAGATAGAGCTTGTCTAATATCAACTTTATCTTCAACATTAACTATAGACTTAATTGCTTTATCCTCTTGTTTAAACCACCACTCTATTGTATCATAGTTAACCTCAAATCCATAATTTTGAAGAGATTTCATATTTATATTCCTAATAAATTTATCTTCTTCTTTAATATCATCAGGATTAACTTCATCTCCATAGAATCTAACTGCGCCCAGTTGTATTATTGGAGAATTGGCGTTGTTTCCAAGAGTTTCTAAATCAAAAGTTATGCTGGCTTTTTGCATGTGATTTATTATTTAATTAAATCTAATATTAGTTTAGGAGTAAATATTATGTTATTTTCTTTCTTAACTTTATTATCCAAATTAGAATATGTAATAAATTTCGGTGTTATATACTGTAAACCTAATGTAGCTCTAAACATTTTTATAGCAATTCCTGCGTCAGATACAGATTTATTATATTCACTAAGTAATTGCTCCGACTCCAAGTTATTAGCTGTAACAACAGTACATTTAGGATTTAATACTAGAGACCTAACTAACCAAACATTAGAGTTTGGTGGACCTCCCTTAAATAAATCTATAAAGTTGTATATATCTTTAAGTTTCATGATCTAATAATTGAGTTACACAAGATTGTATATGTAAGAATGCGCCCAAAGCTACTTCAATATCACAATTACTAAAGTCTTCAACTAACATTAACTTTTTATTATGGAACACTTCAAATTTAAATCTCCAATATGAGTATTCTGTAAAATTAGTTCTTAGATTAAACTCCACTTCATTAATAGAATTAGCTGTAAAAGTTATACTATCTACAAGCTTTCCAGTATCGAAATCTTCAGATATATCAGATCTATTTACATTTGACCCGTCACAAGTAACAATTGTCCCAACACAGAAAAATAATCCACAATTATCTATGTCTTTTGTATTAACAACATAATAAGTTATACCATCAATATCAATATTACTGCTAATATCTAACTTACATTGCTTACGCTCTATATATGTAGGACGATTTACATATGTTTCTTCTAGTTGAATTAGAGTACTCTTATGAGTTACAGGAGTCATATCTATTATTCTTGTCTGTGATTCTGTAGCTAACTTATTTATATAGTGAATAATTGATGGTACTGTAACTTTAATAGGAGAAGCTGTAGTTTCACAAGATATATTAGAGAGTTTACAGAATACTCTTTGCATATTGTATATGTCTTTTTCTGATTCTTTACTCCAAGCTAACTTGCTGATTGTGAGTTTAGACCATACATCATTATTAAATTCTTCGATAGATACTTTCTTAGACTCTAAATAATTATACAGAGGGACATTGATCCTATTTAGATATTCTCTAACCATCAATTCATGATACTTTATATTATCTGGGGTATCTTTTTGCATAATTATATAGTTTTTAATATGTTGAATGGAGGAGCTACATCATTACATAATTCTGAAGCAGCTTGCAGAGCTTGCTCTATATTTGATACTGTATTAGGTGTACCACTTTGTAATACATATAGAGCTCCTGAAGCAATATCACCACCAGATCCTATTGCAGTAAATTCTCTAAAGTTCTCCTCAACTTGAAAATCACTATAGATTATAAATAATCTATCCTTATATCCAACCATAAATTCTCCGCCTTTCTCTTCTCCCTCTTCTCCTGATTTTTTAAACCCATTATCATTAAAACACTCCTTTACTGCATCTATAAAACTTGTACACATATATTCAAATATATCTGTATCATGTATTCTTGGTAGAGAAAGTTTGAATCTCAGTAATTGGGACATTCTTGGAGATCCTATACAACCTATTGTGAACTCTCCAACTTGAAATACTTTTGGATCCTTTCTTATAGATATCTCACTCCATCTAGTAGCAGCACTATCGCCACCTATAAATACACGAGAATTAGCTTTATCTATTACACCAACTATACAAGTCATAATGTTTTATTTTTTAGTTATTCAAATGATATACTAATATTTTGTAATAAGTTGTTATCTTCAAACGATACCTTTAACTCCTCAGCTATCTTATCTACTATCTCTTGTTTTGTATACTCACTATTACACATACCTGCTTCTATTGTTATAATTATAGTTTCTTCCATAGTATTAGAAAGATATCTGTTGTTCAAGTTTAGTATTAAGATATCTAATGAACATTTCAACTCTAAATTTAGCTAAGTCATAATCTGATTTAGTAGTCTTACCTCTCATTCTCTTAACTTTTAAATCAAATACTCTAACAACTATTTTATCTTTTAGAATAACATAGTTTATAGTAGTCATTAAACTTACTTTATACGTCCGAGTTGGACTTTCTGAATGATTAAAACTATCTACGTATTTTATATTGATATAATTATCTACTTCCTTATACTTAAGATCATGTCTATCAAATAATAAAATTATATCACTTTTGTTATAGCTTTCATTAAATGTTAATTTGGAAGCATTATCAATATGATAATATGTTTGAGTTGGAGAACAGCTAATAAATAATAAACTAAATAACATAATATAACTCAATAGTCTTTTCATATATTAGATATTTGTAGTGTTAATATCGATAAAATCGATTCCATTATATACAACTGAGGTTATAACTTGATAAGTATTTTCTATCTCTCTAATAAGAAGATACGACTCTCCTATTGTAGGAGAGATATCCATATCAACTAATTTAGTGCAATTATCTAAGTTATTAATAATATATCCATACTCTTTTTCTGATAAAACAATAGAGTTTTCAGTAGGTAGAGCATTGTTAAACAGAAGTGCTTTTGTAAAAGAATTCATAGTATTAGAAATTAAACCAATCTTTACATCCAACTAATTCTGACCATCTAGTATAACACAACTTAGCATAGTCTATATAAAATAAACCATAATCTCCTAAAGCAAATCCATCATTTACTTCAACTAGTATAGTTTTGCCATCTTTAGTTATTCCAAAATCTATACCATAAGCAAGCGGAGAAGATTTATAATCACTCACACATTGTTTAATTACATTATAATCTGGAACAACTGTATAATCTCCTTTATATCTACGCACATCTAATATCTCGCCATATCTAACAAATGCTCTATACTCACTTACTAGTTCTACTGGTTCTGAACACCATATGTCATAATCTTCTCCTTGTACAGCTTTATTGACTAAATCTTTAGGAGAATTAACTACTAGTCCAGTAAAGAACTTTTGCTGTTTAGGTTTTATGAATATACCTTCGTAACCTTTAATAGAATTAAAAGTACTTTCCCACACTTCTCTACCTAAGTAATCTCTTAGCTCTAAAGGATAGTCAAGAGGCTCCACTACATCTAAGTGTAATTGTCTTAATCTATTCTTAACAAATCCAATACCACCAATACATATATCTTCCTTATTAAAGGACACTATATCGTTAACTGTATCTACTATAGTACAGTGTGCTCCCATCTTTTGTAATCCCTTAAATGCTGAAAATGCTCCTAGTTGTGGATTAGGAGCATCATTCATCATATTTAGAATATAAGCGTTTACCATATATTAAAGTTAAAACATTCCTTCGACAGTAGGTTTGTCTGACATGCTCTTTTCTAGAGCTTTATCTGCAGCTTTTTGTTCTAAGTCAGACATTGGCTTGCTATCCTTAAATAATTCATTACTTAACTTAATTAAAGTAAGCTGATTTTTTAACTTAGCTTTAAACTTAATATGTTTCAATATCTTATTCCTCTTATTCATTATTTTTTATTTAATGCGATTATAAGCAAAAAGTAATACAAGCATATATTTCTTATGTATTCTGTAGTAGTTATAATGCCTCCAATTAGATCTATAAAGTTTGTTGTTATTAATATTAGATACATTATAAGTAATACCTTATTTATATCTATATCATATTGTGTCATTTTATTATATTATAATTAATGGTTCTCATATTAATGAATTTTAGTTACCTTGCCATAAACCTTACTTATATTGGTCCAACCATTAACGTGACCATGATTATTGCTTATTTGAACTCTATTTTTAGGTTTGTCAATTGCTGAGACTTTATGAGTGTAGTATTTGCCAGCTACCTTACAGTACACTATATCACCAACTTTTAACTGCTCTATATCAGAAACGGGAGTAAGATCATGCTCTTGCCCTGACTTAATAATAGGTTCCATACTGTTACCTTTCTCTTTAGTTCTTTCTATATCTTTTCCTTCTAGTAACCTTAAAACCTTGTGTGGTAAATTTAACGATCTCATATTTTAAAAATTAAAATTAAAACAATTATATACTACTTACTATAGCACTATATACTAATTAAAAATTCATGAAAGGCTTTATTCCATCTTGCATCAGCTAAAGCGTTATGTTGATTAGCATCTTTTGCAAACATAGTACCAATTCCAGTTCTACTTGTAATATCATCTGCTAATTGCTTTAAATCTCTACAGTAATATGGAAACCCACTAGGGATATTCATCATTATACCAAACAATTGACAGAATACCACCCAATCGTAAGCCGAGTAATACCCATAAAATTTAACATCGTCGTCTAGTTCATCATTAAACTTACCAATCTCTTGACAAGTATAACATGTATCTCTTTCCCCGCAATCTTTACAATCTTCTGGGTACTCTTTCTCAGCAACATTACAAAACTCTTTTATCTCTTTAGCAATTTGTTCTCTAGATTTACCATACTGTACTAGAAGAGCTTTAAAATATAGTAAATTTACGCCGTTATCTAGATCTTCCCAACAGTTTAAGGCTTGTTCTCTAGTGTATTTTCCTCTTAATTCAAATAATTCAAGATAAATAGGTTTAAGCACATTTTCTCTGATCCAATAGTAGGGCTCTTCATCTACGCCAGTTGTAGCTTGGACTCTATTCCACGCTTCAATTACATTAAATTCATTACAAATAGCATAATACTCTCTACCATCTTCACTGACCAACCCAATTGATATTAAATCAATAGTTGGTTTAGTTTCTCCATACTTAATACCTACGATCCTTTTTAATTGCGGTCCTTCTAAGAATTCACAATCCAAGTAGTATTTTGCCATAATTAGTTAGTAATGTTATGTAAAGTAACCAGATCCAAATGATTAATTTGACTTGATCTTTTTGTTGTCGATTGAATACTTAGATACTCATCTATATTATTATAGTCTGCTATAGCTTTTTGCATAGTAGTTAATACATTTACAGGATCTAGTTGACCTGTACCCACACCAAATAAAGGTAGTAGTAGAATGCTGTCTCTGTTCCACGCACTTATTGCTGATAAAGTACATAAATATGGTATTGTATCTCCAGATTCTATTTTTGATGGGGTCAACATAGTTGGGATATAGATAACTTCTTCAATGTCTAATTCAAACTGATTAGTAGGTATTTTAATAAAATTAGTAGGTGTAAGTAATAATCCTGTCTCTTTAATCTTGTTTTGAATTATAGGTTCTATCTCACCATTAAAATATTTATTTAAAGCTAAGTCAAATCCCCCAGACATAATACCAAAACTATTTCCAGGAGATACTAGAGATATGTCACCCTTACTCGATTGGATATAGTCAAATATATTACCATGATATAGAGAAACATGAGTTGTGTATATATTAAAAGATTTGTTTTTATCAAACAAATCCTTAAGTCCATCTTGATTATTATATATTATTATTTTCTTCATTAGTTTATTATTACTGCATTCTTATTTTCTGTTTCAAAATCTAAGTCAACATGATACTCATCAAAGCTATCAACAGTACACAATGTTGGTAAGTTAATAACTTGTTGATATGTATTACCTTCATCGTCATGACTATATACTACAGGATATAGTAACGCATCTGGATTATTTTTCACTATATCATTTAGAGCTTTTATTAAATCTACTACTCTAATAGTATCATGTGATTTTGTCTCTGATTCTTTGTGTTTGACTAATATCCAATTACCAACTCTCTCCTCTAGAGCTTCTCTTAAGAATATGTAATCTATGGAATCTTGAACTTCATCATCTATTTCATCAATTGGATTATAACTATAACATTGAAGTTTAGATAATAAGCTTTTTGATGCTATTATTGAATCAGGGTATATATACTCTTCATACTCTTTAGATTCATTGTATAAATAGTTTCTCCATTTTCCATCTCTATTGTCTAACACACTATCCCATTGTTCGATACTTAAATCTTTTACAAATCCTATAATATTCACATCTATATTCTTATCTGATACTCCTGCCCTTGAAAGTTTTAGATCTATTTCTAGATTTACTTTAGAAGTATCTTTGGTCCACTTCTCCTCAATAAGTATCAGATAGAATATGCCTTTTTCAGTTGTAAATTGCTCTACCATATTAAATAGACTTTAACTGCTAAGCTAATTAATAACGCTAATGGATACATTATGATCTTGCCTATAATCATGATATTTGTTTTATGTTTAATCTAATAATTATTGTTTATATGTTCCACTTACTTCTCTCTCATCTCTGTTATTTTGTCTTGCTTGCATCCAATGTAATGCTTCTTCTAATTTAGTTATAGATAAGCTAGTTTCTCTAGAAGGAACTAGTTTGTTCTTATACTGTAGATCATGTATCATCATACCTAATAGCTGCTCATGTACAATACCGTCTACATTTGGAATTTGATCATCTTTATCTTTACTACCTCTAACAAATGTGATTTGAGAACATTCATATTGAGGGCTATTAATAACACTATATGAATAACTTAATTCTTTATCTCCAAAGTTAGATTCAGTTGATTTAAGCTGTTTAACTATATCTACTAACTCGTCATGATCATCTGAATAATGAAATCCTATTTCAATAACATCAGATCTTAATCCTTGAACAAGATATTTACCTAGACAATATTTTTTAAGTACATTAATGCCATCTTCCGATATAGAAAAATGCGGCAAATTATAAGTTGTACCTTCTTCTATAACTGTAAATTGTTTATTTTTCATATTATTTTAGTTAATTATTTATTGCACATATATTCTGGGAATCTGACATATTCACCATCTTTTCCCAACAATACTAATGTTATATACGAATCTCCAGCATATTTATTCTTTGATACAACTACATAGTCCTTAGAGTCTGGTCCAATCACATCATCTCCTTTATTAAATACATATTTAATATTTTTAGAAAATTCTTCAGCATTGTTTACATTAAAGAATATACCAAAGTGCTTTTTAGATACATAACTACTTTCTACAAAAATATTAGTTTTTATATCACCTCTCTTCTTTCCTATTGTACTATTGTTGGTTAATGCTACAGTATAATAAAAATCCCCAGGTTTTAGTATATTACCTTCTTTTGTGATTATTTTGTTCATTTAAAATTTGATTAACTTAACTATCGCCAGGAGCTCTTTTTCCTTTCACTGTTACTTTAAAATTATTGGCTAGATGCTCCAGTTGCCTTAATAATACTTCTTTTTGTTCTAAGTATATATGTTCCCTTCCCAATAATCTCATTATTTGATAAGCATCATAACTTTCTACTTGTTTCATACTATCCTTTATATTATCTACTAGTCCTTTATGTATAGTATCCTTATTAAGAAAATACTTATCTCCAAAATCACCTAATAAATAGATAATAGTATCTTGTTCTACATGCTCCTTAAAATAGTGTCTATAATCTGAAGACTGTGTATTATATATGTTGTTCTTTTCTTTAGATATAAGGAAACAGTTAAAATCCATAATGTTAGAGTATAGATGTGTCTCTTTTCTAACCCACTCATTTTCTTCTTTTTTAAATAAAGATAGATATTGTCTTAAATAACCATCTTCTATTTTATCAAATATTTGAATTCTGTAATCTCCCAGGGAGATGTCTTTTGTTACTGTTACGTTATCAAAATCAAAGGCGCAAACTCCATTAATTGTAAATATTGGTATTATCATAATATCAGGTATTAATACCAGTAAGCATATACTGGCTCTGTTATGTTTATTGTATAGTATATAATTTTATATAGTATATGATTATCTACAGATATATTGTCTTCATTGTCATAAACCACTATTTCAGTAGTTTTAGGAATCCAAATAGGGTTCTTAGTTTCAATAGTCTTATCAATACTATTAATATCAATAATTATATATTTATCTAAGTCGATATTTGGGCGTAGAGTGTAATTATCGACTCTGGAATATAATCCAGCGATATATGGAATACTATTTCCATTCTTATCTTGATCCAGTATTCTACCAAATCTATCTCTGTTACTAAAAGAAAATAATATAGATTCACTTAGAATCTCTCTAACTCTTTTTGCTAGGAAAAGCAGGTCATCTTTAGAATCTTTGTCTAGTTCTGCTCCAAACTTTACTACTCCACTAGGTAAATCTAATATATTGGATGGAATCTCTGATTCAAATGTAAGTATATTATTATCTGACAAAATGTCTAGTACTTCAGAATAAGTTTTAGGTTGTGTATGTTTAATCATTATTTTGCTTTATTATATTTATTTTGTTATATTTATTTTGTTTGCCTTTACAAGCATCTTTCCACCCCTTAACAAATCGATCAATTTGTTAAGGATCCTCTAACTTGATTTAACAATTCTTCTGGATTTGCGCTCCCTTTTATAGCTTGTAACGCAAAGTTATATCCTCTAAGGTATTCATTCATTGTTTATTAGATAAGCTGGCTGGTTTAATATATAACTATACTTTATAATATGATTATCATCATTTGTAATCAAGAATATTCTTAAAGATTTAGGTAAATAGAAAATAAGATGAGAACATCCTAACACATTAGGTAAATCTATTTCTTTTAATCTTAATTCTATATACTGATCCTTAAGATCAGTATTCTCTTCTATATCACCAGCTTTATTAATAATACCATCTATAATTTTAATTTCTGCCATATCCGCTTCCTCACCTAATAGTACTACACCTAATATAAACTTAATAAGTTTTATTTCAGATTTCGCTGGATTGTGAAATCTAACTTTTCCAATCTCTATATCTTTATCTAATAATTCTTTTTCACTTATTTCATGTATTATACCACTTTCAATTAAGTAATCTATAATGTCTTTACTATTAATCATATTAATTTAGTTTATAGATTTATTTTGATTTTTAGTTTTATATTCAATCTCATAATCAAATTCTAGCTGTTCTCCCTTTCTAGGCAATCTTTTAATTTTAGACAAATTATGACAATCTTTAAGCAGTTGCTCAAGACACTCTATAGTTTTACAATCAGAACATTTATCTAAATCTTTTATATTTATTATCTTCATACTAATTTTATACTAATTTTATATTATCTTTTTACATTAAATAGGTTAAAGATAGATAATTTATTATTATATGAAATGTATTATCAATTATAATTAATAACCAAGTAGATAAAAATGGCGGTGTAGAGGAGTTGAATCCTGTTGGAGTATCATCTACTACCCAATTCTTATATACTTGCTTTTCTTTATCATTAAGTATAATACATTTATATAAGTTATTGCCTAAGTCTTTAAGTATGTAGTATACATTTCCTTCATATACAAAGCTATCGTTCTGTATTTCACTTTGATTATGTCTCTGTATTTTACAGACTTTATTTCTATGTATATTGTAGAACATTATCCAATATCTAGCTAATCTAAATCTGTCTATAAGAAAGTGAGTAATAAATATTACAAACCAAGCTAGATTAAACCCCTTAGTTAGAAGTAAGAAAGGTAAACTGTATGTTATAGCATGAATAAAAGCCCAAAGATAACTAGAAGTCTTTCTTTGAGCCATAGTATTATTCTGAATAACGTAATCACCTAATAAATGTAGTATTAATTGTTCTATCATATTAATAAAGTGCTCTTCCTTGATATAAATCAATGTTTATCCCTCCATAGGATTTAAATACCATACTAACAGCTTCCTCTCTTATAAATTGTGCATCTTCAATCATAGATAAGTTTATCTGTCTTAAATCTTCCATACAAGGTTTAAGTATTAAGTTAAATAATGATTCTTTAAAATATTCAATAATTGTATCAGTATCAAACATACTTAAATGAAGTATCTCATGATTTTGTCTAGATGTCCCAATATTAGCTCTGTCAGATGCTACAACTGCTAATATAGTATTCCCTTCGTCTACTTTTATTCTATCGTAAGCTTCCTTTATAGTATAAACACTTTCTGACAAGACTCCAAATCTAGGATTATTATTTATAAACTCTTTTATTTCATCATCTGAGTTTTTATAAGTGTTATTTTTCAATTCGTTTGTGTGTACAAACTCAACTCCACCACTTATCTTCTTATTAGTTAAATTTCCTATTAATTTATTAAGTTGATCCTTCTTTGATTGGGGTCTTCTTCTCCAGTTAAACTTATCTAGAAATATTTCTTGTTGTTTATCTAATTTACTTAAGTATTCTATTAAATCATTAATTGTTACTTTAGATTCTTCCATATTTATTTTATATTTTATTTTGTTCAAAATCTTCTCTTATTGCCTCTAAAGACATAGATACTAAACCTTCAAATATATTTGTAAGGTCTTTTGGGGCATAGTACACTTGTAATAAAGCTCCAAACTTATCTTTATATTTTGTAAGACTATCATTAACTTCTTCTAGAAAGTCTTCTAAACGTCCAAACTCAACATTAACCATAAGTTTATCTCCATACTTTCCTACAGAGAATGTCAATTCCTTAGTTGTATTATCGTAAGAGGTGCTAGGCATGTAATCTCCAATATCCTCTATTTCATGATATTCTTCTCCAGTATCTGTTATTAAGATAACATATGTTTGGTCTCTCTCATTCTTAGCTAATACCCCAACATTATCTTTATATGTTTCTACTGCTTGAATAGTTAATTGATTAGTAGTTGGATTACCAACTTTATATAAGTTTAAGTTAGTAAGTACTTGACCTATTTTATAGGTATTTTTCATAGTTTATTCATTTATAAGTTCATACAATTTATAGTTCATATACGCATCGTATAATGGTATAGATTTATTATCATCTTCAATATTCTCAGTGTTTATATCTTCTTTACTAATATTAATATCTTTATATTTCATTAATGTATTTATGTCATAAAAACTTTCTCTTGTGATATTCATAGGTAAAGTTGAGTCTTTATCAATATTTGACTCATTGTTATACAACTTTAACATATCCATGAATAGATGTTTATTTAAATGATTAATGTCCGACCATATTTCTACATTCTCAAACTTAGATATCCAACTTTTAAAGTTGTGCGCCACCATATATACAGGTCCTTCATATATAGATAAGTTCTTATATAGACTTAAATTAAAATTTAAGTTTTCTTCAGTAGTATTATTAGTTCCTGTATTATTATCGAATTGTCCATAAAAACAATCAATTGTATCTATTACATGATAAATTTCCATAGAACTTAAAACTACATGATGTGAATAATCTTGTACTTGACAATTAATTAAATAGTTCCCTACTGTATAAGTATTTATGAATACATTACAATAATTTCCTGTTCCTACAAATTTCGTTTTGCAAGAATAATATTTACTTAAATAATCATTAACCTCAACGTCAGTATTAATATCTTTAACTTCATCAGAATCTAGAGCATGTTTAAGATACTTTATAAAGTTACTAACAGTCACTTGAGTTTTATGTTGAGTAGTAGCTACTACTCCAATAGATATTGGCTGAGAAGATTCTAGTTGCTTATCTACATCAAAACTATAGAACACTCTTGTAGTTTTCATAATTAGCGTTGTATATTAGTTGTATAATCATTGTACCTTTTTATAAGATCTGCTATATGTTCAATATCATCATCTTTAAATATGTAGATTACTCTGGTATAGGTAGTTGTTTCTAAATTTAGAACAGTTCTATAGTCGTATTTGTAATATTTAGAATTACTATTGGGTCTTTTACGATATTGAATACCTTTAAACATTGCAGCATTACTCTCTACATACAAATCTACATTTGTGCATAATATATATTTACGTCTAATTTGATATTTATTTAGTATCCCTAATTTATCTAGTTGCCTACACAACTCCATAAACTGTTTACTACCTCCATTTGTATCGAATCCTATTCTATAGGATAAGCTGTTTTTACCTACAGTAACACTACCAGATTCAAATGTATCTACTATATTCTTCACATCTATATTTTCTATATCATATACAACGTAATCCCTGCGATTTTCAGGATTGTTGCCAAATACACACAGTCTCTTTTGAGAAAACTCAAATCTCAAGATTACATCTCTAGTTTTTATAATAATATTATCTGAACGATCTTTGTATATTGTTACATACTCTGCATCAAGCATAAGTTTCTCAAGTAAATCAAATAGATGCTTATGTCTTTTAACTAGCTTTTTAGCAGATGACATATACAATCTTATACTATCTGTCTTAACTTTATCTATATCTTCAGCAGTCATTTTGGGGGAAGGTAGAATATTACAATCTTGTAAAAAGGATTTTATTTTATATAACATATTTCTCATTAGTTAATTAAAACAATTAAATACTACAAAACATCTAGCTTCTAGATTTTATTACTAATTGAGTAACTTTATCCATATCTATACTATCTGGTAAATCTGAGTTATTATACAATAAATCAATTTGATTTAGTTTATCTTCAACATAATTGTTTAATGATTCTAAATCAACTAATCCTTGTCTTATTTTTAATAAATACTCTGCATCCCTACCTCTTCTATCTACATAGACTGTCTTATCTGTGAATATTTCTTCACAACTGTTAACTAGTCTTACAGCATGATAGAAGAACTTTAGATCTACTATACTACCTGTCTTCTTAATAGCTTGATACCTTTCTGGATTCCTCTTACTTAACCAATCTTGATACTGTTTGTACTTTTTACAGTGTGAAGAATATGCGTCTGGATTATACAATAACACCCCAAGTGGCTCATAATCATCAGAATGTTTTGGGATAGATATAGTTCTCAAATTATTAGACTTATCTGTGGCTATACTACTACCAAAGTTAGTTTTGTATAATAAATGTCCTTCTTTAGTATTATTTAGTTTGGTAACAGCAAGCTTATTTATATCTAATTTTCTTTTCTTGCACCAATGCTCAATAAGTTGTGTTCCTTTGTCAGTTACAATATAGCAAAAATCCAATACACTTTTACGTGGGACCTCGTTTTGCTCCCAATCTAATCTCTTAGTGATATTCTTAGCCTTGTGTAGTTGAGCTTTTACAAATCCAGTGTAGCTATCTCTCAACTGCTTAGTAATGAATATATCTCTATTCTTAAATAGCTTATCTAAACAAGGATCTTTATGGATTATAAATTTATCTGGAGTATATAATGTTTCTATTTGGATGGGAGAACCTTTAGTACACAAATAAATAAACTTGCCTACTTCCATAGAAGTATCATCTTTAGTAGTTTCTATGAAATCTTTATAGTGATTACCTAGATAAGTATCAACATCATGTTTAAATAGTGAAAAATAGTCAGTATCTGATGTTTCTACTGTAGTACCATATACTTGAGATCCTTTAACAACTTTTAATATTTCTTTCATCTTTCTAATTTAATTTAGTTGACAAATTCACTTGTCGTTTTATATACTTTTGATCCTCCTTTCTTACAAAGATCAATAGCTCTTCTAGCTCTAGCTTTATTATGAACCTCAGTCTTTTCAGCAGGTGTATTAAAAGCAATATCACCGTCGTACCAAATTCCATACCAAGAACCTTCCACTTTAACCTGCGGAATATATTTTACATCTCCATTATATTTAACTACTGTAACTATCATAAAATTAGACTCTTCTAAAACAGAAGGAGTAGATACTATATTTTCTTGATTTTCTATAACATCTTCTTGCTGAGATTCTTCCACAACTACATTAGACGATCTAGAATAAACTTCATTTATAGCAGATTTATATGCTGAACGTTGCTTATACAACAATACAAACGCAATAATTAACAATAGTATTACACCAATAAATAATATAACTATCACAATCATATAATATTGAGACAAATTTTCCATCTAATTTGAAGGGATTAATATAGTGTATTCAGTATTCCAAGATACCTCAGTTACTAAATATCCTATAGTGTTAACAAATCGCATACCACTTACTATATACCATTCTATATCCGAGTCCTCATCATCAGCTTCTACTACAGTCCAAATATTGTTATACTTATAAGACTTGACATGCTCCATAGATTCCACATCTAAACTAAACATAGTTCCTCCAAGTGAAGCAGTCTCACTACCTTCTATCTCATTACTGATAGGTTTGAATTTCTTTATAAATTCTAGATAAGTCATCTTATTTATTATTTCGTAAAGCACAATATTTACAATTACCTTTATGAGCTAATCCAGCTGTAGCAAGATCTCCAAACCCATAATCATAAAATACATACTCACAACTATCATACTCTACTATGGACAGTTCTGAATGTTTAATAGCAGAACCATCAACTTTATTTTTCGTCTCACAACTTACTAAAAACAATATTATAGTTGCAAATGATAATAACATAAATATTTTAGTTTTCATCAATTTCTTTGTTTAATTGTTCTTGCAATTCTTTTCTAATTTTCATTATTAATTTACCTAGTTTATTATCTCCAATATTGGTCTTTAGACAAACTCCCCATATGGTATCATTCCAACGATCTTCTTCTTGAATATCTATATTTCTAGTAGATAAAAGCTTTGTTCTGAATGGTTCCTGGTTAAACTTTTGTCTTAAGCACTCTTCCATTATATCGTACTTTATAATGTCCCAGTCTTTTACAAGCTTTATACTTTTTGATTTCTTTTTTACTGCGCCTGCAGAGTTATTACTGTCAGCACAGAATCTTTTCCAACTAATATCATTAGACTTAGCTGACATAAAAGCATGTTCCACAGAAGGGTAAATTATCTTATTTACTTCTATATTAACTGGAGTAAAGTTGCTTAACCATCTATATTGACCTCTAAATTCTTTTATCATAATTATATTTTATTTAGTATTTTAACTGCTTGATCTACATGAACATCTTGTAGTCCTGCATAGCTATCTGTTAAAATAAATTGATCTTTTTGCTCTAAAAGCATATCTCCATCATCATCTATTATTACATACGTAAAATCTTTATTCAACTCTTTTCTTGACCAATCTTTGCCTTGATTAGAATGAATATTTGTATCCAACCATTGTTTAATCTCTACTCCTCTAGGAATTGATAGATGTATGCCAGTCCCTTTCTGTAAGTAATGATAAGCTCTAATAGTTATCCCAATTATCTTATCACTAAACATGAAACCTTCACTTGTCATGTACTCTCTTGTCTTTTCAAGAGTATGTAATCTCCAAGAAGACGATAAGACAATTTTAGCATCTGTTTGAGTAAGAATTTTACCAAGTAAATGTTGTTTCTCTTCTGACAACCCCCAAACTCCTCCTTTTTTTAAAGGATTTGGAACTGCCAAAACTCCGTCGATATCTAAGAATATAATTTTCATATTTCTGTTGTTTTGTTAATATATTTCTTAGTTATATCTTTATGCAAATCTGGATTAGAGTACTCTATATCTGTTGCATAAGCTGCAATAGCTTTAAGTGAAGCTTCAAGATGTTTTTTATCTTTACACTTACTATCTAATCTTAGTACAAAATATTCAGCATCTGGGTCACAATCAGTACCATCTGCCTTTGTTATGTGATACTTATTATATAATCCTTTCATAATTATTAGTTAATATATTTCCATTTAATAATATTTACCATTAACGTACAACCTGAGATAGAACATTTCCAGGTTTTACAATTAGGGGCGTGACTACATCTATATATCCTATGGATAGTATCTTCATCGCTATATCCTTTAATATCTTCACCTGCAATAGGTAACTCATCTTTGATTAAAGTCCAGCCTTCTTCTTGAGGAATCCCTTCAAAAGTATGGATAATCATATCTTGTCTAATAAATCTCCAGTCTTCATACTGTTCTCCTAACTTTGAGTCAGTAAGAATATAACGTAGGTAAACCTCATCATTATCTACTTCTAATATTTCTAATATCTTAACAGTAGTCTGAGGATTACCCACAAACTGATATTGCTTATATAGTTGTAGCTCCATTTATTGAAAGATTAGTCAGTACATATTTATACGCATTACGCCTAGCTGTTCTATAGTCATTAGATACTCCAATAGTAAATACTTCTTTAGTATGTAAATTCTTAACTTTATAATTAAATACTTCCTGTCTATTATCTGTACTACATATAACTCTATATCCTTTCTCCATTACATATTTCTTTGCTTCTTTATAATTCCAAGCATCTCTAATAGGAGTTAAATAACATATGTTATTTCTGTTTATGTATTCAACAATATGTGGTTTAGTAGGATCTTCTTGAATCCAAGCTATATGCTCAAGTCTAGATCTAAAATAGCATATCTTAGGGAGAAGTTTAGTTAGCTCCCAATCTACAAATTCCTCATCAATATTCATTATTAATTAAATTTTGAATTTGTTCAACTCTACCCTTACCATGTATTTGTTCAATAGTTTCTATAGCTTCATTGTATGACAGCCTAAACAATGATTTTTGCTCATTGTTATTTAGTTTCTTTAATGAATGCTCAACATTATTTGTTATTGTTATCTTACTTTGATTAATATAGTATTCTACTAGCTCCTCTTTTGAAGCATTATGTAGTACTATATCATCAATGGTAGTATCATATATACAATATAGTCCATTAGGTTGCTTAATTATCATTATTATTAAAGTCTTATAGTTCAATTCATTTTATATAACTAACAAATGATATTTTCTACAAGAACTATCTTGGTAAAGTAATCTCCTCTAATAGTTCTTCTATAAAATCCAAGTTACTATTAACTCTTATCAGCTGAATTTTGCTAAATAGCTTTTCATCTTCAAACTTATCTGGTCTATTCTTTTCAACCAAAGCTAAAGCATCTTGCAAAGATTCACTATTATCCCAATACTCTTTAGATTTTAGTAACTTCATTTGCTTATATTGTAATTTTTTTTATGAGGTTTTCTCTACAGCATTTATTCATTTTATTTATTTTATATAGTACAAGTTTACTTAATTATGTTGTAACAGACTTCTTAAATATATGTTCTTTAGTATATGACACTAAAATATTTTCAATTTGATTTATGTTGCTGGACTCCATGACAATATCTGCTAATACAGGACTAGTTGTATATCTTCTACTCTGTTCATGGTTTTCTACTACTTCTGCCATTTCAACAACATAAGCCCACCTCAATAGCTCATCTAATTCTTCATCTTCGTCCATATCTAAATCTAATAACAGAATTATTATAGTATCATTACAGTAGTTATCTATATAGGATATTTGTGTTAGTATATACTCTGCAGCAAAGAAAGTAGCTTCCCATCTACAATCAGCAACAAATGATCTCTCCCATTCTGTTCCATCTATAGTTAGACTAGCGATATACTCATTGTTTAAATTAGATTTAAATATTTGTATATAATAACCTAATTGACTTAGTGAATCAGCCATATCAGTTAGTATGTTAATATACCCTAATTTATCCATAGCTATTGTAGCTACAGTATAGGATGAAGCTATATTATATAAGTTGCTACAGTGGTCATATAGTGATCTACTCATTTAATTTAGTAAAAGCTTTATTTAGTATATTAAATACTCTTTTCTCTATACCCTTACTTTTACTTTCTCTGTTTCCAGCTATATTTATAGCTGTATAGTTTCCATCTTTGATAAACTTAATTATATCATCCACTGTAGATTCTTTCCTTATATCTACTTTGTTAAGATATAAATAAGGCTTCCCGTTCTTCATACAGAAAGTCTTTGTCAATTTACTACCTCCTGATTTGGCTTCATCAAATATAATAGTACAATCTGTACTTATTACATTTTTTAGAGTTCTTCCAGCGTAATTATCGCTAGTAGTAGTAACTGCTCCTAATTTTGAATACTCTGGCTTTTTACCATTTTCAGTTATATACCCTTTTGGCATGAATCCTTTAGTTTCAAGACCATTACTTATAGCTGCTTTAATACCAGCTATGTCTGCTCCAGTTTGGAATCCAGACCATATTGTAATATTACTTTTCATGTGTTAATGCGTCTTCTTCTATAACCTCTTGTAAAGCTTTAGATAAATTGTATTCCGAACTTTTCTGCTTCTCTCTTTCTCTTGGAGAAATATCTGTTCTATGTCTACTAGTATTATATCTCCATTTTTCTAATACTCTTAAAGTAAAGAGTACCTTTTTATTCAATTTATTTTCCATAAATATTTTATTATTTAAATGTTCTTGGAAAAGGAATGATATCTCTAATATTTCCCATTCCTGTTACGTATTGTATTATTCTCTCAAACCCTTATATGGGATATATCTATCCCTTCTACTACAACTTGTAGTTTATCTAGTTTACTATCATTTGTTATAGATAGAAAAGACACATTAGAGCTTTCTCTCTTGTGTCTTACCCACCCATTCAAAGTGATAGTACCCCAACTTGGGGTACTCCATATTGTTTATTAATTGCATTTATTCTGGTTGAATTATTCTTAAAGCTTCATTAAGTACTCTATTAAATTCCAGTTCAGTTATCTCAGAAACGTCCTCTCTAAGAATATCAGCATCAAATACAGCTCTGTTTTCTATCAAGAATCTTTCTCCTCCTAACTTGGACAATGTAATGTTTAACACTATTACACTATTTTTATATCCTCTATTAGATTGATATACCTTAAAGTAACTATTTTCAAAAGAATCATAGAAACATTTACCAGTAAGATTTGCTGATACTACTAGTTTCTCTTCTCTTACAATTTGCTTTAATCTATTAATCTCTTCTTGAAGATTAGCAATTATCTTCTGAGACTCAATTATCTTTTGTTCTGTTTCTTGTATTTTATTATTGTTTAACATTTTGTATTTTATTATTAGTTAATAGATTATAAATATACTTTAGTTTGTATTCATATTCTTTGATTGAATATAGTTCAGATAAGACTGCTAGGTCATGTCCTAATACATCTAAAATAGAAGTACACATAATTAATTCGTAGATACTAAGACTTCCCTCCCAGTCTGATATAGATAGAAGATCTCCACTACTTATTTTTCTAAATTGGTCGCTGGATGCTTCATCTATACAATATGAGGTATTTTTATCTAGCTCTTCAAGTAATATTGGATTATCTACAATTAGTTTATTTATTATTTGAGTACATAACTTCTCAATGTTAAGTACTTCATTATAGTTCTCTTTAGTTAATGTTATCATATATTATTTTTTCTTTTTCTTCTCAAGGTCTTTTATAGCTTTAAATAGTGTATCTGCTTTTTCTTCTAATTCTTCAAGGGAGATCATCTTAATCTCCCTAGTTAGATACTGCTCTAAACTTAATCCTTCAATATTAATAAAGTTATCATATTCGAGATTTTCCACTATATGATTAGAGTGAGATATAATTAAGTATGGTTTAGTCACATTTCTATTTATGAAATCTGTTATACCTAATTGTACTTCAGCACTACATCCTACTTCAGGCTCATCAAATACTAAATAATCAGCTTTCTCTTGTCTATTAACCAGAGCTTGTATTTGATGTATACTGTTTATACTTGTAGCTAGCCAGCTTGTATCTAACATACTACCACTAAGAGCTCCCCAATCTGCTACACTAGATGTTCTACGTTCCATAGAAGTAGACATGACCTTAGGTTTTCTCTCTAGTATATATTCAAGTTGAAAAGGTAACTGTTTTCTAATTAAACTTTTACCAGAAGCATTGCTGCCAGTAAGGACAGTTCTCTTAGAATAATCAATATTTATGATAATATCTGTAAGATATTCTATGTATTTTTCTAGATCTTGCATAGTGAAATGAATTTAATTAAGTGTTTACAATTAAGATACTTTAACTACTTGAATATGCATTTGATTCTTCGTTTTTATCTTACCAATCCATAAGTATGTATTAGTAACTTCAGGTATTTCATTTAGAGGCACTAAGTAGAACTCTTCCTGATCATCTAATAATTCTATAAGTTTATTGTATTTTTTATTAGACATATTATCTTTAAAATAATCCTGTTCTTTTATAGCTTTAATAGCTGCTTCTTTATCACTCATTGGATCTGAAGATGTTACTTTAGAAGTAAACTTTCCCTTTTTATAGTCAACAATTACTATATATGTTGTCATATTTTGTAATTTATAATTATTCCATTTGATGTAGGACCTTCATAAAATTTATCATCTGTCATACAGCTAACATTGAGGAAATGGATATTATCTCTTATTAATTCTCCTTGATTCTTGAAGGTTGGATTATCATGTATATGTCCAAATATATGATATCTAGGATATATGTCATATATACGTTTTAGTAAAGCTTCGTCTCCACACAACTTAACAGTATTACCATAATCCTTCACCATATCTAATATGGAGAACGGAGGACCATGAGTTACAAGTATATCTGTATCCTCTGGAATTTTAGACCATAATTTAGATAATTCTACTATAGTCCTATTAAAGTACCAATTACCAAATTTTGGTGTGAATGGAGAGCCAAATATTTTAATTCCTTCTATCTCTACAATCTCATGTTCTAGATATATTATTCCAGCGTCTTTTACTTTCTGTACATTATAATCCTTGGTAGCCCAAGCATCATGATTACCAGCTATTAATACCTTATTCTTTATATTTAAATTAGAATACCAATCTAGAAAATCATCAAATTCTTGCTCGTTTTTATAAGGCTCCCAATAGTTTGTACTATCTCCAGCATGAATAATTATATCTACCTCTTGAGGTACAGTAAGACTTCTATGATGTCCATGAGTATCAGATATACAATAGATAGTTACATCTTCTTTATGTTTTACACTATGTAGATCGCTTTCTTGTTTTGTATAATCTTCATAGAGTAACCAACTTTGTACTAACTTTTCAACTTCAGATTTAGCTATATCAACTACTTTCATTCAGATTTAATTTTAAACATAATCTACTAGTACTAGTCTATCTTTATAAAATCCAACATTCTCAATCTTTACATCTTCGCTAAGATTTAATCTTGAGCACTCTTCTTTAAAAGAGTCTGGAATTTGTCCTTCTTTAATTAATTGACACCTATATTGTATAGACATAATACCAAACCACAAGCTAAATACTGTTGGGCATATCATTTCTAATTTTTTACTAGCTAATGTATATTTATCATCATTCTCCTTACTACATCGTTCCCATATCTTATACCATATTCTTTCGCAGTAATTCCCATAACATCCATACAAGAACATCAGCATACCATTATCTAATCTCGGAAACTTAATAGCATAATTACCAATTAGTATTACTAGCCTACTAGATCCTTTATATAGTTTCATATAGATAGTTAAAAGTGATAAATTATATTATCTTACTTACTTTTAATATAGTCTAGTAAATAACTAGTCAGTATATTTAATAGTAATTTCTATCTCTGGGTTTTCATAAATATTTCCTATTATTTGACATTCTTCAGCGTCAAGATTCTCATATTCATACCCACCAAAAGCAGGTTCACAGAATGGATAATATCCAGCTAATTCTGTATTATAAGATACCACGTACGTATCATATTGTGGTTCTTCTTGTGCTTGTCCTCTACGATAAACCTTTCTACCGGCTTCATGTCCATCAGTACCATCTGATATGATAAATGGATCATATCCTAAAACAATATCACCTTCACATATACTTTTTCCATTCTTATCTTTACGGTTAATATATTGTTGAACTTCTTCATCTTCTAAAGGCTTCAGAAGCCCAGAGCCATTATCATATATAAAATTAATTGTAGTACTATTTAATGTAAATGGTTCTGAGAATTTGCTTAATTTTTCGCTCCAAGCTCTAAACATTTTATTCATTCGTCTTTATTATTGATTTTATTATTGATTTGAATTGTTCAAGTGAGGTAACAACAAATCCCATTACTCTGTCCCATTCATAAGATTTAAAAGAATATCTCTCTAGTGATACATATAATCCATTATACTTTGTCTCATTAATACTATCGTAGTCTGTATCATCAAGCCCTAATCGGATAACTATATGACAATCTCTACCGTCCTCTTCTTCCCAAGAAGGCACACGCTGATATTCTTCATGTGGTTTATCATATTTGCAACTAGTAATCCAAGTTAGTATACTCTCACTTCTCTTCCAATTAACATTAGGGATAGATAAAATATAGCTTATACATTCTTCTTTTAGTTGATTTCCTTCAGCTTTTGTCATATTAATAGGTAATTTAATTTGTATCTTTAGATGAATCAAAATAATTATTTACTTTAAGATACGCAATATTAAATTCTTCTTTAGATATTTGTTTTAAAGCGAACAAGTCAGTTATATAATATTTGGTAACTCTACTAATTTTAGGGTTTAGTGAGTCTTCCAAATCTATAATTAGTAGATTGTATTGTACAGTTGGGTAATCAGACTTTTTATTTTCTATTTTCTTGAGATCTATTACTTTTATGTAACAGTCATTATCTAAATCTATAAAGTAATTTCCAACATACTCTTTTGTATATACTTCAAATAAATGGTCATTAAGCTCCGACTCCAACTTTTTAAGCTCAGTTCTAGCTTCTAGGAATCGTGTCTTCGCTTCTGCTACCTTTTTAAGTAGGACTTTGTCTAATTCCATAATTATTTTAGTCTGTAAAGTCTGATAAATCAATACCAAATATAGCTCCCATTAATATTAGAGTAATAAATAGTAATACATATCCTGTTATTACTAAGGTAGTATCTTCTAATGTTATTAAATAATTAGATAGGATAAATAACCCCACTAAAAATATAAATGCTAATGCTTTCATGATTTAGAGTTGGTAAATTTAGATATAGCAGTTAGTATGACGTCTTGGGTAATTTCTTCATACTCAAAGTATTTGGCTTCATATCCTTTCCCTAACTTTCCAATAATCAATGAGGTTAATCCACCATACTCATCAATAACTAGTAAACATAATCCATCTTCAAATTCTCTGCTTAATACTGCTTCATTATCATCAGATAATCTTTTTGAATAGTCTATATCTTTTAGCTGTGCTATGATTCTACTATAAGTGTCTAACTGTTCTTTTGACTTTGCAAATAGTTCATCTATTAGAACATCACGATAAGGATTTATAACTGTAATACCTTCATATTCTGAATTTACAGCACATAATTCCTTTAGACTTATACTATCACTTCTTTCTTTCATTATTGTCGTTAATATAAATTAAAATAATTCATCAAAATAATCATCAATCATATTTACTACATCTGCATCTAGATTAACATTAATCTGTATAAGATTAGCTGCAAAGTTTTGCATCTCTTGTAAATTCTCTTCATCTACTTTTATTAGTTGATTAACATTTTCAAAACATCTACCACCTTTCCATCTAACATCTACTTGATCTTTATCCAATTTAAAAGGAGATTCTACCACCTCTCCAATACCTTCTCCTCTTCCCCAAGAGTCAAAATCATTAGGTATCCAAGTATCAGGGTTTTTAACTACTTTATTTCCTACTTTCATTATAAATTTGATGTGTAAAAGGTTGTTCATTATTTAAGTGATCTTCTAATGTTCCTTCTGTTGAAAACTTACTACACATTGAAGCTGAAATTGTTAGTTTGCACTTCTTTAAAAGAATTGCATACTTATCTGGAAAGGAGTATTCTGATGCAGGGTATTTATATTTTATGTGACCATAAATTCCATCCATACCTTCTTCTCCTAGATATTCCATTTTATCTATTTGCTCCTCAAAAGGAATATGATATTCATTCTCTTCAAATTCTCCATTCCATATATCATAAATCTGTTCAGCTATTTCTTGAAGTTCTTGTGGGATTGTTAATAATATATTACACTTATCTAATGTAGAAGGGTCGTACAAGCAGTCTGTAAGCTCCGATATTTCTCTTTTTGATTTACCGATAATGGGATTTGAGCCATCTTCATTTGATATTTTATACTTAGGACAGAATTCCTCAAAGAAGCTATCCCAATTACTAGATGTAATAATACAAGTTGTATAGGCAAAAGGAGTTAATAATAAATTATTTCTTGTATGCTTATTAAGATAATAGTTCATATCAGTTATTCCTAACTTTTTATAGTCTACAATCCAACCACTAGCTTCACTAGAACTAACATCAAAATTAACACTGCTAATTGTAGTATTACTATTTACATCTATAGCCATTTTAGAGTCTGCCCCTTTCAAGAACTCCAACCACATCTGGTTTAATGTTTCTGAATTGTTATCCCACGTAGGAATAAATGGATTATCCAAAACATTATTTACTTCTATATCTTTAATCTTCTTCCAAGTTATTGTTAATTCTTTATGTTTTAACAACTCAGGTAGATATACATAAGGCACATCTACTATTACAGTAAGAGTCTTCTTACCTTTATTTTGTGTTGCTGCAAGTTTCCGCATTATCATTAGATTTAATTGAATCGTTTGAGTGATTTATATCTTCTGATTCTTTTAATGTTGTTCCCATTAAATACGCTTTAATTTTTCTTGAATTAGTGTCTAAGATAGGATATAATTGATTTACTCCAGTATGAAAGAAGTCTTTAGCATTTATCTTATAACATTTTGCATCCCAATATGTAATATTAGTAGGATCTCCTCTCCACCCTGTTTGCCAATTATATTCTAGAAATACAACTAATTCCTGTCCCCAGATACAATATAAATTCTTGTGTAATTTATATTCACTCAGTGGTTGATCTATTACATACCATCTATTACCAATTGTTATTGTTTTCATATAGTTTATATTTAAATACTATCTAATAAATATTATAATAAAAATTTGTTAAACTGCTATACTCTAATCTATAAACAGAAGGTTTATCATTTCAAATGCATTAAGTAGCCGGTATATACAAATTAATAGGATTGTCTTTGTGTACATCTAATTGATATTTATTCTTAAACTCTCTTAGATCAAATGGAGATGTTATGAGATGTATGCCATTCTTAGTTGGAAGTTTCATAATTATCTTCTCTCCAGTAGGATTTTGGCTATTAATGAAGTCAGTTAATTCTTTTAACCAATCTTCATCAACATTTCCATCTATGTCAACTATCCATTTTTTGTTTGGGTCATCATGTCCATTACCAACAGCTTTATCATAGCACTTCTTTATTGCATGATGATCTCCTTTAGATAAATTATCAGCAACATACTGCATTGTTCTGAACCCCACTTTAGTATATGATCTTTTGTTTAATCTTAACATTGCTCTAGCTTTAAACAATTCACATAAACTCTTAATCTCTGGATACTTAGCTTCAAGATACTCTATACTACTTATATAGTAATTCTTAATTACTCTGCTACTTTTCTTTAAATCAGTATTATCTTTGTTCCTTTGTATTATCTGTAGGTAATAGAAATCGTCCTTTGACTCAAATTTTAGTATAGGTTTTATTTGTTCTAGTACTTCTATCATAGTTTTAATATTTAAGTAATAACAAATTAAATACTAGTATGAATACTTTCATTAGCTATCACTAATCTTGTATTAGTTAGGAATACTAATGCTTCAGATAATGCTCTATAACAACTAATTTGCAGCTTGGTTTCATCTTTATACCTTTTAAAGTCTACTTCTACTTTATTGTTGTTATCAATTAGAGCATATAAAGTATAATTATCTTTATCTGAGTTATATCTTGTACGAATATTACAATTTGTGTGATTGTTAATAATTTTGAACACATCGTATATTCGAAAGAGTCGCACATCATCAGTACCTCCAAAACAACATTCATCTAATACACTATCACTTACTACTTCTTCTAATAAATAGAATAAATTATCATACTTAAACCGGCAGTTACCAGGTAGTATTAATATGTTTTGCATTAATTAATTTTTCTAAAAGTTAAATTAATTCTAGAGTTTTGTACTTTTGTCTGTTTAGGAACAGAGTGTTGCCAAAAATGTTGAAGTTCTCCCTTCATTATTAGTAATGATCCATGAGATAGACCAATTTCTAGTTTTTGCTTGTGATCATCAATTCTTCTAATTATAAATCTCCTAGATTCTCCTAAGCTTAAAGAAGCTATTGTTGGATTTGTACCTAATGATTTTTCGGCGTCTGTATGCCATGAAATATAATCTTGTCCATCTCTGTACCAGTTTAGTAGCACAGAGTTATAAATGCTACTTTCTATAGCTTGTATATCATTCTTTATTTGTAATAGGTTATCTTCCCATTCATTTGGACTTAGTGCAAGTCCTGAATAAGTATAAGAACTGTCTTTATCTCCATACCAAGATGAATATCTAGGTAAATAAACTAATTTATCAAACATATTAATTTTATGATGATCCCATTTTATATTTTTAAATGGGACTTTCTTAATAAGTTCTTTACTATTAGTCTTTATATCTATCTCTTCAGCTTCTTCAGTATTCTCAATCTCAGTCAGATACTTAAAGTAATAATCTGCTTTTTCCTTATTATAAAACTCTGGAATAAATACCATACATCCATTAGAAACTTCTATGTTAAATATTCCATTGGTTTCCTTGCATTTATAATCAGTAGTGGCTTTTATATTCATAATAGTTTATAATTGATAGATACTACTCTTTTTCTTTCACTTCTTGCTCATCTTCAGAGTCTGTATCTTCATCAATAACTTCTCTAATTGTTATAGTAATAGTTATTGTTTCAACCTCTTCATCAGCTTGAAAGCCAAATATAGATTTAATCCATTTTATAAGTCCCATAAGTTTTAATTTTGTTTTGTTGAATCATGATTCTCTATCAATATCTTAATTATTTTAGGAGTAACTTGCATATCTACCCAACCAGATTTAGTGAATGTGTCTTTGACTTGTTCTATATCTGATAGATTTAAGTCTTCCATTTTACCTAGCTCTATTAAGTCATGAGGATCCATATTATCAGATAGTGTTTTAATTATTGAAGGAGTCTTAAGTGTCCAGCTTATCTTCAAGCTTTTACTTTCTGTGTATATAGTTACTCCATCTAGGAAAAATTCTCCCTTAGTCCAAGGATCTTCTTGCTGTATTCTATATCTTAAAATATATTTATACTCTATACCATCTACAGTAATCTTTCTAGGTGCGTGATTAATAACTTTATCAATTAGAAACATAATATTAATTTTGAACTTTATTGAAATAAATACTCAATATAATTACTATTTATCTTTATCAATTTTATCTAATTCAGCCTTAATTCTATTTAACTTTCTTATATAGTAAGATTTAGGTTTTACTTTAGTATCTTTTCTAATAGGAGTATCTATGGCTGAGCTACTTAAATATTGTTTGATAATGTCTGACATTTCTGTTACAAGTGTCAGCTTATTAAGTAAGTCGTCGTTTTCTATACTCATATTATTTATTTTACACTATTATTTAATCTTATCACAGTATCTATAATAACCTTAGTATGATTAGCTAGTATTGCAATGTTGTTATAAGATTGATTGAATTGGACGAATCCCCCCATTATTGTATAATGGATAACATCATCAGTATAGTCACACCCCTTAAGATTGTGCTTTAATTGTAAAGCTTTATGTAACCTACTGTATATTACACTAAATAATAGAACCTCTCCTCTAGAATAGTGCTTATCTAAGACACGAATAAATTCTTCTAGATTATATCTAAATATATCTTTCTCCCCATCTACCATGGTGAGTTTGTCCACACTAACCCAAAACCTAACTTGATTCTCTTTACTAGAATTAGGAAGTATTAAAGGATTTGGTATCATCTCAAATAGATCTATATTAACTGTTTCCATATTAATCTAGTACCTTTATGGTTAGTTCTTTATTATCTATAAGCTTAACAGCATCAGCTAAGCTGATAACTACTGTATACCATAGATTATCTTTAGCTTCATTAGCTGAACTAATTACTCTAGCTTTTATCTCATTATTTATGATAATATTATCTCCATACTTTAAGTCTTTATTATCAAGAAATAACGCTAAGTGACAATGTGTGTCTGCTGTAGCTTTTATTTGTTTAATCTCACTCATTTTACTTATTTTTAAATTTCCAATTACTATTTAGTTTGGGAGACCCTAGTTTTATTTTAGGATTTTTTAATATCTTAATTTTTTCATAGAAAACTAAATCTTCTCTAGTAAGGTATTCTTTAGTTTCATCAAATATTATACTCTTAGTAGAATAATCTTTATATCTTATAACTATCTCACAGTAATAACTGTTGGTTAATTCTTCAATATGGAAATCTTTATATGGATAATGAAGATTCATATCTGTTATTAATTTATTAATTTCTATTATATCTTCGTCTGTTAATAAAACTTCAATAGGTTTTCTATAGAAAGATAAGTCATCGATATTAAGATATACCAAATCACTATTGTAACCTATGTCATACTCTTCTTTATAGTCTCTGTTAAAGACTTCGTACTCCTCCCATTCCCCTAACCATTCTTTAATTAATACATCATCAATACTTGATTTTCCTACAAATTTTATTTTACCTTCTAGAGAGTTAATGTATTCTTTAAGTTCATTTGGACAGGTAAATGTTTTAGCCTCTTTAGTCACAGATTTATCTTGTATAAAAGCTGACACATACTCTACTTCTGTATAATCGTAACTCCGTGTTAGTTCAAATTCAAAGTGACCAGTATCTCCGAACTTCATTGTACCAATACCCCATTCATAAGCTTTTTCTAAATCTCTTCCGTCCAACCAAAAATCATAATCGTAACCTTTAGTATCTAATAGACTAACTAGTTCTATTAAATCTGTAGTTTTTGTTAATTCTTCTATATCATCTGTAAATTCAGAATCATTCTTTAGAACTTCTATTACTTCCTCAAAAGATAGTTCTTTATAAGTAGCTTCTGTTTTTACTATTAACTCTATACTATCTACATTGCAAGTTCTTGCTTCGCTGTCTTTGTTAAATTTATAGTTTATTTTCATTTTAATCTATTATTATGCTTTTCTATTACAGAATTAATAGCATTATCAAATGTTTCCACTGTTAGTATAGAATAAAATGAATTAGGTATGTTAATCTCTTTCATTTTACTCTTACCTTTCTTTACGCTAGTTATTAGTTTCATTTCGAAGGTCTCAGTATCTTCTTGCATAAAACTTACAGAATCTATATCACACAATACTGTATCATCTTCTTGTATAATTATACAACTAATATCTTTATTTATATTCTCTAATAAAGATTTTAGTCCTGTTTCTACAGTTAGAGTAGTTATATAGAATATATGACTGACAGTTTTATTATTTACTGTATAATGTTCTTCACTATTAAAGTTATCTATTGTTCCTTCGACTATACCTATTAAGTCTTTAAATAAAGACTTAAATAAAGTATTTATAGCGTCTTCTGTATTATATACAGCAGCTTTAGTTACAGGTATTAATAATATTTTAATTTGTTTCATTATTTTTATTATATAACTCTAATAAATATTTATCAATATTATAATGTTTTAATACTTGTTCACCAATTAAAACTTTATCATTTTCTGGTTTATTTATCTCACCTACAGTAAGTCCTGTTGTTATTGCTACATCTATTATATCGTCGATTATATTTCTTAATTCTTCTCTTGAAAGTTCAGAAGGATTTACTTTGACTCCTTGATTATTTAATTTAAATCGTATCATATTTTATTTATTTAATTTTGTGTCTATTAGATTACATATTTAATTATGTAAAGTGTCTAATAAAGACATCAAGAAGCTGTATCCCATCTTATCAATGCCTTTAAAAGCTTCTTGCAGTAGATTATATTTTGTAGGATTTTTATAATAAATAAACTTATTCCATAATACACTAAATACTGGATTTACTTTATACCACTTAGATAGAGTATTTAGCTTCTTCATTTCTTCTACCGGAACCAACTTCTGTTTCCCTTCTATTAGCTCTTGAATTAAGTATCCTCTACTATCATAAAACTCTTTATGTTCTTTGGTAACTTCAATATGAGCTTGAGAATTTAACATAACGCTGTCTTTAAATTCTGCTATAGGATTAGTATTAATTAGATACTTCTTATTTCCACTTGTAAATTGAATAAATTTATTGTAATGATTTACAGGACTAATTGAATATTTCATATTTATTTAGTTAATTCATATAAAGTTTCACTATATGGTAATCTTATTACTTCTTTTTCTTCTATTAGCTCACCAATTGCTGTAAATACAGCTAACCTAGTAATTAGGCTATCCTCCATACCTGCATCTGTTATCATCTTGTCTGGTGAGGTCATAAACTTCATCTTAGTGTTATATCTGACGTAGACTATTGTTACACCTTCTGGTATTAAGCCTATGGGCTCTATAACGATTATACCTAATATTTGATATAAAAACATTACTAGTAAAGCTAAGATTATTAATAACCATTTTATTAATTTATTCATCTTGTTTCATTTAAATTATTACATTTTATTTCTTCTACTAATATTATTCTTGGTTCCAGATGGTTTTGTATCATCTCTTTCCCAAGCTATGTCAAAATCACTATGTTCTGACATATATCTATCTCTGGCTTCATCTGAGGTAAATCCACTAACATATGTCCAATCTTTAGACTTTAAATCAATTTCAGATACTTTATATCTTGGCTGTTCCTTCATATGACATATAGTAACATTACTCGTCTTATCTTTTAGATATTCCATAGCTAAGGTATCACATCCTTTATAATCTCCTATAATAAATCTATCGTTATTAGCTAATGCTATATTTATTAGAGGAATATAATGTTTGTTAAATTCATCAAAAGTTAGATTACCATGACCACTTATATAATAACATTCACTAGTTACTCCTCTAGTATAAGGTACATATGAAATAATTAAATCATCTTCACCTTTCAGTTCTTCTAAGGCTCCTTCGTTTATCTTTATCACACATCTGATAGTATCTACAGTAAAACTTGAAACATCCACGATTATTCCTTTAACTTTATTATTTAAAGCTATTTCATCCCATTTAGTATAACCTGATTTAAGAGGTAATAGAAGTATTATAATCTCTTTATAGTTAAAGGTTATGTTAGCATAAGGTACTATTATTTTAGGTATCATTTTGGTTAATTTTTATTATGTTAATTTATTTATTATTAGATGTTAATACATTAGCTAATAGTTCTTCCCCTATCATATCTATCTTCTTCTGTAGATCCTGTTTTCAGCTTCTGTCCTTTCCCATTTCTTTATAAGTTTTTCCTTATATTCTGTTAATTTAGCTTTAGGAGTCTCGTTTAGAAACTCAATAAATTCATCTGATGGCTTAACTTTATGTTTTAATACATAATGTTCAGCAAAATCACCAGCCCAACTCCAGTTACCTAAAGCATATTCACTACAACCTAGAGGTTCTTTAGTGAGTCTAGAGTAACTAAATCCTCTCTGTAGTGTCTTATAAGCAATTTTCTCTTTTTCTCTTATCTTATTATAAATATCTAAAGCTTGTTCTTCATTTAGTTGATTAGCAATAGGCATCGGATAATTACAATCCTTAGCTCCTGTGTACCAATAACCTTCCTTCTTTCTATTTTCCATAACGCTTAAATTTATTTAATTTTACTAAAAACGTGATTTCTAACTAAACTATTACTTAAATACATAGCTCTTTTCTGCAATTCTTCTTTAGTTGACTTTCCTTATATTTGATATAAAGCTAGTAATATTAAAATTAATAAAACTAACACCCATTTTATAGATTTTCTCATTTAATAAAATTAATTTTATTCTATTATAGGTTTACGAGTAAGTGTACCAATACACCGTTCTAATTCTTTATCAAATTCCTTATCTGTTATAATAGCATATCTATTGTTAATCCAATTGTATAAGAAATTAAATTTAGCGCTCTTGTCATTTATGATTATATCCATATCTCTCATATCACTAATATGTACACGAAATTGTTTTATTTCTATGTTTCCAAAATCACTTACCTTAGTTATATCCCATATACCTATTTTAGGTGTACCTGCTTTATCTATATCATGAATTGTGGGCACTACTCTAAAGAATGTTTTAGAATATGAACAATATAAATATATTGTTTCTTCTGGAGCGTTGAATATAGTAGAATCAACTTCTACATAATCATAGGACTTTATTGTAACTTCCATTTACTTATTTATTATTTTGTAGATTAGTTGATAAATCTTTAGCGATTAAATATCCACAATTAGAGTTATGCTCCAACTTACTCATATCGTATTCCTCGTAGTTTACTTTTACTCCACATAATGGACATCTGCTAGATTCATAACCGCCCCAAGAATATGATACTTCAGCGGATAATTCTAGAACTTGTTTACAAAGTTCTTGTATATCCTTCTCTCTATCATTATCCATACTTTAATTAATTTAAAAAGATTTGAGATTGTTTACTTAATCTTTAATTGATACTCTGTTTTTATACACGGATTAACATTATCTTTTGAGTCTTCAACTACTAAATATAAATCAGTATTTGTATCTGAATAACAATCATTAATATTTCTTACGATATGTTTAAGTATAACTCCTCCATTTTCAGTTGCAATAGTAAATGTAGTAGCTGTTGCTGAATCATCGTGCAGCGTTATATCCTCTACTTCTTTGATTATACTAACAATCTTACTATTAATTAGCTCTTCTAAGTCCCATTCTACATAAATATGATATGAGATTTCACAACACTCTCGTAAATGTGTAAGAATAAAAGTATAGTCATCATTCTTGAACTCTATGTACTCATCTATATACCCGTCTTTACGTACTTTTTGCTGTTTACTTATTTCAGTAAAAGTCTGACCTATAAATAAGTCATAGATAGCTTGCTGATTTTTATTTATCATATTATTTTAATCGAGTTAATAATACCCTTTCCTGTAAATGTAGGGATACTATATGGTTAATGTAACTAGGAGTTATTACTAGTTTATCTTCTACCCAAGTATCTCCATTACTATCTTTATAATCTTTCCACTGAGTCCAACTAGAAGGATTATACCAGTCATCCAGTTCATGGTAATTTATAAAATTCTTAGAATCCAATTTATATAACTCATTATTAAAATACAAAAGTAGCTTTTTACTATCTACTTTCCATTTAACAATAACTGAATCACTTAACTTATCATAGTCATCGTAGTATCTTACTGTAGTGGTTCGGAAACCTTTTAAATTAATCATTTCTTTATAAGTTTGAATGCTTCAAATAAGCCCTTTTCTAGAGCTTCTTCATAGGTATTATGTGGACCTTTACTAGACCAATCTTCTTTTCTATGTCTAACTTCATCCATATAAATAGTTGTATGTATAAGTGTGATATATTTATCAAATTCATTATATACTTCTACATGTATATTATGTACTTCTCTAAACCACTTTTGTAAAAGACTTAAAGTTGGAGCTGATATGCATTTACTATTTTCTATATTATAGTTATAATAACCTCCTTCTATAGTGTAATCTTCAAGACTTTCTGTTTCTATAATATAAGCATGTAATACTTCTTCAGTAAATCCTGCTTCTTTAGCTAGTTTGCTTAACTCAAATGATACTAATGTTTCTGCCATATTTACCAATATTTATTTTCATTTTGATATTCTTCGCTACAATTCATATACTGACCTAAAGCTTTATGACTTATATACTTCTTTTTAATATTAAAGTATTTTATTTTATCAGCAATAAAAGATTGATTCTTTAAATCTTTACAAAGTAATTGTAGGAATCTTGTTTCTTCTTTTACAGTAGGTCCAATATCTATATAGATGTGTAATGTAACACCACATATATTTATACTCTTATCTATTCTTAATACCTTACTATTGTAGGCTTCCATAAAAACTGGTCCTCTAGGAAATTTAGTATAACAATCATTAAGTTTATCTTTATACTCACTCTTTAATCTAAGTTTAATTAAGCTAGATTTATAACGACGTGTAAAAAATATAGTCTTTTTATACTTAGTTTTGCTAATAAGCTTATTAGCAAAATTTAATAGTGATTCTTCCATAATTATAATTTTTAATATGCTCTAGCAAACAAAACACGTTCTTTAGAAGGCTTGCCTGTTAGAATACAAACTCCGTCTTCTTGAGGATTATTCAAAGGAATACACCGAATAGTTGCTTTTGTTTTTTCTTTGATTTGTTCTTCTGTTTCGGCTGTGCCGTCCCAGTGTGCAGCAATAAATCCACCTGCATCAAGAGCTTTTTCGAATTCTTCCCACGTATTTACGTATGTGGTATTAGAAGTTCGGAACATCAACGCTTTTTCATAAATATTTTGTTGAATATCTTTTAAAAGCTCTTCTATTTTTTCGCCTGCACCTTCTAGCTGCCACGACATTTTTTCTTTTGTATCTCTACGAGCTACTTCTACCGTTCCGTTTTCGACATCACGCATTCCGATAGCTAAACGAACAGGGACACCTTTCAATTCCCATTCTGCAAACTTAAATCCTGGACGGAAAGCATCTCTATCGTCTAGCTTTAAAGAAATATTGGCTGCTTTTAGTTCGTGCATAAGAGGAATTAAAGCTCGTTTGATTTCCTTCAAATCATCTTCACTTTTATAAATAGGAACAATAACTACTTGAATAGGAGCCAATTTTGGAGGTAAAACCAAACCTTCATCGTCGGAGTGAGCCATAATAAGCGCACCCATAAGACGAGTCGAAACGCCCCAAGAAGTTCCCCAAACATAATCTAATTTATTGTCTTTGGCTGCAAATTTCACATCAAAGGCTTTAGCAAAATTTTGTCCCAAGAAATGAGAAGTTCCTGCTTGAAGTGCTTTTCCGTCTTGCATGAGTGCTTCAATACAATAAGTTTCTTCTGCGCCTGCAAAGCGTTCGGATTCGGTTTTTAAACCTTGAATTACAGGAAGAGCCATATAATCTTCTGCAAAATCGGCATAGACTTTTACCATTTGTTCGGTTTCTTCAATAGCTTCTTGTTTAGTAGCGTGTGCAGTATGTCCTTCTTGCCACAAAAACTCAGCAGTACGCAAAAACAAACGAGTACGCATTTCCCAACGCACCACATTTGCCCATTGATTGACTAAAATAGGCAAATCTCTATACGATTGAATCCAATTTTTATAGGTATTCCAAATAACAGCCTCACTTGTTGGGCGCACAACCAATTCTTCTTCTAGTTTTGCCTCTGGGTCTACCATTAACTTCCCTTCTTTGTTAGGGTCATTTTTCAGACGGTAATGTGTAACGACTGCACACTCTTTTGCAAAACCTTCTGCATTTTTTTCTTCGGCTTCAAACAAACTTTTCGGAACAAAAAGAGGAAAGTATGCATTGCTGTGTCCTGTTTCTTTAAATTTATCGTCTAAAATGCGTTGCATTTTTTCCCAAATAGCAAAACCGTAGGGTTTGATAACCATACAGCCACGAACGGCTGAATGTTCTGCTAAATCTGCTTGTTTTACGAGTTCGTTGTACCACGCTGAATAATCGTCTTTGCGTGTAGGTAGTCCTTTTTTCACCATGATTCTCCTTTACTTTTAATGTATTCTTCAAATTGCTTCCTAGTTATTGCTTTTATAGCTCCAGATAATTCCTTTTGAATATCAAACCAATCAAAATAGTTTATAGTTTTACTTTTCATAATTCAGTATAAATAGTTTTCCAAGTGTAGTTATCTACTTGATTATAGAACTCTTTTAACTCCGTAAGAGTCTTCCCAATGCACCAATGCGGTCTCCCTTGTGGAGAATTACTACAATCTACAATAATGTTATCTTTAACTATTATTTCGTACTCCCATATTTTAGTACTTCTAAAAAATCCTTCTATCTTATACTGTATCATTCGGTATTTCTAAATCTTGATCAGTGTTTATGTCAAGTACATCTATTTGTTCTGATATATAATCTAGAATTTTGTTAAACTCAGTATTAAAATATGATAAATATACTTCTAAACTTTGTTCTATATCTTCATATTCTCCATCTAATTCTCTTTCTTCAAATCTAAAACATATAGTTTTATCTTCCAGTCTATTATCAATTTCTGATAATTTTATAGATATATTAATATCACTGTCTGGATTTTGGGTCATAGTTTCATACCCATCTATGTATACTAGAAAATCACATTCTTCAATTTTAATAAGGCTTTTAATTTGTGAGATAATGTACTGCTCAAGTATATCTTCTATAATATATATTGGAAATTGTTTCTCATTATCTATTTGCTCTTTATTAATCATTAACATTATACTTGTAGTTTTACTAGTTATTCCAAATACTATATATTTTGTAAACGTTTTTCAATGTCTGCATCTATTAATTTATCTAACTTTACTCTGGCTTCTTCAATTGAAGTAAATGTTCCATCTATTCTAGATTTCCACTCTGTATCTGCAGTTATATCCTTACCATAAACATATATACCATCTTTTTCTTGAACTACTTTATTGACTTTACAAGCTATTATAGTTTTATTATATATTCCAAATACTGTGGCTCCCATTTCAATATAGTAATTAATAGATACGGTTGCACTATTCTGACTTAATTCCTCTTTCAGCTTATTTATAGTACTTTTCAACTGATTTTTAGATGTATATAACCAAATGTTAATACTTAATATAATTGCTAAGGCTATACCTAGACATATTACTACCATAATTAAATTAATTAAAACTTGAGGTTTATTACTTATTGTTTAGTAGCTATACTGCTATATCTAATTTAATATTTGCATGACATTTATAATCTAGTAAAGTAAACTTATCTACGATCTTATCAATAGCTTTATCGAGGGAGTCTCCAGTTAAAGATAAATCATACTCTAAATATTCAAATGTTAATTCAGGATCAATAATTAATTCTCGTTTACAATCAATAGGAGTTCTATTTAATACTTCTCTAGCTCCTTCAATATGATTATTATAAATATGAACATCTCCCATACTGTAAGTCATAATATTAGGGCTATAACCCGTCAACTTAGCGACTATATGCAGTAGAATAGCATATGAGGTAAAATTAACAAAGCCACCAAGCATTAGATCCATACTTCTTTGATGAGTGTACAGATTTAACTTATTATGTTTATCAACATAAAATTGTATGACTGTGCCATGACAATTTGCTAGAGCCATACGATCTAAATCTGGATTCCATAATGTAATCACATGTCTACGGGAATGCGGATTGTGGATTAGCCCATCTACTAAATTTTTGAATTGATCAGCTTCACTAATATAAGTATCTTCTCCAGAAGTAGAGTCGAAACAAGTTATTCTATAATGTCTTAACATATACCCATACATATCTCCAATATTACCATCGTCTTTCTGCCATGGAGTCCACCAGTGTTTTACTCTGCTATGTAATTTGTTAACATCGCTAGATCCATTTAAGAACCATAAAAGCTCTCTGATAGTATTTATATATGGTGTACTCTTTAATGTGGTAATAGGAATAGATTTGGATACGTCAATAGCTACTGAATATCCAAACAAAGATTTGGTACCTATACCTGTTCTATCTACACTATCTTTTCCATTACTTAGAATGTCTGCTATGAGATCTTTACACCAGTAATCAAATTCATATGGTGTTAGTACTGACTTAAGTTTAGTTTGCTCAGATTTATTTAGATATTTACTATAATTCCAGATATGCTTTAGTTTATCTATGATGTTCATTTATATTATTAAGTTTATTGTTCAAGCTCTTGATCTACTTCAATATAAGCTATTATATCTTTAGGCTCACATATACTATATACTTTTTCATCTATTTGTACTCTTGCATATAAATATATTACAAGTACAGTGTCTCCAGCTTCTATAAGTTTATATAGTCCATTGTAACTCATATGCTCTGAGACTTTAACTACTTTGTATATATCTTGTCCAACTTTATCTAAAAGTATTTTGTTGTTAATTAATAGTACATTATCGATGCTCTTAATCATTTTAGTTAATTTATGGTATTAAATAGCCACTTACTAATTAAAGTAAAGTGGCTATTGTTTATTTTATATTTAATATTATTTCTTCAAGGAGTTCAGCATAGGTATCACACAATATTACATCTTTAATATTAGCCAATTCAATAATAAATATTGAGTCTAGACATATACTAATTTTTGTAGTATTGTATGTTATTAGAATATGATATATCCCACCTATTACATCAAGTTTGAATATAACACTATACTCTGCAAGATCTCTCCTTAACCAAGTTAGAGTATTAAGGATGGTCATATTCTAGATGTTTTTCACTTTCTTTCCAGTATTCTTCAAGCTCTTTAAGTTCTAAATCTGGAATTTTACCAACTAATAAGTAATTATTGAAATAATATTCTAGTACTGTTATATAGTTATTTTGGGTCATTGTCTATGAGTGTTCTATATTTTAAGTAAATATTAATTATTGTAGATTTAAGCTCTGTTTGAAATCTAGCTGTAGTATATTCTTCTTTAATTGCGATATCTATAATCTTTTGTCTTGCTTGACTAAGATCCTCTTTTAGTAAGAGTATAGTATCTTCGTCTAAAGCATTAACTTTTAATCTGTTTATATATTTTATCTTGATAGCTTTAGATTGCTCTTCTCTAAGCTCTTCAAAGAATGCTATAATAATATTGGACAGTTTATCAAACATGCGCTCTAAAACATCAACATCTGGCAATCCAAAGTATATAACATTATCAAGTCTGCCAGCTCTTCTTAAAGCTGGATCAATCTTCTCAATATGATTTGTTGTTACAAATACAAAGCCAGTCTTAGGTGAATCTACTCCTGATAAACAGTTTAGTACTGTAGCAAAGTCAAGGTCTGTCCTATTATCAGACTTATCAACACGCTCTCTCATATCAAATACGCTATCTATATCTTCTATTAAAGTGAATACATTTCTATGCTTTATTCTCTTAAAATAATCTATAAGATCCTTACTTGATATATTGTTTAATTGAATAACATTTATCTCCGTTCCTCCTGCAATCTCTCCTAAGAACTTAACAAAGCTGCTCTTTCCCGTACCTGGAGGTCCATGTAATAGATACCCCTTACAGTAACTTTCTTGCATTAATGTACCAATAATATGCTTTATGTCTTCATTACTCCAATCTATGAACTCTTTAACTGTTGGATTTAAGGCACTAGGTACAACATAATTTGGTACATATTTATTCTTGTCATCAGCTTCTACATCAAACACAAAATCGCTTTGATTCCTTATAGAATAACTTAGATCTTGTGTTGACATCGCTAATGCCGCTGTATTGCCTCCACCTCCACCACCACCAGAGTCTCTATATACTGTTCTATTTTCCTGTTGACTTTCTCCTGAGCTACTAGCCTTTACAGTCTGTATATACTGTACTGTGTTTACTCCAGGTTCAACTTTAGTATAATTCCTATTTGCTGCAAACAAATTAGATGCGTCTCTGATATTACTAAGGAAGTTTTTTAATTTAAATGCTCCTCTAATATAGGTTATCTTTAAATCTCCACTACTTAATAGTGTACACCAGACAAGTCCCTCACCCTTTCTATATAAGAGCATGTTATTAAATTGATGTATTTCAATAAAGTTCAACAAACTAGATTCTGGTGGCTTTCTAGATTGATACCTTTTAGATAGTAACATAGTACTGAATCTATAATTATTTTTTAAATAATAATATAGTTCATCTACTGACATAAATATCACTACTTCATGACTTACAATAAGTAGTGATATTATTCTATTAATGTGGAGTTTTATGGTACTCCAGCTACTAGCAATAAATGTTGCTACAGCTCCCAAACCAGCAAATCCTAGAAGGTTGTTCATAATACTTTGGTTATGAGTTATTGATTATTTTTTTGTATTTTTTTGTTAACATTTCTAATTCTGCTTCATACCAATTATCTACTACTCCCTGTGATTCCATTCTCACATCAGTAAGATCAGTAAATATTCTACTGTTTTTAAGAGATAGCTTCATAACAGGCACACTTTCACTCTCTAATACACTTAGTATCAGCTCTTTAGCATTTATGTCTTTCTCATCTTGAATAGCAGCTAGTTCTTGTCCTAATCTGGGAGATATCGGTAAGTATCGTACCTCTACGTCTATTGGGTTTATATTTATAGAAATAGCTATACAATATTGTATATCACCACTTTTATCTAGCATATAGAATACCTCATACACTTGAGGAATCTCTTGTATATTATGCTTAACAAGCTCTATCTTTTTAATTTCTTCTGGAGGACCCAGAGCTTTTCTATGATACCTAGAAGATATACTTTTTACAAAAGTCCTTATATTATAAGAAATACTTAGTGCTACAAGCACACAAAATATTATTTTCATATTACATGAGTTTAAATTAAAACTTAAATTTATACAGTTAGCTTTCTATTTATTATAGCTTCTTTTAGATATATAATAGCTAAACTAACTTTACCTTCTCTAATTAATAATTTAGCAGAATTAACTAGATGTTCATCATCCATAATAGGATAATCAATACCTGTAGTAGCATTAGATATATAATATTTATTTCCATTCTTAGATGTATGTATAGCGTTTCTATTAAACTCAACATCTCTATCTATATGTTCACGGTATATCTTATATTTATCTAATGATTTATACGTAACTTGAGCCTCGTCTTTATTACCTTCTGCTAACATATAATCTATACTCAACATAGTAGCTACTATACTACTAAGTTTAGGTTGGAACTCACAGTTACCTTCTGAGTCTATATCGTAAGTAACACCATTTACTTTAATTTTATACTTAGCTGGGTTATTACTCATTTTAACTAGTAATAATACATCATAATATTCTAAAGGACCTGGTATTATTTCTGATTTATTAATTTCAGTATCTATAATAAGAACCAGCTCCTCAAAGTTATAATTCGGGATGTTCATGATTAATTAATAGTTTTATTATATTTATTTACAAAATAAACATAAATATAAATTTAAGTATGGCGTTTGAAAATACTATAAAAGCTATTAAGACTTATAATCAATCTACAGATGGAACTATAATTAAAGTAGATCATCTAAGATATGTTATACAGAACTTAATACAAGAATTAAATAATGAGGTGAGTTCGCTACCAGCTGGTGGTACAACAGGACAAGTATTAGCTAAAGCTACTGACGCAGATGGTGCTGTAGAATGGATAGACCCACAATTCTTACCTTTAGAAGGAGGTACAATGCAAGGTAATATAGAAATGGACGGGTATAATGTCCAAGATATTGTCTTGCTTACTGGAGATAGTGCAGATCTTAATTTATCTGTTGGTACATATTCTTCTACTAATGGAGCAGGATTGACATACGTAGCAGATTATTCTGCTAACTATACAAACAGAAGTTTAGTTGATAAGGAGTATGTAGATCAGGCAATTGCAACTGCAATAGCAGCAATACCTTAATTTTACTAATACGTATTACAGACATTAATAAAACAATAAAAGAGATGAATATTCATCTCTTTTAGTATTTAACAATTATATCATTGTTGCTAAAATCTACATTAATATGTTTCTTCCTAAGAAACATATTGGCATCTTCTATATTCAAGACTTGCGGTATAAATGAATCAAACTCTATAACAAATAACTTGATACCATCAAACTTATCACTATATGATAAACTATACTCTATATTGTTTAAGCTAGATGATACTTCTACATAAGATAGATCCTCACTTATTTGCTTTCTACTAATATCTATAGTATTATCTTTATCGTGCAGATCTAATAATATAGAATTGTATTCTATCATTATCTCATTTATATTTTTAATAGAAGTTATAGTATGTAGAATAGGTTTCCACTCTGCGTATGTTTTTCTGTTTGTAATAAACTCACTAATGTCCACACTACTAATTCCTTTCTCTTTACTTAAAGTTAAAGTTCTGTTCTTAAGTATGTCTTCATTTGTTAAAGGATTAGTTGTCTTAAGTCCAACTTCTATTGAAAAATCAATATAATTGTATATCTTATTCATATTTTTGTGTTATCTGGTTTATTGTTTCTGTTAATTTACTATATAGTTCAAATAATTTATAGTCTGAACTGCTTAGAATTTGCTTCCATATAGAATATACCTCATTTAACATATGACTCTTAGAATTTATCTCTATAGTCAAATTATTTAACGATAAGTTTAAAGTATTGTATATTACTTCTTCTTCATCATTTCTTTCTTCAGGTAGTTTAGATAGTTCAGATTGAATTTCTTTTAGTTTACTATTTAGGTTATATAGATCTGAAGAATGTCTATAGTTAAATCTATTAAATTCATATATAGCATGTTTAATTTTATTAACTATCCTATTAAATAGTAGATACAAATTATGTAATTCTGGTTCACATACATTTTCATTATATAAAGTTCTATATGCACCTCTTATATGTTCACGTATACCTTCCCCAGATGTAAGTGATGACGGTCTATTTTTATATAGTACATAGAAACAAACTTCTAAATCTTTTTTATATAAATCTAAAAAGAATTTACTGTCTTTCATTTAATTATTAGTTATATAGTATTAATGTAGCTATTAAATCTCCCATTTGATATGTAATAATATTATTACTCGACTCCATATAGTTGTGATACCCTAGAGTTGTTAGCTTAAAACTTAACTTGAATCCAGTCTTACATTTTAAATCTTTATTTACATCTGGGATATTATAACTTAATAATAAATCTGTATTATTTATACTTGAGTGAGTAGATAATAGACATAAGCTTGGACTTATATCATTATTTAATTTTATACAAGTATTGTACTCTACATATACTTCATTATCAATCTCTTCAATTGTTGGGTGTGAATTTGCATATAACTTAACAAGAGTCAAGTTATGTTTTGGCAGATCTTCAATATCTACTCTTGTCGTATTATTTAATTTTGTAATCATTTTAATTAAAAATATTAATTTAGTTCATTACAATAATATAATAATAAATCATAATTGCCAAAACATAACTTAAAACTTATTAACTTTTAACTAATTTAGAAAAGAAGGTATCCAATGTAACTCTAGCTTCATCTATAGACTGGGACAGTCTTACTTTATTGTTAGATGTTGTTTCAAATATTTCTAGTTGAATCATTGTATTTCTAAAATCATTAACTTCTTTTACAGAATATCTTCTACCCATCAATTCTGAAACATCTTCAATGTCTTTCTTAACTAATTCTGAAGTTCTCAAATCTCCTAACAATTCTAGTAAAGTTATATATTCTAGCATTTTCTTAATCTGCGGTTTAGAAAGTAACTCTTTTCTCTTAGCTCTTATTGCTTCGTTAAATCTGATATTATAATCTTCTAACATCTTCTCAAATTCTATCTTATTATAACCATAAAAGAATGATAAACTTATAATTACCATTTCAGTAATTAACGCAAGTAAAGATAATCCTATTTTTATGTAATCAAAATTAGTAGAAGAAGTACTATCTACTATTGCCTTATCTACTTTATTAGCTTGCAAGAGCTTATCTTTTATATGTTTCTCTATACTTTGTTTGGACGAATTGATCTTCTCTTTTTCTTTAGATATCTGATCATTTAGTTGTTCTATTTGACTAGCTCTATATGTCTTCTTAAGAACATTCTCTAAATCTTCAATATTCTTTTTTACAATTGGATTACTAGCTAAAGCAAGACTATCTATTTTGTATAATAATAAATTATTTAAACTGTCAATATAGACAGTATTGTCACTATTTATTCTAGATTGCTCTTGCTTAATATTATTGTAATTAACAATTTTATCTACTCCTGTATAAAGACCATATACAGAAGATAAACTAATTAATACAGTAATCAAAGCAACTATAATACTGGTAATCTTTATTTTACCTTGTTTATAGTCCTTACCTATACTAATTATGGACTGTACTTTATATCTTTCATTAAATATTAATATTGTTAATAGAAATACACCTAAAACAATATTTGCTATTATTGAAGATTCAGAGTATAGTTGAGATAGAGTAGACATTGAAAATATAATAGAAAATACCCCACTTATTATAAGCAGGGTATTGTTGCTATTACTATATATTGGAGGATTATATGAATGTTCATCTTTTGACTCTTTTTCAACTGCTTCCATCTGTTTCTTATATGTATCTAGTTTATTTAGTATGCTCATTTAATTTTAATCCTATTGTTTTATATAATCTATCACTTCTTTCTCTTTTATTACTTGATCCATCAAAGATGTTCCCTTTGGAATATTTACATCTAATTCATCTCTAAAGTACTTTTCTAATGGGTTAAATTTACCATCTCCAGAATATAAAGCATAAGTTATCTTTGTACCGTACAATTTTGGATTTAAGAATACACCATTAACAACAATTAAAGCTTCTGGCTTGTTAGTTTCTGGATTTATAATTTCTCTTCTTTCTAGACAACCTAACCAATTAGATAGCATAACTCTAGCCTTTTCTGCCTCAGAGTATTTAAGTACATTAGAAGATAGATAATATTCTATGTTCTTCTCATAATCTTTTAAAGAAAATACTAAGCAAGTCTTATCATTGTATTTTTCCATTTTACTCTCTACAGTATACTTATATAAGTAATACTCATTATTTAGAGGATACTTAACTTCACCATCTACAACAACATGTATTGATAATTCTTCTGTGTCTATAAAGCAATTTATCATCTTTCCTTCGAAAGAATCAATCTCCAGATTTATTAAAGGTAAGAGATAGAATGCTGATCTATTATAGTCTTTTTGCCTATATTCTTCTACTTTTACTACTGCTGCATATTTACTGAAGCTGGTATATCGTTGAAGTAATTCTTTATTTTCTCTAACACTATCTGGTATAATCTTAAATAAATCTCTATCCTTATGCGTACTAGTGTATATACTTTTATTACTTCGATTTACAGTAAATGTGTGTGTATCAGACATATTATTTTAGTTTATTTTTAATTTGATCAAATAGATCAACTATATTACCTACAATATACTCTTTATTATTATCTATTATTGTCTTGCTTGCTTCTGATATATATTTAGCATCACTACTCTCAAGTAACTTGACAGCTCTATAATTATCTAATAATTGTTCTTTAGTTTTGCCATTATTAACATATAACTTTATTACTTCTCTAATACAACTAAATTCAGATTTACAATCTTTAAGAGCTTTAACAGCAGCCACAGGTCCAAGACCTTTAATGCCAGGTATATCATCTCCTCCATCTCCAGCTATACATTGACCATATAACAGCTTGTATCCATATCCTCTAAGTTTAGATTTCTCTACAAAGATATCAGTTTCAGAAGTCGCATCTGTAAACTTACCTGTAACATAATTAAAATGGCTGGTAGGTATTTGTAATAGATCTTTATCTTGTCCAGCTACAATTACATTATAAGAGTCTTTTAATTCTTTATGTAATATAGCTAACATATCATCAACTTCAATAGTTCTTACTACTTCTTGGAAGTTTAAATCATCTATTAATATAGAGTATATGTAAGGTCTCCAGAATTTAACATAATCTTTGGTTTTTCTTTTAGATTTGTATTCAAAAGTCTTACATAATCCATATCTAAAACAATTTTCCTGTTCCTCTTCTTCTTCAGTTTTATCTCTTTTTCTTGAAGCTAAAAGACCTATGTAATATCTACTATTAGTAGTTGAGACAATGTAATAAATATATGATAATAAATCTTTCTTTAAAGCAGCTAAGACTGACTCTGTTGGTCTTAGATCTTCAACATTTAAGTTCTTCTCATAGTAATCTCTATATCTATATGCAAACGTATAAACTATACTATCACTATCTATCAATGCAAGATTGTTATTATCCTGTACAATATCTACAATCTTAGGATCGTCACAGCATATGTACTTTTTAACTATATTATCGCTTCCATGTATTCCTGGTAAACCTAAGTTAGATATATGTATATGCTGCTTATTTACTTTAGTACTGCAATTAAGACAGTACTCTAGTTTATTTATTTTCATTATTATTTTCTAAAGTTATTAATTTCCAGTTTATCTTGGAGCCTGACTGTTCATTGATTAAATCACGTATTTGTCTTTCTCTTTTCGGAAGGCTACCTTTCTTAGACTTTACTTCAATAAATATTATTTCTTCTAGGTTACCTTTGGACAGTCCTTTGAAGTAAATATAGTCTATTGGACTTCCTAAAAATCTAAAATCATTTAAGTTTATTTGGTCTTCTCCAAGCTCCTTAAATATATTAGAGTTGTTATCCATACTTATAATTGGAAGCATTGTCTCAAATACTTGTCCCAATATAACTTGTTTTGATTTATCAATGGCTTCTCTTCTTATAGAAGCGGAATGTTCTGATTTCCATTTATTGAAATCATGCTCATACATTTCTTTTAGTCTATCTCGATAAACCTTATCCTTCCTATGAGTCTTGATATAGTCTATTATAGTAATAGCTATAATAAGAATTATAGCTATTATCAGTATTATATAATCCATCAGTTTATTTATTTATTTCTTTAATCTTTTCCTCTAAATTAATTACATCCCATTCTATCTTTCGTGACTTCTTTTTTGAATCAGTTAGTAAGTAACATTTAGGAGTAAAAGTTTCAGCAAATAAAACTGGAGTTGGGTGAACTAAGTCTACAAATATCTTATCTTTTTGATATAGCCACTTAATCTTCACTTTAGCTAATTCATTCTTATTTTGGAAATTGAATTTAGGCTTTATCTCAATAATAGATTCTATCAATCCATCTACATCATTCCTACTTGGAATTAAGAATATTCCTAATGATTCTAAAAGACTCTTCTGTTCTTTAGTATAATATACCCAGAAGTCTGGAGTATACTTACATTTAGATATTTTCCTATCCTTTCCACAACTACTTATTACTTCAGATTCAAATAATGTAAAAGTCTCTTTTTCATATTTGTAATCTTCTATTAGTAGCTTTTCTTTTAATTCATCCAACCACCAGCTATAATATTTTTCTATACTACTTCTATACTTCATTAATTATTGATTTGGACTTGATTTAGTAGATTTACTTGAACCATATTCATTGAATCCTCCTAAGTACGGACTACTAAGAACTCTATCTCCTAATACAGTTTCTCCAGATTCATTAACATATTGGATTTTTTCTAACACATCTTTAGGTAATAGTTTGGCATCTTCTAGACATTTATATGAATGATTTACTTCTACTAATTCTTCTATAAACTCCCCTTTTTCACTTTTCTTTTTTATTTTATAAATATATGTAGGCATAATTATCTATTATTTATTGTTTAGTTAATAAGCTATTTGGTCTAAATTCAGGTATTCTACCTCTCTTTAATTTTATAAATTTCTCTCCGTCTTTAGTTGGAACTATGACACAGTAGTAGTGACTCTTTTCTATATACTTAGCTGCATTGACAAATGTTTTAATTTTATCCTTACCGTGACCAAGCATAAGATTACAAGGACTACATAATAGTCCTCTTACCTGTCCACTATTATCTTCATGACTATGTTCATGATCTACTACTAGTTCATTCATAGGTTTTGCTTGTTCGCATATGGCGCACTTACCTTCCTGAGCTTTGTACAAGTTTTCTAAATCTTCAGTATCTATATTATATGTAGCTTTTAAGTAATTATCTTTAGATGATTTAACAGTACCTATATTACTGTTGTAGAATTCTTCAATAACTATATGCTGTGATTCAGCATATAGAATAGTTTTGTATTCGTCAGTAATATTTTCATTGTTATTTACTTGTTTTGAGTTCATTATTAATTTTGGCATTATTTATTAAGTCAGTTATGAGTTTTTTAGCAAATATAGTTCCATACTTTTCTATCAATTCACTAATGTCAGTACATTGATACTTGCTTGGTATATATGTATAAGGGATATTAAATCTTGAACTTATTTCTCTACCTCTCTTTAGCCCTGTATTCTTAAGAGCTGGCTTATCATAATCATTATCATAAAACACTAGAGCAGTCTTATAAGGTAGCAGAAATGGAAGCATGTTTTCACTTGGGAAACTATAAGAATCTATATCTAATAATAACTTTAAAGCTAGTCTATCTTTTCTCGATTTGGTCAATACGATAAAGTCACTATTCTTGTTCATCCCAATATCATCTATTAGGTCTGTATTGGTTCTCCATTTAGTTCTTTTGTCTCCATATGGAGAATATATCTTAAATTTATCTGGTTCAAAATAATAAGTAAATATAGGATAATTAGGATTGCTGCTAAAAACTTCAGTTAGTACTTTCTTATCGTTAATAATTTTACTTATCCAGACTTTCCTAGCACTAAATATACCAAATTCTCTAAGTAGATAACAATTACTGTAGTTTATTCCTATTTTACTCCAAAATTGTATATCACTTTTATCATATAGTGCATAGCCTTTATTATCTAATTTAGCTTCTACTTCAATTATAGAATTGGTCTTATCCTTAGCGTTGAAAACATATTCATCTAGTCTGGAATTTATATCTACAAAATCTACATTACTCAATAACAACTCTCCAGCTTCATCTAAAGTTATTATCTTATTATGTATATCTCTATAGTAATAAGTTGTCCAATCTATTACATCTCCAGCATATGACGTATCGCCAAAGTCTGTAGCGTACAATCTATTGTTTGGGGTCAACATAAAACTTATTGACGGACTTTGCTCTACTCTTAAAGTATTAAGATTCTTCTCATATATGTTTATAGGAGTACCTAACAATCCTGAAAATGCTTCTTCTTGATTTATATTTCCTAGTATTACCTCTTTAGTTATTTTAGTTCTATCAATCCATGATAAGTCTAGATTATTGTAATTACTTGTATTCATAAGATTAAATTTATTTTTATAAAAGATTAATAAAAATAAATTAAAAGTGGTATCAGTTTATAACAAATAAAAATTAATTGAAATATTAAAACAAAAAAAAATAGCATAGAGAAATTAATCTCTATGCTAATATATGTTATTTAGGTTTATTTGGATTTACAGCACCAAAACCACCTGGAAATTTAGGCATACCTGGTTTATTGCCTGGTACCATGTTGGAGTTATTTGTTTTCTTTCCAAACACTCCTTTATCTTTGTTCCAAGCTTTCCATTCTAATCCTTCTTCAATATTATAATAAGGAACATCTCCTCCAATACTATTAAGATAATCTATATCTTTCTTAATCTGTTTTAATATTGTAGCTGCTGGATCATATTTCTGCGTTTTCTCTCCAGGATAGCCAAACTTTTTAGTATATATTGTTCCGTATACATTGGTGCCAACTAACTTCAATCCTCTCACAGCCTTAACTGCGCTAGGATTAGCAAAAGAATTAACTTTCTTACAAACAGCTTTATAGAAACCTATTACCTGATTGTATGCACGTTCTACTTCTTCTGCATCATTACTATTGAATAAAGTATCCCAATGCTCTGCTGATGGTCTTAATCTGTCTATTGTTATAAGTTCTGGCTTTTCTGGAGCTTCTACTTCTTTATCACTATTCTTGCTGATCTCATACTCTCTCATAGCAGCTTCATAATCTCTTATCAACTTAGAATTAACAGAAGAGGCACCAGTTATAACTAATAAGAAATCTAATAAGTCAGCTTCACCTTTATATAGAGGAGTTAGTGTACTGTGGTCCACATACTGAGCTGTAGATAGATCTGGTGTGCCGTCTGACGATACTTCAACATATGTCTTACCTCTCAAACCATCTATAAATCTCACTCTCCCACTTTTGGCAGTATCTGGACTGTTATACAAGAAGAAATCTATACTAGATCTAGTTGGATTCTCTTCTTCTAAAGTCTCTAGGAAAATCTGTATTCTAAGGAATTTATCACCGTTCTTATCTTGTTTAAAATACTCAGGGTATGTTTCACCAATACCAAATCCTTTCATATTAAATAGCTCGTCATATCTTTCCTTAGATGGGTTTACATCTACCCATTTCCAATCTGTAGCACCTACTTTAATTTCAATCGATGATGTTGTTTCTTCGTTATTTGGCTTAATAAAGTCCATAGTTTATTTTTATTTTATTTAATTTAATGTAAAATACAATAAATTAAATACTTTATTTAGTACTAACAAGTTCTTCTTATTTTACTCTTGTTCCTGTACTTGTGTTTGAGGAGCATCTTCATAATCTACCTCTGTAACTTCAGCATCATTATCTTGCTCTGATTCTGTATTAGTTACTTTTAGTAGTTTGAAAGCTTTTAATGAAGTTTCAACTAGATTGGATGTTAAGTTTAAAACAGCTGATTTCCAATCCTCTAAACTAGAGGCTGTTTTTGCTGCTGCATTATTCTTATCTATTTCAATAGTATGCTCAACTAAATGGCTGGTGATGCTCATCTCACTTAACTTATATTTTCCATCTTCAATAAAATCTAGAAGTTGCTTCGATGTCACTCTTGTTCCTTTATTTAGTTGAATATTCTTTGTCTTAGTACTCTTAAATATAACATACTGAGTATCTATAACTATAGGATTAGTAACTACAGTATCAGATTGCAGCTTTGTAGTGAACTTAACTGTGTTATTATTTACTATCTTAATAGAATCTTTTACTGGAATAAGAAATATATCTCCGTCTGTACTTCGCTCTTCTTGTGATTCTTCTTGTTCTAAGTTCATCACTTTTATAATTATATATTGTTTATCTGTAGGCTTTAATAAATTTACAGCAGCAGAGCTGAAATTTAATCCATTAGATGTTTTATTTATAATAGGTAATGCTTTGTTAGTTTGTTCTTGAACTACAGGAATTTGCTCTTTCATTTTTATCGTAATTTATAATAGTTAATTTATAATATTTAAATTTAATAAATACATAAATACTATAAATAAATTACCTTACGTCATCAATATCAATAACATCAATATCAACTCCCATTACATCTTTTATTTCTAACGATTCATACAAACCGTTTGTATAATCACTAAAGAATCTTCTAGATAGCTTACTTAGAGCTCTAGCCCATGCCATATTTTGTGGCTGTTTTTGCCAGTTACTTTTACCAGCCAACTCCATATTCATAGCTTCTGACCAAGTAAAGCTAGCATCTTCTTCAATAACTACACCGTTATATATTCTACTACCCCTCAATGTAGTAATATAGTCTATTGGTTGATATTTCTCTAGTTCGTTTTCCTGAGCTGTTTTAATCACTTCTCCTTCTTCATTCCAAACAGGTCCATTGTACAATGGTTCCCAGTCTCTAATAGTTCTAACTAATCCACCTCTTCTAAATATTAAAGCAGTTAATAATTTTGCTCTAACAGCAGGTACTTTAGTACTACCAGGTTTATTACTTCCAATAAAATCAATATTAAATATAGCGTCTGTTAGGCTAACACCTAGACTAGTAGCCATATCCATAGTAACTAGAACTTGTTCTGGGCTAGTGTACGATTCAGGAAGTAATCTACTACTTACAAGTAATCTAGCATATTCTATTTTATCATTTAGAGATAATCTATATAAATCCTTCTCCATTAACTTTGCATCAGCTTTAGCTAACTTATTGTTAGTTGTAGAAGGAACAAGAGATTCATTATTAGTTTCTTTAATTTCTTTAGTTTTTTTGTTATCAGTAGCCATTTTATAGATAGTTTATTATTAGTTTATTATATACATTGAATAACTCAATTATACATACAGACTATAATCTACTTCATTTGCTGGTGGTAGCTCCGTTACAGTTGATACAGCAAAGTTACTATCTAAACTTATTCTAGCTCCAACATCACAGTATCTAGACGCAACAACATTGAGGCATCTGTAACGATTTCTTAATTTAACTATGTTGTATTTATCTTCTTCTTTACCTTTAGAAGGGAATTTTGGCAGTTTATGCAAATATGGAGCACCTATACTTAATACTAGGTCTGCATCCATAACTATTCCCTTACCACCATACAAGTGGTCTCTCTGCGGAACAAAGTCATTTTGCCTATTCTCCTCTTCTGAGGATTTAGTATTAGTTTGACTTAGTATTATATTACAATCTCTATAAAAATTTCTAGACATATATAACTCTTGGCTTAAGGCTTCTGCTCTTTTAAACTCATCCTTTTCTCCATTATCTTTTATCAATTTCATATGATCAACTATATTTATAAACATATAATTGTCAGGACTTTCATATCTTCCGTTGACTATTTTTCCTCTCCCATCAGCTAGATGGAATTCCCTTAGATAGGATGTAATTTCTTTAGCGCTTCTGGGTATGTCTATTATATTTATAGTCGCTAAATTAGAAACATATATAATAGCTTCATTGTAATATTTTAATATTTGTTCTTCACTTAATCTTTTTTCAGTAAAACCTTCTAGGTCAGAATAAGACATATTTATATTATATCTTAAATATAGATATCTCGATACAAGTCTTTGAAATAAAGAAGCTCCTGTCATTTCTAAAGAGAACCAATTTATAAATATCTTATATTGTTCATCAACTGGTTTATTTGCATTATCTTCTAAAGCATTGAATATTATATTTTGCAATATTGTACTCTTTCCACTTTTAGTTTCTCCAAAAATAACCATCTGCATTTCCTTTCTAAGTCCATATGTTATATCATCTAAACTGTCAAAAGTTCTAAGCCCTTTGGTATATCCTTTCAAGCCCTGAAGAGCTCTCTTCATTGCTTCTTGTCCATGAGAAACTAAACTAAAAGGGTTCAAATTAGCAATGTCTATGGGATCTTCATAATCATCTATATATTTAAATTCACTTGAAGATTCAACATTTTCATTCATTAATTTTATATTTATAGTTTATTACTCAGATTTATGATGAGCAAAAGTCCAGAAGTCTTCCTCATCATTAATGCCTATGCTTGTGATTTCTTCACTATCAACTTGTATGTTATTGATGGACTTATGTATATCATCTAGAGTTATTTCACCATCTTCTATTAAAGACATAATTTCTTCACATTCTGCAGTTAATTTAGACGGTTCATGTTGTTTATTTACAAAGTTACCTGATGTCTTAGCGTATCTTAATAAATCCTTAGTCCATTCATTATTAAGGTATCTTAATGTAGCATATTCAACAACAATTAATGGATACTTGAACTTAGTTTCTATAAACCACTTTTTAAGCTTACTTTCTACTCCATATTTACCAGTTAGACTCTCTCTTAGATTCCTATTAACTCTTAAATTAGTCCAGTCTTTTAGTATCTTTCTAGTTGGGAAAATATCATTCCATTTTTTACACCAGGCTAGAAATTCTTTAGTATGTAAATCAGAATAGGCTATCTTTCCTGTAGATAAATTTATTACATTCTCTTTTTCAGTACTATCTATATCTAGAATTAACTTAGCTTTATCCGTAAACTTATAATGATTATCATCTGTGAATACTATCAGCTCCAACTGCTCAAATTTAAGTAAAACTTGTTCTTTAGTTAATTTCATATGCTCTATCATTCTGTATTATATTCAAACAATCTTCAATGTTATTAACACTAACTATTTCACTCTTTTCTTTCTCTAAGAAACTAGCTGCCCAAGTATAATTTTGACAATACTTTATAGTCTCCTTACCGTTTTTATCTTTAATTGTATAGTAGCTCACTAGGATATGTATGTAAGCAGTCTCATCTATTGGTAATCTTGTCATCCTACCTTTAGCGCCTTGGAAGTAGTCTGTCTCTGAACTAGTAAAACTATGAGCTATACAGTGATTAAGTCCAGTAAAGTTAATACCTCTATTTGCTTTCTTACTAACTCCTATTACTTTTAACTCTCCACAATTAAATCTATCAACAACATTATCTGCTGTAGCAGAGTCTACCTTGCTATGAAAGCCATTGTTTGTTATTTCATCAATTGTATCTGTAAACTTACAGAATATAATTACTTTATTCTTTTCATCTTCTATAAGTTTATTCTTTAATTCTATAGCATATTTAGTTAAAGAGTTCAATCTATATACTATATTAGCTCTAGATTTCTTATTTGTAGGACTAGCTTGTTTAAACTGTAGCTGTTTGGTATATTTTGCTATATCATTAGATATTGTAGATGTATCTTCATTTAAGAATTTCTTATTATTTAGCTCAGAATATAGACCATTCAACTTACTATATAAGATAGCAATTTCCCTCTCAATATATTTATATTGCTCTACTTCAGAAGTATTAAATGACTTTTTTTCTTTAGTTTTCTTATCAATATATTCTATTTTTATATTCTTCTTTGTATCTAAAGGGACGTAATGAACTATTATCTTATTCTTGTTAATTATTGACTCTTCTTGAGCTTGTGCAACATCATAAGTAAATCTAATAGGAGGAAAGTATTTTAGAGTATTAAGTAACTCTATTTTACTATCTATAAAAGTTCCACTTAAGCATAAATTATATTTGGGATCTTGTTTATTAAAAACCTTTCCATATTCTGTAGTAAGTGCAAAATCAACTTCATCGCTAATCATTAGACCAATATCCTTCTTCTTCCATTTATAAGAGGTGTGATAGCACACAAACTCTATCTTACCAGAAGCTATCAAATCTTTACTAACTCCCCACTGTAGAATCTCTCTCACTGTATCTACATCTCTAAGATACGTACTACTAACTTGAATAAGAATAGGGACATCACAATCGACTATTTTATTATAATACTCTGGAGTATTAACTACTAACTTTATAGCATCAGCAATAATTTTACCTTTACCCAATCCCATCGATACTTGGTATGTACCTATTAACTTATTCTCTTCCCAATTATTTATAATATATTTCTGTATTTCATCTCTTTTAATATTCCTTAACTCTTCTTGCTGTTTCATAGTAATTAAAAAAGTAGAATCGTTTGACTCTACTTTATTTAGTTTATCTAGTTCATTTTACTTTAATATCCTATTGATGACGCTGTTCTCAGCTTAACTAATCTATTAGGAGGTAGTGGTATTTCAAAGTAGTATTCTATTCTCATTTCTGTTGGTAATATAACAGAGTTATCAGAATATCTTTTGAAATTGCCTGCTGTACCGTCAAAGTAAGCAATAATTTCATTTTCCCCATCAGATAATAAATATCTAAACACTAGACGACTAGGTGTAAATGAAGTAATCGGTTTGTAGTTCATGTTCTTAGTTTATTTAACATAGTATCTACCACATTATCTATCTCTTGCTTATCAATATTATCTTTCTCTAACTTATCTCTCTTCTTCTGATCCAACTTATGCTTGTAGCTTTTAGTTGATGTGGTTTTCCTTAATTTGAATTTATGATTTAATGTACTTAAATATAAGATTTTCTTATATAAGAAGTTGTTTAATTTATCATCGCCTAGATAACTAAGTCTTAAACCATTTATATTAATCTCTTTTAGCAGCTTACCGAACTGCTCTTTATTATTCAAACAATTAAGGAAACAGAAGTTTACATTATCTATAAACTTGTTTGAAGATACATTAGCTAATCTTATTCCATGATAAAATAACATTAGTATGTCTATAAACTCAAAATTCATTGGAAATAATCTTACTTTAAGTAAATGATCCCTTTTCACCTTATCTATAGCTGATTCAGTTTTGTTTAGAGCATCTTCCATCAAATAGTCTGGGATATCTTCTAGATTAGAATTTATACTCTTACTTAATACATTTATATGTTTACTCATTATTCTACATATTCAATTTCCATGTCATATATACCATCATATTTCTTACTCTCTTGTATTGTTAATGAAGTTCTCTTATATAAACAGTGATATAAAGAGTCTACTCTTTCTTCTCCAACCCAATTGATCTGAGGTTTCCCATAGAGATCTAATAAATCATTAACAACAACAAAATGATTATTACCGACAAATTTTCTACTATTATTTACTCCAACGCTTCTTGCATCTACTACTGGATGAACAGATTGTAAAACAGTTGAATTATCTGTTATATTTAATTGTTCTGCAAAATCTTTTGCATGTTTACCCCAAGCAAGAATTATTAAGTTAGGATTAAGTTCTAATAGTTTATTTATACAATGTCTAACAAAATAATCCCACATTAGTTCAGAATGACTATTTGGTTTATAATCTTCAACTGTTAGACTAGTATTTATTAATATGACTCCTTGATCCGCCCAATCCTCTAAATTTGTATTTGTACGACGTTTATTATAAGTTCTTTCTAATTCTTTAAATATAACATTAATTGATGGGGCTAGATAATTGTCTTTTGTTGAGAATGCTAATCCATCTGCTATATTAGGAGTGTAATAAGGGTCTTGCGCTATTATTACTACATTAGCAAGTGTCCAATCGTAGCTAAAAACTTTAAACAAATCATCTAGTGATGGCTGTACGTTTCCCACTGAATACAGGTACTCCACAGCTTGTAACAGCCATATGAAGTATTCCTCTTTCAATACGGCGTCCAAATCTATTAGACGCCTTGTATTGATGTGGCAAGCTTCTTCAAGCTTATCAAGTATGATGCTCATTATTCTATTCTAGCTTTAGATGAATTTAGCAAAGTATTACATGCTGTCATTAGACAACTCCTCTTAGATACATCCCTGAAGTGAGCTGCTTTCTCTATTATAGACTTAGCAAGTTTGCCTTTCTTGCCTCCCTCCACAACATTTAAAGCTAATTCTTTTAGAACAGTATCCATAGTTTCATCTATCTTAGACTGTATTACCTCACCTCTCTCATCTCGTATCAACACTGGAATTAGATCACCATACTCTTGACTACATAAGGCTATGAACATAACTGTAACGTTAATATAATCTTGATCTAATCTCACCACATCTATTTCACATTTATCTAATGGTACACCAGAGATTATATTATATACGACAACCATGTCGCCCTTTTCAATTAGATTTTCATATTTCATTTCTATAAAGTTGAATTAAATTTATGCTTTAGTAAATATACTATAGCCAACGCATCATTTATTGCTGTATGATTAGGCTTATATATGACTGATTTCTTATTATCTAGCAGTAATTCTTTATTCATTCTTGCTACACATTTAGATAGAGATGGTATAATCTCATCTTTTTCATTCATATATAATATAGAAGGGTCTAGCACTCTTGATCTAATAATTATATTATTATCCCAATTTACTAGACCCTCTAACTGTCTTCTATCCATATGATTAAAGTTCTTTCCTGCTACATTAATTATGATTTTATCTTGTGGTAAGGTGGGTGTATAACCACATGTATTTACCAACCAATATTTAAAATCTTCAGCTAACAAAGATTCATGTATTACATTATTTTTGTTAAGTGATATATGCTTAATGCTTTGGGATAATAAAAGTTGAGTTTCCTCATTATCATATATATATTTGTCTCTCTTGACATATTTATGATAAACTTTTATATTTTTAATATCTCCATAAAGATCATCTTGAATAGCTGCAAATTCAACTATACTAGATTCTTTAAATGTTGTGAACTCTAAATCTATAGATATATATTTCATTTTATTATTTAATTATTTCTTCTATATTGATTCTTCCCTTTACGGGACCCTTCTTAGGTTTAAAGGTATCCTCGAATTCTTCAAAGAGAACACTATCAATAGCATTTACTCCTGAAACAGAAGTTTCAACTTTGTTGTTGCTTTCTTCTTTAGGTTTTGTAGATTTCTCTTTAAGTTTTTTTAAGCTATCAATAACGTGTTCTCTACCAGAATCAATAAAACTTATTACTTGATTTAGTGTGTAAATATCTATTGAATCCTCTTCTTCCAGATAAGCTACTCCCTGCTTTAAAGCATCGTAAATCTCTATAGCAGCAATCTTCTTCTCTTTTTCAATATTAGATAAATCATCAATAGATTTACTAACTTTGTTGCTTTCTTTATCCGTTGATTGAATTGCAATAGGTGATGTAGCAGGTAGTGTAGAAGAGGCTGGAAGAAGTTCTCTAGGTAAGTTAACACTTTGAGAAGTATCTTTAGTCTTCTCCACTATATCTAATCCTAAATCTCTGACAGTTTCTAAAAGTTTCATGAAGTTTCTAAGTTCTTCAGCCTGTCTATTTTTGAATGCTTCTAAAATTGTATCATTCATAATTGCATAATTGAATTAAAGTTAAATTAAATCAAGACTTTTCAGTAAATCTCTAGATACTCTTTCTTTACTAAAACTGTCCTTTATAACTAAGATGGCTCCAATTATATCATTAGATTGTTGTTCCGTTCCCTCAAAGATTTTATCTAGTATCTTTTGTTTAAAGAAATCTATTCTATCAGAAGTGGACAAATCTAAAAATTCAGGATCATCTCTAAATTTATATAGATTAACAAAGTGAGACGCTAGAGTAGCAACTACCTCTTCAACAGAATTCATAGTTTCTTCTGTTATATAAGATCCAGGATTATTTTCTTGTTTTGCATTCTTGTCATAGTAAGACACTAATTCTCCTATTATTCTACGACCATTATTCAAGCTATCCATCATCTGGGAGCTTATAAATGTAAAATCTTCTGATATCCTGTCGTTAGCTACTTGTTTATCATAAGTGTCTAGATTTTTATATTCATCAGTCTCTCTAGTTTCTTTAGCTTGTTTTAGCATAGCTTCTCTAGTTTGTTTATATTGATGATATTCGTTATAGTACTTTGTAAGGATATTTTTATATTTAGTTTTCTCCTTATCAGTTCTAATATCTAGAGCATCTATTACCTCTACTTTGTCTCTATTACAGACTCCAGCCCAATACTCAACAATGGAATCAAAGGATACTGTAACATCTTCTGTTACAAAATTGGTATTGCTGGGGCCTATATCTACTTTTTTCTCTTAGCCTCCTCTCTTGCAAGCTCTTCTCTCTTCTTCTCTAATGACTTTTTCAATATCCCAACAGAAGTTCCCTCAGGATTTTTCTTTATACTTGTCTCCAGTCTCTCTATATCTTTCCTTAGCTGTTCCTCAGTACTTGATCTAGATGGATTTTCTTCATTTTTGCTTATCTTGTCATGAAGATGCCTCATTCTCTCTTCTGGTGACATCTTTTTCAAATCTTCTAAATCTTTATTACTTTTTTTCTTCTTATTAGAAGATTCCATAATAGCAAAGAAATCATCACCAAATTTCTTTTTAGCATAAGCTAGAATAGCTGCCAATACATTTAGGAAAGGAGTACACCAAACATTATAGAACACCACTCTATTCATTGTAACAACTTTCTGTTCGACAGTTGGTATCCAAGATGTAGCTGAAGTTTTATAAGTTATTGCATTTATAGACTCCAGGTAACTCATCCATATTGTGTATGTACAGTATGTAGCTAAAGCAAAGAACATAAGTGATACCATTAATGCAAATCTCTCTTTCTTCTCTATTTTACCATCTGCTAATATTTTAGATATAATTCTAATAAAGAAGAAACTAAAGAACGATTCTGCTAAAACCCACTGACCATATCTGAACAAGGCTTGTGTAATATGTGTGTTAGGATCAATAGTCACTAGATTAAATGTCTCAGATGCTGAGCTTACCAGCAGTAGTAGCTCGCACAATAATAATGGGTCTAGAGATATTAGATCTGATATGTTTTTCTTTTTATAAAATATTAGAAAAAGAATATAACATATCACAATAATAAGTAGCCCCAAAGCTCCCAACATTACAATATCTGTAATACTCTGGTACCGAATCAACGGTGTATTTTCTGTGTTCATTGCAACTTAAGTAAAAATTTATCAATTATATATCTAATAAGTACGTACTATTTTACCCAATAGTCTTCTATAACAAATTCTGCAGTCATTTTAGTAAATCCATTTAGCACAGGATCTGCAGAATCGCACATTTCTCTTTCTATTAGTATAGGAAGACTCTTACCTATACTAGATATATGTGCTAAATATTCTGGTAGTTCGTGAACTACTTCATCATGAACAGTTAATAATATACTTAATTTATCTTCAAGATGTAATCTTCTTCTTAATTTTCTAAAATTAGATAGATATATCTTTAATGCTTCTGCTTGACTACCTTGGATAGGTAAGTTCCTAGTTTGTGTATCCAAAGATACTGCGTCTAGAAAGTTAACTTTCCTAATATCAGCTAACATATTATTTATAAACTCTTCTTTTAGTTCTGGATTATTTCTAATCTTATTTAGTTCTTTTCTTTCATTATCAAATAATAATCCTTTATTATATAGATAATTCAATGCAATAGGATTATATTTTCTAGTTCCTATATTAGAGTGAGTTACAGTATATCCACACAGCATAGTATCAATACTACTGTTTTTTAAATAATTATACGCTTCTGCTTCAACCTGCTGTACTACTTTCACTGCTATTTCTGCTTCTTGTAAAGGAACTTTAAGCGCATTAGCTACTGTTCTAGGATGAGCTCCATACAATATTCCAAAATGTGTATTCTTTATGGCTTTTCTTAAATCCTGATTTGTTTCACTATTTACTATAAGATTATTAGATAGATGTTCCAATTCTTTCTTTTTTGATTCATTCTTTTCTATTTCGCTTCTATGTTTGTATATAGCCCTCCATACGGCTTGTGCTACATAACTATGTGAATCACCATTCAGATGTTCTCTTACATATTTTATACATTGGTCCTTACTTCCACCCTCCATTATTCTTAACTCTGCTCCCGACCAATCTATAGTCATGAGTTTATATCCCTCATTAGCTATAAAAGCATTTCTGTATAGTCCTTTAGATGTTATGTTTTGAGTTTGTACCAATCCATTATTCTTATCGCCACTACTTAATCTACCTGTATCTGTCTTAGTTTGATGGTATATAGTATAAACTCTACCTCTTAAATCTTCTCTAGTTTTAGGGCACTGTTGATTTAAATTAGGATGTTCTTTATGATAGAACTTTTCTAACCAAGATAGTCCAGTTTTACTTAGTGCTGATTCTACCTTTTTGTACTTGGAGAATAGGTCAATAAATTCAAAATAAAAACTGTTTGGATTGTTAATTTTCCATTGAGATAATACATCTTTACTCATAGAAAATTTATACTCTCTACCATCCTTCTTCATTGGAATCTCGTCCACCTCATGCATTCCTATTGAGTATGCTAATGCTTTTAGCTGTTTTGGACTAGACCAATTAATTTTATCAGACTGCTCTAATTTCTCTAATTGAATTTTATATTCTACTATCTTATGCTTATCTCTCTCTATTCCTTCTACTAAAGAAGTATGCTTTTTAGTTGTATCATTTGTAGTTAGCAGTTGCTGTTCCTTATTAACTATAGCATTTTCAAGTCTTACAATACTTGAATTAGCTTGTCCTATTGACTTGTACAGAGGAACATTAATAGTTGAATAATCTATATCTTCAAAGTGTTCCTTTATATATGCTTCTAGCATACCTTTATTCTCATCTAAACTTTGTTGGTTTATTTCTATTTGTTTTAACCATATCTCTTTATCAAATCTAATTCCTTTAACTTCTAACTCAACTAGAGTATTTATAACTTCTAACTCAACATCAAATATAAAGTCGTACATATCTACTTCCTTCAAATTATCTATTTGAAGCATCATTATATCTGGCAGTAGTATAGTATCTAAGGCTGTATATATTATTTGTTCCTTGTTAGGAATGAACTTACCTTCTCTTTGTATTTTTTCTCTAGATTCTTCAGAATAGAATGTTGACCTAACATCTTTTTTTAGATTGGTTCTTAATCTAAAAATACTTATATCTTCCAAAGAACCTTTCTTATCTAAACCTTGAAATAGTTTAGACTCTACTATAAATGTACAATAGATATGAGTAAACATATCTACTCTCATATCTCTGTGATATGATATTCCATTGAGATTGTCTAATATATCTAAATTATTAATATTATCAAGTTTATATTTATAATACTTGTAGTACATCATTCTTAAGTCAAATGATATATTTTGTCCAATCCATATCGGACTCTTAGTTTTATCTATATATAATAAGAAATCTATCAACTTTACAGCCATATCATTATTATATACATTGATAACCCAGGATATATTATTATAATATAAACTAAATAATAATATATCATCATCTATAAAACTCAATCCTGTAGTTTCTAAGTCTATAGCAACATAATCGCCAAAACTTATACTAAGTATGGAATCTTTAAGACGATGAAAATTATTATTATTTAAGTCTATATATTTGGTTTTGTTCATTCTGCAATAAATAGATTATATTCAAATTCTCTCATTTTTAATAAATTACTATTCTTCTTCCCGTCTATCCTACACCACATTAAAAAATGTTCCTTTTTAATTTTGTCTATATTATTATTACGTATATGCTTATATATAGTAGATTTCATAAAGTTACCTATACCTAAAGCATAGATAAAGTGTGCTAAAGCAATCCTCTCATTCCTACTTAGTTTTTCAGTTCCTTTCAATTTTAAAAGTTCTGTATAACTTATTACTAAGTCTTCAAATAGGAGTTTTTCAGCCTGTTGTTTAGATATTCCTTTGTATAAATGACTCTCACCAGATTTTATAACATGACCATAGCCAATAGTATAAAACTTACTTTTCTTCTTTTTATTTAAAGAGCCTAAACACTCATAAGGTGTCAACCTTAATCCTTCATGATCTATTATATAACTTCTTAAATTGTTATTTATATCATCTATAACATTTTTATCTATGTTATAAGACACTGATTTTGCTCTCTCCAACTTAATAGGTTTTTCTTTTATTTTAGATGGAGTAGTTACATTAATGACATTGTCAGCAACGTTTTGATCGGTGCCTTGGGAGCATTCTACTGTTATAGGATTAAAATCATTTCTACTTTCAATAGAGCTAGTATTGGTATTAGATATCTCTACTTTATTAGCTACTATTTGTGCTTCACTGACTTGATCCACATCTTTTTTATTTTTGATATAACTAGGGAAAACTCCACAGACAATTAAAATAACTAATATATTTTTCATAATATTTGTTTTTAGTTAAACATATCTTTACTGTAATAACAGTACTTTCTATTTAAAAAAGAATCGCACTAATTTTATATAGTGCGATTAAGATTCTTAAATTTAAGAATATAATTCCTAATTACGAATTATTTGACAATTCCTGCTCTATTTCCTTGGCTCTAACCTCTTTGTTTATAGTGCTAATAGTATCAATTAAAGCGACTAGTTCCAGGTTTTTGTCTTTTACTCTTTTGTATTGAGAGTGCATACTTCTAATTACATCTAATAAGACTAAGCCTTTTTTAGAAATAGGTTTAGATAAATCTTCATCAGTAAGAGTTGTGCTGGTTCTCAGTGTCTGTATGGCAGAAGCTACCTCAATATATAGTTTAGTTACTGCAACAAGCATTCTACTTCTGATATCAGCAAACTTTAGTAGTAGCTTTTTTTCTTCGATGATCTGATTAAATCTATCTTCTCCTAAAGCAAGATAATCATAAACTACAGTATCTACTGTAATCTCTTCAATTTCTACAACAGGCTTCTTTGAATTGTCTAACATGTTTTTGTGATTTTAGTTTTTAATAGAAGAATTTAATGTAGCTAGCTTGTTATTCAAGTCTTCAGCTACTTGCAACGTTTTACTTTTCTCACTATCAAGTAGTGATATAAGTTGTACATACTTATGACTAACTTCTAAGTCTGCTAAATCTACTTCATAACAAACTCTTTCTCCATTTTTTTCAAATTCATTAAATGATTCATAATATCCATTATTCTTAATGAAATTTGGAGAAGAGTAAGTTCTGATTGTAGTATCAAACTTATTGTCTTTATATATAAATACTAATTTTACATTATAAAAGCCTTCTACTAGCTTAGGCTTTGAACTTATAATGTCTTTAATACTACAAGTACCATAATCTTTAAGTTCTACAGTACCAGCCTCATTATCTATAGCTATTATTTGATACTTAGGTTGTAATTCAAAATCTTCATCTGTTTCTATACTTTCTTTTAACCATACTTTTTCAAATAAAGATATTGGAATACATCTGTCAAATAGTGTATAAACATTAGTACTTTGACTTAATCCTTTTTTAGAGATTAGTTTAACTCCCCATTTATGAATATCTAATTCTTCATTTATTGGGTACAATTTTATTAATTTGCCGAACATTGATTATTTTATTAATAGTTAATTAGTTGTACGTATTACACTATAGTTATACCTAAGAGTACTATTTCTGCTACATTTTTACATATTTCATCTATAGCTCTAGCAGTAGTATTTATACATCTACAATTATTGTTTGGGGAGCAAGTTCCTTCATAGCCATGAACAAAACAGTTATCTATATGCTCTTTGTTATCATTACCTACAAACATGTGATGTTTATCTACTTCTTCAGCAATTAAAGCTTTAAGGTCTAATTCTCTACTAAGAGAGTTGATTGCTCCATATAGAGGTCTAGACTTATTAAAATATGTAAGAATATTGTTATGTATACTCAATATTATATTGTGTCTAGTTTCTATTTTTCTCGTGTATAGTAGCTTATTACTAATGTTGGAGAACATTGTTCTATACAAATAGTGTTGTATTTGTATCTTTATCAAAACCATCATATAGTCTTTATCACTACAATATGATACAGCTTCCTTATCTCCTATAACTTTGTATTTTGTTGTGTCTAGTACTATTTCAGACATCGACTCTATGTCTGCCAGTCTATAATCTCTGTTCAATATAGTAGGAAATAGTTTTTTAAGTCTTTCTTGAAATTGAGTTAAGTCAGAATTAAATGATTTTAAATCTCTTTCATCTTTATTAACTCTATTAAAATCTCGAGTCATGGCTTTAAATTCTCTATTTAAAGTTCTGAATCTATCTGACACTTTCCTATCTTCTTCTAGTAATTCTACTAGTCTAATATGTGCTATATCTTGATAGACTTTATTCCACTGATCCTCTTGAGCAAAAACATAGGTAGGTACTATTACTTTATTCTTATTTACTAACATTATTTTATTAGTTTAATAAACTAATATTATGATAAGGATAGGCTAGATAATAAATCTTTATCTAGCCCCAATACATTATCATTAACATGATAACCATATAATAATCCTATTTCAAGATTTAGTTTAGTTGTGATATTCCTATGTAATAAATTATCTACTGCTCTATTTACTATTAGTATTACCTTAGTAGATAAAACACTAGATTCATGCTGCGAGACGTTAAACATCTGTATAATAGTATTAATATCGTATAACATATCATTAGATTCAGGATCTAACTGATAGTTTTTACTAGCTACTACTTTTACTTGCATATAAGTTTCATCTGATAAATCTAAGTTATTTAGAATAACAGCTTCTACTTCACTGTAGCTTAAATGCATAGATGATATTAAATCTGAAAAATCCAGATCTATTATTACAATATTAATAATAAGTACACCTCTTTCTTTCTTCCTAATTGCGTTTATCATTTCAGATAACATATCTACTCCTCTTCTCTCTATTGGAGGCTCTTGATTAATATCACCTCCTTCTTGATGGCTCTGTAAATTAACTCTTAAAGATAAAATGACAGATTCTAAAGTAATTAATACATTATCTAATGTTATGAATATATTATAAGTTGTTGTGGGAAGTACCATTACTTTCTTAATTTAAAAATTATATAAATTGGTTTAGAATCCTCCTTATATACTTCTTCTACTAACGCACTATGTTTGTCAAATAAGGCACTATTTATAGATTGGCAAGATTCCTCAAAGTCATGTGTCCAACTATAACTACCTTTGTAGTACGTGTCATAAAGCTTAAATTTTTCAATGTGAATACCATTGTCCATATGAAGCTTCTCAACATGTCTAGTATCTAGTGATTTAGAATCTATTTTAGAGTTGTATAAATTTAACTTATTGTTTATAAGATAATCACCTATACCATGTATTGTAACTCTAGCTAATATATCTTGAACTAAGCTTTCAACTCTATGCTGATTTTTTCTTGCACAAATTACTACACTAATATTAAATGATATACCTTTTTGCAATATAATTATAGGTAATTTCATTAATTAAGTTCATAATCTATTTCTTGTACAAAAGCTGCAAAATCCTCAAAGCTAATTATATTATTAATATTAGTTATAGGTCTATATGAATCACATATAGCTCCATCAGGCTTTACAGAATATATCTCACTATTATCTAAATTAATATAGCTAGTATTAGAGTAATCAGCTTCATCTGGGTTTATTATCAAATTCTTTAGATTCTTAACTGTAATAGTTAATGTTACCCTATTTCTTAATTTAAATGGAGTTTGTTTAGATTTTAAGTCAGCAGTTATATTTCTTCTTAATTCTGCTAATCTTGATTTCTCTAGTTGCAGTGCCAATAAGGAATCATTCATTGACACAATTTTATCCTTCATGCTCATAGTTTATTTTATCAATTATTTTATATTATATTTTATTCTATTATGATAGAGTGTAAACTAACCATATCATTCTCAACAATAGTTAAATCTTCTTGATCTATCAACTCATTTATTGCTTTATCTAAATTATTACTTTCTTGTTCTTTCTCTCTATCTTCTTTCATAACTAATTCACTGTTTAACTTATCTAACTTTGATTTAAAGTATTGATACTTTATGAATTTAGCAGTTTCTTGTAGTTTATTAATTATAGTTAATTCGTGTATACTATCAGTATTAGATAACTTTCTTAACAGTAATGTTATATGTTCTGTAACAGCCAATAGATCTTTAAATAGTATATGACAAGACTCTCTAGGTCGTGTAGCCTTATAATCTCCTTCTATATATACTATCTTGGAACATTCTCTTAATATGACATCACATATCTCAGGATTGTTATACAAATAACAAATCCTATTTGATTCTACAAATTTATTATATTTTCTGTTAGTTACCAAAACATCTATCGTTTCAGAACTATAATGTCTGTAAAGTACTTGACTTATTCTAGCTAGAGTCAGCTCAGTTGCTCTAGAGTGTGTAAGCTCTAATATTTCAAGTGCTTTTGGAGTTATTACTAATTCTTGACTATCAAAGTTTTCAAAAGTGAATAAATCGCTATTGATAATGTCATTCACTAACAATAGTCTAGAGTGAGTATCTATATCAGATATAGGTCTCTCTGATGTATTTATACAATCTAATGCGACTATAACACTAATCTTTATAGATTCTATACTTAAGAATTTTCCTAATATTGCAGCTTTGATTATCATAACTATATAATATGCAGGTATATCATATAGTGCAGCTAATAAAGTGGGTAAATCTGAGCCTCTTGCAACAGTATTCTGTAGAGATGTAGATTTTTCAAATAGACATCTTACATTATATTCTCCAGCACAGCTAATAAACTTATTATAAAAATACACATGCCCTGGTAATAACTCTAGTCTCTTAGAACTATAAGCTGATCTAACTGTTACCTCAACTCCATATGCTCTACAAAATCCAAATACTTTAGCATATTCAACTATTAATTTATCTGCTATATTATTAGATAAGTTGCTCTGGACTTTAGAGAGTAATAGGTCAGTCATTATAACAACACTGTTATATGTATTTAAATTACATATTTCTTCTATTAAATTACATTCATTAGTAGCAAAATCTATTATCTGTCTTGGAGAAGTATCAAACCAACTCATATCCCAACCACTGTCAAAATCTGATTCTGCTTGTTCTATCATTTTGATAATATTAGCCTCCAAGGAGTAGAGGCTAATATCTATTAGATATAATGTCATAATTTAGTCATTATTGATCTTTTCTCTTCATTTTCAACTCTCTCCAAGCTTGGAACGTTTCCTCAAGTCTAGGTAGATAAAAGTTGAGATAATTGGATATCTTATCTTTATACATACCTTTTGCTATTGTAAGGTTGCTCACCCAGCTTTCTAAGAAAGGGATAATACCCAGATCAACAAACTCAGTTTGGTTTTTAGCTTTTGAGAAGACTACTAACTTCTTTCTAAGCGGTTGATATAAGTAACTATAAGATATACCATTAGCAATAACTTCAACTTTAATATTATCCTCATAAAAATATAGAATTAATTTCTCTGTAGTCTTGGAAAACACATCTATAGAGGTATTGTTGTGTATACTTTGGACTTTGTTAGCAGTTACTTTGCTAACTACTTCCATTTTTGCCAAGCATTGAGGTTTTGAAGAATCTAAGATACGCCATAAAAAGTATGGAGCATTTATAAGCATTATATTCTCTAAAATAGTTATATTATTTTTAGTGTTGTGTTTTTCAGAAGTTAGTGGAGTCTTTTTAACTTCTGTAGAAGTTGTTACTTCTTTTGAATTTTCTTTTTTTACTAATTGAATTGTTTCTTGAGATTGCATAAATTTTAATTTATTTAAAAAGTTAATGTTTATATTTATACTTATTTATAATATAATTCTTATCATTTGGGTTAAGAACTATATCATCTATTGCTTGTTCTAGTCGTCTATTAGCATCTAATTTATCAACTAGTCTTGTAGCAGAAATAAATTTATACGGCAGCTCTACATTTAGATCGCCATATTCTGAAAGTACATGATTCCAATCCTTAAATTTTTCATTGATGCTTGAAATGTGTATTAATGTGCTTTTAGATAAATTCAATCGCCTATTTATATTCTTTAATATTGAGAAAATTAAAATAGACAATAAACTTTGTCTGTAAATGATAGGTATAGAATCTGCTATAATTGGTTTATCCAACTGGTCTGTCTGAGATATATACAATATTGTATTATTATTGTCTAAACGCTCTCTATATCTACGATATTCTTCTACCACATCATTATCATATAAATTGCAAATTGTATCTGAGCTATTCATAGAAAAAGTAGCTACATCATCTTCTGGCATATCATGCTGTGAAGTCTCAAAGTCATCTTCTATTTCTCTTATCTTAATATAGTATTTGACTTGTAAAGACTTCTCCATTGTTTCTAGTGTAGAAGTTGTAAGTTTTCTATTCTTACAGTCTGACAGCAGATTATTATAGTATTCTATATCTTGATGTAAGTACTCCTTTGTGGTTACTATATTATTGTAGCTAGTGTCCATAACAGTTATTAAAGTATTAATTTGGTCCACACTTAGACCTAACTCTAATAATTTAATATATGAATCTATACCGTAGCTATATTTACTCATGTTTACTTTAGTTTATTTTTCACCTATACAGGAAATTAATTTATAGTAGCTATTGAAATCAAATATAATGAATTAAACTTAATAGTTGCTCCTGGCATATTGTATATATCCAAGCCGCTATCTATAAGACTATGTTTAGATAATTTAACTATTTTTTCAGCTGGGTTTATGAATGATAATCTAGAATAAGTTCCTCTTTTATTATTCACAGTTATATCCACAAGATATAATATCTTAATATCCTCTGAATCTATAGTTTCTATCTCTTTATCTGATTCTGTAATATCTATCTTAAAGGTATTAATTCCAAATTCATACAAGATAGATTCCAGTGTATGGAATATTTTACTTGATATTATAGTTCCATCCTTAGTATCTATTATTTCACTGGGATATAAACAACTTATCTTATCATAGAGTTCTTCAGCTATATAATTACTAACGTGTAAAGGATTAGGCTCCAATAAATAATTGACTATTATTTCAAAAGTTGTTAGTATGTTAGCTATTGGATGTGTCTCATTGATATCTGAAAACTCTATGTTTACCTTCTCATTTCCAATTGTAATCATCTAGATAATAGGTTTATTTTAATATAATATCCAAATGCAAATACTGCTAATAAACAGAAGAATATTACGATATTCTTATTGAATAGCAACTTAGAACTGGGAACATTAGATAAGTTTACAACATTTATTGTTGATCTTCCATGAGAAGATTTATTCAGATCGTCCTTCAAGTAATCTATTCTAGTATTAGCAGCTCTGCTCAATATATAACTCTGTCTCAACATAGCTACATCCTTCAAGCTAAAATCTTTAATTGTAGCTGGTATAGATGTTATATTGTCCAAGATAATATAATACGATGTATCTAAACTTGAAATTTGTTCAAATATCATAATATTATACACACTATCTACCTCTACAGATACACTTACTATATCTTGACTTTCAGGAGACTTCAATGTGTATACAGCATCTTCCGCTTTAAATATGTTGTTGGATAGGAGTTTGGTATTTGTTACAGAGTACATTTGTATTCTATAGAAAGCGAAAGCAGCAATAAGTATTGATAATATTCCTACAATAATGTATTTCATAATAAAATTATTAAGTTTAAAAAATAAAATAGGTAAGTAACACGTGTTACTTACCCATATGTATATTATGTTAAAGGTTCTTGAGTACCAACTTTTTCCTCTGGTAAATCTCCAACCCAACTAGAATCACTGTCTAACTCACCTTGCAAAACACTAAAATCTTGATCTAGATCTCTTGCATCTAAATTAGAGATCACGAAATCTAGCTTTTCTGCATGATGATCAACACCTGTCGACGTATCAACAAGCTCAAGTTGTTCAAAGTGAGAAACATCAGCAAAATCATTAACAAGAGACATTACAGCTTCTATTACATTAGCTGCATAAACTAATTCACTTACTGGAGCTCCAGTACTATCTTTACCATAAACTCTAATGATATTCTTGTCTGGAAGATTGTCCAACTTATTTTTACCTATTACAATTTGTAGGTAAATAGGTAGATCATCATACTCTACAAGCTCAATAGTGGAGCTGACTGGAGTCTCTGTCTGTTTGGGCAATTTGTCTTTAGTTACTTTGCTAGGCTTGTTAGCCTTACTTATAACCTTAGATTCTTTTTCTTTAGTTTTCATATGAACTGAGATTAGATTTAAATGATAATTAGATATTGTTATGCTTCTTCCTGTTCATTGTCATTGAACTTAGATTTGTATATATTATAACCTCTCTCTAAGCCTTTGACAACTGTTAGATTCTCATAGATTGCATAAGCTTCATCAGAAATGATATCTGACTCACTCTTAATTCTACGTAAAGCTTTCCATGCTTTTGCTGCTTCTGTCCATTCATCAACAAGTTCAGACTTTACAATCTTGTGGGAATTCTTCTCAAGATAATTTTTAGCCTTTTCCTTATTATAATGCTCAAATACTACTGATTTTCCGTCAATATAATGAACAGTTAAATATGCTCTGAATATACTTACATCTTTACCGTTTCTTTGTCTCATTCTTACGAATTCACCATTCGCATTGACTTCCATCATCTTTTTCTCTATATCATTCAATATAGCATCATTTGTGATAAGGTCAACTTTCAATAGATTTTCTTTTACCTTTTTCTCTTCTTTCTTTTTAGCTTGCGATAAGGCGCTATTGATTGTATCAATCAAAGTTTTAAATTCTAATAATTCATCAGCAGTTGGAATCTGATCATTGTCAGCATCAATACTGTTTAGGATTTCTACACTCTGTTCAAATTCCTTCTTGTAAGAAGGTTTTTCAGTAACGAAAGAGTTAATATCCTCTAAAGTTTTCTTAGCTACTTCTTTGATAAATTCCATATCAATTACGCCGCTAGTTGCTAATTTCTGAGCTAATTGTTCCATAATTAGGTGTTTGTTTAAGTTTTAAATTTATATAATAGAATCGAACAGTATTAAAATCTGAGTAAATAACAACATAAACATTAATATTGTTAGAATTATCTTTGATGGTAGTACTAATTTATGGCTGTGGTCGTATATCATAACTATAATAACTAATATACTTACCTCTACTATCAATACTACACTTAGATAAAACACACTATTTAATACAAGTTCATAATTGTATACTATAAAATTATATAGTTGTATTAGCTTGTTCCGAACTACAATAAGCTCGTTACTACTTAACATATCAAGTACATAATTTAATTTTAAATGAAGGTAGTATAATGAATTATACCCTATACTGAAAACTAATGCTAATGATAACAACATTAGTAAGAATGAAATGTCTTTGCTATCTGTATCTTCTTTATCTAGAATCATACTCTATAATGTTTATGAAAGTCCATCTATTTGAGCTACTTATATAACCTGATTTTATATAAGTCTCTCTTGTATCTATTAGATATACATTAATAGATTTAAAAGTAATTTTTATTTCCGTATCTCCTATTTTTATGCCTGTAGGAACTCCAAAGTAAATTCTATCTTTAACTCTTTTATAAATTGGAATCTTTCTACCACAAGAAAATTGAATACCATAAATGTTCATTAGTTAAGTAGTTAAAATTACTTACCTGTAGATCCTAAACCTCCTGCTCTTACATCTGATAATGTCTTTACTCCCTCTATCACGAATTGTGGTTTCACACAAATTAAAAGTTGTGATATGCGATCGAATCTTTGTATAGAGTGCCATCTAGGTGAAGTATTTATAAGTATAGTTTTTAACTCCTCCTTATAGTCACTATCTATAATTCCAGGACTATTAGCAACTACAATACCATTATTGGCAGCTAGCCCAGATCTACTACATACTTGTGCATAGCAATCCTTGTTCATCTCAACCACAGTACCATTACCACATATAATTCTGTCAAACGGGTAAATAGTAAGATGTTCACCATCCTCAAGATTCTGGTTTATTTTACGTATCTTGCTGTCAGATAATTTGAATATACCAAATCTATAAATAGCTGATATAGAATCTAGTTTAAGATCTATACCAGCTGAAGTTGCAGTAGATTGTTGTGGAATAGAGCTACTGTTTTTATTCTTGAAACTGATTTTATATTCTCTCATTAATTTAATAAGAATTTATTTTGGTTCAATGTTTTAGATACAAGTACTTCTTGAGACTCTGGAAATATAGTATAAAATAGTTTGTCTTTGACACAAACTAGAGTGCCCTCTACAATTATATTTTCTGAGACAAGAATAAATAAGTCGTTCTTCTTGGATACTACATCTAATAATGTTGATATACCATCTAATTTTACTATACTATTTTTATTAACATATAGTAAAACATATGTGCACTCCTCATTAGATATGCTTTCAATAGCAGTCTTCATATTACTAGTTAAGACTTGCTCATTTGTTTCTATTGCTGATAATAGATTATTATACAGAGTTTCTTTCTTGGAATATTTCATATTTTCCTCTTGAATTTTTTATTATGGTTTCTAGATCTTCGTTGTGAATACCTAATATAAATCCATGTGTTACAATCTCTGGGGTGTACCTTCTATCGATAGGATCATCTCCATCATTAATTATAACTATTTGACATTTACTTAAATCAGGTTCAAACAACTTCTTAATTAATTGAATAGCTTGCTTTAAACAAGATTCAATATTAGTAATTCCTTTTGTAAAAGAGCCAAAGCTTCCTGTCTTTATAAAAGCCAAAGCTTCATCTCTATTCTCAACTATAATGTGTCTATGTATAGTCTTTTCAAACCAACATATTAATAATCTAGCTTTATTATTAATAACAGCTTCTAATCTATTATAAACTATGGCTTCAACCCATAACTTCTTCTCAGTTGTGTTCATACTAGAGCTATCATCTATCATTAATAATAGATTCTGCTTATCTTCTGGAATATCTCTATTTACTTGTAGTTGATTAGTACATAACTTATATTGGAAGTTAGGTAATACCATAGAGCTAAATGATGCTAGCTTCCCTATTTCTCCAATATGTTCCATCTGTTGGACTTTTCTAATATTTGGAGACTTAACTACTTTTATATTTCCTCTTGATTTTAGTATAGCCATCTTTTCTAAAAGACGTTTTTGTCTATCTGAAAGCTTTTGTATATTCTCTTCTGGAGATAGTTTATGATCTCTAAACATGAGATTTTCAATGCTTGATTCACTTCTAAGCATTCCTAATAGCTTCTGTTGTCTATTTACAATTACCATAATAGCAGAGACTATACTTGCATCAATTTCTAGATTTTCCTCAGTATCTATAACTATCCCATCTGTTATAAGTTGTCTCTCATCCTCGAGTCTGATTAATTTCTGATTGATTATATTGATAACTTCGTCATCTTGCTCAGCTTTAATCATAACTCTTAGTTGATTTATAGTTTCGTTAAGTTCTTTAATCTTCTTCTCATTGTTTATTTTATTTTCTTCTTTTGTCTTATTAGACTTTCTATGTAAGACATCTTTAAATAATGTATAAGCATTTAGTGCTTTATCAAATGGATTAGATCCAGATATGCAGTTAAAGTTTATACTTAATATTATATCTTGAATGTTTTTATTATACTCATACTCTTCTTGAGTTATAAGACCTTGGTTTAATAACATAGATAAATCTACTAAACTCTTTTTAACACTAGATCCAAACAGTACATGAGTATAAGCATTACAGAGATCAGCTAGTAGATCAAAGGAATAACTATGTTGTTGTTTTGAAGAGATACCATATGTAGTAAGATAATAACTAATTTCTAAGAAAGTAGGCTCTTTAAAGTTTTTATGTGAGACAGTTCTAACTATTTTGCTTTCCATTTATCAAATATTTTCCTTAAGTGAGAAAATCTAGGTTCTCCGCACGCTAATAGTTTATCATATATTTTAGACTCTGCTTTAGATTCGGAGACTACTAATATATAGTAACCCCATACAGTTGACATAGTACTTGTTAGAATATTAGTAGTATCAGCTAGTAACTTAGCATTTGTAGTAGTAGCTTTGTATACACTAACAACTTCAAACATATCATTTAGATCTCGTAAGTAACTTTCGATTATTGGAGCTATACTTGGATCATCTATCTTTTTAAGCTGCATAAAATCAAGCATATTCTTGCAATCTAAGATCATATCATTAAGTTGTATAGATATCTTTATGTTTTCTATTTCTGTATTAAATCTATCTACTGCAACAGAATACATGTAATCAAGATAATCTGTACCGTTCAAGAATTCAAATCCTCCATTCTTAATTGCTGACATATATGTTTTATACGCCATCCTAGGAGGAATTATGTACTTAGGTCTACCAGGAGCAGGTTCTAAAGAAGCTCTAGAACATATAAAAGATACAGTATTTATATATGCTTCTCTTACCAGCATTTTACTATCTTCCTCATAAGAAGGAGCCTCTAAACTTAAAGCAGTATGATAATCCTTAAATGTATATGTGTTCCAGCTTATAAGTTGTTGGTAGTAGAATCTTTGCATTAAAGCTTCTATACTATCATCTGTAACTACTTCATGTCTTGATCTGTTTGTACAAGCTACAATCATTCTAGTTTTGAGAGGATGTACTTGATTACCATTCCTAACAATCTTAGATTGAAGCATATCCTTTAAGATGAGAATAATGTTAGGTACAGCATCCAATATTTCTTCTATGATTACAAATTCATGCTCTACAAATGCATTTGTTAATAAATATTCTAAGACTCCAGAATCTTGGAATTTCTTGATGTCAATACCTCCAAGTAACTTTTCTTCTGTTAGACCATGCCCAAATGTTATAACAAATGGTGGAGTTTTAATCTTCCCCGTTTCATATAGGTACTGACCAAACAGCCAAGCAGCGTGGCTTTTCTATTGTTATTATCCCTAGGCTTTTTATCCTAGGCTCTAGAGGTTTCCCTCATTTGCATCGGTTGGTCAATTCCAACCTAGTATAGCATATATTTTCACCCGCAATACATAATTACATTATGTTTGTTAGGGTGGCGGACACTCGTGGCGGTTTATATTCTTATTTCTAAGTTTCACCCACTATGCGTTACACTAGATAAGAACTTTTAAATTCTTACCTTAGCACGGTACTAGCATACATCACTGTTTAGCCTCTACCGTTTTTGCCCACTCATTATCTATAGCATTACTACTATAGACGGCGTATTCTATCTTGTATAATCATGCATCTTTTCAACTTTTACTGTATTGTACTGGTATTTACTTTTTAAGAATTTCTTCTTTTTAGGTAATGTATTAGTTGAGTTAAGACCTTTTATGTGTTTTTTAATAGTAGTTCTATAAACGCCTAATTTATCTACAACTTCTTGTATAGAAATAAATTCATCGTAAAACGTACCATCTCTCTTATAGACGTATATTGTCTTACCTGACGGCTTCTTTATAGTTCCGTTCTTATATCCTCTCTTTAAAGATTCAGATATTTTTATTTTATCTTCCTCTCTAAATGTTCTTAGAGAGCCTGGACCTTTGTCATAAAAGTTTGTTAATCTATGTTCGTATTTTTTTATAAGATTTTGTTCTAAAATATACGACTCATTCCAACCTTCTACTTCTGTTAGCTTTCTAACTAATGGTTTACAATTTATCTTCAGCAAACTAAGAATCCAATCTCTTTTATGAGTTTTTTCTTTGCCATACTTTGCTCTATGGATATGTTGCGACAACCTAGCTTTAATGCTAACTTTAGTTCTACCAATATACCGTACTCTACATGTAATTGGGTCTATTAATGCATATATAGTTACTTTCATCCTGTAAACATACAGAATATTCTAGTAACCTACAAGTTTATAAGAATTTATTTTCCACCGTAGCCGCCAGGACCGAAGAACATAACATTTTCTTTGGTATTCCACGCATAAGCTAAAGTCTTAGCTCCACTAAAATTGTGGAGCCTTGAACCTATAACTTGTTGTACTTCAGCTACATCTACCATACTTTCCTTTTCTACAGGATCTACAAGATAGTCCTCTAAGGATAAGTTTTTCTTGTTTCTGAAATTTGTAGAAGTCATAACTATTGTAATTTGTATTCTTTTTCCGCTAATAATTTCTCTTCTTCAACTAATATAGAATATACTCTCTGAGCTTCTTTCTTAAGTTGATCAATCTCTAAGTTAGAGTGAAATATAAAATACCAATTATCATCAATAGCTACAATTTCTCCTTTGTGAGAACAAATCTCAAATTTACCTATCTGCTCTTCACCGTTCCAAACATTCTTAATTTTTAAATCAATTCTACTTGGACAAAATGCTTCAGCAATTGTTGATCTAACAATAAAGGACTTTTGTACACCTTCTTTACTAGATATCTCCTCGTTTTCTATAAAAATTTGTTTAAGCTTTTCATTTACAGTCCCAAACTCTTGCAAAACTGCATGTTCAAGTTCTTCCTTCAACGAATCCATGATGTCTTTGTATAGCTTGAATTTTCTAGTTTGAAAAGAGTCATTATCTAATACATCTAAAATCTTATGATTTGGTGTTACTACTTTTGTACAATTAGAAAATTTTGGACCTTTTCTAGCTACCTTAGGTTTTTCCTCAGCTTGCTTTGCCATTCTTGCAAGTAGCTCTCCAAGATTGTTTAATGAAGGTTCCTCATCTTGCTCATTAGTATCCCAATTTGGATCATTAGCAAAGTCACGAACTTGCCCGTATAAAAAGGCTGACTTAGGAACGCCTATCCCCACTTCAAATTTGGAATCTCCTTTGTTTGTTTCTAAGATATACATAGACCAACCATTTTCCAATTGATCTAGAGCAACTATATTTGTGTTATCTACTAACCTCATAATTATTAATTTGCAATTGAGCTAATTTATTATTTACTAGATACATAAATAAATATAGTCTGACTAGACTCTGTTTGTATTCAGCAAATCTATTTTTGTTTATCCTATCTATGTGGTACTTATATTTATTAATAAGTCTAACACATTGTTTCTCGTTTATAGATTTTAACTTAACTTCTTTAGAACTTATAGATACCATAAAGTCGTCAGCAACTATGTCTTTAATGTTTACCATTATTAATAAATCTGTAAGCTAATTCTCTATATTGTAAATAAGTAAATAGTCCAAGACCGCTACTAACATCTTTATTAATGTTGTCTAGATTAACAGAAACTATTGCTGCTGCTTTGTTACATAGTACTATGCTACTAGCTAATTGTTCATCAGTTGCTTCTTTAAAAGCTATATTAGTATCCTTAGCTAAGAGATGCATATCACTCTCCTCGGTTGTTTTAAGTATATTGTTTTCTCTAATTGTAGAAAATAGCTCACTATACTTAGTAACTAGTTCATCAAACATAATTAGACATTAAAGTACAATTCACACTTATTAAGATCAATTGGAGGTGAATTATCTATTATTGATTCTAATAAGATATTAGTTGCTTTTTTAACTTTGTTAGGAAAATTCATATTTTCAATATTTCTATTGAACGAAATACTACTATTATCCAAGTCTGCAATTCTTTTTCTATTGTCTTTATAACTATTAGTAACTATATGGAACATATCATATAAGTTAGACATATTAAAGTTATCTTTACTCATATCTCTAGCTATATTATTAATAAGCTTCATCACATAACTATATCTCTTCTCTTTAGGTAGAGACGACATAACTGTATACTCTTCTTTTGAAATTGGATTAAGTAATAGACAAGAAGCAATTAGGTTTCTTTGTACTTTGTCATTTACAAAATCTAATTGATCTTCTAATCTAACACTTAAATTTTCCAAAGTTGTTTTTAGTTGAGCCTTATTCATAATGCACTCTTCATTAAATTTTTTAAAGATTGTGTCGATTGTTCTGCAATCGGAGTAAATTCTTCAATAATATCTGACACTTCTTCTGATATAGTCTTATTATCTACTAGTTCACTCTCAGCAATTAAAATCGTTTCATACTCAATACCTCTATCAATAAAGACCTCCATAGGAAGCAGGAGGAATTCTCCTTTCTTCACATCATCAACCATGTACTTTTTGATAAAATTATTATTTGGCTTAAGAATAGTAATGAATTCTCCACCTTCTCTCTTTTGTATACTTTCTAGCTTTTTAACTGTTCCTATATAGAAATTGGTAGCTATGTTAATTGGAATATTTTTTAACATCCACTCTTCATCAAATATAATAGTTGTAGTATTACCTTCTTTTTGAACAGTACATGACCTATCAATGCTAATTTGTATTGGAATTGCAGATTGTGGTTTACTAGAAGTTATGAATTCTTCTAATGTTTGCGGATTCAGTTCTATCATAGAATAAAAATTAATATTAAAATAGTTTGACAAAATTGTCTAAAGGCATAGGTTCAATACTACTCTCTATAGTACAATCTAATCTACCATTTATATTTAATAGATCATAGAAATATTTCATAGATTTATTAAACATATCAATAGTTATATCTTCCTCTAAATCTTCTTTAATTTTTTGAGGATGTGTACTAGACTCTAGTAAACTTAATTGTTCATCAAAATCTTCAGCAATATCATTAATAAGTACAAGAGATACAATAGGAGTTAATAACTCCTCTTGGTTTAGACTGTATACTGAACACAAAGTTTTCAACACCTCTTTGTAATTCAGTTTATTGTCATTTATATTATGAAATATAATTTCCATATTAAAGTAAAAAAGCACATAGATATTACTCTATGTGCTTATTATTAGAGATTATCGATTTAGAGATAAATTAGTTACCCTTAGGCTTAGTAGCTAAAGTTAATACAATTCTCTCGTTACCTGTCATACTCTTGTTTTTAATGTTCCCAAAGGTTGTGCGCTCACTAGCAGCTCCGTTGAAGAAGATTGTAATCTCACTATCATCTTTAATGCTAATACCAGCACCATTACTTCTAGCAGAAGAAATCAATTCTTGATAAGTCATTCCAGGGTGACATATAACTTCTGTAGACTGACTCATTTGACCAACTTTAACTTTGAATGTAGACATAATTTTTGTTTATTTTTTGAGTTTCTTTATAAGAAGTAAATACACAAGTATACATTAACTAAGCTTCTATAGATTGTACTGCCACTCCATCTGGAGCTCCAACAGTATATTCTATATATGTACTAAATTTTTTGTCATTGATCATTTTCTTATATTGATCTTCAGCTAAGAGAGCAGCTTGTGCCATTGTACTTGCTACTGTAATTGGTGTACCACATGGGCTAACTTCTCTAGCTTCTGCCTCTTCATCAGTATAAAGAAAATTCTCATATGTCTTACAGCTTTCCATCTTCTGTGGAATTATTGATAGAACAACTCCAGAGTATAAACCAACTCTAGTGTCTATAAACCCAAGAACTTTTCTATTTAGTTTGCATTTACTAAATATAAACTTTCTAGTTTCCATGCTATCAACTAAACAAAATACAAAACTGTCTTCCTTGGTAAGCTCACTTATATTATCCTCATCAATATGTCCTCTTGTTTCAACATTTACTGCTGGATTTATAGCAACCATAGCTCTTTTTACGGCTTCGCTTTTCTGGTTACCAATATCCTCATAGTTGAATAATTGATTTGGTTGATTTTCTGGTCCTACTATGTCTTTATCCCAGAGAACAAAATTATCACATCCTAATCTAGTTAGTTGGTGTGCAATTCTGCTTCCTGTAGCACCACATCCAATAATGTGTATCTTGTGCGATTTAGTTTTTGAATAATCAAATATTGTGAAATGTCTTGAGATATCAATCATGATTATATAATTTTAGATTCTGTTTTTGGTGTAGTTACGACTGTGGAGGTAGTGTTTTTATTGGATGATACAAGACTCAGCACTTCTGTAGAAAGAGAAGTGAATGTCTCATATACAAAATCTTTTTCACTGATAATCACATCATCAAGATAGCCTTCTCGTTTGGCTTGTGGGTGCGAATGCCAGTAATTGTTATTATCTATCCAAACACTGTATAGATGATTGAAAGAATCTTGGATTGTCTCTGTTTGGTCTTCACTTAATAGATTATCAATGGCATATTTTATCTCACCATCTTTGTACTCTAGTACTTCATTATAAAGCTTAACCATTAGATCATTTCCATCTTTTGTTTTTGCGTTTTCCTTTGTCTTTTCCTTTTCTTGCTTTTTTTCTTTTTTTGAACTTTTGCTGGTCCAGATGTCCAAGATTGAGTTGTTTACTTCTTTTGCCTGATCTTTTGTTATTATACTGGAGCTGTTTGATTCTTTTGATAGCGTCTTCGATTTCTCGTTTCCCTTATCTCCTCCATCAGTTTGAAAGCCTATATTAGAAGCAGTAGAAGGACGATTGTTGTAACTGTAACCAGTATTGCTATTCCAAGAGCCGAAGGTGGAATATGCCATTCTTCCAATTCTAGATATTGCCTCTTCTATCTCTTTAGCTGTTTCAAGGACAATCTTAGGCTCCATATCACACTCATAGTTTGGCGTTTTAAATCTGATAGTTATATCATTACGTTTATTTACGATCATCATGATATACCACTTATCATCATCTGGTTCTAAGTCCAAGAATTTTTGTATCATTGTTACATCTTGACCAGAAGGACTAACTCCCATATTGACATGACTCAAACATTACGTAATAGTTCGCTAGACTATTATCCGTCCTTTCGGTAAATGCTTTAACGTAAGCAACGGTATCGGACTATATCATCATCAATTAGTACTATATAGTACTAATTGAGTTCCGTGCTTCCACTCGCTTGAGTGTATAGATTTCATCTTCCTATTTATTTTATTAGGATGGTATATCTTAGTCTCTGAACCTTCTACCTATTACTAGGCAGGACGGCTGCGGATTGTCCATTGTAATATCTTTAACCTTTTTACCTTACCAAGATAGTTAATCTTGCCATTTACTTATATTACTATAGTAAACTTGGTAGTTAAAGCTTTAGGAGTTCCCCGCAATTCTCGGAATTTAACTTATACCTATTACTAGGTATGGGTCACAGTCATTATTTCTTTATTATTTAATAAGAAAATATTGTAGTTTTATGACCCCAGCACTTTGGTGGAATAGCAGAATGCATCATAATTTCCGCTTCACCTTCTTCTGTAACTTCTGTAGTTACTCCAGAACAACGTTGTGATGGAACATATGCATCAGTCACAATAAAAGATTTTTCATTTATTCGTTTTACCCAATAGAAAAAAGTGTACTCTATATCAACTTTCTGTGTCATAGTTTGTACATATACAGCCTTGTCATATGGAATGAGCAATTCTAGTTCTTGAAATTTTGGAGCTATTTTGTTTAAATTGTACATAATTGTGATTTAATTAATACAATTAAATACAATTAAATATTTTCTATTCAGTTACCTCACACCAATTTTTATATTTTCTACCTGCAGGATCTTGCGTATTTACAGACTTGAGCCACATGATAATATATATAAATAAATCAGGGTAGTTCTTTTCAGCTACAAGTTTGGGAATCTCAGAACTATAAATGTTTCCCCAGCAACTCTTGAAAGAAGCTACAACTATATCTTTAGTTGCCTCTGTACCTACCGGTACAATTGTTGTCTCACCAATAGGACTTATGCAATGTGGATGTGGTAACTTTTTATTATCCCATCCAGTAATTAACTGTTTAGGATCACATAGAATTAAAACTTCATTGTTACTTTCTTTAATACAGATATATAAATTTTCTGGTAATTTAAACTTTTTACCCGCTTCTTCAAAGTACATATCTTTTAGTTTAAAACATATGTTACCCCCAGCTTTAGTTTGAAATAGTCCATCAAAGTGCTCATTCTGGATAATATCTTTGGACAATCTTTCATTTACAGATTCTTGTTCCTTAACAGCTAATTGATTTACAAGTGCTGTCTTTGTTTCTGTATATTGAACTAGAGTTTTATGATAACTAGTCATATTGTTTTCTAGCTGTTGTATATTTGATACTGTTGTTGCAATGCTAGAGTCAACGTTAGCTAGTTGCTTCTTTATCTCTAAAAGCCTAATATCGTTCAACTTTCTAGTTAAGTGAGCTATCTGTTCTTGTCTTTCTCTTTCTTTAGCGCTAATAAGAAACTTATTAAATTTCTCTCTAAAGCTTTCATAAAGCTGAGTCATAGCCTTCATATCAATCTTTTTTTCTTTGTCTAGCCCTGCTATAAGTTTATCTAGTGCTGGACCTCTAAAAGAAGGGAACGGTATATCTCCAACACGTGCAATATATAAAATATTATCTATAAATACTATATCGCTACTTATAATACTTATAGAACAATCTTTAATATCCTTATAGAAAACTTCTCCTCCTTCTACTCTAGCTTGCTTCAAGTCTTTATATTCTTCAAGGTTAGTTTCAGCTATTTCTTCTTCTAAGTTTGTTATAGTCTTTGCTATATTCTCTGCCATTAGCTTGTCATTCTGCATTGTAGCTAATCTTAATGAAGAATAACTTCTTGGATCTTCCAGACCTTCTGCGTGAGATATTAAGTCCTCAATAGCTTTATCAAGCTTAGCAATATCAAAGTCTTTCAACTCTTTCTGTAGAATAGAGATGTGATTAATCTTGTTAGTTCGATCGTTTAGTTTCTTTATTTTTTTAGTAAATTCTTTATCATACAAAAAAGCTAGCTTATTTACTACATGAATTCTATCTTTACTAAGAGTAGTTTTAATTTTATTGAAAAATAAACCAGGTAACAATTCAACTTTTTCTACATCAATATCATCTTTACATAATGTGTAATCTAAAACAGCGAGGTTTGTACTACTTTCTTCTTTATGAAGTTCAGAAACAATTAAATCATCATCTTTTATGTGTATTCTTAGAGGCATCTTCTCTACAGGCTTTACAGATATATTTTCTAGCACTTTATCTTTTTTAGAGAAGGAAGTTACTCTAAGGACACCTGGCTCTACTTCATAACAACCGTCAATAACTAATTTAGTGTTGAAGTCATCAATGTAGACAGCTTCTACATCCTCTCCATCCACATGTACCCTAAATTTAGTGATATCTTTGAGCTCTGGAAGTTCTGACAAAGGTTTGCCGCGTCCTAATGTTATAATCATTTTTAAAAGTCAAGTATTTGTTTTTCCAGTTCTGATAGCCTTTGTACTCTGCTTTGTGGTTTTTGTACTGATTGGGTTTTTGAAGATTGAAGTAGAACGTCTTCTAACTCTCTTCTTAGAAGATCATTTTCTGTCTCGACATCATTTTTTCTTTCTTTAGCTACATGTAGTTCGTTCTGAGTTTCAGATAAGCTTTTTCTAAGAATATTTAGTTCCATCTCTAATAAACTTTGCTTATTCTTTAGATTCTCAACTTCTTGACTATCAGTACTATTCTTTATAGCTCCTAAGTTAGTACTTATCTTTGCTATTGCCTCTTCTAGTGATTGTTGTCTTGTATCGTTTTCTACAGGTGATACTGCCTTTATTACTCCGCTAGTACCAGGTAGGAATGCCTTACCAAGCTCTACTTCATTAGATTTTACCATTTGATACATTTTACGTTTAACATCATCACTTCCTGGTATGTCTGTGTTGAAACTTTCTTGTTTTGTAGATGTGTTGCTAATTTGTTCTAGTATAAATTCAACAGAATGATAATCTATTTCATTTGTAGAACAATTCCTAACAATAACTATATTACTATCATATGAAATGTCATCAATCTGCCAAGATTGACCCTTCATCGTTATTATTTGTCCAATATCTAACATAAGATTAAAATATAAAAGAGGGGAGAAATCCCCTCTTAAATTGAAACAAATAAATACTAGAAAGATTAACCTTCTACAGGCGGCTCAGGCTGAATTTCTGAAAAGTTCAATTCTTGTGAATCGGCAAGCAACTGCTCAATAGACTCAATCTTCTCACGTAACGTCTTGATTTTAGCTTCAAGAGCTGTAACTTCAGGACTGTTGACAATTCTAGCAAGAGCTTTCTTTCTACGATCAACTTCTCGCTGATAAGGGATCAGTGCAGGCGTATTGTAATTCTTTTTCGCCTTGATCAAGTTAGAAAGCTCCAAGGTAAAGTTTGTAGATCTGTCCATCATCTTTTGAACAAGGCTTTCTTCAGCAGCTTCGATTAGACTTACTCTAGCTAGTCTCAAATCTTCTTCAGCTTTAGAAACCTCAAGTTCTAGAGCCTTGATAGTTGACTTCTTGACTTTGTTTTCCTCTAAAGTCTCTTGTTTCTGCAATTCTAGAATTTCTAACTCTGCTTTGGCATTACTCAACATTGCATTAAGCTCAGAGTGAAAGTTGTCAACTGCCTTAACAACGTACTTTTCAGCAAATTGTGTTGGCTCTAATTTTTGGTCAGCTACTCTTGAAGATACTAATGATACTAGATTTGCAACGATTGAATTTTTAGACATGATTTGTTTGGTTTTTTTGGGTTTTAATAGAATTAAGTACTATCATTTTAAGTATCAATTAATATGTACTATTAGATAATGCATCTTTCACAGCCTCACTGAATTCAGTATAGCCAAAAGTATTCACGTATTGTCTTATGACACCGTCTCTCTTGTCACATCCATAAGTCTTAGTCATATTAACACTACTAATACTACTAACATTGAAAACTCTTATAATGTTAAGTATAGTATTATATTTGTCAATATCTAAGATACGTAATAAACTCATAGCTACTTCAAAGGGCAATTCTATATTATTCATACCTACTTTGTATCTTCTGTTGCTCCAGCCAGTATTGTTTTATCTTCGACATCTACAGGTTCCATAACATAGCTCTCTAACAACCTTACTGTCGCCATCTTGATATCATCAACAGTTGGAGAAGCATCTAGATTAGCTACTATACTTTCTGCTCGACCAATTATCTCATTCTTAGTTTTGAACAGTTTTGATTTAGCTAGTATTGATTCACAAATTTCTAAGCATTCACTTTCCGACAAGCTTCCAATACTAATAGAATATTGAATTCTAGATGGTCTAAATCTGATAGTGTTAGGTATCTCCTCAACATGATTTGTCATAAATAGATAGAAGCAATCATCTAATGTGTTTGGACCATCAAGCAAATTCTTCATAAAAGAAGAGCTATTCTTCATAATGTATTCACATTCATCAACTATAATTATAGCTTTAAAATGTTCAGTTTTACGTCGTATAACAGGGATTATACTAACAATAGCTCTCAATTCATCTGTATTATCCACTTCGAATATACAAGCATCAAACTTGTCTGATAAATATGCAGCTACTGTTTGCGCTATGGTTGTTTTTCCTGTTCCTTGAGGACCGTGCAATAATAAAGCTCTACTATTTTTGATATCTAGGGCTCTATATAGATCTATAACTTGAGGACAAAACATGTTCAGTATTCTTTCTTTGTCTTCTCCAAGTTTCTCCAAACTTCTTTGTTTGATTATATGTTCTCTATTTTCATAGACTCTTTTCAATATCCAACCAGTAGTCATAGAGTATTCTGCCTTATATCTATCTTTTGGCAGTTTGGTATGGATAACCCCGTCCTTTCCAATTAGATTAACATAGTCGTCCACAATGAGGTGGTGAGTGTTTTCTGCTGACATAATAAAATAAATTATATTAAAGATGTATTACATCTTTAATTGGTGGTTTAATATTCTTTTTAATTTTGTTTTTAACTTTAGAAGTATTGACTACCTCTTCTGGGATTGTGTATCCCAAATAAGTCAGAAATTGAATATATGTCACTTGAGTGAATCTATCCACAACAGGACCAGTACTCTTCATACTAACTAGAAATTTATACCTCCCTAGGTATAAATAAACAGCTAATAGAATGTCTTTGCTTCCTTTCTTACCTTTGTAGAATCTATAACTAGCTTTGTTATGGACAATTTCTTCTAAGAATAGATTGTCCACACAGGATAGATATCTTTCAAATGCATCATTCCTTTTCTTTTTTGCCGCTATAGCTATTCTATTAATAATTACACATATAGTTATTAATAAAGCTATTATTAATAATAAGATCATATTATTTTATCTGTTGCTTTTTGTAGACTGTATTTTAATAGTGTTATATTATTGTCTCTCAATCCTGAAATTAAATTGTTTAAGTTTTGTTTCTCAGTAAATTGAGAATCAAAATTATACCAATTTATGGTTACAAAATTAGTGACTACATCTATACCTATTACTATAAACCCACTTGTGTATCCTGATATCTCACAACTAATTATGTTATATCTGATATTGTTTATCAACACATTTGATTTGAACTTCTTATTTATTTTTGCAGCTTCAATTAGACAATTTACCTCCTTTAGGTATATGTCTGTATTCTTTGCTTTTTTAGTAGTGCTAGAATTGAATTTTTTGTAGCTTAATAATAGTAAGGATAATAATATAATTCCTACTATTAAAATATATAAATTTATCATAGTTATTCTGAATCTAAATAAGCTGGATCAAAATAAACTCGTTTATTGAACTTGGCTATGGCTTCCTCACACAATTTGAAATTAGTAATATCCAATTGATAGTTTGACAAGTCATCAAACATATTGTGAATCTCATCACTAATACTACATTCTTTTGGTTCTGTATCATAATGTGAAATTCCTGTAAATTGTTCTACAGTCTCTGGCACTTCTCTACCAGCTTTGTATATCTTATATTCTATTAGGTCAGAATAGGTTGGCTTGATGAGCTGTTTAGTAGCTGGATCATAGATAGAATCTATTTCTCCTAACAATAAGTTAGTTACAGAATTCAACATCTTTGGATTCTTTACAAGTTCGATTATTTGTACGCGCATTTTATTTTGAGTTAAAAGTTTATAATTAATATAAAATTGAAAGGTCTAATTTTACTAGACCTTTCAAAATAAAGGATTGTGATCAATAGAAATTAAAACACATTAGGTTTTATTACGATTTCAAACCTAACTCTTACTCCAGACCTTGTAAGTCCTTCATAGATAGTTTTGCCTCCTACTTTCTTATCATCTAAATCTCTACTTATGTAGCTGATAGATTCGTAAGTAACAATTTTAGTGTAGTCTGTATCGTCGTCAGTTTCTTCTCCTCGCTCTCTAATAATACTCTTGAATGCCTCATTATTGAGAACACTCTGTCCAGTCTTCAAGCTTCCAAATAATACACTAGAAGGACTTCCAAATCCGATTGAACTGTAACATAGAACATCATTAGCGTATATCTTATATTCTAAAGTGTTTACAGTACTAGAATTAGTAAAGCGTGCAATGTTATATGAATTTAGTAGTTCCTCAAATCCTTCTTCACCAATAGCTTTTAGGAACTCTTCATCGTAGTTATTTATTAGTTTTACTAGATCAACTACACCATTAACAGTAATTAGTTTATCTACTCTACTAACAAAGTAATCTTTTACTGTTTCTACAAAATCAGGTTTAAGATGAGTTTCAAGATATGCACTCACTTCATCTATAGGCATTTCCCCATATTCAAATACAAAGGCAATTCGACCTGGTCTATCTCTGAAGTACTGACTAAATCTCATGTTATTAGATGTTAGTAAGAATAGAGCAGAAGACTTGTAGTCTGGTTCCAGCAGCTTTAGGAAATGGATTGTTTTGTTATCAATAGATTCATCGTCATCATACATAGATGAGTTAATGATTTTCTCAAATTCGTCAATATAAACAATGAATTGTTGATTGACATCAGACAACTGTCTGATACAATCTCCTAGATCAGCAAGATTAGTTGTATTAGTAACAACAATTACAGGATGTTGACTAGTTGCAATAATGTATTTACAGATAGTTGTTTTGCCTGATCCTGCTACTCCATTAAATAGAACAGCCATAGTTTTTCCAACTTCTTTATGTTTCTGCCAAGACTGTTCAACAATTGCAGAACGTAATTTGATTTTGTCTTCCTGATATAGAGAATCTGGTAATGTTGGCGGAGAGATTGGCTTTAGGCTGTATGGTCGACCAGTCATTGGATCACTGTTTACAAACTTGTATACAGTATTATCTTCGAGTCCGTTTGTATTTGGTAACGCTGGTTTATTCAAGAAGTAAACTTCACCTGATGCATCCTTTTGCCAAGCTACCGTATTTTGAGTATTTTCCATTTTTAAATTGAATTGATAATAGTGTTTATTATATACTTAATCTCAGATTCAGTTGGAATATATCCCATATCACAACCACCTTTCATAAATAGCTTAGAATGAATAATATTATTAGTATTATCTCTAATTACTTCAATAGAAAAAGATTTAGGATCTTTTATTCCATTAACAATCAGATCAAAACTAATAATATTATTCAATATTTTTGTTATCTTTACTTCAAGTTTGTTCATTCTACACTAACAAAGCTAGCTGTAAATGGACCAATTGGATTTGGAGTTGAAATGCCATTGTACTTCGTATAAGATAGTTCTATGACATAATTGCCATTAGCCCAAGTATTAAAGTTATTAGCCCTATTTACTACTTTGTATTCAACTTCCCACTCTAAGTCTGACAATTTATCATAGATAGTTAGAGTTCCTGTAGTGAGAGAAGACGGAACAGCTTTCCAACTTAATTCATATGGACCAATACCTCTAAATGGGGACTCTGCAGGTAATCTAGTAACTAATCTTTTATTATCAATATAGTCGTATCCAATTTGGAATATAACATTTGATCTATTCTTGTAATAGTCTTCTTCAACGTCCCTATATTCCTCTCCAGGAATCCAGCATAACTGCACTGATTTTTTCTCATTTCTTGGTGTAGGTCTATTTCCAACACCTCTGTATTCAATAGTACCTCTGCTAAAAATACTGTCGTGAGTATTTAATACACTTCGATCAGCGCTATCGTTAAGCACAAACTCTTCAGATGGGTCGTTACAGCTTGTAAACAGTGATACAATAACAAATAGTGAAAATAACAATAATGCTTTGAATGGTTTCATAGTGTTTTTAAAATTAAAAGTTTAACAAATTGATACAAATAAAACTTACTCTGCAATATCTACTACATTCTGTGGAGAAACACTTTCTGGTTCTTGTTTAGAATCAAAGATTCTTTGCTTGAATTCCTCAGACATTTCATTAACTTCTTTTAGATCGAATCCTAGTTCATGTAATCTACTCCCATATAAGTCGACTACACTTGGAAACATGATAAAATATATTAATAATAAAAATAGAATGTTATAGATATAAGCTAGTAAACATAAAATAATAATAAGTAGGATAGACCCAAATAATGGAGCCATAGCTATATAATAAGCTATCCTTGACTTCTTTTTGATAGACTCTTCTGTTTCAGAATCTGATATAAGTATACTATATTGTACGTGGGCGTGGTTATTTTTAATAACTTTAAAGCTTCTTGATGTATTATCTAGTAATACATTCTCGTCGAAACTAGCTTTAAATATACTGTTTATGTGAATAGTTGGAAATGTACAATATTTAAAATAGTACGCTACTACAGCAAATATCCAATGACATATTTCATGATATATCATTAAAGGTAGTTGAACCACATAAGCAAATACATTTAAAATTAATATCTCTAGCTTTATAGAAAATTTTACCATATTATTTACTATGATATTAATAAACAAATAAATACTGTATTTGCTATTACATATTATCAGCGATATAATCTACCTTCTCACGAATTGGACTAATTGAAGCTTCCATCACAGTTCCAAAAGCATTGAATAACTTCTTCTCTGGTGTCTCAGTCATGTCTTTTGTAGCAGCAAGCTCCACTTGATCCAAATAACTTTCTAAACTAAAGTCAATATATTCTGCTTTGACTTCATTAGTTTCCTCAAACATCATATTAGCCTTTACAGATTCTATGATTTCTGCCATAAAAGCAGGAACAATATTTGAAGCTTCTATTCTCTTGCACACTGTATCTAGCTCTTCAGTATCAGGTAATTCATATTCATCACCAAAGCTTTTCATTATGAATTCCTTAGCAGTTTCAGCATCTAAGCCTTCCATATTAATAATACAGCCAATTCTTTTTCCTCTTAAGAATGTAGGCTCTATCATTTCAATGTGATTAGTAGTGAATATAGATATAACATTCATCTGCTTAGTGTCACCACCATCTAAAGTGTTCAAGATGTCCTGCATACTTGAATCTCTATCACCACGAGCTACTTGATCAATCAAATTTGTTATCTCTAAGGCTCTTTATCCTTAGATTCTGCAATTTTATATATAGTTGCAGTTCAGACTATATCTTTAACCTAATAATTAGGCAGTGTCCCGCTTTCGTGGGGAAATTTATAGCTACAGCTTTACCTGTTTAGCGTCATCCCTAGTCGTTTGGCATTTACACTTATTTCTAAGTGATTTAGCACAGGATTGTCTTGTATTAAGAGTTCCCCTGTTTAACGGAATTTAAAGAGAACTATGACCATATTTAATCCTCTAAGAACAAGATAATACCGTTGCCATTCTTATCCAAAGTTTGGCATAAGCGCAAAGTTTCAGCAAGAATTGTTGGATCTTTAAGATAGATAAATGACCAGCCTTTATCAATCGCTTCTTTAGCTAATTTAAATGCAAGTAATGATTTTCCTGTCGTTTCATTCAAAGAAGTTCGCTACACTTCCCCCGTTTATCAGCTTGCTCTGACAACTGCTGTATATTTCTATACAGACTAGACTATATCTTCATCCTTCTATAATTTATAAAAGGATGCGCACCGTTTCCTTTACCAATAGCTTGTAAAGTACTCCCATTTCAGGGATAGTCGTTGAACCGATAACTTACTTTAATAAGTTACCATTGGCTGCTGATTGTCCAATCCTATTAATTTTCAAACATTCATACAATCTCACGACTGTATTGTAGTTTAATAGGCTCTAAGGATATCCCAGCAATTAGATGCGTCCACTCAACAAATTACTTCATTGAGGGGCTTCCTATATTCTACATAATTCAAATTATCAAAGTGTTTGTTTACGAATTTATCTAATTGTTCTTGTTTGAAGCCTCCTTGTAATCCAACTAGCTTTGCTAATTGTTGTTTAGTCTCAAACTTTAAGATCTCATTATCTAAATAGACTATAACTCCAGTGTTGTAATAGGTAGACTGTTTCCACTTACCTTCACATTTTACCTTGTATCTATTGCCATACTTAAGGTTAATAGGAGCTAATACGTTCTTTAGATTGCTTCCAGTAGTACTTATATCTAGAAAATCACACATGTCTTTTCTAGATGGAAAGCTATAAATCTTATTAGTTAAAGTATCTAACAGTTCAGTTTCAACATAATGAGGATGAGAATAATTATTTAAATCTAACATTTTATCTACTTTTTCTCTAGAGAATTGGTAACCTTTTGCAGATTTAATCTCTCCTCTTAAACATTTAGATATTGTTCCAGGATATATTCCAAGCTCTTTAGCAGTATCCTTAACTAATCCTCCTTCTTTTATAAAGTTCCCAGAATAGTCATAGATATAAAGCTTTTTAGCTAGAAGCTTACTAGCAGATTTATCGCCTTCAGAAGTGAATTTACCTTCATCTACGATACAGTTAGTAAGTTTATGCTTTTCTCTATACTTGAAGATTAATTCAGTCTCCATTTTAGCTGCCTCTTCTCTAGTATTAAATGAAGCTAACAATCTAATATATGGTTTGCTATTAACCTTTAATATGGATTTTATCCAGTTATTCTTATAAGTATTTTTAGTTCTGCCTGCTCTTGCTTCTGATATATGGCTTATAAGACGTTTTTCTATTTTAGATTTAGTTATACCAACATATCTTACTTTCAAAGTAAAAGGGTCGACTAAACAGTACACTTTGTAATTTTTCATTTTATTTAGTTGTAATAGTTATATAAAGTTTATTGTCTTATTTAACTACTATAACTAAATAAAAGTTGCATTATGCAGAAAAGGGTTCACCATATCTTCCACTAAATAAGACCCCGTATTTAAGTGGGATGCCTTTAGCTTTGCATTCTTCAGGGTTTCTAATTCTTCCAAGTAAAGGACGAAGATTGAATTGAACCTTAGTGGAAATCACCATTAGCTCTTTGTCTATGTTGCTTAGATTAAGCGCTTTAGGGGTAAAGTTCCCATCTAATTCAATAGCCATATCTTTATAGATAGACTCCGTATTTAGAAGCTGCTTTGTACGATTGATAATTTGATCCATCAATGGACTGAATTTGTGTTGACATGAACCAGTTACGAACAACTCTCTATTTCTAAAGTTGTAACCAATGTTTATGTTTGCATCCTCTCCCATATCAGGTAGGTTAATAGCACCATAAATTACTTTCTTTCTAACTCCGTTAGCTAGTTCGATATCTAGAGTTTCCACATTTCTAGTGCCTCCAGAAGGGTTCTTCTCTATTTTAGCTGGAGAAGCGCCAACAAGCTCTTCAATAGCTCTATTCAGTTGATATACTCCATCATCTCTAAAGCATTTGACAGTATAATTAACATCTACCATTGTATCTGCTAATGCTATTTCATTCTTTAAGTAAGACAAAATCTCCTTGTATGACTTAGGACCCTGTCCTAAATCAACGAGCTTTCTCTTTTGTTCTTGCTCCCATCCAGATATAGCATCTATTACTGATGATGCTGTTGATTCCTGTTTAACTTTCGCTAGTGCTACTTTCGACTTTGACATAATTCTTGAGGGTTTTAATTAACTGTGTTGCAACTTCAGTACTTATCTTAATACAACCAATTTCTATCAACATTGGAGTTTTCCTAACAGTGATATCTAAATACTCAGTACTAGAATTATATACAGATGAATCTTCTCCTAACATTCTTTCTTCTACATCTACACTCTTTAGAGCTCTGATATTAAATCTATCAAAATCGCATGTATACGCTTCGATAAGATCGTGATAGTCTAATATCAGAGTTTTACAATATACAAGATTTTGTGTCGGGTTGAAGAATACTTTGTTTCCATTAGCTTCTCCTACTTCAAACATAATTAATTATTAGTGGTAGTGTACATATTATACATAATTCTTATACTTACGTACCATATAATTTCTACAAGACATGTAATTGATATAAGCAATCCTACATTACTATATAAATACACGCAGGTCATAATTACCATATGAACTATTAGGGATGTTACAGCAGTAACAGATATTTCCTTAGTTCCTATATCTGATAAGAACTTACTCCTACTTATGTACTTGCTAATTACATCGGATACTTCACGTAATTTCCTACTATTTTCTTTAGTTTCTGGTAGAGCATATACATATAGGTATCTAACTAGATATATCATAAGTGGGAAATACATTACTAACATTGTAGATATAAATAGCATAGCAACATAAGTAAGCTCGTATCTATGAAATAGATAGTTACTAGGATTGCCTAACTGACTAAAGCTACCTATTGCTACTATTATAAAAATAATATCAAATATTAGCCTTAACGTGCTCGAATTCTTCATGATTGTTTAGTTTTTTATATATTGATACACAATTATTTATATATTGTTTTGGAAGATTACTTTCCAGATGAGTTCTTATCGAGCTATTGTTTGCATATAGATCACCAACAACACATCCATGAACTTGTCTCAAATGAGAGACAATATCCTCAAATGGAATATTCCATACAGACTCAAAGAACCATTTATCTGATTCATCATTAGGTCCATATAAATCTATTAGGATACTGTACCAACTAACTTTAGTAGACTCTCCAGTTAGTTCAAACAAATAATCATCTTGAAACGCTTCTTTTACAGGGAATATAGTATTTCCTCTTGAGTCAAAGTATGTAGTCTTCCACTTAAGACTAGAATCAATAAAGTCGGCACCAACTACAATAAAGTCTCTGTTCTTTAAAGACTTTTCATCTAGTCGTTCTAATTTAGCTTTTATTGATTGTATGATTTTTATTGGTAATTTGCGGGTGTTTACAACTTCTGTTGTGAAGATACCTCCTATACCTTGGAAGAATCCCTTATATTTTTCAGATCGAGTTATCTTAGCAAGACCAAAGAAGTTCTTCTTGCTTAGAATAGAGTAAGGATAAATAGCTACTAGAGCATTATTCATCGCATATATTAGAGTTACTTTAGTGTGTAACTTTCTTAAAGTGGTTGACATAATAATAAAATTAAATATGAGTTTATTAAATTAGACAGCAGGTTTGATATAGGCTTTACCAGAGTATTTTACTCCTAATATATGAGATATATCAGACATACAGTAGTAATCTGCTAACGCAGCACCAGGCTTCATTATCTTCCACACTTCTTTTATTAAAGAAGCATACTCCTCATTCCTTCTTATAGGTCTGTATAAATAGATAATATCTTGTTGAGCTATAATATCTTTATTCTTTTTGGATAGATTAAGAAGGTTACCGTAACTAGTATCGATTCTTTTACTTAAAGTTTTCAATATCTTCAGTAAGTTTCTATCGTAATCAATACCAGTCAATTTAAGATATGTATTAGTAGGTCTAACTTGTTCTAGATATAATAGTATCGGACTAATGCCACAACCCAAATCAATAATATTTAAATTTACTTGTGGAGTACTCCAATCTTTTGCGCAGTAAGATTCAATTAGATTGAAAAGTTGTGATGCAAGGTAATCTTCAGATGGAACAAAAGCATAACTAATACCATCTAACTTTACAATCCTTTTCCCCTTCAAATACACAGTAGTTTCCTGTAGATTTGAAATACTTCTTTCTCTTTTCTTCTGATATTGCATCTCTATAGTTGTTCACTATGTTGTATATAGATTTATACGCTTCTATATTAAAAATCTTTGACATAATAAATGAAAGTTAAATATTAAAAATAATAAATCAAGAGACATTTTCCTTCCGATGTGTCTACCATTCCACCATTGACTACTAAGTAGTCAAGAAGGATTCGAACCTTCACGTCTTATGACCTCGGTTTGTAATAGGATTATTGCTGTTAGTCTCTTTTTAGTATTCATCTTAATATAGCATGATACAAAGTTTTACTGGTGTGGGTGCTACCATAAACTATATCAAGATGAATGGGTGAACATTGTTCATTTTTATTAGATTAAATTGTTGCTGTACCACACCAAATTTTATCTTTACACTTCCAAGTAATTAAATATTTCTTGATTCATTACATCTAGGAACATCTCTTCACTTGTCTGTGGTGTACCTTTTTGTCCTTCCACTCCAGTAAGGAAAGCTAGAATTGCTGGATCTAAACCAGATATGTGTATCAAATTGGAAGTATCTGCAAATCCTTCAAATTTTCTAGGTGTTGCTCTGCCGTAATAACTATTTGGCATATCCCACAACACAACTTTGAAGTTATCTACATACTCTTTACTAAATCCATATCTAGCAAGCTTTTTCTTTAGCGTTACAAAATTAGTGTCATTTCCAGTTCTGTTAAATTCTCCCATTTATGTTAGCTTACTATTTCTAGTAAGATCGGACTATACCTTTATCCTCTCATATTCAAGGATAGCTGATTGTAGTCTCTGAACCTTTACCTCTATATAATTATCAAAAACAATTTTCTTTCTCTTAAAGAAACAATCCTCATTTACATCTTTATACATATAAGAATAAAGAGGTAGACTTCTAGTTTTATTGTATAATTTTATATTCCAACAATTAGATGCTGTTCTTGTATCTTTATACAATAATTTTGCAGAGCTTTCATATAAATTTACTTTATCTAGTAAAGCTTTTAGAAAGTCATGAGAACCAGAGAATGTTACATTTAAACTCACATCTTCAGTTCTATTCTTTGCTAAGAAGACGCTACCATCCCCATCAAAGAAACCTCTTACAAAGTGATGGAATAAATTATCTGGTATATTAGGAATGTTTTCATTAAATGTTTTGTTTGGTAGTACTCCAAGATTAGCTAAATCATCACATATTTTTTGTGAAGTTATATCTAGTCTATATGAAGTCTTTTGAGAATATCTAGATTTATTTTTACTGTTATCAATAGTATAAATCTTCTTATTTGTTTCAAGATATTTAGCAAATACTTCTAACGGCTCTTTATCAATGAGACCAAGCTTTAAAACTTGCTGTCTATTTGGTAATTTCTTGCTTATATTACCATCTGCAACTGTAAGCCCTAGAAAATATGCTTTATCTTGAGTGTCTATAATCTCAAAATAGGATTCATTTAATGTGTATAGTCTCTTTTTCATAATATTTTTATGAAAATAAACTACTAAATTAGTAAAATTGTTTTAATATAAAGGTACTTGGCTGCGGATTTTCTCCATGTATTATTCTTTTTTACTATACCTTAATGATTAGTTAAGCCACAATCTATATTACTATGATTGTTTAGTAGAATAATCTTTTGAAGAGTTCCCCGTCAATTTACAGCATTTTACACGTACATTACTATACGAGGTGACAGTTGAATTTATCACTAAAACATACTATACCATTAGGCATATCATTTTCTGAGACTCCTTTTTCTAGCATACGTCCAAAGTGATCTGCTACAGATATAAAATCAGTCGCAGAAAACTTACTAGAGTTCTCATTACATAACTGATCAACTGGATTATCACCTTTCCATTGTTTCATAACAGTACCATCATTAAACTCAAGATAACATCCACTAAATGGACCTTCTAAAAGATAACTTAGGTATAGTGTCATAACTTTACCAACAAGATATGAAGACACAGTGGTTCCAATTACAGGACTTGTCATAGATCCTGAAGTATCCAATACACCTATGAATCTATTGCCACCTCCAATCATACCATCTTTAGCAGTCTCTATAATACCATAAAACTGCTTATTCATAGTCTCGATCTGATAAGACTTCAAATGTCGTTTAGACATAATAGTACTATTACCAAGCTGTTTGAATATCTCATATGGGTATCCTGTAAACTTTAAGATTGGCTTAGCTGCCATCCATGCTTCATATCTTTCCTCTAGCCCTTGATTTTGTAAGAATGCAGTTTTCTTTGTGAGAATATCAAGAGCCTTACCATGAATGCTAGAGAAATCTATCAATTCAAACTTACGTTGACTTATGAGTTTCTGCCATTCGTGAGCAGTTCCACTCTCTTTCAACTTACGATACTTTTTATATGTACTTCCTTCATCTTTATTCCCAAAGATCAAAGATGCTATCCACTTACCTATAATATTTCTAGATTTACTTCTAGCTGTCTTACAATTCTTATTAGTTCTAATTGTTGGCAAATACTTTTTGAGTAATTGTACTGTGTTCGGATTAGATAATCCACTTAGTATTAAACTAGCAAATTTATCCCAATCAAGAACTCTTGAGTCCCATCCATTTTCAAGATCATTTTCTAGTATTTGAAATATATCTTTCCAGCATCCAACAGAAACAAATACAGTAACATTTTTCCAGAATGTCTCTGGATGGTTTCTAGCCAACCATACCATCCTATAGATTCCTTCATGTTTTAGTCCTTGACCACGTTGCGTACCAATAGTTTTGTTACCATTGAACAATTGTACTTGTCTAGTTATCATTCTAGTATATAGTATGATTCGTAGAGTAAGTAACTTGTCTTGGCTCCATAGCAAGTCCATAGTTTTAGCTATGTCATTATAAGTTCTTTGCTCTTTGTACGAACTCATCTTGCCAAAATCATCAACAAAGTCAGACCCTGTAGTTGAGAGCTTTATTGCTCCATTACCTGATAATACTTCACTGGACACTTCCATTGAAGCTCTAATGAAAGGATTCTCATATGTTTGTAATGCAGACTTCAATTCCGCAGAAGCGAAAGAGTCAGATGTTTGATCAATAGGTTTTTTGCTGTTTAACATCTTATTGTTTTTTAGTTTTTACTTTAACAATTATATTAAATTGAATTGCCACTCTATTGGCTTTACTTTCCTAAAAGCTTCTTCCAAAGTTTCTAATTCTTCTGGAGTGCAATATATTTTTATCTTGCCGTTCCAGCTATCAGAATAATCTCTATTTTGTACTTTGTCTTTTAACTCTTTAGGCAACAATTTGAATAACTTAACTATAGTTTCTATATCTGTACACTTTTCAAATACATACATTGTTTCTGCTAGAAACTTCTCTTTTTCTAATTTAGCAAGTTCCCATTGTTTCTCAGCTTCTACATAACATTTATACGCAATATTTATATTAAATTCAAGCTCTTTTAATTTTTCTTCTGTTTGCATATTATGTAATGATACTTTGTAAAAACAGGACGCATTCACACTTTCATAGTTTGTTTATAATTGCTGTTAGCGTCCTTATACAGAAGGCATCCATGGTTAAGCTTCATTGCAGATAAAGGCTCCTATAGATATTTGCTGTTAGCCTTCTTATCAAGATACGATTGGTTTCCATTCTAGATAGAAAAAGTTGCTGTATGTATCTTATAGATTTAACAGAGTGAGTTGGTTTCAAAACATAAATTTGATTTTGGATTTGCTGATCTCACTCTTATCAAGATATGATTTTACTTCAGTATAAGTTGTTATTGCTGTTCATATCTTTATATCAGAATACTCTTACATTTCAAAGTAATTAGGATTGCTGTTAGTATTCTTACAAGACTCTATTTTATTATTTAGAAGTAATAATTTTAATTTGCTGTATGAGTCTTTATCAGTGCACGTTCTCTGTATAAGAATAGTTGCTGTTTGTGCACTTGAATTAATTATACTTGTCTTTTAAATACTTTAATCCCCATAATAAGGTTCCAATGTCTTCATCAATATACTCAACATTTAATTTACCATTGCTATCAACAACAATAAAATCTGCTTTTATTCTATTAAAATGTATGCTTGATCTAAAATCACAATTATATTCATCAGCAACCTTAGCCCAAAATTGGTGACCTTCTTTAGTCTTGCTCCAACTAAATGCTGAGGATATTCCTGGGTTTGTATCCCGACTATTAGAAGAAGCATAGTTTTCTCTTCTGTCTTTAGCTAACATCTTTAAATAGTGTGGTAGATCTTCTATTTTTATGCATTTATGCGGAACATCAGCTAAATTACTGAGACATGTACGTAATATTTCTTTATTAGTCATTGTATAAGTATTTTAGCCATACTGTAGACCAGAAAGATTTAGCTATTTCTTTATCTACCCTAACCAAATCATTACCATCATAAATATACGGGAATGCACCATCCATTAAGTTTTTCATACTAAAGCACTGTAATGTTGCCAACGGTTTTTTATGTAGACAGTTTTTAGTAGCTTTACTAGAGTGACCAGGGAGAGCATCTATTATTCTTCCCAGGGAATAATCAACAAATGATGCTACTCCCACATGAGAGAAGTAACTATCTCTTAAACCAAGAGCAATATCTTTTAGAGTACTTGGTAATTGAGATATATAAACCGATTGCATAATCTCATTTATGTCTATTTTTTTCTTTTTCATTATCTAAAATGTATAGAGTTATCATCAAACTTACTAGATGTAGGACTATACCTACTCCTATATAATGAGATATGTCTAATAAGTATATATGATATGTTATAGCAATTAGGAGGTATAGTAGAATAAAGAATAATTTATTTAGTCTGGAATCTTTACCAAATGCAGCAGCCAAGAAACAGGTTAGTATACTAAGAGCTGAAAAACTAAATAGCTCGTTTGTAATACTATCATAATTTACAATTTGTAATTGTATAAATGAGATCCTAGCTATTAGCTCAATACTTAATCCTATTACAAACATTCTCATTTGTATAGCAGCTAATTTTTCAAACATATATTTTTATATTTGTAGAGTATAGACAACTAAATAATTATCTATACTCTAGATTATTTATTCTATTACTATTCCTAAGGTATTGAGACCCAAGTACCTGTAAAACTCATACTCACTAGGAGTAACAGCATATACATATCCTTGATCATCTTCCTTTACTACACTGATTATGACCTCTTCCTTATATATAGTCTGATTTTTATTTATTCTATCCATTAGACTAGCCCAATTACTATTAGGTTTAAAGTGCATAGTGAATCTAACTGACCTAGTTTCTTCAGTGTAGAATAAAACTTGAATAGATGAATCAGCACTAATAATGGTATAAGGAATATTTGGATCGTCCTTAGCTGAGCAACTGAATGCAAAGCTTAATAAACATAAAAAGCAAGCAAAAATCTGAAAGGTTTCATAGTATTTTGTAATTATGATTTACTTATTTTCTTAAAAGTAAAGGTGAGCTACCAGATCCAAATTGTAGAACATTATTAGATCCATAAGGAGATACTCCTTTCTTAGCCCACTCTCTTTCTGTTTCAGCCCTATATAACTCTAAGTATCTTGGGTCACTTAGCAATTCTTTAGTCTTACTATCAAACTTTGCTGCTTCGTATTCTCCTTTAGCTCTAGCTACTTCAGAGTCTGCATCTCCTTTGGCTTTAGCAATCCTAGCTTGAGCTAGAGCAACTTGTTCAGCTTCTTTCTTAGATGCTAGCTCATTCCTACCTAGTTGAACAGCTGTTTCCTCTGCAAGCTTAGACACAGAATTTGGGATGTCTACATCTGTCATTTGTAATCGCTTGAACTCAATAAAGAATTCTGGTAACTCTGAAGCAATTAGCTTACTAAGCTTTTGTTCAGCTTCATTCCTCTTAGTTATATTCAACTCAACAGCAGAGTATTGAGGTATGACTTCTTTACAAGCAGACTTTACAGTCTTAACCAATTTAGTTTGATAGTCACTAATCTTTACATGAAGAAGATTTACCTTATCTGGATCCAAATTATAATCCAATGACACTTCAACTTGTGTAAGCATATTATTGATATCATTGAATTCAAATTTCTCCACTAGTGTTTGTTCTCGAACATCATATTCGACCATATTCGCACCGAATAAGAACTCAATTCCTCCAGTGATTCCTTCAGGGTAAACTTGAGTTGTGTCTGTCTCACCTCCAAAGCTGACTTTGACCCCTTTATGTCCAGAGTCTACACTAGTGCAGCTGATTAGCGTAGTTATAAAAAACAAAACAGATAATAATTTAAAGATGTTAAATTTCATAAAATTAATAATTAGTGATTGACGATTAATTAAAATTACCTATAATATACATTAGTGTACCCAAATATATTAGTACTGACAACTTTGGTAAGCTTTTTCACCTTTAGTTGTTTGTTTCTATCTCTATTATATTTAGATAGTAATATATCAAGTTCTTCTTGAGACATTACTACGATAGAGTTCTCATTGACTTTAACTCTAGAAGATACCTTGTATGAGTAAGCTCTTTTATAAACTGGAACTGCAATATACTGAGGAACCTTATCTATATATGGAATCTGAACAGTTTTATACTTTGGTTCTTTTTCTGTATAATTAACTGTTTTATATTTATCTTCACATTTTTTCTCATATACAGTTTTGGGAACCTGTTTAGTTTTTCCTGGGATAACAATGTCACTACACTTCTTAAATTTCTGGAATGTAAACTAATGTAAGTATGTTGCTAGTAGCTATAACTTTACATTCTTTACCTACATTAGAAATATCATTCCATATACAAGCCCAATTTATAGTAGTGTCTTTATCAAACTCCAAAAGTTCAGACGTTTTAAAATCAGAAGCTGGAATAGTACTTAGAATCTTATCTAGTACATAATCAAGAAAGTTTGATACTTCCTTTATGAAATCTTCTGACTTTTCATTTCCAGATTTAAGTTTAAACTCAATATCTTTAATGATTATATTCATAAATAATTATGTTTATAGTTGATTACGATTTTAATATTACAATTTCCTTATTTATCCGCTTGATATCACTATCAGTTAAAGGAATTTGCTTGTTTGTTTTCTTTTCCGTTTTAGTGCCAGCTTTTAACTGATTTTCTAATCTAATTAAGGCGCCTGCACGACGTTGTTGTTTTTGATTACTCATTTTGTTTTTAATTAGAATTATTACAAATAAATCAAGAATAGATATCAATCACTATCTTTTTCATTATTACCTATTCTCAATACCCAATAATATAAAAATAGAAAGGCTAAGATTCCAAAGCCTGTACCACTAGCAATACTTAATAGGATTCCATTACCTTTGATTAGGAACGCAACAGTACCCATTACTGCCAAGGGTATACTCAAAGTTAGAGCTGTACGTAATGTGTTATATGTCATCTTTTGTTTGATTTTGGTGAATACATTCTTTTATTTTAGATAAATGGAATTGTCTTTGTTCTTCATTATCAAATTCCCCTTGAAATCCATCATTAAAATCAAATGAATAGACTACTTTACCACCAAAAGGCATTTCACATTTCAGTGAACCATAACGTAACCTTATATAAGCTATACGACTTTGCTTTCCTAGATTAAGATTATATGCTTCCTCTGATTCATAGACATCATATTGTTCTGGACAAGCAAGACTTGTTTGTTTAAGGAAATAGTTTGGCGTATTACTTTTTAGTCTTTCTGAACTAGCAGTAGCAATATCAATAATAGATTTAATTCCTTCTGATAACCTTTTATTAAATTCATTAGAACTGATTTCTTTAAGTTCTTGTAATTTAAAGAAAGGAACAAACTCATAATCAATAGAATGTATTTCATACACGTCTTGCTCATCTCTAGAAAATAACATTCTTATAACTTTAAATGCTGGATTTGTCTGTAATACCACATGTCCAGTCCCTATATTTATAATTTTGTATATTGTTACATCAACTGATTTCCCCTCATCTTGATAGTCTTCATCAGAAAAGCATTTACCTATATAGGACTTAAAGTCTATGTTCTTGAACTTTTCTTCAGCTATCTTAGAACTAATCTTTACTATCTTAGCATTAATACTTCTGGCTTCTTTTCTAGCCTGCTTAAGTTCTTCAGTCAGCTCATCAAGAGATTTTTTGTTTTCTTCCATTGTGTTTATATTTTTTCCAACTTACTTACATCAATTTTATTAATAGCTCTGTCGTATCTCTCTTGAAGTAATACTTTTATTTCTTCTATTTCTTCATCTAGCAAGAATTCTGGTTGTCGATCATTCACTAATAATCTAGATAGTTCTTTAGATTTAATTGTACCATGCTCGAGATAATAAACTTCTTTATTCTCTGCAAAACTCCAACGCTTAAATAATACTGGAAAGATAGGCTTCTCTTTAGCTTTATCTATCCTTTCTAATATATCTGAAAGTGTTAATACTGTACATACAAATACAAATATAAAATGTAATATAATTGCCCAATTTACAGTGGATAGTAACATGGCTATAGTATTTATTACTGCGCCACACACAGTAGCAATTAATGGACCTAATGGTTCCTTTTTATACTCATCTGGATAGTAGTTTACCGTGAGTTCAGATTTGTTTAACATATTAAATAGGTTAATAGAATAAATAAAATAGGGTATAAGAATATACCCAATAAAATATGCAATAATGTTTTCATTTCAATTGTTTATAATGTTCCTATTACTCCCCTTTTACAATGTGTTACAATATATACATCTCTTTCTTCTTTACTATTAAAGAATAATGTATATTGATTATTACCAAGTTCTTTATGAGGAGTTTTTAGAACTTTGTTTCTTCTTCTTTTAGAAACATTTGGTAATATCTTTAAAGTTAATTCGTACATCAGCTATTACCTCTAGTTACAATCAACTCACTGTTCACAGATACTTCCTCTTTATAGAGATTATAAACTATTAAGCTTTGAAATACATCTAGTGTAGTATGATCTTTAACAAGAATAACACTAATTAGTATTTCGTTGTTCTCGCTAGTACCTCTCTTAACAGAAGTTACTTTATAGATTGGTTTTGGTTTATTCTTAAACTTTTCTTTCAATCTACTATTAAATTCACTAAGTAAGAGTCCCTCACTCATGTGTAAATCTTGTAATGTTAGTAAGCTTAACACTAGTTCACTTAGTTCTTTCATGTTTATTTATATTTAAAAGTTAAAGGTAGACAGTAGTTGTCTATTGTCTACCTAAAAGCAAAGATCAAGAGATACCAAGCATTCTAACTCCATCATCTATGGTAGAGTTAATTGTTATTGGTCTGTTAGAAGATATTGTAGCATCTATAATGCGAGCTAGCTCAAGTAAATTGTCCTGATTATCATCAGATTCAATAACAAATCCCATACTTGATCTATTTAGTACAATTAATCCTTTGTCAGAAGGAGTAACTAGAACAATAGACTTTAAAGGTATCTGAATAGCTGGTTCTTGATCACAAACAATTGTTAAATACATAATATTAAAAATTAAGAGTTGAAGATTGAATTAAATAATAAATCTGTCTGGAATAGCGTATATAGCACTAAATATTTCAGATCGTATATGAGTCAAAACATTTACCATAAATAAATCTATAGTGTATTGATTCCATACAGCATCATCTATATTTACTAATATAGTATCTCCAGATATTAGCTTTTTATTTAAAATTAATTGCTTATTCGTTCTGTATATCTTGGAAGTGCTCAGTTCAGTGTAAAGCGTATGGTTATGACTACAATAGTTATCTATAAGCTTTATAAGATTATGAGCGTTAATAAAAGTGATCTTATTAGTTAAGATAGATTTCTCAATTCTACATATAACTTTGAATATATCTATCTCTTCTTCAATTGTTGAAGCTTTAAGATCTTTCAGAAATTGAAATATGAAATCTCTACTGACTTCTGATAATCCTAATACAGCTACAACAGTATTAGCAGTTTCTACTTCTTCTGTATATATAATAATAGGTTGATCATCAGATTGATTTGTTGCTGCTTCGGCAACTAACACATTTTCCATTTCAGGCTTTTGAGTATTCTCAACTGCCTCTTTGGATTCTTCAAGTTGTTCTTTTAGTTTCATGAAAAGATAAATTAAAATTGTTTTCGTGAGAATAAATCAAAGTCTTTGATAGACATTAATTTATTTAGTGCACTAGTCAGTATATTTAAAGTACCACTATTTCTCAGTACACTATATAGCTCTTTTATCTTAATAAATAAAGCTATCTTAGCCTCATAAGAAATGTGATCTAAGTTACAGTCGTTAGCTATCATATTGATAAGTGAATCTTCAAAAGTATCTGTTTGCTTATCGTATAATAGTTGTATATCGTCAAAAGATATATTATCTATACTTATATCTTTATTAGATAAATGAAGCTCTACTAGGACAGCTTTGTCTTGATGAGACAGTCGTCTCCACCAATCTCTTACAACATTAACTTCTTCTAAATTGTAATCAATTATTGTAAATTCTTCAGGTGAATTATCTACTAGAGAATCTAACCATTTGAATTGTTCAGGAGTACTTGCAAGACATCTAGATTCAAGTTCACGAATCCACGTACCAACACTTGTACCATTGACTACCATATACTCACATACTTTACCAGCTAATGCTTTACGTGATATAGCTTTTAGTATCATGCGCTTATGTATTTTATTTTGTTAAAAATTTTAGTGAATCTATTGACAAGAAATTCTGGTATTCCATCAGTGATGACAATATCTACTTGTCCGCCTTCAAATGAACTAAAAGATTGATTCTTCTCATTCAATTGGTTCAACATATGCTTAATAGTAGCTCCACTCTCTACAAAATCATCAACAATTACATTGTGATCATCAGTATAGATGCTGTAATGTTTACTTTTATGACTTTCTTCAGTAACTTTATCTATATATAATATAGATAAATGCTTGTATCTTTTGAGAAAGAAGAACTTTTTAGTTTGTAAATAATGAACTATACCAGCAGCAATGATAGCACCACTACTTCCAGTACATATAAGTCGTAATTCACAATCTCTTTTAAGAAGTTTACTCTTAATATGCTTCTTTTTTAGAATTAAGATAGCTTCAGCCATTTTCTTAATTAGTGGAGCATTATGCTCTATATTTTTACCAACAGGATAATACATTCTGTTGATATTGTTATCTACGATTTCTGTCATTGTGCTAGAAGATTAAATTTGAGGATCATCATATTCTAATGGAGTTCGGATACATATAAAACGGTTAGGAGCTAGTCCCTCTAAAGAAATCTCCACAGTTTTACCTTCTGCTAATAATTTCTTAGCTAGAGTAATAATACTCATTACCTTTTTAGGAGAATCAGTTGTATCGTAGTAATGGTAGCTACCTTTAACACTAAATGTTATCCTGCCATTTGAGTAAGATATTGACTTAACATTCTTATTAGGTATGTTATGGATAGTATCTTTTGCTAGGTTATATAATACTAAGTAATTCATAGAGATAGTTATTTAGAGTGAATGAAAATCAGTTCTTTCATCAGGAATCGAACCTGATATTGGAGTGATAGCTCCCGTGTTACCATTACACTATGAAAGAAGCCATTACCTTAAACAATATATTTATATAAATCATTTAAGATTGTTTTTGCGCACGAATGTTTTGATTGTAATTTAAATCCAGATAATTGACCTTCAAATATACTTGAGCAGCCTAACTGCATAAGTTTACAAGATAGTCTATCATATCTTTGTTTGTTATTATTTATCCATACTTGTGGAAATAATATAGTTGCGGTATCTTTACTTCCTTTAACGATTACTTGATTTGAGTTCATAGTTTTGAAATTTTTGACTCTATAAAATCTTCAATGCATTGTAGACTAGAAGGTTTTAAATCTATTATAGAGAACTTCTGTCCTTTTATAGATATATCTCCTCCCCAAGCTTTGATATGTTTGCCACTTAGATTAATAAGAGTAATAGTTACATCTCTAGCTTCATCTATCTTAATAAATACATTGGGAAATTTATATAAGTAGCCTGTGAAACATAAAATTGTTGGACTAATCATTAGTTTCTAGTTATCACTTAGTCTTGATATTATAGACACTATTGCTTGTTTCTCAGACATAAGAAATAGTGTATTATCTTCTAACTCTGATAAGCTTTTTAGCCGCACTGTAGGACTGTTCTGTATATAAGATAGTTTATTCTCTTCAGTCTTAGGTACCAAATAGTAGCTTGTGTGAAGTAGGCTTTGCTTCTTAATACAATTATAATTAGTTGGAATAAGTACATACTTTACTCCCTCTAATGTGTTGTCTACTGCTACATCTTGAAATACCACAGGAACATTCTCCTGATCAAGAATAGTGTATTTATCAGTAGTTAATATTACAGCGGCTAATAATATTATAAGCCCAACGAGTATCAATCTTATTGATATCTTCATAATTAATTTATTATTAATAAGGTAATTAAATATACAATACTGCACAAAAGTGTAGTAAGGAATACTTTAATATATAAAGTATTGTGATTTGAGCCAGCACTTAGTATTCCTAATACTGACAAGATTACTAGACATACTGATGATTCTACTAACAATTCAAAGTAAACAAAACCAGTTGTTAGTACTATCAATGCTAGTATTAGATAGACAACAAAAGAATCTATTGATCTTGATCTTTTTAGATCTCTTATATCTTCTATTATTCTACTTCTAATTAAAGCATTTGATGCATCAATCATTTTTTGTCTAGCAGCTTCTTTTTGTTTTTGCTGCTGGTTTAGTTTATTAGCCATGACAGATAAATTTTACAGATTAGTACACAAATTAATATGAGTAGTTGTATAGCCGACAATTGCCTGAGATATTTAAATCCGACTTCTGTTGGACAATTATCATCCAATCTATTGTATTTTAGATATATTTCTTCATAGAAGAAGGCTATCACAAATTGAACTAGAAATAATCCCCAGTAAATTGTAAATAATCCTCCAACATACACCACAAAGAGTACAAAGTTAAAAGGCTTAAGATTATAACTAGTCCATTCAGGATTTAAAACCCAACATATTTCTACTATAATAGCTATCACTAGTAATAAATAGAATAACTCTTCCATTATTCTATACTATATATAACATAACCATAGCCATAGTCCTCATAATCAAGATTATAGAATATTACATAATCTCCATCTTCTTGATCATATTGTTCAGCTATGTTCATGATGTCCTTTAACTTGTTAGCATGGGTCAATCCCTTTACTTCAGTTAAAGTATTAGTACATATACTTGTATCACAAGCATTATCTACTTTATAGACTCCGTTAGCTATTAGCTTAACACTATCTTCATCAATGTTCAACTGCTTACGCAATTTGGTTTGTTTGATGCCTTGTCTTTTTATTGAGATATTTTTCAACATAATTAGTTAGATTTAATATTGCCAGTTCTTGTAGTTACTGAGCCTTTTATTGACCCACCTGCTTTGACATTCCCACTATTAGTGGTAACATTACCAGATATGTCCCCTTCAATAGCAACGTTACCACTTCTAGTTTCTACAGTTCCAACATTACCATTAACAGTTACATTAGTGGCTTTGAGATCAAGTACATCTACATTACCATTAATTATAACTGTAATATTATTGTTGTTTGTTGGGTTACCAGAAGCTAATTTTCCATCGATATATACATTACCATCTATAATAGATAGTGCTCCATCAGGATAGTCAACTCCATTAACGGTTATCATTGTTTTATATAATATGTTAGATGTGGATAATTTTTAGAAACATATAATTGTAATTTCAATCTATGCTTAAGTGGTAAGATAGATAAGTACCACTTTATAGTAGCTATTCTCTGAGAATCATCCTCACATTGATGAATATTTACAATAACAATTCTGTACATTGCATCATAATCTATCTTATGAGTTGGTACTTTTTCTACTTCCTTTGAGGCAGTATAAAGTGTTTGAGTTGTATCGTCTTGAGCTACAACCTTAGGAGCTACTAAAGACAACATTACAATTATTATAAATACTAGATTCTTTGTCATAATTAGTTTATTTGTTTAGCTTTTTGATAGTTTCATTATTCTGCTTGATATCCTTACGAACCTCTTCAGCAGCTTTTTGTAATTTGTCTATTGTCTCTTGATTAGAGTCAATAAACTTTTTAAGTTTTTTACTGTTCGTTTTTCTCTTCGGTTTTTTTGACGTCAAGTTTGTACTTTTGATCAAATTTACTCTTAGGCAGAAACCACTTATCCGCGCTATCAACCCAACCAAGGAATGTATTAAATACAATATAGCCTCCATCAGTATTATTATAGCTGATTGTACCATCTAAAGTATCTAATTCAAACTCTCCTTCTGGAGCAGGAATTACAGCAACAATGTTCTTTTCAGCTAATACTAATCCTCCAGGAAGATTTCTTTCTATAACTCTCCATCCTTTTGGATGCGTCATATTGCCTTGAACTATATGTGTACTATCGTCAGAGTTTAGGGCGAGCCAGCAACCATCATCAGCTCCTGTCTGAAGCTTCTTACTTGTACCATCAGGTAATTCCAAAGTGATTTTTTCTTTGATAAATTTGAAGTAACGGCTTTCCTGTTTAGGAATACCAGTCATATATCTTACGCTCATATTAATCTTAGTTTAGATTGGAAAGTGATTTATTAAGGTTGAATCTACTTAGCTCCTTATCTATATCAGCTATACTTTTCTCAAGTTCTAACTGCTTAGCAACTAATAGGAAATGTATATAGTGTTCCAACTTCTAATTCAGATATATCAATATCTTTACCGAAGATTATATCATACAATCTTGATTGAGATTCTGTGCAATCTTGTCTCAGTTTTCTGTAAAATTCTAAATTAACCTCAACAAATTTATTATATAATATAGATGACCATGCTGCTGCTAGTTTTGGTTTCTGTTCTACTGGTGCGGCATTAATAATGATTTGAGCATCTTGTTTACTTAATGTAAAAGGAAATCTGTGTGTATTATATACAGTACTACTGTTAGTCTTAAATAGATCAGCTACTTCTATTACTTCATAAGATTGATCGATGAAGTATTCCAAATCTGAATACTGACCTTCTACTATAAGATAACATGTCTTATTTTTATAATTTTGCCAGCTATCATGTTTTAAATACCTCTGCCCACCACTCCAAGTATAACCTTGTCTATCAGCTTCCTCTAGTAACATCTTAGCCTCTTCAAGAGTTTTTGCATGATAAGCAGTGTTACTTTTAAATATTATACCTGGCTTATGTATTATCTCTGAATTATATGTTTTGAAGAACACATCAAATCTTCTATATGTTATCACTTCCTCCCAGAAATCAAGTCCTTCTGTAGTAAAAGTCCAATCAAATCCTCCTTCTTGAGAGGTTGATTTTATATCTTTTTCAAATATTGTGATATCTTTTGTGCCTGTATGCTGTTCCTGATAGTAGAGCATCTTTTCTAGTATTACTTCAGGAAATCCAAAAATTTCTCCTTTATATGACATAGTAATTTAGATTTATTTCCATAAATATTTATCACATAGATAGTTTGTCACTACTATTGATGATATACTCTGGAGTATTAATCCCCAACCATTTACACAATAACCTGATGAAAATCCAGCTACTTGAATATTATCGTAACAGCTGTCACTTAAGATAATGAAGATAGTACTTATAATACCAATTACTATTATCAGTCCAAGTAACTTTACAACGATCTTGATAAACTCTGGTATATGTGCATGCTTGAAGCGTTCTACAATCTTGTATACCATAATACACAACAATGCCCCAAAAGTACCCATAACAGCACCAATCAATATATTTAAAATTATAGCGATGATTGTTCCCATAATTGTTTATGTTTTTGATTAATTTTATTAATAGCTTCATTTAAATACTCAATTTTAGAATTTGATGGATACCAACCTTTAATTAGGCTTATCATCATCCTATTCCTTTCATCCTCTAAGGTAGTGGACATAATACATAACTCACGCAACGATTTAATATTATCTATACTATCTAGAAACTTCATTTGCTCTGGCGTATACACTACTTTATTCTTAAGTTTAGTGTACTTAGACTTAACTCTTCTAAATAATAGATAATCTAAAGCTCCATCACATATAGCACACATGATACTATATATCATTACTTTAGAAGTTTAGAGTGAGCGCAGAGATCATATGATTTATAATGACAAACATCTATTAATCCTTTGTGATGTATATGCCTGACTACAATCTTAGTATCTTGATTGCCTTGCTTATAAGATATCTTTAAGACCTCAACCCCAAGAAATGATACTTGAGTAGGTTGTGTTACAATAAATACTAATGCTATAAGACTTAGCACGAAAGTTATAATTACTGTTCTCATAAAAATTAAGTTAAAGGAGATTCTTCATAAAGATAAGCTAGTTCATCAAGAACTATACATTCTTTATTTAATATTAATACAGATTCGCAATCCCAACCATATAGATTAGGTAAAGATAGGTGTGTTTCGGATAATCCATTAGTAGTAAGATGTACAGCATCATAATCTTTAGTCATACTCTCAAAGTCAAGACATTCTGCGAGCTTTATTCTTATTAGCATATTAAACATTCTTGATTGTTCAGAAATATCTTTAAGATTATACTTATCTAATAACTTTATTAAGTCAGAAAGGCAATCTATAGTACATATCTTACTATTCTCAGATAAGTTTAATTCAAAAGAATTTTCTTTCTCACAAGTTCTAAATGATGAGTCCTTACACCAGTCTTTCCACCCATACTTTGAATCTATTGGAGATGTCCACAATCCACCAATAGGTTTATTTACTATTGGTAAAGGTACATTCTTTATAGGTACAAACTTTTCATCTATAAATGATTTGCTTCCGTAATGTATTAATTTCATTTGTATGTTTTAAGAGAGTCCAAGGGGAATCGAACCCCTGCTTATTCACCTTATATCCTATCTAGAATAGGAAGGTTCTCTTTCTCCTGGGATTTGGAGCGTGCTACCACTACACTATAGACTCTTACCACTAGAACTTTGTACTATAGAAGTTGAATACTTCTTTAGCGACATCAATTAAATGACTATCGTTATTGTATACTCCACTAAAAACTATTTTTGGATTCTCGACTAAAGCAGTTTTAGGTATTGTACACATAGTATATGAAAAGAATCCCTCTCTATCAAACATTCTAGTATTTATAGGGATACTTAATACATCATCTTTAGACGTCAGTACTATTCCAATATGTTGATCCAATCTTTCCCCAACTATTACAGCATAATGCTTCAAGCCTTTAATATATACTATATCTCCAAACCCTAAATATTGAGGTACAAACATATATCCATGTTCATATACTCTAGCTTTGTAACTAGCCTCTTGTGTTACATCTTCAAAACTCTTATTCTTTTCTAGAATAGTTTCTATGTGAGTTAGAAAGTTAGTAACTATATTAGAGTGTATAGTATCTTTATCCAGCTTTTCTTGGAAATAATCTTGAATAAGATTTCTAAATTTCTTTACATTCATAATTTGAAAAGTTTATCAAACAACTTCTGACTACCTAATACCTTGTCAGCAGTATTGCTCATCAGATTGTAAAACGCAACATTTTAGTTCAATAGCCTACTAATCTTACTTAATGTTAGGAAGAGTGATTTCCAACCACTTAACGTTGACATGAATCTTCTATATTAAATAACTGTTCGCACGTCATCTTGAACTATTTTAGTACTGCTGAGCAGATTTACTACGTATTTATTTTTGTTTGCTGTAAGTTGTTTTATATAAAAATAATAAAGGGTACACTCAATAGAATGTACCTTTTATAAACTCGCATAACAAATATAAAAATAATTATTTTATAATATCTTATACAGTTATAATATACTTGGCAGTAATAGTGCTAAAATATAGATTATTCCTGCAATCATTCCTGCAATTATACTATTCCTTTTATTTTGAGTGGTAGCATAATATATTATAAAGCATGTACTATAATACATCACAGCTCCAATTAAAGATAATAATAATCACTGCTTTACTACTCTCCTTATTAATATAAGGCAATACTAATGAGATTGGGAGTGTTATTATATATCCAGTTGTATTACCCTTGACTATATCGAGGGAACTGTCTGGCTTGCCAGCATTGCAGGAATATAATTCTATTGTCTTATCTTGAACAGAAGTAAAACTCAATCCACAGCTTCCATATCTATTACCATGACCCCAAAATATAATGGTATCATATAGACTATAATCTATATCATTCTTAATAGTTGTAGGTTCTAAAGGAATTGGGCAGAAGAATCTAATAATACTAGGCCCTTCATCTACTAGTAACAAGGTCTTAGTTCTTGTAGAATACTCATAAGGATCAAACAACTTGAACGAGTATGCTGCAAGAAATGTAGAAAGAGCCATACAAGATAGAACAAAAGCAATCTTTACATGAGTTTTGAAAATTTTCATAATTGTGTTTTTATGTGACATAATTCTAGTGCATTATATACAAATGGATAGTTCCACAGTTCTTTCAGTTCCTTATTATTTACAAAACCTTTTACTACTACATTACTTTGCGGCGTAAGCATAGCAAATCTATTATAAATAAATCTACTACTATTAAAATTTGTAACAGACTCATAATCTACCAATACTGATACCTTCCTTTGTTGTTTTACACCGTTTCTATAAACATTATAAACAACTGTTTTGGTAGTTGGTGATACAATAATAGTATCCAGCTCAAATGAATGCTCGTCAGGATTTAAGTCAATAGTTCCAGATGACGGACTAGGTGGATTGTTTGCAGCAGCTACTGACACAATAAATAAAATAAATAAACCGAAGAATAACAAAAATAAATTTTTCATATGATATACAGTTAAAAAATAAAAATAAATAAAAACAAAGTTTTGGTGCGAGACTGGGACTCGAACCTACGACCTTCCTTATTATACTATTAGTTATATACTTAAAACTTTAAACCAATTGTCTTGATTGAGACCACCTGATAACTGAAGTTTATAAGCTTCTTTTATCAACTGTCCCATTTTAGGACCTGGTTGGATACCTCTTTCCATAAGTAGTCTAGAATTGACAATAGGTATAAACCTACCTTGTGCCATCATACTACTAACTCTATCATTCATATCATTTATGAATGTAAAGTCTGGAACTATAGGAGGTCTTCCCGATTCATCAGCTTTCATTGCTTTAACTAAATCATTAAAAGTAAGTCCAGCCTTGAATAACTTATCTGCTTTGTGCGCCAACTTCTTATCTTTAATAGATTTAGAAGTATGTAACATATGCATTTCAACTAGTACTAGAATCTTATCAATCTCCTTTCTACCTCCAAATCCTGGAGCTGCTTCCAACATTACTCTACTAAGCATAATATCAGCTAATGGAACAGAATCATCTTCATGTCCAATAGCTTGTATCTTTCCAGTTACAGGATGGATAGTAGTAGTCACAGATTTACCTAGGTCATGACACATCATAACTATTCTAGTAAAATAGTCATTAGCTGCATCTATACAGTGCATAGTATGTGAATAAGCATCTCCTTCTGGATGGTGTGTAGGATCTTGAGGTATACCTTTTAAGTCGTATAACTCAGGGAATATGTTATCCCAACCTACTTCATATATAAAATTGAAGAACATGCTAGGTTTGACAGCTTGCTTCATAGCTTTATATAATTCCATACCAAACCTTTCAGCTGGTAGATTGTCACTATTAAGACTCTTACACATATCAATCAACTCTTGGGTAGGAGTTAGATTGAACCTAGATATAAATCTAGCAGCTCTTAATACTCGTAGTGGATCTTCAGCAAATGCTGCTGATACAGGTCTTGCAATCCTATTCTTTAAATCTCGAAGACCTCCATAAGGGTCTATCAACTCTCCTGTCAATACATTTTTAGCAATTGCATTGATAGTCAAGTCGCGTCTTAATAAGTCATCTAGAATAGAGGCATTAAATATTACCTCAAAGTCTTGATGTTTATTACCAATCTTTTTCTCTCCTCTACATAAAGCAAAATCATACTCTTGGTTGTCTATTACAGCCTTTACGACTGCTAATGAACCTCCAACAGCTTCCTTTGTAATATGAGAAGAGAATGGTGTTAGGTACTCAACCAGTGTGTTGAAATTACAGTTTTCAACTGCAATATCAATATCATCACAAGGAATACCTAGAATTTCATCTCTAACACACCCTCCTACATAATATAGGTTAATGTTTTTAGCTACTAGAGTCTTAGCTATGTTTGTAATAGACATAATAAGTTTATTTTACATTATTGAATAAATTCCATATCTTATGAATATAATAGAAAGTATTGTAACTATTATACCAGTTCTAAACTAGTTCTAAAGTGATTGTATTGCCTCCTATAATCTTCTCAGTTCTACCAAACTCAATTACTTTAAGTATTAGTATTTGTATAGCAGGAATATGAGAAGATTTAATCTTCCCAGTGTACATACTATCGTACATATGATAGAATAGATCTTTAACTCCTACAACAGTTATATCTTTAACTGTAGAAGAATTATCAGAGTGAACTAATCTAAACTTGTGACCATCTGGTTTAGTCATATAAACCTTTGTCTCTTTTCCATGCTTAGTTTTCTCTTGTACGTGCCACAATAAGTAGCCTGAATCAAGCAGCTCTAAAGCTAATTCAGTGAATTGAGAATCAGACAAATGTTTAACAGCGAATGTCATACCTACAATGTTTCTGTTGTAGGTATTGATTACACTTCTGTAATGATTGATTAATTTACTTTTGCTCATGACGAATAAATATTTAAGTATTGAAAAATTAAAATTGGTACTTTAGTATAAATATAGACACTGCATGTCTAGCCGCCTTCTTAAAGTACCTTCTTCTTTGGCGTTTAGTACTAGAATTTCTTATATAAGATCTGTACTCACCTCCCTTACGAGGTAGTTGTCCTATACAAGATTTTCTAGCAGTCTTTTGCATGTCGAGTATATCATTGTACTCTTCAAACTTTTTGTTTCTGCCGTATGGAACCATAAGTTTGCTTTTATTTAAACAAATAAAAGTTGCACCAAGACTCGAACTTGGATGTATCTATTATCTACCCACACTAAACTACCTTACTAACTTCCGTTATCAGATATTGACTACGATTGCTCCTCACACTTACCCATTACTGCTATACAGTAATATTGATCGTAGGTTTACTGAACATTGCTCTCCAAAAGCTTTCATTCAATAAGTTTAGTTGCATTTTTAAGACAGTAAGGCGAAGAAGAGAACAAAGTCCCGAGCCCTAGTAATCCGCAGTTATGTATTATATGGTACAATAGATATGCATTACCAATTATGCTATGCAGCTGTAAATATTAATTATATTCTTATTGACAATTCACAATTTCCCAATTCGTAGACATTTACTTTAACGCCATCATCAGATCTATATTCTTTACTTACTGTGAATAAGCTTGGATCTAGATTGAATACTGATCTTAATATAGATTGATCAAAGTATGTAACATTTTCTAGGAATGTAGCTTTCTTTATAGTAGTAACTACTCCTGTGGCGTTGGTATAATATCTATCTCTTGAACTAGAAAATGGTGATACTTTGTTATTATATCCCACTCTATGCGATGGACATCCGTTAGCAGCAACTATTACAGTTGATACTAAAGTCTCATTTACTTGCACACTATCTTTCTTGTATCCTAGTCTAGCTAAGATATGGGATAGTTTTCTATACCCTTCAATAGCTTGTTGTTCAGCCATAAAGAAAGTTATAGATTTCTTACTAAGAGCTTTATTTATTTTTTCCAGCTCTTTTGATACACTAGAGAAATCTTTAGTGTCTTTGTCTGCAAGCTTATCCATAAGGTCACTCTTTCTATTCTTCAAGTTTATACGCTTTACTATACTGTTAAACAGTTTAATATTAGCATAAGATGTAGAAGTATAATTGGAGAAGAATGATCTTACCTTATCTTCATCAGCTAATTTATCTACTACAGTACCAAATTTAGTATAAGCTTCTATTGCTAGAAACTTAATTGCTTCTTTAGCAATTCCTAATTTGATAGAGTAATATACAATAAGTGCTTGACTATATTCCAACATAGTTAAGAGTGGAGCTATCTTCTTACCTTTGTCAGTAAATCGATTACTCTCATCTATAACATTATTGTTACGGAGTTCCTCAAGGATATTATTATACAGTCCTTGATCGTATGGAGTTATAAGTTTATCGTTATCAATATTCTGTGCTATTGTATTAACAACAAACTCTCTAGCATCTAATAAATCTATGGCTCTTAGAGGATAATCTTTACGATTATCATATGAGCCAATTAGAGTATACTTGTAAGGAAGAGAATCTTCCTCTAATGCAATTCTACCTATACGACCTGCGGCTTGAATTATCTCTGCTTTAGATACATCAAAGTCTGTAAGATCTTTCACACCCTTATTATTAACCAGGTGTCTAATAACACCTAAATCAACAACAGCTTTTATCCAACTAGGATATGTAAGACCAGTACGTCCAATATTAGTCGCAACTATAACAGCTTGACCATCTTCCTCTTTATGTTGAAGATAAGCCATTCTCTCTTTGTTATCTAACTCTCCATGCATCACATATACAGACACTTTATTAGCTGTCTTATTTGTATATGTAGTAATCATATCTACTACTTCTTTTATTTCTCCTTTGCCTGGACAAATAGTAATAAAAGAATATCCTTCTTGCAATCTAGTATTGATAACACTTCTTAAATCGTGTGTTGAATCAATCTTACCAAATACAGGACTGCCTTCAACATGATGGGATGTTGTTGTAGCTTCTATTATTGAACACGACAAATAGTCAGCAAACATACTTCCTTGTACTGTTGCAGATGTAACTAATACTTTACATCCTAATATCATACATTTGTACAAATTAACAACAGTATTAAATTCTAATTGATGTGCTTCATCAATTATAACAAGAACATCTGACATATCCTCTTTATCTAGTTTAGATGTCAGGATACCTTCTGTCATATATACTATCTGTGCATTAGTATTGGAACTAGTGCCACGACCAGTGATATGACCAATCAATTGTGATTGTCCACTACCCTCTATTGCAGTTGCAGCGTTTGATTCTGCTTGAGCAACACGAGGTTGGGACACATATACCTTACTTATTCCTTTAACTGTTTGTCTTAGGTAGTAAGGCAGATAAATTGTCTTACCAGTTCCTGTCGCACTAGTTAAGACGCATCTACCATTATCATTTAGTTGATTAGCAATAGCATCAACATAACTAGATATAGGTAGATTTAAATACCAATCTTTCATAAAAATTAAATTTAAAGTGATTTACCGTGGATCAGCTAGGACTCGAACCTAGGACTTCGATATTATGAGTATCGCACTCTAACCAACTGAGTTACAGATCCAGCCTTAACTATTCTTCATTACTATCTACTTCATCGAGCATCCTCTCTATATCTTCAAGAGGTAAGCTCTTCTGTAGCTCTTCTATCTTCTCTTCCCTCTTTACTTCAGTCAGAGGAATTAGCGAAACTATAGTCTAGGCTAAGATAAAAAGTCCCAAGATAATGTATAATAGTATCATAAATAATTAATTTAGTTTTAGCACCCTCTATTACTAGTAGGGTCACAAGTAGTCTCTAGAAAACTACTTTTGCTGGGAACTCATTCATACCGTAACTCATACTTGCTTACGCAGAGGCTTTGTTATCCTAACCCTTTCCCAAGAGGTCGATATGTAGTAGATTTCGCTACTCATTCTTATTTTACTTCGTGTCAATGTTTTCCGAAGTGTTATTATATTATATGCAAGCCAATTACCTGTTCAACAACTGGCTTTATCTTATTCCAATCTACACTTAGTTCTACTGGTTTGTAGATTGAAACTTGATCTATAAATAATATACCAGAGTCTCCTTGCTTTACAGCATCCTGTAGAACTATCTTTTGTCTACTAGAATTATAAGTGATTATTATTGAAAACTCTTGCGCAACTTCAGATTGTAAAATCTTGAAGTTAAGAATTGTTTCTGTCTCTGTCTCAACTCTATCTATCAAAGATAAGGTGGATTTGCTGTCTCTCCAATTCTGAGCTGTAGCAAATGAAACAATAAATAATAAGACTAAAGTTAAAATGGTATTTTTCATATAAATTAAATTAGATAGTAAGTAATGATTTAGTTGGGAAGAGAGGATTCGAACCTCCAATTTCACTGCGCTTTCGTCCTAATTTAATAAGAATTTGCTTATAGCTACAGACCCTCCTTAACAAGGGCGGTTCTACCAATTCACCTACTCCCCCATATTACAGTGAACTTAAATACTATTATTAATAAAGTTAGTACACTCTTCTAAAGTACCAGTAAACAGTACCTCATTGTCGTATCTTTCTTTATTGTATACAGCTACTGATACGGTACTCAGAGAACCTATTGCAGTCTTTATAACCGCATACTTTACTTCTTGTTCCCATTCCCAGTTGAATTCTTTATCCATATATTTAAATAAAAAGTGAGAAGTAAGCTTTACCAGCTCTCCAATATCTTTTCTTTGATTTATTTGAAAGCTTTATTGTCCAAATACAAGATCCTATAGTAGCTGAATTTATATTGGACCAATGACTAGAGAATCGTATTACAAACTCACCTCCTTCATCCTCCCCAAAATAATATTTAGAGCTAACATTGCCATGTCTATCAAAAGAAGTATAGTCTGGCTTTGTTAATGGAAGTTCACATTCTACAAATTCAGCAATAGTTCTATACGAAAAATTAGTTCTATTATACATACTAATTTACATACTAAAGATAAAAAGTAAATAAAAGAGAGGCAGTAATTGGATTCAAACCAATCCTATCAAAACTTCATGATAGCTCCTGTTCCCTCCATAAGATTCTTCCCTTATGTTAAGTACTGCCTAGTTGTTTTAGAATCTTGAGTGATGGGATTCTGTAGTTTCATTTATAAGACTCTTTGTGAATCTAACACACACTTATCCTTTCGGCAAGTAGAAACCAAGTCAGACATTTAAAGTGTTGCCCACACTACTATCCTAGACCTTACTATGTACTCGTTTCATCTATATCCTCCTTGCGGGATAAAGAGAATGCCTTCTCTTAGATATAAATTACTCCATTTTCATTACTATTTTCCTTGCGGTACTCATAGTATCTCTGTATTACAAGAGAACAAGACTTTTTAAGTCATAGGATGCCAATCTGTTTTTGCTTTTAGTTTTGTTGACTATAACAAAATTGGTTTTTGATAAGGTAGAAGAAGCCGATCAGCTTGTTGTCTTCACTAGCTTTGGACTAGTTACATACACATCTCCTCCCTTCTTTCAGCTTGCGGCTTACTCGATTCTTGATAGTTTGGATTTTATCCACAAGTTAGTATTTCTACAACAGGTTGCAAGCCTGCAAGATATTAGCTTACCTTTAACTTGAACTATCTTAATTAATAACACACTTGATTTGCGGTCTCATGTATTAAAACAAAAGATTTCTATTGTGTCGCCACTCAACAGGATTATCATCTCCTGTCATTATTACCAGCCCTCAGCAGTTGCCCTTGGATTTACATAATAATGGTATCTCTTGACTTTCTTATGTATTGGTATTTCTACCAACGCAATTGACCTTAAACCAAAGCCAATCACTTTATAACTGTTACCAGTCTTATACTGACGAGAAGAAGCCTCCCGTATTCCTTGGTTCATATCCGAAGATACTTAACGCTATAACCTTGAGTATTTTACAACTCTGTAGGTGGAATATTATAGCTTATAATATGAGGGATTAGATGTATCATTCCATCCAACTGGGAAAATCAATCTACTATTAATATAATTATACTAATCCCTCGTGTTCTATTCTATCTAGCTACATAGCACTTAGTAGCCTACACTTCTATATCTTACTCTTGTACTAGCTTCTTCACCTACTTAGGCACTTGTTCTACTAATAAGTAATATACATAGACCTTAACGATAATATAGATTAACGGACTATTCAATACGGAATAATCAAACGGCTTGACTCTAGTATTTTGGCTATACTAGAATCCACTTACCATTAGTACTTGGATTGTAATGGTATGTATCTCCGTTCTCAAAACGGATTACACCATATACATCTCCCTCGATACCTACTAAGCTTTGATGGAACTCTGAGAAAGTTCTATCGTTGGCTTGGATATCGAATGTACTAATAGTTTTTCTCTTATTGTCTTTAAGTGTATACACAACACCATCGACAAGCTTACATTGTGCTTGTCCAATAGCATCAGCAACACTCTTTCTTAAATCCTTCATAGTGAAGTAAATAGGATTAAGATAGTAAAGAGAATAAAGGACACAGGATTTAACCTACTCTTATACACCTGATAGATTCAATAGGAAGCATAACCATTAGGTATTTTGCCATAATACAAGTTAATATAAAAAGTCTTAGAACAATAATAAAGGACTTATAGTTAGTAGGTCCTTTATTAGTCAGATATAACTGTTAGCTCTTTTGTACTCTAAAGCACTCCAAGCTCTTATATTTCTCCCATTCTTCCTCAGTCATTGGACGGAAAGAATGTTTGGAGTCACAATATTCAGATTGGTCAGTTGGACAATACCAACCGAACTTTTGACCAGAGATTCCTGCCCAATCTCCAGTTTCTAACCATCTGTCAGAGGCAAAGTAGCCACCTCTAACTAGAGCAGGATAAGATTCGGTCTGCCCCACAAACATCGCAGCGAATGTAGGGACTTTTGAATTTGGGTATGTTTTCATAACAATAATAATTAAATATGGTGATAAAATACTACTAACCTAATATACAATTTGTATATTTAAATCAGCAGCTACTCTGTCAAGTAACTCCCTATACTGAAAGTAGTCTTGACGTCTAACTATGCGGACCAAGTTACCTTTCTCTAAGAAAAGTGTAACATAATCTGCTTTAACAATTGTTAGATCTTGCCTTGGGTTCTTACCGTAAGATACCCAATTAAAAGTTACTGTAAAGGTCCAGCCATCTCCAAGCTGTCCTTTAGCAGTACTTGTATCCGCAATCTTATCTTCAATAAGAGTTTGCAGATTGTAGTCCTGACCATAGCAATTAGATTTAACTGCTAGTGATAGGACTACTAATAGTAATAATACAATTGTACTTTTCATATTTTGCCATTAAAATTTAATTAGTGGTACCTTTACCAAGCATAGACTGATTCCGTATCGTCTCCATACGCTTATATAGTGTGAGTTCACTATACAAGTTATTAAATCCTAATAGTAAAGACTTCTCTTTATTTGGTATAACATTTCATAGAGTATAATAATAACCTTGTTATTAAATTATACTCCTGCTTCTACCCTTTACTATTATTTGTAAGTTTTGATAAAGGTAAAACAAACATAAACCCTCTTCAACTATATAGGTTTGAAGTCTGAGAAGTAACACTTCCCTGCTCTCTTGTAACCTATATTGTTGGTCTTCAACACCCATACGCAAGATGCTATATTATTACAGCCTCTTGTTGTATCGTTGTTGAAGTTATAGAGCTTAGACCAATGGTCTGAAACTCTAATCACGTAAGCTCCATTCTTATCACTACCGTAGTAGTAAGAAGAGCTTACAGTTCCCCATTGATTATATGAAATATAATCTGGGGCTCTCTTAGGTATCTTACAGCCTTTGAATTTAGCCTTAGTACCTAAGAAGAAATTATCCTTGTTGTATTCCATAATAATAAATAAGATGTTGTTAGTGGGAAATCCCACCTGCACAATATAGGTATTACCTACAAGTTAATAGCCAAGCTTAAGCTATTAAAATCCAACCTTTCATAGACTACCCATAGACTGGGTTCTACTTATGGTTAAGTTCAAAGAACACATTACCTTTATAATAATTCAGACTAACAGTTTCATTATACTAAGATAAGAGGAGTTACTGTCGATAACGGTAAGTAATATGTCTTCCTGCAAGTATCCAACTTGCTGCCTTCGATTGAGTATAGGATGTTATCAGTGCAACTAAGTTGCTGAATTTCACAGGACTGATTTAACTCAAACTTATCTCCTTTTGGAGCACACCGACTATGTTTCCATGTCATGTTTATATTTCCAAATAAATCCGTATGCTGTTTTTCTTTTTCCTTTACAGCATTTGGACAATTCACTTGCATTTTTATTAGTTAATCCGATTGATTTACACGCTTCTGTTAAACTTGGAAAAATGTTTATGAGTGTTAAATCAAGCGAATATTGAACAACCTCTACCTGTTTATAATCAAAACTATTTTTCTTTTGTGGTACAAACAAGCCTTTCTCTTTTAAAATATTACGAACTGTGATTCGAGATATTTTTAAATAATTCGCTACTTTCTCAGTAGATTTTAATTCTTTATAAAGTTTAGGTACTATATCTTCACATTTCTTTTTTCTTTTACCTCCCTTATTCCCTTCCCCTCCTATTGTATTGTTATATCCTTTGTTAAAAGAATCAAATAACAAAATAAAAAATTGTTCTTTTTCATTTAATAATTCGTTTTCTATTTCTTCTATTACTTCAAATGTAAAACAATCTATACCATATTTTTGTATAGCACTATATAGTTTACTTTTATATCGTACTCCCTTTCTACTGTAATATTTATGTTGGTACCAGCGTACGTTAGGTTGTTTGATTGTCTGACCGATGTAACACTTATTATTTTTAGTATTTGTAATTTTATATATGACTCCCATAGTGTAATATTTTATTTACAATAATAAAATGAACGTATAAAATTACCAAATAACTTATCCCATTTAAGGGCTTACACTCTCACTTTCGTGGAGTATTATAAAAGTACCATAAATCCAAAAGACTTACAGTACTTGTCTATGTTTTACCTTAAAACTAGCGACCACACCTAGAATCGAACTAGGTTATATCTTACTAGGTGTGAGATATGTATATTATATCCCA